GAACTTCCTATTATATTAGCACCTGAAATATCACCAGTTGCTGTTATATTAACACCTGAAATATCACCACTTGTTGTTAATGAACTTCCTCTTATATTAGCACCTGATATGTCACCACTTGTTGTTAGTGATGTTCCTCTTATATTACCACCTGATATATCACCTCCTGAAGTTAATGAACCTCCATTTATATTTTCTGTTGTTGTTAGTGTGGTTCCATATAAATTAACGCCTGATATATCAGCACTTGTTGTTAATGAAGTTCCTATTATATTAGCACCTGAAATATCACCAGTTGCTGTTATATTAACACCTGAAATATCGCCACTTGTTGTTAATGAACTTCCTCTTATATTAGCACCTGATATGTCACCACTTGTTGTTAATGAACTTCCTATTATATTAGCACCTGAAATATCACCAGTTGCTGTTATATTAACACCTGAAATATCACCACTTGTTGTTAGTGTGGTTCCATATAAATTAACGCCTGATATATCAGCACTTGTTGTTAATGAAGTTCCATATAAATTAATACCTGATATATCACCTCCTGAAGTTAATGAAGTTCCTTTTATATTTCCGGTTGATGTTAATGAAGATCCATATAAATTAACACCTGATATATCAGCACTTGTTGTTAGTGTAGTTCCATATAAATTAACACCTGATATATCACCTCCTGAAGTTAATGATGTTCCTATTATAACACCACCTGAAATATCATTTGCTCTTATATTATTACCTGAAATATCACCAGTGGCATATAACCCACTTACCGTTAAAAGATTCGTGGAGGGATTATATAAAATGTTATTATTCGTATCTATATTCAAAGGTTTTTTTCCCGATCCTGTTGTAAATACTAAATTATAATCTATGGCATCACTCTTGTGACTAATATTTACACTAGAAGCACCTCCCGGAGCACTCCAACTCAATTCGCCATCTCCATTTGTCGTTAATACCTCTGTACTTGTTCCATCTGTACCGGGTAATATATAATCTTCTCCACTTGATGTTAATATAAGACGATGATCGGTGATTCCGTTTACCTTTCCAATAGACGCATATGAATTTTCAAATTGTAATTGATAAGAACTATCGACACCATTTTTAATCATTAAACCTTGATTCGGAACATGAACCAAAGATATGTCCCCATTACTGAAATCAATATACCCATCACTACCTAATTGAAGACCTTTATATCCAAGATCACTCGTTCCCAAACTATATGTAGCATCTATGTCAGGTATAATATGACTATTAACACTACCGTCAAATGTAATAGTCTTTGTTGTACCAGCAGAACCTAGTGTAATATTTCCATTCAGATTAATATAATTGGTTGCGTTGAGTGAAATATCAGCAGCACTTATATCTAAGTATCCGGAAGTTTTTTCGATATTTCCGTCTAATTTTCCAACAAATTTAGTAGTTGCGTTTATTGTACTTCCTGATATATCACCACTAGTAACTAATGATGTACCTCTTATAACACCACCTGATATGTCTTTACCATATATATTATTACTTGATATATCTCCAACAAATTTAGTTGTTGCATTTATTGTACTTCCTGATATATCACCACTAGTAACTAATGATGTACCTCTTATAACACCACCTGATATGTCTTTACCATATATATTATTACTTGATATATCTCCAACAAATTTAGTTGTTGCGTTTATTGTACTTCCTGATATATCACCACTAGTAACTAATGATGTACCTCTTATAACACCACCTGATATATCATCCGATATTATGTTACTAGCACTTACATCGCCCGAAACACTCAATGTACCACCAATATACGTATTTCCGTTTGTCTCATCTACCGTAAAAGTTGGAGTACCACCAACAGTACCATTATCATAATAATTGGCTAAAATTGACCCCGTATCACCTTTATCACCTCTTGGAATAATGAAAGAAAAATCAGGATTTGAAACATCACCATTTGTAGACGCACTTGCATTTGTTCCTGGACCGCCAGTTGAAACATCCACAATAGATATAATAGGTGTTTGACCTACATCACCTCTTGGAATAATGAAAGAAAAATAAGGATTTGAAACATCACCATTTGTAGAAGCACTTGCATCTGTTCCTGGCAAACCAGTTGAAACATCCACAATAGATATAATAGGTGTTAGACCTATATCACCTCTTGGAATAATGAAAGAAAAATCAGGATTTGAAACATCACCATTTGTAGAAGCACTTGCATCTGTTCCTGGACCACCAGTTGAAACATCCACAATAGATATAATAGGTGTTTGACCTACATCACCTCTTGGAATAGTAAAAGACAAGGTTGGATTCGTTGAACTGTCCGTATTGATATTGACACTAACATCACTTCCAGGATCACCCGTTTCAGTCGATAGAATACTAAATATAGGTGTAGCACCTACATCACCGCGGGGAATAGTAAATTCTAATTCAGCACTACTATCAGTACCTATATTTACAACAGAAGCATCAGTACCAGGACCTCCTGTTGAAACATCTGATATAAAAATCGTTCCGGTATTACCTTTATCGCCACGAGGAATAATGAAAGACAATGTTGGATTCGTTGAACTATCTGTATTTGTCACGATATCCGTATTGGTATTGACACTAGCATCACTACCGGCAACCCCGGTCGATACATCAAGCACTGTAAATATAGGTGTAGCACCTACATCACCACGAGGAATAATAAAACCAAAAGTAGGATTTATGGAAGCATCAACTGGATTATTTGGATTAATATTAACACTTGCATCACTACCAGGACCACCTGTTGACACATTATACACTGTAAAAATTGGTGTAGCACCTATATCACCTCTTGGAATAGTAAATTCTAAATTAGCACTAGTATCACTACCTATATTTACAACTGAAGCATTCGTACCAGGACTACCAGTATCAGTTGAAGCAATAACTAACGTTCCTGTATCGCCTTTTTCGCCTTGAGGACCTACAGAACCTTGGGGAATACTAAATGTTAATTTGGCAATATTAGCACTATTACTACTATTGTTTACAGATGCGTCTACGGAATTCCCGTTAGCATCAGGTGGCAGTGTAAGTGTGTCAAATATCTGGATCTGACCTCCTGGACCTTTTGGACCAATCGGACCTGCCGGACCAGGTCGACCAGTAAAACCAGTTCCACCTTGTGCACCTTGTGGACCAGATGGACCATTTTTACCCGTTGGACCCAAGGTTATATAATTAGCACTATTAAACAAAGACATTTTATATATATAACAAATATATATATAATAAAAAAACAAATATTCTAAAATATAATCAAGTGGTCTTACATTAGTTTACCCAAAACACTAATATATTCATCATCTAATTCATAACGTATACCAATAACCTTTGATTTTAGTTTATCCCCTTCCTTGATTTGACTAAACCGGTCATCTAAATGATGATGATCGCGCGCAATAAACATCGTAATTGGCATATTTTTCTCGTCGTCAATTACATAGGCGTGAATACCTGCTTTGGTCATTGTCTTACAAATACACTCAATTAACATATTTTCAGTAGGCAAACAAACCATCGTTTCAAATACAACGTGGAATTCAACCACATTATTGTTTACTAATCCACTGGAATAATTCAATATGCGCAACGAGTTTGGACGAATAAACCCTTCGTTTACACATTTTCCCCCCATGGTAGAATTTAATTTTGTTTCTAAATTAGATTTCACATTTTTACCAATTTCGGTGATAGACAAACTAATTTTTCGGTCCAAAATAGACTTCATATAAACTCCAAAAATTTTCGAATCACCTTCGCGCTTCTCTCCATTTCTTCTGTTTTTTTTAATGACAACTGTTGACATGTTAATAATAATATAATATATAGAGTTTATATTATTTATATGATATACTATAAATTCAATTTTGTTGAATTCGATAAACTGGCAGTACGTGCTCTTATCTTACGTGTTTTCACACATCGAAATTTATTATTTCTACTATACCCATCTTTACATTTTTTCACACAATACCCAGTTAAAGGATTTCGGATTTTCCCATTCGGACATTCTCCAATTACTTTTTTACATTTAAAAGACGAATCGTGTTTATAACCATCTTTACATTTATTCACACAACGTCTGGTCAAAGGATTGTAAATTTTCCCATCTGGACATTCTCCTATTACCTTTTTACATTTAAAAGATGAATTGCGTTTATATCCCGACTTGCATTTTTTTATACATTTATTTGTAATTGGGTTCATTTCCTTTCCTTCTGGACATGGACGAACCGGATCTACAGTTAAAATATCTAATGTTTTTTTTGAAGACAAAGAAATATCTTTCAAAGACGTTGTTTTAATTTCACTCATAATACTTTTCTTGGACTTTGTTGAAGTATTAATGCTGTGATTTGAAAATTCCTTAGTTTTCTTATTTAAAATATATTTGTTTATTAAATGTTCATATTTCATAAGCGCGGTTCCTATGTCATAGCGAACATGAATATTTGGATGGTACATATTATAAAAGAGTTCACCTAGTTCCTTGGAAAAGTCATTGTCCATAAATTTATTCACGCGATTTAAAACATACATTAAAGAGAGTCCAAGACCGTATGAATCAACTGTATTATATGATTTTTCTACAATACTTTTATAATGTTTTGTATTGAGCGATTTTAATGTAAGTAAATAATCTTCCATAATGTTCTCAAACGTTTTTGTACAGTAATGTGCGGTGTCTTTACAATGAACTTCATTTAAAAGAGTAATGAATGCCATCGATTCTTTTGATACATTAGAAGTGTCTTTATTAGAAGATTTTACATATTTTTTAATATCATCTATTATATTTCCAATATGATGTAATTTTTCACTATCTGTTTTCTTACTTATTTTTTTAAAATTTCCTTTATTTAAATATCCTAATTCTATTGGAAACGACCAATGAAACATAGCCAACCAAAATCCATCCTCTTTTATTTTATTAAGAACATTCTTTGTTTGTGTCATTAATCCAAAATCAATAAATTTAACTTCGTTTCGTTCACTATTATAAACGATATTTTGGTGTTTCACATCATGGTGTATAATATTACCTTTTTGAAATGCGTTGAGTCCAAGAAACAAATTCTGACAAGAGACCCAAAAATCCTGAATTTTTTTTTTATTTGAATCATTTACTACTTCATTTTTCATATTTTCAGAAAATATTTTCAAACTGTCACCACCATTTCTCATTAGCATAAGCATATAATCGTCATAATTCTCAAATACAGCCCCACTCATATTACATGAACGAATAGACCTTACATTTGATTTCTGATTTCCTACTTTACATAAACTAGGTTGTCCAAGATAAAAATCTTTGTTGCGATCTACATTCGATACTAAAGCATATTCTTTCATTTCACTATTTGCCTCAGATGTTTCCATTAATTTTGAAATTTGGTCTAAATCGCGTTCCTTGCTTCCATTGCATAACAATGGCGGATAGTGAACGCAGCCATATGTACCTTGACCGATTACTTTTGGTTTTACTTTATTCATATATAAATAGCATCATATATTTATAAATTATGTTCTTCTGAATTTGGCAATATTATTATAACTTGCTTGTTCTGGATTCAAATACCAGACCTTATTTTGATATTCATTATGTGTTCTATGTCGTAATATTATTTCTACAATAATACACAATCCTTGTTGCATAATTTCCTTTGACTTTGTTAAACTATACATGGTGTCATTGATATCTTCACCATCATGAACAATTTGATTTAAACGTTTAATAATATCACCTTTTCCGGGAGTTTGACCATTAATACGTGTCCCTGTATTATTTTGTAATTGATTTAAATCTTTAATACGAAACACCATTTCTTTATTATTTCTAAACATGTCTATAAACCCCACGATACGTGGATATTGCTCAGGACTTTTTCCTAAAATTGTATTCATTTCCCCTGATTGTTTAAAATTACGTATATCTTCAGGTTCAGCTTCTTTCCATTTACTCGAATCTTCAGAAGATTGAATATAAAGAGTCCAAGATTTCGTATTTACCAAAACATACCCGGATTTGTTCTTATAACTAATTATGTTTTTATCCAAATACATTTTCATTATTTCCTCTGTTTCGTCTAATTTATCGTCTATTTTTGAATAAAAATGAGACAATAACGTGATCTTATCTTCTGGCATAAGTGAATCTATATTATGCTGAACGATATATTTTATAAAATCCGCATAACTAATATTATGTACTAATTGAATATGATTTAATATCTGACTCGCATGTTTATACCAATCTTGTTCTCCATGTGGAATGTCTTGTGTTTTTGTGGCATTATCTAAATGTCTTTGAATTGTACGTAAAATAGATTCATAATTTTGTGTTTCTTCTTCTTCTTGGACATCTGTTTCGAAATCTTTGGGTATTTCCATAATTAACTTCGTTCGTTTATAATCGATCGGAACTTTACGCTCAAATACAGATAGTTGTTCGTCTGTAATTTCAACTGGTTGAAATGCGTAAATATTACCTTTATTAATTAGATTACCTCTTCGACCCCATTTATCGATAACATATTCAGTTTTATTTTTTAGAAAATTATGTAAAGCACTATAAATTTGTTCAATTGGATATTGTTTGGTGACATTAATCATATCTATTAATTCGGATAATTCATAAAAATGTTCGCCTTTTTTTTCGTCGCGGTAAATATCGCGTATACGTTTCATTAATTTATCATTATTCGTTTGTAAATATTCATTGTTGTACATTTCTTCACGCGGTTTATCCGTTATTTTATTCGTTTTTTTGTTACATTTATAATCGCAACTTTCCATATAATCACATATATGACTATGAGGACTATCGCCAATGACAAAATCGATCTCTTGTTTCCCATTAGAAAGAATTATTTTCATACTTTGATTCGATGCTAATGTGCGCAATTTAGTTTCTGTAAAGTTACTTTGACCAATATTCAATAAGCAATCCACTGAAGTTTCTTTCAATAAACGAGTAACTTTACCAATTTGCTTTGCCTTTTTTTTTGCTAAGCGATAAATATATACATCCGTTGCTTCTTCTGTTTCATTTTCTAAACAAGTTGCGTACATATAAATTTCCACATTTCGTTTTTCGAAAGGAAGTAAACAATGACTTAAATTACGAACACCTCGGCCTATAATTTGTTCAATACGATTCGTATTATACCATGGTTCTAAAATATGAACTTGTCGAATACACTTGAAATCCAACCCTTCCGATCCGGCTTTTGAAATTAAAATCACTTTAATTTTTTCTCCATTTTTATTGTTCGAATTAGTAACATGTTTAATATCTTGTGCGTTTTGTGGCGAATACGATTTATCACCTGTAATCATAACATATTTGGCTTGATTAAATTCGCCCGACACTTCACTTTTGGGTTTCATTGTTATAGAATCCAATGGTTCAACGGGTGGGGTCTCAAATAATGATTTTGTATATTCGGATGTACCAAAACGGGAAAATCCCATTTCTTCTAATGCCAACGCAATCGGAACAACGCCTCCATCAATATATTGTGAATAAATTAAAATAATTCCTTCTGATTTCTTGATTGTTTCGCAAATTTCATGTATTTTCGCACTATATTTTGATAATTCATTTGGACTAAATATGCGACCATATTTTTTTTGAACTTCGGGTTTATAACTGAAATTGTATTTTCTTGGAATTTTTTTAAATGATTCGTCCAAATAATTCATGACACTGTTCATTCCGCGCTTTCCTACCATAGTTGCGCGTGGATCTTTATTTTCATCATTTTCCAAAACAGCGTCGCTTGACGATTCCAATTGACCCTTTTTAACCTGTTCATCTAATAATTCACTCGGATAAACAATATTTAATACTTCTAATGGTGTTTGTAATCTGCGAAATCCGAATCGGTCCATTTCGTCAAATTTTTGCCCTTCTATTTCCTTTTTCATTGAACGAATTACCAAATTATAAGCGTCATTTTGGTAAGAACCTAATTTTGTTACATATAAAGGCATATTTTGTAATGGTTGTTCTATATTTTTACCATTCAATTGAATAGTAGGCAGTTTAAATTGTTTTGTATCGCTTCCGATTAACGCTTGTCCTGCTTTCAATAAATTTCCCATTGCACCACTTGGTTCGTGAAATGTTTTATTTGAAGCAAAAATATTCGGATAAATGCGATAAGGGAACGTATACGGATTTTCTCCTCGAATATAAGAGACATATCCTATTAATTTACGACGTAATAAATCTTCACCGCCTTCTTGGATCAGTTCTCCGTCGTCATTTTTCTGTTCTGTTATAAAAATACCGTCTTGATCGAAAATTTCATTTGTTTGTATTAAACCGCGTTTATCATTCGCATTCATTAAATTTGCCAACCAAATAATTTCGCTATAGGAATTATACATAGGAGTTGCGGATAATAATAACAATCGCATATTATTACAATGTTTGGCAAGTTTCATCAATAATTTTCCCGTTTTATCATCTTTATTATCATCAGATAAACGAATATTATGAACTTCATCAATAATAATTAAACGATTATTAAAAAATCGACGCATGTTTTGTAATTCTAATTTCTTTTTTTCTTCAATTGTAAAACCAGTTGTTTCGACCACCACCTTTTTTCGAATATAATTGGCAAGTTCTACATATCCCATAAAAACATAATATTGATTAATAATGGTTTTAATTTGCGAGATTAATTTTTCACGCGAAACATCTTTTAAATTTGTAGGATTTACTTCTTTAATGAATGTATTACCATTACATGAATCTACGTGCCATAACCCATCTTTTTGATATAATCGACGTTCATCAAATAATTGTAATTTATAATTTGCTTGAACATTTGGTGCGGCTACAACAATGATACGTTGTTTAATACCAGTTTGTCTCATATAAGAACGCATTTCTTCGGCAATACCAATTGAACTACATGTTTTACCTGTCCCTAAACCATGATATAAGAGCAAACTATTGTATGGGGTCTGAAAAGACAAGAAATTCTTGACAAATAACTGATGGGGCAACAATTCAAAAGATGCGTCACACATTTTTTTCGCATATTCCTTTACATCTCGTATTTCACCGTCATATTGTGTGTCAAAAAATTCTTTATGACTCGAGATTTTTTCAGAAAATAGGGGATCGTTTAAAGTCGGATATAAAAAACGAGGTTCTGCCTTTTCTTCTTCTTGGTATTCGAGATATTCCTTTTTTCGTAAAAATTCATTCGAGTTTTTGGTAACATTTGATAACAATTCGGACATATGGGAAATTTTCTTTTTAATAATAATCGGTTTTACTGCCTTTATTTTTTCTTCAGGATTATCCAAAACAGAATTTTGGGAACTAGGTGTTTCGGTTTGTTCAATGGAAGATTTTATTTTAATTTCAGGTTTTCCTGTTTCCATGTTGAAATATAAGTATATTATACACGTATATTTCAATTTACTTATTTGAACAATATATCTAAAGATTTTCAATCGCGGTTTTTTCTCCGTGACATTCTCGACACAACGCTACTAAATTATCTACATGATTACTTCCGCCATGTTCTAAACGAATAACATGATCTACCTCAAACCATGCGTTTAATTGGTCTTTACACCCATCACATTTCCAATTTTGACGTGAAGCAACGAATTTCTTTTTCGTTTCACTTACGGAACGCTTGGTCCCCTTCTTTCCCGAATTCATTAAAATGTCCTGAGACCGTGATTGCGGATTTGGAACTTGGACGATGGGATGACTATCCGTTCCACTATAATTACGTTTTGATGTGAAATCTAAAATAGGTGATATTACGGAACTAGTATTTTTGTCAATGGGCATATATTTCAAATATTCATTGGAAGTGCGCAATATATTTTCTGCGTTTGCTGGATTTTTTTTCAGCAAAATATACAATACAAAAGCACCAAATACAACTCCTACCATTTTCATTTGCTTTTTATATGACATAATGTTTTTTACATATTTACCTTCTGTATACATATGAAACAAAACAATTCCTGTAATTAAAAACATCCATAATTCAAGACGCATAGTTATATTATGAAGACAAAAAATTTACTTATATAAATAAATAATTAAACATAGGCAAATAATGGTGAAAAACGCAATAATATATTCTTTTTTAATGCGGAAAGTTTCGGAAATTTTAACTTGTTTTGGTTTATATTTACTCATGTAATGATCCAATGCTTCATATAACGACAATTCTTCTTTATCTAATAACCGATTCATTCTATTATGAATAAAATGAATCCATCGAATGAATGAATCTCGATTATCTAAATACGGAGAAATCGGATAATTATCTAATAATTTGCTAAAATCATTTCCAATTTTCTCATTGGGAATAAACAACGGCATATTTTGGATTAAATCATAATATTTTTTTTTTGTTACTTCATTTGGATATAATGGATAAGTATGGGAAATCGTATGAAGAAAAAACCAATAATGAGGTCCCCAAACGGTTGGATCAAACTTTTCATGCTCAATTAAGGTAAAACTACTAGGAAGTGACGTATTATTCATATGTTCAACATATTGTTCATCCATTTACCTATAGAAAGTATATAAACATGACATAATATAATAATATAGTGCTTACTTATTATGCAAAATGAAACCTATTGTAATAATTGCGGGAAAAACGGACATTTATATCATCAATGTAAACTACCGATTACTAGTATCGGAATAGTCTCGTTTCGAATTTATAATAATAAACCGGAGTTTTTAATGATACGACGAAAAGATACATTAGGACATGTTGATTTTATGAGAGGGAAATATTCTATAAATAACAAAGAATATATATTGAACATGCTAAATCAAATGACTATACAAGAAAAGGAAAATATTAAAACGTATGATTTTGAAACATTATGGAAAAATATTTGGGGTGATAATAAATCATTATCAAATCAGTATAAAAATGAAGAAACTATATCGCGTGAAAAATATAACCATCTAAAAGGAGGAGTCCAATTTAATGATAAAATATATACACTTACAGATTTAATCGAAGAAAGCAATGTTTCTTCACAATGGTTAGAAAGCGAATGGGGTTTTCCAAAAGGGCGACGTAATCATAAAGAAACTGATTATGATTGCGCAATTCGCGAGTTCAGTGAAGAAACCGGGTATAATCCGAAATTATTGGAAAATATACAAAATATTATACCGTACGAAGAAATCTTTACTGGTTCAAACTATAAATCATACAAGCATAAATATTTTGTAATGTATATGAGTCATACGAACAGTATGTGTGAAAACAAATTTGAGCGCACCGAGGTCAGTAAAATGGAATGGAAAAGTTATGAAGAATGTATTTCATGTATTCGACATTATAATATTGAAAAGAAACGTACATTAACTAAAATCTATGACTGTATTACACAACACATAATTATTTAATTTGTATTTTTTATAATGATTAATCATTATAATGATAGATAATATAGATAAAATAGATAAAGCAATAGAAGACGATTTGATTCAATGTTCATTACAACAAAATTTGGAGAAATTAGACTTTGGAAATTGCCCAATATGCTATGAAGACATAAAAGTGTTACAATATAATAATAGTGAATCCAAACCCCAGTCAAATTTGACTACCACCCCTTGTGGACATAGTTTTTGTTACGATTGCTTAGAAAAACATTTGAATAAAAAAAATAAATGTCCCATTTGTCGAGCAAATATTTCAAACAAAACACATTTCAAATCGGTGAGTGTATATGACGGTTGTTATTTAATTAACGAAAAAGTAGAAGAACATTTTAAAGGCGAAATGGATAATTTAATTTCGGCATCTTATCATTTACGAGACAACTCTGTTTTAATCGGTTCCATTAAAACATGTATGTACGATGCTTTTACGCATTTTAGACGATTACAATTAATAGAAGATAGTGACGAAGATTAAAATGTCATTTTTTATATATATATTATAAAAAATGAACAAACGAAAAAATGATCCATCATTTCCATTTTTATATAATTTATTAAAACCGGGTTCTGAGGGAAATGAAAATCGAAAAACAATGATCAAATTTTCAGTTGCGACAATTGTCGTTGCGGTTTGCGGGTCTATTATATTTAATATATTTTCAAATAGTGGAACTGCTGAATATAATAGTCAAAAATACTTCTTTCTATACACATTACCATTTATTTTTGTATTAGCAATAGTATTAAATTTATTAAATAACATTCAAGGAGCAAAGTTGTTTTTAAAATTGTTAGGTGTTTTTTCTATGCTTATTTTTGCGGTATATTATTACGCAACTACAAATGATACAATGAATTTGTCATCTACAAGCAATTATTTCGTTTTTGTGTTAATCATAATGTTAGGTTTAGCAGTGTTATATCAATTAATTGTTGAATATTTATCGAAGTTACGAGGTATTCCTGGGTTCGTTGCTCAACTTTTATTTTATATTCCTTGTATTTTCTCTGATGTGGTAGACTACTTTTTAGATCAATTTCGAATGACTTCTTACACCACATATGTTTTGATTTTTATTGAATTTATATTAATACTTATATATGCCTATTTACCTGACATAACATATAAGATTACAGGTCAGGATAATAGTATTCAACTATTAAATGACATTCGCTATTTAGATGATGGAAAACAGATTCTGGCAGCAAGCGATGTATTAAAAATTCCCAAAAGCATACATGAACCAAATTCAACGGAGCATTATTTAACAAATTATTGTATTTCAATGTGGGTATTTATAAATCCTCATCCACCTTCCCATTTAGCTTATAACAAAGAAAGTAATATATTGACATATGGTTATACCGACGAACATGGTGTTCAACATGTGAAACCAATGATACGATATTATGGAGGTGGTGGTGGTAAGGATCAACTTATTGAGAGAAATAAATATGTGTTTTATTTTTCCAAATATCCTCCAACTGAACAATATGCTACAAGTAAACATACATTTTATGACGTCACACTAGAAAACCAAAAGTGGAATCAAATTATATTAAACTATAATAGAAATAAGGTGGAATTATTCATAAACGGAACTTTAGAAAGAACATTTGTTATGACAAAGGATATGCCACAATATAATGATCTTGATCAAATTACTATAGGAGAGGAAAATGGTCTAGATGGCGCAATATGTAATATAACTTATTATAGACATCCATTAACTCCTGAACAAATTGCTTTATCATACAATTCAACATCATTATCAAACCTGCCCATTCCAAGAAAAAGATAATTCAACCAACTTTTTATACTATAATATAATATAAGAATACGAAATGAATTGGACAGTCATTGTTTTAGGTATAATTGTAATATTATTGATATATTTATTATATACAGTTTTTATCCAATCTTCCTCTGTTATTAGCAAGTCGGCAAGTTTGAAAGAAGGAAATAATGATCCAATTACATCCATAAATAGTGGTCAATCAACACGATATACATATGGCGTTTGGGTGTATATAAACACATGGGATTCAACGCGACAAAAAACGATATTCTCGCGAAAAAACAATCTTCGACTTTATTTAGCCGAGAATGAACCATCATTATATTGTTCTATTACTTGTGCTTCCAAAGACGGATCATCTTTAACTGAGCAAAATATTCTTATTACTGATAATTTTGCCATACAAAAATGGGTGTATGTTGTCATTAGTTCGGACAATACAATTATTGACGCCTATATTGACGGTAAATTAGTGAATTCTACAAAATTAGCAACTAGTCCAAATTCGCCGGATGTAGCAAAAAACGCACCAATTTCATATGGTGAAGGATGGGATTGTTATGTTGCTGGATTACAAAATTGGAAAAAACCAATTGGTCCTCAAGAAGTTTGGGATAATTACATGTCTGGAAATTCTAACGCTGCTTCACGATTCTTTGGTAGTTATAGTTTTACTTTTGCGGTAAATAAAGATAATGTTCAGCAATCTTCTTATTCTGTAGGAATGTAATTTTATTCACTAAAAAACATATAGTAAATATATATTAGTATATATTTATTATGAATTTGCCACAAGCTGAACCTGTATCAAATGAAAGTAAAATATCAAATAACGTTTCTAGCGCTGTAAATCAAGCATCAGAAGGTGCTTCCTCTTTAGCAACAAATATGAGTGACAATGTGAATAATGCTTCCTCATATATGAAAGATTCTATATCTAGTTTCGAAGATTCGGACTTAGTTGGTTCTAGTGGAGAATTTTTACAATCCAACAGTTTAATTGCCAAATTTTCTTTTTTATTATTGGTATTAATCGGATTTATGGTTCTATTAAATTTAGGAATACGTATTATTGGATATTTCATGAAACCGAACGGTAGTCCGAAACTTATTAATGGCACAATGAATGGTGCAAACGAAGTTATTATTTCACAAGATCCTAAACATTCAGAAGCAATACCCATTTTGAGATCAAACAATCAAAATAAAGGTATTGAATTTACTTGGTCATTATGGATGTATATTAACGATGTTTCCAAAACACCACGTTATTCGAATATTTTTAACAAAGGCAATGCGTCATATAGAGATGATGGAATTGCTTCTGTCAATAACGGACCAGGATTATATATTGACAATGAAAACCAAGATTTAGTCATCGTCATGAACACTGTGGATGTGAATGATTATGAAGAAATTATTTCCATTAAAGATATACCTTTACGTAAATGGTTTCACTGCGCAATTCGTATTGAAAATACTGCTCTTGATGTATATATAAATGGCGCTATTGTTTCGAGATCAGTGTTACAAGATGTTCCCAAACAAAATTATCAAAATATTAATATTTGTAAAAATGGCGGTTTTAATGGAAATTTAAGCGATCTACACTATTTCGATAAAGCTATTAGTATCTTTCAAATTAATAATATTGTATCATGGGGACGAAATACAAGTGCTGCCAATGAAAATGCTTCTGGTGACGCAAGTGGATTCCCCTATTATTTATCGAATCTTTGGTATTCATCAAATTATTAAAACGATTATTAGCGCAATTATAGATAAAATAATATGACATATTATTTTATATGGCGTTTCTACTTACATGTAATAATCAACGATTACAACGTTCACAATTCTTTTTCTATGAAGGTAAAAATAATATTCGTTTTAGTGTTACATCCCCCTATGTTTCCGATAGTAATGGGAAATTATTATATACACCAGCAGAATTAGATATGCGACGAAAAGCAGAAATATTAAAATATATTAAACCGTCAGAAAGTAATGTTTCTAAAAATAAATATTCTCTTTTGGCGCGTCAATCTAATAAACAAATGAATCGTATAACATGTAATAGTAACATAAGTGTTCCTACGTCATCGTCTGATGTCCCTGGAACAGTGATAAACTTAAAAGAAGACCCAGATGTTCCTTTGTACAAATATTTTTCTGATCTTCAACAATTTAAATTTCAAGATATTAAATATGATGAATTCAAACGGTTCTATGATTTATTTCCGGTTTATAATAATGATGCTGTTAATAATAACTATAGTGTAGTAAATACGATTGTTATTTTGAGACCTCGAACAACTGAACTTGACTTTAATTTTTCATTTCCGATATGTATTAATTATAAAGCAGATTTTACTACCGACCCTTCTCCTGCTGGTATAAGTAATGTAAACATAGGCATTTATAGTGCTTCATTAGATATATTTTATAGCAATACGTTGATTAAAACGGTGAATGCCAATTATAGAAATCCGGATGGAGAGGAACTACCCGAAGATATTGCACAAAGTACAGTTACTATATCAGCAGATTTAAAAGAAAGTGAGGATGGAACTATTTCTATTAATCGTTATGTCGGAAATATTATATTTCCAAATATTGTGTTGGCAAGTGTATCTCAACATGTATATACATGTAAATTAAAAATTAGTTTAAGTTATGGTGAATATAATGAAACTGAATTGACGCGAAATAATACTGAAGGGAATGACATGGGAACTTCTGGAGAAGTAAATGTGAAAAATGTTCAATTCAATCCGTTTATTAATGTTGATAGTGAAGATAATACCAATTTCGATACTATTGATAATTGCGAAATTACAATGTATACAAATAAACTACCATCGCCAGTCAATCCAACTATAACGAATTTACCATTTGTACCATTAACAATAACCACGTAATAATATATTTAATTTGTATTGAACGAAATCTATGTTCAATATAAATGTCTTATAAATATATGACTATATCTATAAAATTATATATTTGTAAAAGTCATGAAAAAAAGGTTCAATCAATAATATATAACGAACTTTTATCAACATTAAAACAAGATTATATTTCTATTATTCATCCAATAAACCAAAAATTTCCTTATTTATATGAAAAATATGAAACCGCCAATCAATCAGGGATGATATTATATATTACAATACCCATTAAAGTTGACAAAAAAAAATTATTATCCGAAATAACCGGGTATAATTATATTACACGATCATTGTTTTCAAGTAAATATATTTCAAAATACTTACAAAATAAATTAATACATAAACTATTTTGGTATTTTCACTACCATACCGATATAAATATGAAAAGCACATCATTAAAATATCTTCATGTAAATTCTTTATGAAAACTGTTCCAAAAACGCATCATTCGACGCAGGACGCTGTAACAATGTTTCCATCATTTCAAATCCAGTTTTCGTTCCACCTTTTTCTAAAATGCTTTGTCTATAATGAAGACCAATATCTCTATTAAAAATATTACCACTTTGCTTAAATAGTTGGAAGACTTCGGCAGCATACACCTCACTCCACAAATATCCATAATAACCACTCTCATATCCTCCCATTAGATGTCCAAAATTTGCTGCCAAACACGCAGAATTATGTATTAATGGACTTAGTTGCTCCTGTAGTTTATTATAATCTTCTTCTACATCTACATCTTCATCGCTAGAATGGAGTTTCATATCATATTTTGCCAAGGTTAATTGACGAATATAATGAAGACCGTTGAACAAATACTTGTTTTCCTTTATTTTTTCAATGATTTCATCGGGAATCGATTCATTTGTAATATAATGACTACTAATACGTTTTAAGAAATCCTTCTCATAACACCAATTCTCTAGTGCCTGACTTGGACATTCCACAAAATCGCGCTCTACCGCAGTGCCACTAAACATCGCAAATTGGTTCTTGCTTAACAATTGATGGAAAATATGTCCTAATTCATGGAAAAAAGTTTCTACTTCTCCAAATGTCAACAAACTAGGTTTGTCTTTCGTAGGACGCGTAAAATTACATACCATTGTCGAAATAGGTGTACTTCGTTCATTACACATGTCGTCACTATATGGAATGTATGCCTGCTTTAATGTAAACGCAGCAGCGTGCCCATATTTCCCTTCTCTAGGATACAAATCGACATAAAAATGTCCAATTAAATCACCCTTTTCACCAGTTTTGTTGTCATATACACCGTAACATTTTACAGATTCGTGCCATGTTTTATCGTCTTCCAACTCGACTTCTTCAATACATAAATGGAATATCTCTTCGAAAGTTCCTAACAGGTTTGGCAAAAGTTTTTCGAGAGGGAAATATTCTTGTACCTTCTTTTGGTCGTACTGTAACATCTCCTTTTTATACAAATTTGTATAATAACTCAAATTCCATGATTCTATTGTATCTTTGTTAATATATTCTTTAATTTTTAAAATATCTTTTTGTGAAATGGGAATCATTTTTTTAGTTAGAGTTTCTAGAAACTCATTTACTTCACTTGAAGATCGCGCCATTCGATTATGACCCAAAACATAATCTGAATAACAATCATAACCCAATAGATTCGCCTTCTTTCTACGAAGTTCTAGTGATTTTTGAAGTAGTTCGTTGTTTTTAAAAGGCTCTTTTCCACGATGTCCAAATAATGTGCTCAATGTTTTACGAGTATCTTCTACTTCACAATACGGCATAATCATATTAATATGATCATATTTTGTAGTAACTTTATATTTACCGTCTTTTTGATCTAATGAATCTACAAAATCGTCGGCTACACCTTTCAATTGGTCCTTGGTAAAATAAACAGAATCGTCAACTTCGTTCAAATTCGTGCTATATTTAATGGACATGTCGGTTAGTTCTTTATTTAATGCTTCTAATTCATCACGTTTCTCTTGCTCTAAATGAATACCACGATGTTTGTAAGATTTCAACATACGATCAAAATACAATATCTCTTCTCCTTTTAACTCGTCTTGAAATTTATCAAACGCACTTTGAACATTCTTATAAATATCCACATTCATAGACCATTTATTCTCAAAATCGGCAACTTGTTTAGAACATTCAACTGCTGCGTCACGAATTTCTTTATTAGGATGTACATATTGCATGAAATCATAAGATTCCAGTTCTAAATCCCAAGATTCGGTTTTCTCAAAGAATTGAAAAAATTCGGTTTTCGTTTCAAAATTATTCTGCGATAAAGTTTCATACCAACTGTTGTATTTAGTTAATATAGAAGAAGTACCGATAGTAATCAAATCGGAGGTGCCAGGAAAACGCATAACAGGTGATGTAGACAACATCTTATCCATATAATCAATTTACTGTTTATATGGATTATAATACAATTATTATGGAACAATATTGAGATCTTTTACAAAATTAATAATTGGTTTTAAAGATATAGATCCTGACTCAATCGAACCTTTATTATTTGGAATATTAAAATTGTTTTCTAAAATGTCTATCATATGTTTTATATGATGTGAACCAGGACAATCGTATGATAATGATTTTAAATAATCTAAATTCTTTATTGAATGTCCAAGACCAGATACATTATTTTCTATTTTCTTTATCATTTGTTCTTTATTTCGCCAATGATAATGTACTAAACATAGTTTGGACTTAATGTAATTTTCAGTCGGATAATGATTTCCATGATCCAAAACACCGTCCCATGTTTTGTTATTTAAAAATGTTTTCGCATGACCCTTATAATCTTGGTACATTCCATATTGTGCTTCGATCATTGCGTTTTTATATCCATATCCACTATCATCATCGATCATTGTTAAAATATAATTTGCTTTAAATATTGTATTTTCATTGAACAATGGTGTTTTTATTAACTGATGTAAATATTTAACGGAACGCTCAGGATTTATTTTATTTTTATCTTCATTATAATAGACAATAAACTCATCAATATCTATTGGAAACGCAATATCATAAGAATCGGTTTCTTTTATAAGACGTGTCATTATTTCACCTTTTTGTTTATAATCTTCTTCTCTAAACAGTTGAACACCGTAATTTTTATAAAATTCGATTGATTCATATGTACCATCGGTGCTCATATTATCAACTATATACAAATTTTCATATCCAAATAATTCACCATGATATTTAATCCAATATTCAATAATATCTACTTCATCTTTTACCATAGTAAATATTTTTATTGACATTTTTATTATAAACTATAATAAGAATGTTTATTGATTAATTATCGCTATTCGTGTAATATTCCAATTGTGTAATTCCTCGTTCATGTTCAATTGTTTCTAAGAATGCGGCTTTTAATACTATATCCGTATATGAACCTCCTCGGGTATTTTCTATACCAAACATGTGCATAAACATCTTCACGTATTTATCTACATCGTAAAAATCGCTAATTTCCATGACAAATATTACCTTTTGGGGTTTGTGTAACGTAACGTACTCGTATTTTGCTAAACATTCATCCATTACTTTTTCATAATCCTTTTTAAAATCCGTATGTAAAAATAAATGATCGTCCTCCAGCGAAATATAATATATATATAATTTGTTATAGTGTGGATCTTCTCCTAAATCCCTTTCTTTTATCATATCAAAATTTCCCTGTAACATCGTACACGCATCTAAAAACAATTTATATTTCGCATGTAATGCGTCTTCGTTTACGTCTTGTTTTGCCGGATTTTCCAACCATTCAAATTTTTTAAAGAATTCATCTTCCCAATTATAACTAAACTGATTGTCTAAATCAAGTGTCATTTCATATTCTTGTCCAGCATCAAGATTTAATAACTTATTTATGTCGTCATCTTCATCACTGTCGTCGTCAATTCTGCGATTCTCTTCTACATATGACTGATTCGCAATAATGTCATTTTCCATGATATTCTCAACTGAATTTTGAATAGTTTTTACTTCACTTTCACTTTCACTTTCACTTTCACTTTCACTTTCACTTTCACTTTCACTTTCACTTTCACTTCGACTTCTGTTGTTTGTATCCATTATACTTCAATATACTCGTGGTTCATTTATATTATATCGTGAACATAATATAAATTTAATAGTCATACTATATTTATACTATGTGCGAACTGATTGGAATATTAATACCTACAACTAGTTTTAAACGAAAATGGACCACTTTTAAAGATACTATATTTTATCAAATTTATTTACAATCTTTCCTAAAAACGTATTGTTCTAATTATTCCTATGTTTTTTATTTAATTGTGGATGACGACGATAAAGTATTTTCAGATTCCATAATTCAAACCGAAATAATCAAATATGTCAAACAAAATAAAAATTTGTCATTGAAATTCATATCAACCAATGGTATTCTAAAAGGTTGGGTTACCAAAATGTGGAACCGCGCTTTTTTACAAGCATACAAAGATGGATGTCAATATTTTTTTCAATGTGGGGATGATATTATGTTTGAAACAAAAGACTGGGTTCATCAATCGGTAGAGGCGCTTAAAAAACATAATAATGTTGGATTAACCGGTCCTATTGATAATGGAAGATTTGTAAATGGAAACCCTGTTTTTATGCCAGGCGGAGCGCGATTTATTCATACACAAGCATTTGTGTCGCGAAAACATATGGAAATTTTTGGTACATTTTTCCCCGAACAAATCAAAAATTGGTTTTGTGATGATTGGATCACAAAAGTGTATTATCCAAAACATTTTTATATTTTAAAATGCTATTTGAAAAATGTAGGCGGAGAACCGCGATATAATGTAGAAACAAATTGTCCATGGGAAACGTTAGTTTCACAAGGAAAAGAAAAGTTAAATCAATATTTAATAACACCTTCTAAAAATATGAAAATGTATTATTTTTAAATGTAGTTTATTCTTAATACCGACTAAATTTTTTTTTATGTTTTTTTACCATCTCCTCACATCGTTGTCGCTATATATTCTCATTCTGATCGTCACTTGTTGTAGTTTGGAGGTGATGGATCTGTTAGTACTTATCCTGCTATATCTCCGATTTTTGTATAACCACCATCATTTTTACCGTTTTTTTCATTCCAATGAGCTGCCCAATCACCTCCGCTTTGTACAGAACAACCTTGAGGAACATGACCCCACCCTTTTTTATTAGTGACCAGTTTTGATCTTTTAGCAGTAACTTTATCGCCATATTCTTCTTTTGCTCTATCTAAACAGTTTGATTTGGTTGGAGGTGTTGTCATTGAAGGAGGTGTTGTCATTGAAGGAGGTGTTGTCATTGAAGGAGGTGTTGTCATTGAAGGAGGTGTTGTCATTGAAGGAGGTGTTGTCATTGAAGGAGGTGTTGTCATTGAAGGAGGTGTTGTCATTGAAGGAGGTGTTGTCATTGAAGGAGGTGTTGTCATTGAAGGAGGTGTTGTCATTGAAGGAGGTGTTGTTACTAGGGATGACACATTTGAAATAGCAGGTGTAGCTACAGTTATTTTGTCCATTTCATCTCGAGACAACGTATTTTTATTAATTGCGGTTGTTAAGTTAGATATACTCGCATTTAAATGACCATCAATCATGGAACCAGGACTAGAAACATGCGAACGTGGACTATGTGTATTTGGTACTACATTCTCACCTTGTCCCATATATTTGCCAAATTTGTCTAATGCCTTTTCGGGTATGAAAATTCCATTGTCGGACAGCTGTATTTTTATATCAGTTGAAGGCGTTGACCCATTCGTATAAGAGGGAGAATATTGTGTAGAAGTCTGGGGAATTGTGCTAGGAGATGCGGCGGGTGGGACAATCATTCCACTATAATCAACGGGTGCTGAACTTGGTGCCGGAGAAAATGATTGGTAATTTACATTATTCATGTTTGGATTATATTGGTCCGAAGGACTTGGACTATTTTGCGTATTTATTGAAGGAGTAGTGTTTGATGCTGGGGGAGAATTTGCTTGCGGTATTGGCATTGGTTGCTGTTGTGGTTGCTGTTGTGGTTGTTGTTGCTGTTGTTGTTGTTGTTGAGAAACTGGTGGTAACCCCTGCTGTATTTGACCACGAGATGGCATTGATTGTAATGGCATCTGTTTCATTTGACCACACATAGGTTTTTGCTGAAGACACATACCAGGAAGAGGTTGATTGGGAGGTGCTAAAGCACCTGGTGGAGGTGGTCTCATTGACGGTCCCCAATTAGAAAAATGACTATTATCATATTTTTTTATAGAATTCGAAGAATCGGTAGAAATTGTTTCTTCACATTGTTCTTTTGAATTAAATGTTTTCCCATACATACATTTATCATTTTTACCAATTTGCATACATAATCCTTGTGTCTTATCATTCCCTATGGGACACCACTGTACATCAGAATTATTTGTTGGTAATGTATTTAATGATTTTTGACGGACATTAATTTCATTATCTAATTCTAATAATAATCCCTTCTTATCTTCTATTTTATTCGCAAACTGGGTTACTTTCTCATTTATATTTTGTAGTTTATTGGTATGGTCAACATTTGAAGAAGGAGGGGTGTCCATCTTCTGATTAATGGTATTTATTTGATGTTGTAAGGAAGAATATTCTTGATTATCTTCTCCCATAGGGGTTGGATTTAACCCAAACACATTCGTATTCCACTGTTGTTGTTCCAATGTAGTGCCACCCATATTTGGACGATTTTGTAGTAAATTACCAACCGATTGGACTGTTCCTTCTGCTATATCTATTCCGGTTTTAGCTGTATCTCCTACAATATCAGCAGTTGTGTTAATAACAGCACCTCCATAAAATCCCATTGATGTCATTAATTGTAATAAATAATATTGTAATCCACTAAAAAATTTATCTAAAACTGTTCCTATCATAAGAAAAAAATTTACTCCTAAAAGGGATAAAATAAGCAAAACTCCTAGGATTATAATTATAGTTCGTGAATTGTTATTTGCCCCTAATTCTATTTTAGACATATTATCATTGTTTTCATTATTTACCTGATCTGTATTTTCCATTATACACTAATTACATATAATATTTTGTTCGTTTAGATAATCGAGTATTTATATTTCTATATTGTAAATGACATTTAGTTTCATGGAAACATCATTTGTAATTAGTTTAGGAATAACTTTTGTGCTTCTCTTGTTACTGATTTATCATTTTAAACAGCGTTTATCCGTTACCGAAAGTAAACAAGATACTATGTTCGAGATTATCAACAATTTAGCCCAAGAACTCAATAATATGAAAATGGGATTATCTTTAATGAATCGTCCTTCAACACCATATCCACATAACATTGTCGGTGAAAACATATCTAATGGAGATATAAATGTTTTCGAACAAATGGAAAAATTAGTAAACGAAGATAGTGATGATGAAGATAGTGATGATGAAGATAGTGACGATGAAGATAGTGACGATGAAGATAGTGATGATGAAGATGAAAAAATTATTGTATCCGACGAAGAGGACCAAGACGATAATATTAGTGTTGAAGAAATCCGTCCAAGTGAAAATATTGAAAACAGTGCCGAAGAATTAGTTATAGATATTTTAGAAAATATTCAAACAAATACCCAAGAACCCGAATCATTGGATACATCTAATTCCCAAGAAGTTGACATTGTAGGAGAAACTGAACCGCAAGATTTTAGTAAAATGAATTTAGGAGCTTTGAAAACTTATATTATTCAGCAAGGGTGGGTCGACGATGCTTCCAAAATGAAGAAGGCGCAAATTCTATCTTTGATCCAAGAACATCAATAATTTCATTTGTTAGAAAACATTATGTATAAGAAATATATAATGTTTTCTTATCCACAATCTGAACCATTAAAAACCGCATATACTCTTGAGTGTTCTACCAATTCAAAAATGGGTTATGGCACAAATAATATATATCAAAATATGCCACCTCGTATGACCGATAGTCGTTCTTTAATTGCTGCTTATCAACCCGAAGCAGTATTAAATAATAATATATTAAAGCAAAATGGAATTAAATCTAATTGGGAATATCGCAAATATCTCACTGAAAATTCCCAGCAAATTGCTCAAGATAATTTTAGAGAAGCATGTAATGATGCTGGATATTTTCAACGTTTTACTCCTGATGAAAGAGGTTTCCAAAGCGAAACGCATAAAACACCTAGTCAAACGCAATATAAGGAACGATCCACTATGTTACAAGAACAAAGTGATTTAAAAGAACTTTATTTAAGTCGCGATGAATTACAACAAAGAATAGACCCTATAACACTCACACAAGACCAATTATTTTCCAAACTTACCAAATAATTCTTATGATATACTATATGATAAAAAAAATAGAATCTTATTTAGGAAAAGATTTGAGTTATAAAACAGTAAAAGGATTAGATATTGCGTATTTGGCAGTTATACAATTCGTATTTGCGATATTTATTAATGTTGGATTAGATAAATTCTTGTTGCCACAACAAGAAAAATTAGATGAACATGACAATATTATTACTGATTTTGTATTACTATGTATGATGATTGCGCTATTAGTGACATTGTCGTATTTTGGTAGACGTATTATTAGACAAATTCCATCGCCATTTGATTTAATTGCAGGATTTGAACATCATACATTGCCCGAATTAACTGACATTACTACTATCACCAGTTTTATATTACTGACATCTGGATATATTGAAATGCGTATTAGTAAAATACGTAATTATTTTGGTCTTAATACAAAATTTTTTAATATTGATGAAAAAAAAGATCAAGGTGTTGTGGGTACAACTAAATAATTAATAAAATATATAAATATAAAGATGTTTTTTATGTTTATATATAATGCCAATTACACGACTTTCTAATATTGATCAATTTAGATATATATGTGGAAATGTATCTCCAGATCTAAATATTAAAATAAGAGCATGTGATTTTAGTGTTAATACCAAAAGTGCTTTTCTACAATGTGATGGATATACTAAAATATATACACAATGGTTTATGTCACATAGTGATTATACAATTAAACGAGGTGGTGGCAATGATACAGTAAGTTATCACGAAGTTGATGCACAAGATAATGTACCTTATAAAGAACCGGTTATTTGTTATACAATGCCCAATATTAATAATATAGATGAGTTATTTGAAAAAGAATATGAAATTGTAAAGATTGTTGGAAACGTGGAAAATAGCATTTGCAAGATACATTTATTTTGTGATGAAAATCAAGTTGAAGAACTATTAACAAAAATAACGAATGATATTGATATGACAGAATTAACCTATACGCAAAAGGCGCAAAGGATGTGTAAAACTTTTATTGGATTGCCTATTGGTTATGCAATTGGACCACCAATACAACTGCTTTGTTGTTCGCTTTTATGCATTTCTGGAAATTGGAGTTCAAATTATTATCAAGGTGCTGAGTTATGTAGTTATCGAACAGGATTTAATATGAATAAACGTCTAATTGTAGTAACCAAAAAGATATGGAAAAATAATAAAATATGTTGTGATAAACTATTATATTCACATAATACATCTGGCATTAACGATGATGAATTATATTATAATTATTATAATAATGATAATCGTAAATTTTTATTAAAAAAGGTTGAAGATATGGAATTACTTCTTCGTTTTGATAAACATGCAATTGACGTTAAAGATATTCAACAAGAATTTTTAAATAAAATGTATCCTGAAGATGAACAATTACGTAACAATGAATTAACGCGTATTCAAAATATGAATTTTGTATTAAGTCCAAATGATATTGAAACTGATCAAGTAGAGCAAGAGCAAGAGCAAGTTCAAGAGCAAGTTCAAGAGCAAGTTCAAGAGCAAGAGCAAGTTCAAGAGCAAGTTCAAGAGCAATTTCAAGAGCAAGAGCAATTTCAAGAGCAAGTTCAAGTTCAAGTTCAAGTTCAAGTTCAAGTTCAATAATCTATATAAAGATTATAGTTAAAATCGGCGTTTTAAATATTTAATGGTGTAAAACATATTATAAATTAATTAATACTTTATAATATTATGAGTTATTATGCGGTTGCCAAAGGTGAACATATTGGAATATATTATTCCTGGAAAGAATGTCAACAACAAATAAAAGGTTTCAAAGGTGCCAAGTTTAAGAAATTTACCAACGAACACGAGGCCAAATGTTTTATTCAAGAACATAATAACCTTCAACTGGAAGTTGGAATAATAGAATCTTGCAAATCCGATTATTATGTATATACCGACGGTGCTTGTTCCAATAACGGTAATAAAAAAGCAATTGCCGGAATTGGTGTTTATTTTGGTAATAAAGATCCAAGAAATGTTTCCAAACAAATATTTGGAAAATCGACAAATAATGTTGCCGAATTGAGCGCAATATTAGAAGCGTGTGAAATTATTAAAGACGATCTTGAAAATAAGAAAATCATTACCATAGTATCTGATTCCAATTATTCCATTTTATGTGCTACTAGTTATGGGAAAAAAAACGCATTACTAAATTGGAAAAAAGATATTCCAAACAAGGAATTGGTGAAAATATTGTTTGAATTTGTTTCTACTTACACAAACTTATATTTTCAATATATTCAGGCTCATACAACTAACGACGATGTTCATTCCGTTGGAAATCGTCACGCCGATTTATTAGCTACATCTCCTTTACATTGACTTTCCTTTACTAATAAAATTCGATTAAGTGTACGTAGTTCTTTTGATATGTCATGAATATGATTTATATCATCATCACAATCGCAATATTGTTTAATTTCATAAGATAATGAAAATAAAAGATTATCAATTTCACATTTTAATGTATTTATTCGATTCTGTATTTTTTCACATTGAATACATGTTGATTTAGTAATAATTATATCTTCGCAAATACAATCTGTAAAATATGTGAGATGACCACCTGATGTGGTCGCATATCTAAATTTTTCAATACAATTTTGACATTCTATTGAAACCTCACTCATTGTTTCCATATAGTTACATTCATGTTCGTAATTCATATTTATTGATAGTATTAATATTTTTTAATATTATCAGTTTTATTTTTTGTAATACAATCAATTTTATTTTTTATATACCGGAATATATTTAATTCTGGTAGAATTAATCAATTTCTTCAATTTTCGGTTCATCCATTTCAGGTTCTTGTGACTCTGGTTCATCACTTTGCGGAACATCTGGTTGTTGATCCGGTTGAGACATTTTTGTCATAATCGGGGTGAAAATATTTTCCAATTCTTTCTGTTTTTGTTCATAATCCTCTTTTGATGCTTCGTTGTTCGAATCATACCATTCTTGAACTTCATTTACTTTAGTCTGTATTAGTTCCTTATCTTCTGACGACCACTTGTCTTTCAAGTTCTCATCATTCAATGATTGTTTCACAGAAAACATATAACCATCTAATGCGTTGCGTTGTTCTATACGTTCACGTTGTTTCGAATCTTCGTCTTTGAACTTCTCGGCCTCATTTACCATTTTTTCAATATCCTCGGCACTCAAACGACCTTTTTCATTATTTACCGTAATTTTCTCTGCCTTACCACTTGATTTTTCAACGGCATTTACATTCAAAATACCATTTGCGTCTACATCATATGTAATTTCAATTTGTGGCATACCTCGAGGCATCGGTGGAATACCGTTTAATTGAAATTCTCCTAATTTGTTATTGTCTTTGGTAAATTGGCGCTCTCCTTCAAATACCTGAACTGTACATCCCGGTTGATTATCCGCATATGTGCTGAACACTTGTGATTTCTTTGTAGGAATAGTACTATTTCGTGGAATCAAATTGGTCATAATTCCACCAGCAGTTTCTAGACCCAATGATAGTGGCAGCACATCTAGTAGAAGTAAATCTTGTACCTTTTCATCTTTTACACCTGTCAAAATTGCTCCTTGAACAGCAGCACCATACGCAACTGCTTCGTCAGGATTAATACTTTTACATAGTTCCTTTCCATTGAAAAATTCACTTAATTGTGTCTGAATTTTAGGAATACGGGTTGACCCACCAACTAATACGATCTCGTGGATCATACTTTTACTCATTTTTGCGTCGGTCATTACTTTCTCCACTGGATCGAATGTATTTCTGAACAAATCACTACATATATCCTCAAATCGCGCGCGCGTAATCGCACCACTATAATCTATACCCTCATAAAGAGAATCAATTTCAATAGATGCGGAGGTGGAAGATGACAATGTCTTTTTTGCGTTTTCACAAGCAGTTTGAAGGCGACGCATTGATTTCTTATTACCGGTAATATCTTGTTTATGTTTGCGTTGAAAATCTTGAACAAAAAAATCCATTAATCGATGATCAAAATCCTCTCCACCCAAATGTGTATCTCCGGCAGTTGATTTCACCTCAAATATTCCATCTTCGATCGTCATAATTGTTACATCAAATGTGCCACCACCCAAATCATAAATCAAAATATTCTTTTCTCCTTGACCCTTTTTATCCAAACCATACGCAATCGCAGCAGCAGTTGGTTCATTGATAATACGCAATACATTTAATCCAGCAATTAAACCGGCATCTTTTGTTGCCTGACGTTGTGAGTCATTGAAATATGCGGGCACTGTAATCACGGCATCTTTCACTTCGCTGCCAATAAAACTTTCGGCAATTTCCTTCATTTTCACCAATACCATAGATGAAATCTCTTCTGGTTGAAATATACGTTCTTCTCCTTTATACATGACCTTGATTTCAGGTTTTCCATCTTTATTTCTAACGACGTCGTAATGAAGACGTTTTATGTCAGATTGAACAGTACTATCTGAAAAGTTTCGACCAATCAAACGTTTCGCATCAAATACGGTATTTGTTGGATTCTGTGAACCTTGTGATTTTGCCGCATCTCCAACAAGACGTTCGTTATTATTGAAAGCTACATATGAAGGTGTTGTACGATTTCCTTGGTCATTCGCAATAATTTCCACATTATTATTTTGCCAAACACCAACACAACTATAAGTTGTTCCCAAATCAATGCCGATACAAGTGCTCATTATACAATTTAATATCGAATCGTCTTTAACTTTATTTATTATATATTTTATGTGTATTATTTATAAACATGACGCATAAAATAGATCTTCGTAGTGATACTGTAACAAAACCTAGTGAAGAAATGTATAATGCCATGTTTTCTGCTGACATAGGAGATGATGTTTACGAAGAAGACATGAGTGTTAAACAATTACAAACAACATTGGTCGAATATTTTGGTAAAGAATCTGCTCTATTTTTTCCCACAGGAACGATGTGTAATTTATGTGCTCTATTATGTTGGAATGATAAACGTGGTTCTGAAATTATTGTTGGAGACCAAAGTCATATCTTTCTATTTGAGCAAGGAGGTGCGTCACAATTTGGTGGAATATGTATGCGCACTTTACCCAATAAGGAGGATGGAACCATGGACATCGCAAAAATTGAAAAAGCAATTCGCGATGATGATATTCATGAACCGTCTACATCATTGATTTGTATTGAGAATACACAAAATGCTTGCGGTGGGAAGGTTTTGAAAGAGTCTTTTTTAAAAGAACTTCGCATTTTATCTAAACAACATGATATTCCTATTCATTTAGACGGTGCGCGAATTTGGAACGCATTACAAGAAAGTACTATTTCTCCTCTTGAAATAGGATCTTATGTTGATTCCATGAGTGTATGTTTATCAAAAGGATTGGGTGCTCCTGTCGGTTCTGTTTTAATAGGATCAAATGATTTTATTAAAAAGGCGAACCGTATGCGTAAGGCACTCGGTGGAGGTATGCGGCAAAGTGGTATATTAGCAAATGCTGGATTAATCGGATTTCGAGATTTCCAAAACGGATTGCTCAAAAATGATCATTTATATACCAAACTTATTGCTCATGAACTTGCGAAAATACCTGGATTTATTCCTCAAGAAAAAGTGGAAACAAATATATTGTTTGTGGTTATTGATCATCCTAGTCACAACGAAAAAACAGTAGTCGATTTTTTCAAAGAACATAGTATTTTAATATCAGGTTGGGATACAAATTTAATTCGTATTGTTTTACATCGTAATATTACAAAGGAGGATATAGAATATGTTTTGGGAACGTTTCAATTATTAATTATTTAACTCCATCTACATTTTACAGTACGTTCTCCATGAGTTTTTTCCGCAATTTTTTGTAGATCGTTCATAATGAACGAACGAATAATAAAACGATCATTTCCATCAAATTTTGGTTGATATACTGACCGTCCATGGACTACTTTGTGATTGTCTAATAATAAAATTTCACCAGGCTGTAAAATATACGCATTGCGACATTTGTAATAAATATCTACTATTTCATCAATCATTTTTGAAGAATTTTTCGTTTGACCTATTAATAAATCTTGATCAAAAACTAAATCATAATGGTTTCCGTGTTTTTTTAAAATTGATAATGGTCCACGAGCAACAAAGTCACACCCATTTAAAGCAAATGACATATCTACGCCAATTTTCCATTTCTCTTTTTCCAAATAATGTATTTCTTTTTTGGTCAGTTGTTCTAAAATTTGGTTTACATGTAAAAAAAATGTATAAGCATGTTTATCACCTTTTATACACGCCAAACTTAAATAATCCGGTCTATAATCAGAAAACGCTTGTTCAGTATGTAATTCTAATTCCACAGTTGAACCTAAACTGGTTTGCGTTTTTCTCAATTCTTTATTTGGGACCATATCTTGAAATAAATATCCATCTCCTTCTGCCTCATAACTTACCATATGTCCCATATATTCATTAAATAATGCTTGGATGCGCGCCAAAATAGTGGTTTCTCCAAAATGTTGCGTATTGTCTTTTGGAGTTATTACAAAAGTGTCGTTTGGTAAATTACGAATAAGTAATGCTCCGTATTCATGACCGCATTTTTTAAATTTTTCCAATTCGCCTTTTATACGTGATGGTAGTCGCATTGAAATATATTTAGCATGTGAAATAAATTCCTCCACTTTATTAGATGGCGAAATATTTTTAAAACTATTGGCTAATATTGTCAATCTCTCTTTTTCATCTTCTCGTATCTCCAAAATATTCATTTTATACATTTATTGATTATAAATATAAACGCAAAAATTTTGTATGTATAAAATGAAAGTCGTTAGTTTCGATGTAGGAATAAAGAACATGGCATATTGTGTTTTAACAATGGAACATAATCAATTTCAAGTCCAAGACTGGGGAATATTGAATTTAATGAATGAAACTCCGAAATTGCCATGTTGTGATTTCGATATTAAAGGGAAAACTCCTAAAAAATGCGGAAAAAAAGCAAAATATACCAAAACTACTCGTTATTTCTGCGAAACTCACGCAAAAATGGCATGTAAACAATTTTCTTGGACTTTACCTAATCCGATTTTCAAAAATTCAGTTCTTCAAAAAAAATCGAAAGAAGATTTAGAATTATTAATCAAAGAACATAACTTGTTTTTAGAAATTCCTAAAACAAAAAAGGGTATGATTAACCGAATTTTAATCAAAGTCCAAGAAATTATGCTAGAACCCATTGTAAAAAAGAAGAAAAAGACAGCAAATGATATTGATTTAATATCCATTGGTAGAAATTTAAAGGAACAATTGAATGAAAAATCATGGGTCCAAGAAGTCACACATGTAATTATAGAAAATCAAATATCCACGATTGCTACACGTATGAAAACACTTCAAGGCATGTTGTCACAATATTTTATTATGCAAGATACTATTCCGCATATTGAATATGTTTCATCATCGAATAAATTGAAGGATTTAATTATTAATACTGTCCAAGAAAATAGTTATAAAAAACACAAGAAAGATGGAATTTATATATGTGAAAAGTTTCTCCAAGAAAATATTCAACTAACTTCTTGGACACCCTTATTTGAAACAAAAAAGAAGGATGATTTAGCGGACGCATTTTTACAAGGAATTTGGTATATGAAACACCGAAATATAATTAGTTATGCGGAGAACTTAAATATTAATTGTGTAACTTTATCATAATTAAACAATGGAAGTCATTGACATTGGATTAAGTGATTTAGAACCCGTTTCTTTCAATCTTCAGGAAGATAAATCAATGGAACCACCTTCTGTGAATTTTGGTCCCGGTCTTGAACTATTGATGAATGATAAAAAAATAAATTCTTCCTCTTCTACCAAAGTAGATGTTTCAGACTTAGATAATTTAGAAAGTGAACTTAATGATTTATCTAAAAATGTTGAATTTGGAGAACCAGTCAATGTACAAGAATCTAGTTTAGGCAGTTTAGGAAATTTATTTAATTTTTCGAAATCAAGTGAACCGCCAAAAGAAAAAGAGGAAATTAAAAAGTTACATGAAACATCATCTGGAATTGGTTCAGCTACAGTTGACAGCATTGGTCATACTAAAACATGGGATGGTTTTACCAAAACAAATGAGGTCCCAAACCAATCATCTAGTAGTAAAATGAGCGATCGTGAAAAACGCAGAAAGAAACGTGCAATGATTAAGAAACTAGAAGAATGGCACGACAAGGGTTTTATTAAACACAGTTCCCGTTTTACATTAGACTCAGATTATGATGAAATTGAAGATGAATATGAAACCGCAATGGACGATAAACGTAAAAAAGACAGTATTAAACTTCAAGGTTGGTGGTTTACTACATTAATCAATTCAATTGAGTATGGAAACGCAGTATTTGATCCATTTGGAATAAATCTAGATGGTTGGGGTGAACAAATTAACGAAGACATCGATAGTTACGAAGAAATCTTTTCTGAATTACATGACAAATACAAAGGTGGGAAAATGGCACCCGAAGTCTCACTATTGCTGCGTGTTGCTTTCAGTGGCGCAGTATTAAACATTACCAACAAGGCACTTTCTACATCTACTCCCGGGTTCAATGATATTATTAAACAAAGTCCTGAATTAATGAAAATGTTCTCTGCGGCTACAGCTCAAACCATGGGACAACAAAATCCCGGTTTTGAATTTGTAAATAGTGTATTACATCCAGATGAAAAGGTAAATACTTCATTTGGTCCTCCACCTGAACCAGTGAAAACACAAGAGCAGGCACCTCCACCTCGCCCTTCTATGCAATTCACAAATCAACAACCAAATAGACCCGATATTTCTATGGGACGTGGAACAATGTTCCGCGAGGAAGGTGTAGATATTAATCAACAATATAGTAATCCAAATGAAGGATCAAAACGTCCTGAAATGCGCGGTCCACAAAACGTTGATCTAGACAATCTTCTATCCGGATTAAAATCTACTCGTGATGTAAATCCACAAACGCGTAATGATGAAAATGAGTCTATGGTAAGCATTTCTTCACTCCGTGACAATCAAAACACAAATATGCCTAAATCGACAAAACGCAAACAGCGTTCAGACAAGAATATTGTTTCAATCGATATTTAAGGTTTAAATTGTTGAATAATTGAATTTTGCGTATAATTCAATTATTTAGAATTTTAGAAAAAACATACTGAGTAAGAATTATCCTATTTTTCACTCGTAAATGTTCCTCGATTAGTCCAACTTTTTACTTCTTCGGCAACCTCTTCATCTTCTTTAATTTCTTCCTGTTGATGACATCCAATTTTTGACATGTCTTCTTTCATAGTAACTAATAAATCAGTAGACGATGTAATATACAAACTGGGAAAAAAAGCATGAACAACTGCTTTCATGGAACCGACCGCAAAATAACGCGCCAATTTCAATGAAAACATACAATGATCTAAATATGACATACATACCGATTGTGGGTGCTGAAACTTAGAATACACGTGCGAATTTTTAAATACTGGCAATAAACATGTAGTATTTAATGCCATAATATAAACTACTTTGATACTATTTCTTTTACAAATTTATCTATTTTGCATTTTATTCATGTAAGTTTCTACGCGTTTGTCATAAGTAATCATCGGTTTTGGATATTTTACATCGTTTTTTTTGTAATATTTATCCCATTTATGAATATGTTTTGGTAAAACATCTTTTAATTCGGGAATCCATTTTTTCACATATTTCGAATCTGTATCGTTTTTTTCAGATTGTGCCCACGGACTCAAAATTCTGAACCATGGCATCGCATATAACCCGCCACCAATGACTGCTTGCCAATTACCAGAATTTGATGATGTATCATAATCAACCAATGTTTGGGCAAAATATTTTTCTCCTTCTCTCCAATCAATGTTGAGAATCTTTGTTAAGAAAGACGCAACAATCATACGTGCACGATTATGCATATAACCCGTTTCATTCATTTGACGCATTCCTGCGTCCACCAATGGAAATCCCGTTTCTCCTTTTTTCCATTTATTCAACCAAGTTTCATTTTTTGTCCAGTTTTTATCCATGTCTTTAATATGTAATTTCCCCAATGATTCAGGATATGCGTTTAATAAATCCATGTAAAAGTCGCGCCATATAAGTTGACGAATAAATTCACTATGTTTTCCATATTTAACACTGAATTTGGTCGTTACTTCGCGAATTGATACGCATCCAAATTTAATATATGCCGACAAAATAGATGTTTCTTTTGACATATCATCTCGATTATCCTTATAATCTTTGGTACTTATTAATGCGTTTCTCAATTGAATAAGTCCTAATTTCCGCCCACCGTGAACTACGAGTTGTTCATTTTGGGTTTCTACATATTTATTCATTGCTTTTTCTAAAGTCATAGTCTTTTCAAGTAATTTGGTTGTTTTTGCCAAGTTGTTTACATCAACTCTAGATGGTCTTTTAAAATCTCCTTCTATGATTGATTTTTCATAATATGGTGTAAACTTTTGATATGCTTTATTTGAACCTGATAAAATCGTACCGGGATCATTGATATAATAATCATGAAACATTTCACAATCGACTACTTCTTTTTTACACATTTTTTCTATTTTTACAATCCGTTCTTTTGCGTAAGGGGTATAATCTTCATTAAATCCAAGAATTTCTATATTCAAATCGTTAATTAAGTTCGATAAACAAGATATGGTTGATCCGTGACAAACAATTAATTTTCCTCCTGCTTTTGTAATTTCCTTTTCTAAATCAACCAAACTTTCAATCATAAACTGAATCGCATTTGTTGATTTATATGAATTTCGAGTTACTTGTTCGGTTGTGAAAATAAAACAAGTATATAACTTGTCGCATTTTTTAGACATTTGAATAAGTCCATTATTATCCACAATTCGGAAATCCCTATGAAATACAAATAACCCGTTTGTCATATTTTATATAATAACACCATGTTTTATTAAGTCATTTTCAATTTTATGAATTCAATATAAATATTTTCGTTAAATAAGTACAAAGAGTCTAAAGAAAAAATTGATTATTAGTATAAATAAAACGAATATACAAACAAACAATGAATTATAGCGAATTATCATATAGTTTAACAAAACAACTTGAAAAAGATGACAAGAAACAACAAGGTATTTATTTTACACCCCAAAAAACGATTTGTCATATATTAGATATTTTATCACCACATATGAGTTCAATCGAAAATATATTGGAACCATCTTGTGGATCGTGCGAATTTATTAACGCAATTCAAAGGGATTATCCAAATAAGAAAATATTAGGAATCGAACAAAACAATGATATTTATAAATCGATTAAACCTTATTCGAATGAACAGGTTACATTATTACACGGAGATTTCTTAAAATATACATCAAACACAGAGTTTGATTTAATTATTGGTAATCCACCCTATTTTGTCTTAGGTAAACAAGACGTCGATGAACAATATTTATCCTATTTCGATGGAAGACCCAATATATTTATTTTATTCATTATTCATAGTTTATCCTTCTTAAAATACAATGGTATTTTATGTTTTGTCCTGCCAAAATGTTTTGTGAATTCGTTTTATTATGACAAAACACGTAAATATATTGCTAAATATTTCCAAATACTTAATTTGATAGATTGTAATGACAATTATATCGAAACAAAACAAGAAACTGTTGTATTAATTGTTCGGAAATGTCCACCCGAAAAAATATCTAAATATATGTTTGAAATTAAAAACCAAACAGTGTTTGGTACAGCAATCAATATTGAAAAATTTTCACAATTACTTCAAAACTCGACTACATTAAAAGAACTCGGATTTCGCGTTTCTATAGGAAATGTTGTATGGAATCAAGTGAAATCACTTTTAACAGACGATGAAACAAAAACGCGTTTAATTTATAGTAGTAATATTGAGAATAAACAATTCGTTTCAAAAAAATACGCGAATGATGCTAAAAAAAACTTTATTGATAAACCAGGCGTTCGAGGTCCAATGCTTGTTATAAATAGAGGATATGGAACGGGTACATATAATTTCGAATATTGTTTATTAAATCCAAATTTTGATTATTTGATAGAAAATCATCTTATGTGTATTCATTATGAAAAAGACCACCGACCCAAAGAACTCATCGAATTATATCAAAAAATCATTCGATCTTTCGAAAATCCTAAGACGCAAGATTTTGTACAGCATTATTTTGGAAATAGTGCTATTAACAGTACGGAACTCAACACTATTTTACCTATTTATTTTGATAATTAGGATATTTGAAAAGCAGGAAACGCGACTCCATTTCCATTTTTCCAACGAAGTAGCACATACATTTGTTTACCCGACTTTGTTTCACAAATAAATCGATTTTTGTTTTTTGGATCAACAATATAGGATTGAATAGAATAGTCGTCCATATTGGGTATTTGATAATGGAATTTATTCTTCGAATACATCATATAATGTTTGTTTTTCTGTGATTCCAATAAATATGTGCTCAATAATCGAGTATCCAATTCAACGTTCGACATGAACATTTCAATTGATTTCTTGGACTCACTTTTACATATTTCATGAAAATCATTTGACATTTTGTAAAGACTCTTGTAAGGTTTCATACACAATGGGTCATTGCTATGAATCTCCTTCATATAAGTGATTTTGTCAGGAATAGACAAATTTTGTGACTTCGCGATAATAGGCAAATGATGGTCATAAAAGTAATCTTCGTAACTCTTCGACATATATTGTGACGGTTTCATTGGCGAATTATATTGGGGAGTATCATCGATTTTTTCGGCGTTAAACTTCAATTCGACTTTATATGGAATATCATTCATAATAAATTCAAAGTCATAGTTGTATCTTCGACCTGCTTTTGAAATACATGAAATTCTTTGAATGGGGACTGGATGTAATATTTTGATATAATCTTGGACACAATGATAAAGTGTTTTCCATCTTCTTGAATATTTATAATAAGTTTCGGGAATAGAATTATTTACAATTGCGTCAACAATAGATTCGCGCAGTTTGTTTTGTGAATCATTATCTGCTTTCGATGAGAGATCAAAACTATTGATAGAATGATACGACAATTCACTTTTATTATTTTGGAATACAGGCAGGTTACGTAACTTATAGGACAATGATGAAAACGACTTCTGTATAATATATACATATTTACAACGACATAATTCCTGATTATAGAGTTTTGCTTTACAACAACTTAATACTAGTTTTGGCATATTATTTTTTAGTGTATACTAAAACATGAAAAAACATTCAATTTTATTTCAAAATATATAAAAACAACGCCTCCTATTATTGAATAGAATGAAAATGAAATATAATTCTACTTTTCCATATATTCAAAATATATTATATACTACCGTTACAGTATTACTGGATTACTATAGTAGCACGCTTGTATTACTAGAAGATAAGTATACATATTCTTACAACAAATATAGTTGGTTTAAATTTGGTATTGACCGAATATTTCGTTATAAACGAGATTTTATTAATTATGTATATGATATTAAAGTATATCCCGACCATGATTGGCATAATATAATAAATATCATTGATTTGTCCGAAAAGTTCGAATATCATGAACATTACAGTAAAATTGAGAAGGTAAATAATGAACAGAGTTTTATGAAACAAATGCGTGGTTTTTATAGTTCATTATATGATAATAAAAATAAAAATAGTGTTTGTTTAATATCGAAGTTCAATAACATGTATTGTGTGCAACATACTCCGGTATATTTGAAAAATAATGATATTTTCGAAAAATCGGAAATATCTATTTTGAGTGTTACATATAGTCATCCGTCTATGGAAGAAAAGATTGATATTTCTTTGCCCGATACTATTTTATATTGTCACAACCAATTATTTAATTTTGCGTTTGTATATCATTGTTTACAATACCAAGACAAACCTTATGTATTCGATAAACAATACAGGATCGAAATTATGGATTCTAATGTAGACATAAAAATAATTGTATATGATCAATATTTACACGTATATAAAGAGGAATTGAAAGTCCAGTCTTTAGTGCCGTTAGATAAGGAAGTACAATAATGTATTTAAAAATAAAGATTTAAAGATAAATCATGTAAGTAATATATCATACATTATGCAAAAGATTGAGCAAGAAGAAATGAAAGAAGAACATATGTTAAATGATAATTGGAATATGTATTATCATTTACCCGATGACAAAAATTGGGATTTAAAAAGCTATAAAAATATTAGTTCAATCAATTCATTGTCAACTTTGATCGCCATTAATGAAAAAATGCCTGAAAAAATTGTAAAACATTGTATGTTATTTATTATGCGTAAAAATATTACCCCTATGTGGGAAGATAAACAAAATCGCGGCGGCGGTTGTTTTTCATTTAAAGTAGTCAATAAATTTGTACATCCTGTATGGAAAAAATTGTTGTATATGTTGTGTGGTGAAACATTATGTAAAAAAATGGAACATTCCGAATTGTTAAATGGTATTACTATAAGTCCCAAAAAGAATTTTTGTATTATTAAAGTATGGTTGAAGGATTGTTCTATTCAAGATCCTACGATATTAAGTGAAATCGAAAATTTATCCACGCAAGGATGTTTGTTTAAAAAACATGCTCCTGAATTCTAATTCATTTTTATTTCAAAACATGAATATAACCATAATATTCATGTTTATATTATTCTAATAAATCGATAATCCCACAAAATTGATTTTGAATTATCGTAAAATTCCATTTTTACATATTAAAAAAATGGAATATATCAAAAAATTACCAAGGGAACTAGTGTTCATTATATATGCTTTTATACCCATAGATATTCGATTGAAACTTATTACAGCCAAATATCCAGTTACTTTGCTTCATAGTTATAATTATTGCTTAGATGTTGATGATTGTATTAAATTATACACCCTTTATGTTCGAAATACTCTTTTATTACGAGTACCAAAAACCACTTATGATGATTTTAAATTTAAACGTAGTATATCCAAATTATTACCCAATATTCGATATAAACAAAATATAAATGACGTGAGAACCGTATCTGTGACTCATGAGATTGAGAAAAAAATAGTGGATATAGTTTCGTTAAAATATATACCACGACGGCGTGAGAGGGGGATCCCGAATAATTTAGAACATAAACAACGTGAATATTTAAATAATGCTGTAAATAGAACATATAATATGTTTACGACAATAGAGGGTGGATATAAAAAATTACAATATATATTGAAAAAAACCTTGTTATTTTATTTAATTGCGTTAATTCGAAAAGCAAAACCGGAATATGAAAAGGCGCGTTGTTTGCGCGATTATATACGTATTAAAAAACACATGAAAAGATATATGTTTAAAGAATTACGAAAAAAGTGGGTTCAATATAATAAACGCTCAAAAATACGCGAAAAGGAATATATCAAAAATCAAAGGGAATTGTTAAAACAACAGAAAAAAAGAGGAAAAAAAATACCGAAAAATATCGTCATTAATCGAAGAAAGAAGCGGAATTTGGTTCATGATTCTTCTTAGCAAAACAACACACCCCTACTAATGGAAGTAGCAATATAATATACAAACATGAAAGTATCATAATATAATAAACCATTTTATTATATTTTTTACAAAATTAACTAGGTGGTAATGGTGCCAAACATAATTTAATTTCACCCAATGATGCTACATCATATTTCACAATAAGAGGCAAATCATTTCCAAGAAACATTTCCAAATGACTACATAAAGGAGTACATTTGATAAAATGTGACAAACTTTTTAATGAAAATTCTCCTTGAATGATGACAGAAGCATCTGGTTTTTGGATGAATTCCATATAACCATCAGATTCAGAACGGAAAATTCGCGAGCTGGCAAAATTTCCTTCGCATGAGAAAATCAAATCATTTCCAACTGACTTTATTTCAATACGATCGGATATACCATTCATATCGCGAATAATTTTTTGGAAATCAGATGTCGGTAAATTAATCACCGTTGAATACTCAACGTCAGGAACCACTAATTCTTCTGAATCTGGTTCAATCAGACGTAACTTTTGACTATAACATTGTTTAATATCACCATTATCATATTGAAGTCCCAAATGAGATACAATACCATCATGATAATCATCGTTATCAATATACATAGAAAGAGTATCGTCGTTTGACATAGTTGAAATCACCTTAAATAAGTGCATTGTATTCGCACAAATGATAATTTTCTCCGGTTTACAATCATATAATTCGAACTTTTCCGAATGAAGAATTACATTCACCAAAATTGTATGTGTTTTATCAAAATTGATAATTTTCAACCCACTGCTTGTATAGGTAATAGTTGCGTCAGTTAGTACATCCTTAATTGCGGTAATCATGTTACGAATCGGTTGAATTTGTACAGTTTTTATAGTCATAACATTATTTGCCTCGTTCATAATGAAACCTTTTATATAAAAACAAACGCATTTGTTTTTATATTTTGTTTTTCCTAAATTAATAAATTTATTTAATTCTTTAATTGTTTAATATAATGTTTCCCCATATAACTCATTGTAATGAATATTTGAATCGAACCTAAAGTATGAAATCCTACATGGTAATACCTCCATTTTTTTGCGTATGGAGTGTAATATTCACATGATTTATAAAAACAATAACCTGTTCCATATAAATTCGGCAAACAAACCATCATTATGGTTTGTTCGGGGACATATAGAAATGTGTTATATACGAAATAGAAAAAGGTTATTTTAGAAAAATATAGATCTAGTTGTCGGCGCCAATCGTATAAAGGATTTCTCCAAAAGTTTGCGGATATTAACGATGTCGATAATAACAATAATGGTGAATAAATCATATTATAGTGAATATACGAATAAATTCCGGGAATAGTAAATAAAAAAGAGGATGCTGTTAATAATTTACTTGTATTCCAACTTGTAATTCGTTTCATTTATTTACTATCCATATTTTTATATTTCAAAATTTCTATTTTGGGAGAAATATTCGGAAGAATTCTGTAAGCGCCCACTTCCACTAAGTCGTCATACATTTCTTGATATTTGAGTGTTCCCTTTTCCATTTGATCAATTTCAATCAATTTTTTTAACCCTTTATCCACATACACGTTTTCCAATAAATGTTCCATAATAATCGGATTTTTCTTCATTTCTTCAATTAATGCTAAATTCAAACTATACGACTCTTTATTATTTGAATTCATGAATTTCATCAAAAATCCCATTGGAAGATTATGAAGAACACGTCTAAATACTTCGTTGTTTTCATTGGTCAATTTCTCAATCGTAATATCTCGTAAAACAGGACTTACATTATGATCACGTTCATATTGTTCAACGCAATGTGCTAAATACAAATTAGACATAATCGATGCCATGTCTGCCGACAATCCCTGTTCCTTTTTAATCGCGCCTCCTTTCAACGCAACGAAATTAGACAAACACGCAAAATAGATAGTCTGTTTCTCCAATACATTTTTGGAAAAGAAACTAGATTTCAAAGATTCAAAATACAATCCAACAGAATGTTTCACAATATTCCTAAACTTTTCGTTGAAATCGTCCAAATCATCCTTTTGAACTGCTTGTAATAAAGGGTAAATATGAGGATGACTTTTGTTCAATCCCTGACCAAATATGATCAAGTTCTTTGTTAAAGTGTTACTTCCTTCTACTGTAATACCAATAGGAACATTTTGATAAAATTTTGCCAGCAAATTGTTTTCACCCTTACATATTGCTGAACCAGCGTGAATGTCCATACCATCGTTCAAAACCTTACGTCCACGTTCCGTGGTTTGTTCTTTCATAATGGCGCTCAATACAGATGGTTTTTCACCTTGATCCAAAATTTTGTTTGTCACATATACACTAGACTGAATTGCCCAAGTATTATACATCATAGATGCCAACTTATTTTGAATTGCTTCCATTTGAATAATCGGCATTTTGAACTGTGTGCGATGTTTCGCATACAAAAACATAGACGCAGTTGCCAACTTTGAGGATGCGTTTGCTGTTGCTGGCAAACAAATACCACGACCTGCTGCTAAACATTCCATCAACATCTTCCAACCTTCGCCTATTTTCTCTTCTCCGCCAATGACTTCATCCAAATCAATGCGCATTGTACCTTCTAACATTCCATTTGGAAATCCAGTATCCAAAGGATTATGATAATAGTCTTGTTTTAAACCAGGATGTCCCTTTTCTAAAAGAGCAACAGTAACACCTGATTTTTTGGAATTCAAAAGTTGATCTGGATCTTCAACACGAAATGCCAACCCAATTAAATTCGAAACAGGCGCAAGCGTAATATAACGCTTTTCAATAGTGACCTCAATTTGTAGTTTGCCATTGTCACCGTTTATAATCTTTCCAGTGTCAATTTGTCCTGTAGCATCAGAACCATTGTTGGGTCCAGTTAAACCAAAACAAGGTATTTTGGACCCATTTGCTAATTGTGGTAAATATTTATTTTTTTGTTCGTCTGTGCCATAATGGAGTAATAATTCAGAAGGACCAAGAGAATTAGGAACCATGGTAATTACACCTAATGTTGGATTTGCTGAAGTAATATACGTTAGAATATTCGACATTTCTTCTACAGATGTTTTCTTTCCACCATATTGTTCAGGAATTAAAAACGAAAAAAACTTATTCGTTCCCATAAAATTAAACAGCGATTCATGGTCACTATTTGGGTAAATATGTTGACTAGGATATTTGACAATAAGTTCGTCTAATAGTTCTTTTTCGAACATTTGTTGTTTCATGGGTTGAAAATTTTGTTTTTTAACTTTTCCTTCAAATAAATCGCGATCAATAGAAGTAGTACCACATTGAAGAGCAATCATTTCAGTGTCACTGATTCTTGGAATCATTTTTTTGACGCGTTGAAAAAGGGTTTTACGTAAAGACAACATACCTTATTATCTAATAATCTAATAAGCTATTATTAAGTATTTTTACACAAATAATTAAAACAACCGAAATATTTTTTATTAAATGGAATATAATTCCAATTTTTATCGCAAACGGGGCAATTTTTATCATCTTTACACTTTGGACAGAAAATACTGTTACAATATTGACATTTTCGACATGAGTTATTTGTATAAATTGAATTACAACAATATGAACAATGGTACATTGTTGTTCTTTTTTTTATTGTCTTTATAGCTCCTCTTCTTTCCGATAATCGTTTATTTTCATCTTCCATATGGATATATATGTTTATTTGGATTTTATATATATATTACACATATAAAATAGAATTATTTGTAAATTATACAGTTTCCGACGTCATCATTTACAGTTTCGATTTTGCTTCTTACAAGTTTTACGTGCCAATTTTAATGCTTTGCTAGATGGTTTACATCCAGATTTTAAAACGTGATAATCGCTAATAGATGCGTTTCCTCCACTAATCGCGCTGGCTAAACGTGCTATACCCCAACTTTCACCCGTTTGATTTGGTCTTGAACCACTAGAAAAATAAGCGCCTCGTCCTTTATTTACTATTTTCTCCAAAGCACTACGTTTACATTTTGTTTTTCTTGCCAATTCTTTCGACGGGGTTATTTTGTCAATATTGTATAATTTTTCAGCGCGTTGTAAATGATTTGATTTGCGTGATTTGAATGTTTTCACTTTCGGACGTTCATAATATTTCCCTTTTTTATACATTTTACGTGATTTACGCAAGTATTTTTTCTGTTTTTTCGTATCTTTTCCCGATAAACCTTTCGGAATATATCTTTTTGGAACATTTAATAAGTCCATCTATATTATCAATAGAAAATAACTTTCTTTTTATCAGGAAATTCTTTTCCGATAGGATACATTGTCGTACCATGTTTTTGTGCTTCTGTAAAATCGTATTTATTATATAATTGCTTGGTTTCCTTATTTTGAACATATGTCTTTCCTTCATAAGTAAATTCACGATAATCTGCCTTCCTTTCTTGTACTTCTTTCACATCCTTTTCGTCAATATCTTTCTGTATTTCAGGATGAGTACTAAACGCATTAGTACGAACTTGTCCAAATGAATAACATGCCAGATTTTCGTCTTTATTTTCATATAGACTACAATCCATAGCACTTTCTTTTACCGCATTTAAAATTTGGGAATTAACCTGATCTTTTTGTAAAGCGCGTTCAAACAATTGTTGATCTGTTGTTACTACACCCACTGCGTTGTCTAATTGTCGCAAATAACGACCTAACATAGTAGTATCGTCGATTGTATCCGACATTTTATTGGACAAACGACTCACATCGCGTAATCGCAAATTTTTATGTTTATCAGATTCCTTAATTTCGTCAGGAATAACTGACATATATAAATAAACTTTCACCGTTCGTAATTCTTCGGGTAGATCTTGATGACTACATATACGACGTGCGCGTCCAATGACTTGTTGGGGACGCACCATATTCCAATATGGTTCTACTATATGTACAAAGCGTGTGTTCTTTAAGTTAATACCTTCGGCACCCGATGATGTAATCATGAGTAATTTAATTGCTTGTCCCATGTGGTTATTTTCTATATTTTCTTCTCTGAATTTGGAAACAATGGATGACGGTGATTGATCCCATTTGGAGTTATATACATTTAACAATATCTTCTTTTCTTCGTCACTTTCAGTACCTGTATGTAGCGCAAATTTAGGTTTTCCTTTGTCTTCTGGTTGTTCGACTACTTCCCAATCATTCGAACCGGATATTTTTTGAATTCGAAATTCAGCATAACCATTTGCTTGTAACGTCTCTTTTATTAACGCAATACCTTCTAATGTACGAAATTGACTATAAATCAAATGTAATCCTTTATTTTCCTCGTCTTGGATATTTTGTAATAAACGTAAAAATTTGGGGCTGTACATTTTTAATCCAGATGGACTAAATATTTCTTCTTTACGTGCTCGCAGTTCACCCAATACTTCCGAAATGCGTTTCATATTATCTTTTTTAGGTTCAGTGCGTTTTTGTACTTTTGGTTCTTCACCCTCTTCTTTTGGGGTTTCTATTTCATCTAGATTTTCTATATCATGCAAAACAATATTGTCCAAGATCTGTATTTTATCTTCGTCTTCATCTTCTTTTTCTTCCACATCTTCATCTTTTTCTTCAACATCTTCGTCTTTTTCTTCAACATCTTCGTCTTTTTCTTCATCTTCAACATCTTCGTCTTTTTCTTCATCTTCAACATCTTCGTCATCATCATCTCCCCCGCCTTTTAATTTTCGTTTTCTTGGATTTTCGTCTTGTTCTTTTTCTTCCACTTCATAACCAATTAATTCATCTTCATTTTTTCTTGGACGACCAGGAGGATCAGGGAACGCAAAATTACAACATTGCCTTGACGCAATACGATATGTTGATGGAGTACTAAACAATTCTTGTGCGTTCATATTCTGTTGTTTGGCGCGCTTTTTTCGACTTTGCTTTTCTTGTTTGCTCTCATCGTCACGGATTTTTTCGTAAATACCAAACTGATATTGACTCATTGGTACATGTTCAATATGATAAACAGGATCATGTTCGGATGGTATGAATCGGGGATATAATCCATCATTCGCACCTTTGAAATAAGAAGTCAGTCCAAGAATACGTTTTTGGAATACGTTTTTACTTTTCATTTCAGAAGAATCTAGTTCTACAAATTTCTCCAAGAAATCTTTGGAATTATCAGGAAGAGCATTATGGTTGGTAGACTTAATTTGAGCAATAGGTTTTGTATCTAACCCATGTTTTTGTAAGATTTTTACAACTACTTTCTTAAAATCAGTATCGTTTAAATTTCCACTATCGTCTAATTTCACGCCATTGTAACTTTCTAAAGAACCGCCTTGCTGTATGTCCATTTGTGCTTGTATAGTTTCAATTCGTGTTTCATCATCTTGAATTGTGGTTCCAATTGGATCTTTAATGACTACTAATCCATTTTCCTTTGCTAATATATTTTCATGTTCTTCCTTGATTTCTTTTTTACGTGTTGTCCTTTTTTTGGGTTTTTCCTTAGATTTCGTCTTTTTTTTACCACCATATCTTTTATTGGACTGTAATATTCGTTGTATTCTATGAATATTTACAAAACCAAATGGATTACGTGTAATCGTTAAATTTTCACCCGAATAATCAAGATAATCATATTGATTTAATCCTTCTTCATCAAACCATTGAATAATATCATTTTTGGTAAACGATTTCCCACCTTCTGTAATTCGAAGGGGGAAATTCCAGGTTTTAATGGTTCCGCGCAAAATATTGAACATAATACCAATTTCATTCGGATAATTAATAATGGGTGTTCCTGATAATAAGACTATTTTTGCGTTTGTTGCGTTCATTAAATGTTTATATAAAATAAATGACATTGCGTCTTGTTTGTTCATTTTATTCACAATCATACTTACAAAGTTATGTGCTTCATCAATAATAACGACACTATTATCAAAAGGATTGATTTTCTTATTCATAGTTGTTTTTTCGTCGTTAATCTGAAATTTTTCATTATAGTTATTTTCAGTTAATCCGTTATAATTGACATCAATATATTTTGAACGGATCATCTCATCAATTTGTTCCGTCAATACTTTTCGATCTTCATCATTTAAATCGTGATAATTGGATTTCTTGGACACATTGACCATCCAAGCCCCCTTTCTTTTTTCAATAGAAGAGCGTGGCAAAGAAAGAACATTAGACAATAAGGAAATATAATCGGGTTTTCCTTCAATGGAAATGAATTCCCAATATTGGTCCAAACGATAAATTGGATCGCCACATACCTTCATTTGATCCATGAAATTTGCCTTCAAAGATGCGAGGGTTAATACGAAAATTTTCTTTTGAGATTTCATTCCTTCGGCAATAGAAATTGATGTACATGTTTTACCTGAACCAAGACCGTGGTATAATAGTAGACCACGATAAGGTGTATATAAATTCAAATAATCGCTTACTACGCGTTGATGAATCATTAAATTAAATTCTCCTTGTTTTGTATCTTTTGCCTTTGTATCACATGTTTCAATCGTTGCTTGATCTTGTATTTCTTGCTTGTATTTATTGAATAATGATGATAAATGACTAATAAACTTTTTGCGATTATTCATATAATAACTAGATGCTCGCATGCGAAAATCATCGTATTTTGGCAATCGTTTACTTAAAGAACTTCCTTCCAAAATCTGGGTTCCATCAAATTGTTCTAGTGCTATATCCTTTGGTTTCTTTGGTTTTCGTTTAATTACAATGCGTTCTTTTGTTGGTTTTAATACAGGTTTTTCTTGTTCATCCTCTTCTTTTTCTTCATCCTCTTCTTTTTCTTCATCCTCTTCTTTTTCTTCATCCTCTTCTTTTTCTTCATCCTCTTCATCTTCTTCTTTTTCTTGGACACTTTCGTCGGGAATAGGTTGTTCTAATTCCACGCTTATATCGTCAATTGGTTCTTCAACATCCCTTGAATCAGGCATTTGCGATGGTTTTAACTGTTTTTTCACAGGAAAAACGTTTTGTTTTCGCAATGATTCCATAAATTTATTGTAATCAAATCCTTCTTTTGACCTATTATCTCGTATTTTACATATTACTTTAGGATTGTCTTCTTGGACTTCTTCTGTCAATTCATCATCATTAGGATCTTTATCTTCGGATTCATCAGATGATTCATTATCGATTTCATCAATCTCTTTCTTATGTTGTCCAAGAAAAATAGAGGCACCATTTTTATATTGAACATTTGGAACCGGTTTTTCTTTTAATTTGGCTAAATAAATATTCATTTGTATATTGATTGTATTATATTATACAATCACAATTTTATTTCTAACTTGACTTAGTATTCCGTTCTAGAAAAGTTTTATCTGGATTTTTATACATATAAATTAACACACTCAACACCTTGTATAATTTTTCCATTTGTCCTTGATCTTTGGTTACAAGGAGTTTACCATATTCAACGGTGATCATCTTTGTAAAATCATTTCCGGCTTTATAATAGTCTGTCAGTTCATCATTATACCAATATCCCATTTTTTTTTCCTTTTCCGGAATTGCGTGGCGCCAAAGAAATAACTTGGCAGCATCCTTATCATACAATTTATACAATTCGGCAAGTAACATTACCGAAACACCGTTACAGTCACAAATGATATGAATAATATCATTTATATCACATTGATACATCCATTCGTGAACCATAACATCTACGTGTAAATAACTATATATTTTACGATGTAGTTCAATTGGTAGTCCACGCAAACCGTAACTGTGGCGATCTTGTGCGTAATATTTTTCCAGTGCGTAATATCTTTCCATATTTTGATTTATTTTGTTACTTACCATAAAAAACAAAATAAACTATTCAATTTTATAGACAATTAGACAAGCAAAATATCCCACTCATTTAAGTAATATTTATACGAAAGACTGTAGTGATCGAAGTGCTTCTTCACAGGCAATTTGTTCTGCTTTCTTTTTAATTTTATGAACACCTTTGCCTAAATTTACGAAAATTTTACTATGTTCACACATAGATTGATGAATCTGTTGAAATCCTTGAAAACTACTAATGGCAGTTGCGTTATTTACATGAACCGAGTGGATTGGTTGTCCCAAACATAAATATACGCCCATATGATACCCGGTTTCAGTATTGTGTTCTTCCACTTCCAAATAATCGGGAGTTATCTTAAACTCCTTTTGAATACGCACTTGTAGAATATTCTTGTAATTGTCATCATTACGAATCAAATTAATCCAATCCACATGTTTTTCAAATACATTTTCAATGAATATTTGTGCCATTTGAAATCCGGGTCCCGTAATAAATACATTGGAAAACCATCCGTGCTCATCGTTCACGTTAATTTTATTAAAATCGAGAAATATAGCACCTAAGAATGCCTCAAATAAACAACCCAACTTTTTTAGATTCGTTCGAGTTTGCTTCTGCTCGGCATTTTTGGAAATAACCAACCATTCATGGAGCCCCATTTCATATGCCATGCGACCAATAGATTCGTTCTTTACAAGAGCAATTTTCTTTTCGGTCATAAATCCCTCATTCTCTTTTGGAAAACGATTATAAAGAACATATTTTGTCACACATTCCAATATACCATCTCCAATAAATTCCAAACGTTCATTCGATTTTGAATTCAATGGCAAACAACCATGAGGTTTAGGAACAATGATCACGTTATTTTGTTTATTTTCTAATTGCGTACGCTTCAAATGGGATTTGTTAATAAACGCACGTTTATAGAGTTCTGCGTTATGTATAGGAGCATCAATACCATATTTTTTTAAAATGGATTGAATACTTTCCGTGGATATAGGTTTGTTTAGGGGATTATATGGATCAAATACAAAGACATCTTGTCCAAATTCATTCTTTTCTATACGGATGTCTTCGTCGTTAATGCGCACATTTTCTTCGTTCGATTTCATGTTATTCATTAAATAAAATGATGTCAATAATATTTTTATAAATTCATATCTATACCATTTTAGAATAAATTTTATGCTTATCCATTTTTTTTTATTTATATATAGTATAAATGGTTCTCAGTACACGCACATTTAGAGGTTCTGTCCAATCTAGAAATATTACTTTCCCTGGTCAATTTAACAACCAAGGTGGTGGAAACAAGAAAGCAGGTCTTCCGGGATCAGTTGGTCGCGACTATCACTTCCCTATTGCCCTACGTGTAGCCGGAACACGTAACACTCTATATGATGTGACCAACCCTACTACTGGTCAAGTTGTACGTGGTCTTCGTTTCACATTCCACCCTCATCGCGCCCAGCGCCCTATCTGGAGTACCAAGACCCCCAACTCTTACTTCTCCATCCCCGGACAAGGTCAGAAAGGAAGCAGTCCTCCTTTCTAAGTAAATTTAATTGTTATGAAAACAATATAATTAAAATAATGTAGTGTAATACATCATTTTATGAAAATTATCTTGGACGATCGTGAGCAACAATTATATCATCTAGTAAACGAAAAAAACGATTCTCTTGATTTAAAATTAACTATAGAAAAAAAAACATTGCCATTGGGCGACATTGTTTTCGTAGACGATAATGAAAAAGAAATTGTTATAGTTGAACGCAAATCATTGAGTGATTTAGTGGCGAGCATAAAAGATGGTCGATATGAAGAACAGTCATATCGTTTAATACATTCGTCTGGATTATATCGTCATCACATTATTTATTTAATTGAAGGTGGAATGTCACAAATATTGAATCCTATTGAAAAAAAAATGATTTATTCGTCCATGCTTACTTTACAACTTTATAAAGGATTTAGCATAATGAAGACTACATCTATGATTGAAACTGCTGAATGGATTATATATAGTGCGAATAAATTAAGTTCAATGGTAAAAAAAGGACACGAACTATGGAGTCCCGAAAGTGCGATTATAGAACAAGTCCCGTCGAATTATTGTTCAGTTGTGAAAAAAACGAAAAAGGACAATGTTACACCCGAAAACATTGGAGAAATTATTTTATGTCAAATACCCGGGATTAGTTCCGTTTCCGCGATTACGATTATGAAAGAATTCAAAACCATTTCGAATTTGATAGATAAAGTAAAAGAGGATCCATTCTGTTTAAATGGGATTATATGTGAAACAAAAGGAAAACAGAGGAAATTAGGTAAAAATGTTATTCAAAACATTGTTGCCTATTTGACTTAAACATGTTATATTTGGTACAGGGCGAGATTGAACGCACTTTTGTATAAGTTTACCCTAAAAATGTATCCCCCCAACCAAATAGAATCCAAAATACATAAATTACTAAAAAGGTGAGTATAAATGTTGTGGTAAAATGAACAAGCAATTTAATATATTTGTGATGATGCGTTTTAAAATCGTTTTTATCTATATATTCGTCAATATGATCATTAACAACCAATACAACCGCAAAAATTACCGCACTATATAAGGCATTAAAGAAAAAAGCACTTGAATGATGTTTATGATTTAGTGTAAATATTGGCAGTTTCATATTTATATTATATAATACGTTTTTATTTTTCAGTTTGAGTATAATTATTCTTGTAATACAGTTGGAACTGTAGGTGGTTGAACAGTATTTCCTTCATATCGTCCAGAAGCAACCTTTTCAGCAGTAAACATTGCGCCACCCCAATTGGGGTCCATTGGATTATTACTTAATCCGTCCTTATTTTCAGTTTGAGTAGAATTATGAATTTGATCTAGAACTGTATATTTACCAACATACTGACTCGTCGGATCGAATCCATAATAACCTTGATTATATTGTTTATTATCACGATTGGCGTCATCATATTCGACTAAAGGGGTATGGTTCGATATTGTGGTTTGTTCGAGTTGATCTACCGACACACCATAGTTTCCTAAACTTATCCCATTATTTGTAGGTGGTTTGTTAAATGCTTGAGGTCCCATGGGAGGACTAAATTTAGGAGTAACATTCGTATTGTTTACGAAATAGTCCTGAACAGAACCTAATAACAATGGATCCACATTACCATTACCATATCCGCCTGTTTCACGCATTTTATATACATTTTCACCTTGTGCGTTACTTTCTTCTTGTAAAAACAATACGGGACAATTTTGATTGTATAATTTACGCTGTGTTTCAATGTAATCTTTATATTGGTCCAAACTTTCAAAAAATATAGGATTTTCACCAACTTCTTCGGGCATATTTTTGTTAAACAACATATATTTCCCTCCGCGTTTTATCAATAGTGTCGGACATAAATCACTCGATTCGTTAGTTGTTAGTTCATCTTCGTCCGATGCGGGGGAATTTTGATCATTGTTTGGAGAAATATCGATATTTGATACAGGAACTAGCAATTTGTTTGTTGATGGTGTTCGATTTTCTGATGAAATTCCAGGTGATGGCATACTCTGAGTAATTTCGCGTTCAACCATTTCTTTAGCTAAAGAAGGTGAATTTTGATCTAATCTCGTATTACCCATCCAAGCAATAAATACAAAACCTAAACTAAAAACAAAGACGAAAAATATAATCCACATATTTTCATTTAACCACGATGTTTTCATTCTATATATATATTTAAAATGATAGAAAAAAAGTTTGATATTATTTCTAAGTATAATGTAAATGGGCAATAAACAAACCCGAAACAAAAAGTGCGGGGGTAGAAAAACAAAACGATTTCGCAAAATACCAAAAAAAAAAGTAATTGTTGGTAAAATATATGCGGATTGGTGTGGACATTGTAAAACATTAAAACCCCAATGGGAGAATATGAAAAATATTATCAAAACCAACATGGGACGTTCTTTAAAGAATGTAGAATTTGAATTTTCTGAAATGGGTGATACGGAAGAAAATCAACTGAATAATATTAGTGTTGATCAGTTGGTTGAAGAATTTAACAAAAAGCATTTTCCTAATGGAGACAAACGCGTTTCGAGTGACGGATTTCCAACTATTTTCAAAATATGTCGAAAAAAAATAGAATATTATAGTGGTCCACGAAACGCAAGTGAAATGTACAAATGGGTGACACAAAAATGTTAATCTAATTTCACTATTTTTGCCATTGCCTTGGTTTGTATATAACGTTCTGATGCCATGGTCCGTCGTCGCAAATTACAACTTAAACATGATATAACAACGTTGTCGCTGTTATGTCCAAAATCATTATTTAATCGTTCCAATGTCCATTGTTTGGGTTCACGAACATTTTCGTATAATAATTCCGTTTCTTCCTTACAATAATAGCATTTACGGTCTGATGTTTTTAGTAATTCGATTACAACTTGTAATGTAACAAATTTTTCTAAACAGAGTTTTTTTTTTAACTTATCTTGATTCATATACCCTCCAATTTTGTATTTTAACTGTTGTAAAATAATTTTTTGTAACGTAGATTCATCGTTTTGTAATATAGCATCTATATTTTGATCCGTTATATTGTCAAATTCTTCAACCGCGTTTGTCCAAGAACTATGTTGTGTAATATTTCGTTTTTTCTTCGGTTTTTCTAGTTTAACTCTTTTATTTTTTTCGGTTGATGGAATCAAAATAACCTTTTTATTATCCATTATATAAACCACTGATTTTAAATAGAATATTTTAACTTTTAATAGTTGAATCTCATTAATGGTGTACCCCCCCAAATTCTAAATATTACGGTTTAATTATTATTGCTATTATAAAATTGATATAAAATATGAATTTTATATAAAAAGTATATTAATATAGACTTGAAAATGTGCGGTTTACAATTTTGTTTTATGCTATGTTTTAAACATAGTACTGCGGCAATCTCATTATGCGATGGTATTTTAAATAAATTGAACACATTGATGCCTAAAATCCAACCTGAATTGATGAAGATTATGAACGGATGGAGTCCACGTATTAAGTATAACGATAATATTAGGAAAAAACTGACGCTCAAATTGCGAAATGCTTTGAAACAAAATAAAATTAAGGTGTTTGATATGAATATGGAAGAAGAAGACTTTTATGGAAAGCAAATCACATATTTTATTTATAAACGAACTTTAGATTATTACGAAAATATGAATATTGAATTTGAAATAATTCCGATGAAAAAAACATGGTGGATGTACAATGTCTCCGATGATATTACTAATAGTTATGAAACTAATATGGATTCTTTCCGTAACCATTTGGTGAGCATTAATGATGAATATATTATTCCGATTGGTACAACCAATGAATCAGAAATTACTGTATTACATGAAAGATTCGAGAAAATTATGTTGGATGTTATTGATCATATGAATTTTGATAATATTATTGAAACTATAAATAATAAATATCAACAGAATCAATCAACTATTGATGATGAAACACAACAATTACGCAATATAATGTAATAATGAAGTTGAATATAAAACAAATATAGTTTATCAAATGAGATAAACATTCTCCTTTATAATATATATAAAGGAGAATACACAATATAATGTTTTCTCAATCACATACAAATGAAGCAACTGAAGATAAAAATGAGAAAAGTACCGAGAAAAAAGAGACTGTTCCGTATATAAACAAGTATAGTAATCAAGTTATATCGAATTCTATTAATTTCAATACACTTGATTCTCTTTTGGAAAAGGAAAAGCAACATAATAAAACGGAACCATGGAACAAGATTGATAAAACAGTGAAAACTCAATTATTACATTCTTTTGCTGAAACATACGGACATGAACATCAGTTGCCTATTAAAGAAATAAAGAATTTAAAAGTATTTTTTTCAGAAAGTTTAAACCGAGGAAAGTTACAGAAAAATAAAGATATTAGTTATGATAAAGATAACCGAAAGGTTTTATCTATCCCATCACTTTATTTTAATAGTGAAAAAAAGCATTTCACGTTACGGATCGTGGACACCAAGCGCGTGTCGACATTAAAATCTTTAACCCCTAAGAAAAACACTTCAATAAAGAATAATTTATAATTTACAAATATTAACTGACATAAAATTGATTAAGTCCGTTAATCTATATATAAACACATACACATATATAAATATATAATGGAAGACATCGACGATAATATAAGTACATCAAGTGATGACACGCAAGAGTCTGCTTGTATGTCGTTTTTCGAATCACTAGATGATGACGAATTAATCGATTTAACGACAACCTGTTATGAGGTTATTGACGAATATGTAGAACAAAATATTCTACATATGTGTGAACCAAACTATTATGACATTATTAATAACGAAATAATGTGCTATTTTGTAGAACTATGGGAAGACGCACAAATATACAATAGTAATGACGACGATGAGACTGGTGAATTTATTTACAAAGTGATAAACGAATATTTTGAAATTATGAAGTGTGATTACCCAAAACGTTCACAATTAGAATATACATCCACATCTTTGGATTTGACACAATTACATAATCAAATCGACTATTTACGGTCAATGCCACAACCTGAACAGCGTACGCGAGAATGGTATTCATTTCGACATCAATTAATGACTGCCTCTAATTTATGGAAACTATTTGGCACCGACTCGCAATATAATAGTTTAATTTATGAAAAGTGTTGCCCTCTAAGAGATCATAGCGGAGAATCAAGTGGTTATGTAAATATTTTATCTCCTATGCATTGGGGACAAAAATACGAACCATTGTCTGTTATGTTATATGAAAATAAAAACAATACGAAAATCGAAGATTTTGGATGTATACAACACGTAAATTATTCCTTTATTGGTGCTTCGCCCGATGGAATTAATGTAGATCCGAAAAATGATCGTTATGGACGCATGTTGGAAATTAAGAATATTGTAAATCGCGAAATTAACGGGATTCCATCGAAAGCATATTGGATTCAAATGCAATTACAAATGGAAACGTGTGATCTAGATGAATGTGATTTTCTAGAAACCCGTTTCAAAGAGTACGAAAATGAGGAAAAGTTTTATCAAGACGAAACGCATACAAAGGGAATTATTTTACATTTTGTGGAAAGACTTAGTATTGGATGTAGTATGGGAGATTCTACAGATAATACAGGTGGATACATGCTTGCGCAACAGCAATCGGGTGGACCAAAATATATTTATATGCCACTTGATATTGATTTGACAAAAGAATCCGTTGAAAAATGGATCGAGGAACAACGTTTAAAAATAAGACGTAGTTGGAGTCTATATAGTGTGGACTATTGGAGATTGGACCAATATTCGTGTGTATTTGTTGAACGGAACAAAAAATGGTTTCAAAACGCAGTTCCCATTATAGCAAAAGCATGGAACACTATTTTGGAAGAACGAGTATCCGGATATGAACATCGAGCAGCAAAAAAACGTATTCCAAAACCGCTCGCGTTGGAAGTGGTTCAAGGAAATGAAGATAGTAAAATTATTAAGAATCTAAATATAGGAACGGGGGTTTGTTTGGTAAAATTAGATAATGAATAATATATATACAAAATTGAAGGTCTTTTTCAAAATAATGTTTTTATCATAAACAATATTATTTAAACATGCCAAAGAACCATATTCACTATTTTCCATCTTGCACGGTCAAGATCTACAAAGGGATGCCTATATCAAATTCACAATATAGTCATTTCCGGGACATGGATCCAAAAGAGTTCAAGAAGATTTTGGCAAAGCATCTTCAATCCTCTAAAAATACAAAAAAATGACCATTTTATTCGACACATGATGGTCAATATCATTATCTGACCAATGGATATTACTAACGAAATATCGTTAGGACAAAAAAATACACACCTATTTTAAAAGGTTAAAAAATAATAAACATGGTTTTGTTGTTTTTTTTTCGAAAAATTCTATTATAATTTTATTCTTTTAATGGTTGATTGTAGTAAAGGAAAAAATTTTTCAAAAGAACATAAATAGTATATGAGTATTCTATTTATAATATGCCATTTGATGACGATGAAATGTATGTAATCAAACGCAATGGTGAAAAAGAAATTGTATCGTTTGATAAAATATTGCAGCGTATTAAAAATACCGCAACCGAAGCAAATATTCAATTGAATTTTACATCACTTACCATGAAAGTAATTGATCAACTATATAATAATATTACTACCACCCAAATTGATGAAGTAACGTCCGATCAATGTGCTTCGCTAGCATCCACACATCCGGATTATAACAGTCTGGCTGGAAGAATTATAGTATCAAATCATCAAAAAAATACATCATCTTCTTTCAGTGAGGTTGTTAAACAATTATATCATTTTAAAGATAAACATGGAAAAAAGTCATCGCTAGTATCTGAAAAATTGTATGATTTTGTTATGAAACACCCGGAAGAATTAGACGAACTATGTGATTATAATCGCGACTATTTGATTGACTATTTCGGTTTCAAAACATTGGAACGAGCATATCTAATGAAGATAAACAATGTGATTGTAGAAAGACCTCAACATATGTGGTTACGTGTCTCCATTGGTATTCACGAAGAAAGTATGGATAAAATTAAAGAGACATATTTTTATATGTCAAATAAATATTTTACACACGCGACTCCTACATTGTTTAATTCTGGAACACCTAGACCCCAATTATCGTCCTGTTTTTTATTGGCAATGGAAAACGATTCGATTGATGGCATTTATAACACTTTGCGTGATTGTGCCAACATTTCCAAATGGGCGGGAGGCATTGGTCTTCATATTCACAATGTTCGTGCGACCGGAAGTCATATTAGAGGAACAAATGGCACGTCAAATGGTATTGTTCCCATGTTACGAGTATTTAACAATACAGCCAAATATGTTGACCAAGGAGGTGGAAAGCGTAACGGAAGTTTTGCTATTTATTTAGAACCATGGCATGCAGATATTGAAATATTTTTACAAATGCGTAAAAATCACGGCGATGAAGAATTAAAAGCGCGTGATTTATTTTACGGACTTTGGATTCCGGATCTATTTATGGAACGCGTAAAGACAGATGGAAATTGGACACTCATGTGTCCCGATGAATGTCCGGGTTTGTCTGAGGTATATGGGGATGCGTTCAAAGCACTTTACGAATTCTATGAAACTGAACATAGGGGACGTGTTACGATGAAAGCGCGCAAATTGTGGTTCCAAATATTGGATGCCCAAATGGAAACTGGAACACCTTATTTATGTTATAAAGATGCGGCCAATCGAAAAACCAATCAACAGAATATTGGCATTATTAAGTCTTCCAATTTATGTACTGAAATCATGGAAGTATCGAATAAAGAACAAAGTGCTGTGTGTAATTTAGCAAGTATTGCTTTACCTTCATGTATTGATTATAGTACAGAACCGCCTTCCTATGACTTTGATAAACTTCACGAGGTTGCACGGATTGTAACACATAATTTGAATAAAGTAATTGATGTAAATTTTTATCCAACGGATAAAACACGCAATAGTAATCTTTTACATCGACCAATTGGAATTGGTGTTCAAGGACTTGCTGATACATTTATTCAAATGAATTATGTATTTGATTCTCTTGACGCTAGACAACTCAATAAGGATATTTTTGAAACCATTTATCACGCTGCTTTAGTAGAATCATGTACAATATCAAAACTAGATGGTCCTTATAGTAGTTTTGATGGTTCACCCGCAAGCAAAGGAATATTACAATTTGATATGTGGAATGTAAAACCGTCTGATAAATATGACTGGGATAGTTTAAAGCAAAACATTATATATTATGGATTACGAAATTCATTGTTATTGGCACCTATGCCAACCGCATCTACATCGCAAATATTAGGATATAACGAATGTATTGAACCAATTACATCGAACATTTATAGTCGCCGCACGATTGCGGGTGAGTTTATATTAGCCAATAAATATTTGATGAAAGAACTCATTGATTTGAACTTATGGAATGAAAGAGTGAAAAATTCTATTATTGCCAACAATGGTTCGATTCAGCAAATCGATGTAATACCGGAACAAATACGCAACAAATATAAAACAGTCTGGGAACTACCCATGAAGTCACTCATCGATATGGCTGCCGACCGTGGTGCTTTTATTTGCCAAAGTCAATCCTTGAATTTGTGGTTGGAAGATCCAACTTATAATACATTAACGTCTATGCATTTTTATGCTTGGACAAAAGGTTTGAAAACGGGAATTTATTATTTGCGGCGTCGCGGAAAACACCAAGCACAACAATTCACCATTGAACCGGAGAAAGACGAAGAAACGCCCGATTTTGTTTCACAAGAAGAAGAAGTGTGTGAAATGTGCTCCGCCTAGATAAAATTGAAGATCTTTTTTGTATTTTACTGGAAGGTAAATACAAAACTTAAAGAAGTAAACAACCAACCATGCAACTCAACAACTTTTACGAACGCGACCTTTGGACCGAATGGTCCAAAAGAATGGCACTCTTTGCTAGTGGTGCTGTCAGACGAAATTATTATCCGAACAATATGGATAGTTACTATGACATAGAAAAGCGCATGGTGAATATGAGAAGAGAGCAAATTTATAACGCAAAACAAATGTTCGACAAATTGTATGAGGTCGAAGTTCGTGCGGCATATTACCAACTGTGGAAAACAAAATGTGGTCCGATCAGACGACATGACGAAGAACCAATTTACGGGTCGTCGAGTGACAAGATTGAAGAGTTCTTCCATAAACTATCGGTTTTGGAGAACGAGCGCCTCGAATTCATGTACGATAAATTGGCACAACTGAACGCAGCCAAGGCACTTTTACGATTACGCGAAACAACGGTTAAAGAAGAGAAACAGAAAGTGGGTAAGGAAAAGAGGGCGAAAACGATTCGCGATAGGAAGGTTCAGGAACCCGTTCGTCGTTCTAATCGAGTACAACAAAATAGAAAAAGAGAGGTATTTGCCCAAGTAGATTGATTTTGTATTATTTTAATAATTTAACTAAGTTTGTTTTTTTCATAAAATTGAACTATTTTTCCTGTATTTTCATAGTTTTATAACAAAAAATATGAAAAGTAATTGCGTCATTTGTTTTGAAAACGTAGATTCTACTACTCTCATCAAGAAATGGGAGTGTCCTCATTTATTTCACGAAAGTTGTATTGAACATTGGGATCATGATTGTCCTCTTTGTAGAAATACGAACATTATTCTTCCGGAAATTACTTGGACCCTTTCCCACAATCCAGAATGCCCATTATGGATGAATCAAATTCAATCTTTGGCACATACTGTTTTAGAAAGCAAAATTCCATTGTATCATTCTTTATGGAAAGACCAAGATTGTATTACAAATCAACACAATATGTGTTATTATCAAATGAATCCAACAAATAAAGGGGAAATTATTGGAATATGCGAAGATTGTAATACTTGCCAAAAGTTTGTATAATTGATTCAATCGTTTATAGAAAATAGAAAAAATCGTCTTCGTCTTTTTTGTTCTTGGACTTTTCAATATAATTTGTCACTAAAGGACATTTGGAATAAACATAACTATAACTTCCCTGGTCCAAGACATACGTTTGATTTGTTAATTTAGGTGTACAATATACATCCACCATTTCATCAGCACAATTTTCTTGGATTGTTTTTTTACCAAACAACCACCAGTCATTATAAGTATTCAATTTAAAATCTCTTGTGGTAATACCTATTTTGTTCGCCTGCATTTCCGTAAGTTCTTCGCCAATTTGTTTAATAAATTCTACATAACTTTCTATTTTCGCCTTTTCATCACTAACCCCGTAACTGATTTGATGTTGCATCAAAGTCGAAAGGGGTGTCACGTATCTTTTTTCACATGATTGTAAAATAACGAATCCCATACTGATTGCTTTTTGCGCAATACAAGTAAGATTGTGTTTTTGGATTTCATTCACAATTTTATTTCCTGCGTCAACAGATCCCCCATTCGTGTCCAAGAAAACATACAACTCGGTCTTCGTTGTGCGACGATTTAGATCAAATACAAAATCGGTTGCTAATTTATCATTTATTTCTCCGCGAAGCAATAATGTATTATTTGTGTCCAATAATATGTCTTTAGCACTTGTAAATACAAGTGCCGAACAAAAAAGTAAAGATGTTAAAAATGGAATGTACATTTTAACTATAAAGAGATAAAAAATTGCTAAATATACTAAAAAATACTTAAACCCTTATATTATACTAATAATATAGAATGAAATCCGTTCTTAATTATAAAAACAGTGTTTATTTTGACTTTCATCGTCAACTATTCAATGAAAATGAATATTCTACATTATTAGAGGAACTAACCGAAAAAGTGTTGCCAAAAATGGAGAATATGAAGAACGGGGATAAAATAAATTTTACAGAAAACCGATCTGTAGAACATATATCGTTACGAGCAAACGCAACCGATTCTTGGTATAAAAAAGAGGTTCAAGAAGTTATGGATGATATAGAATCTTTTGTTCAAGAAGTACATTCCGGAAATCTATTATCATCAACCGGAAAAAAATTTAAAAATATTATTTCGATTGGAATCGGTGGAAGTTATTTAGGTCTAGAATATTTTTATAAATCAATAGAAAATGAAAAAAAAATGAATTTACGATTATTATCAAATATTGACCCACGAAATTTAATAGACTGTTTGGAAGATATTGACCCTGAAGAAACTATGGTTATTATTATATCCAAAACATTCACTACTCAAGAAACTATAATTAATGCTGAATGTGTAAAAGATTGGTTAGTATCAAACATACATGGTGTCGATTCTGAAGTCATTGTTCAAAAACATATGATTGCGGTTAGTACAAATTTAGAAAAGGTTACATCATTTGGCATTTCAAAAACATTTGGTTTTTGGGATTGGGTTGGGGGTAGATATTCAGTATGGAGTGCGGTAGGTATGCTGCCAATCGGACTAACCTTTGGTTTTGATGTAGTAAATCAAATTCTAAATGGGGCGAGAGATGCCGATATTCATTTCTTTAATGAACCTATTGAAAATAATATTCCGATTCATATGGGATTGATTACAATTGATCATATTCAACGTGGATTTTCTTGTCGTGCTATTTTACCTTATTCGCAAGCACTTGAACGTTTCCCGGCACATATTCAGCAAGTTGAAATGGAAAGTAACGGAAAACATATTGATTTCCATGGAAATAAAGTCGAAAAAAGTGGTCAAGTGGTATTTGGGGAACCTGGAACGAATGGACAACATTCTTTTTATCAATACCTCCATCAAGGAACCCAAATAATACCATGTGAATTCATAGGATTTTGTAAGCAAAAAAAAGGTGTATATACAAAACATGGGTCTTCTATTAGTAATCATGATGAATTAATGTGTAATTTTTTTGCTCAACCAGACGCATTATTTTACGGTAAAAATGAAAAAGTTCTTCGTACTGAAGGATGCGATGAAACATTAATACCTCATAAAGTATTTCAAGGTGGGCGTCCATCCACATTATTATTGATGGATGACCTTAGTTCTTATAATCTTGGATTTTTATTAGCAATATACGAACATTATGTAGCAGTCCAAGGATTTTATTTTGATATTAATTCTTTTGACCAATGGGGTGTTGAATTGGGAAAGGAATTGGCACAAAATGTAAAAAAAACGATGAATGGTGACAGTTCGATAGAACTAAATAAATCAACACAAAATATACTCAATTTTTATTTGAAGACAAAATCGTCATAATGTTGTCGGACAATCCATAACAATCATCTGTACTATTATAACAAAAATATGAATAACAATATATACAAAATCCTTTGTTACCAAGGGTTTAATTATTAAATATTTCCGATTTATACCCACGCGTACTAATATCAAACTTGAAACGCATTTTCACAAAACACCTCAAACAAACATACGTATCGATGAGCGAATCGTGTAAATTCAGCGGCGCCTTTGTTTCAAACAAATATTCGTATAATTCCGACAATTTGGGACTTTTGTAATAAGTTTCTCCCTTAGCACTTTTACGTTCGATTTTACATATATTTTTGCTTTTGTACATAGTACAATAATTTTGTTTGTTTTCCTCTTTTTCATAAGATGGCAAGAACACATTTTCTACATGAAATGGTTCCAATGATTCGGCATGACGTTTCAATTCCAATTGAATCATACGTCGATCAAAATATATATTGTGCGCTACAATTGTATCACAAATCATATAGTCTTCGCAAAACTCTTTTAACGCTGCATCCATAGATATTCCAGTGTTACACATTTCTCGTGTAATTCCAGTGATGTCTGTAATTATCGAAGAAATTTCTACATGTTGTGGAATATTTATGTATTGATTGTATTCTTTGGATACTCTCCAATTACTCGTTTCAAAGATTACATAACTTAATTGAATTACATGGGGTAATTCTTCAATGGGAACTTCTTCCCCCTTTTTTGGTAAGAGACCCGTTGTCTCCACGTCAAATACCAGGACACGTTTGATGTTTCTACTTTGATTCATTTTCGTATTTTGCTATTCACAACAAAATATGAACTTATATCAATTTTATGCGTTTACGCGATATTTTTTATATATTTCTTGGAGTTTATCATCATCATCATCTTTTGCTGCTTTAATCGACTCATTATAATAAGAAAATGGTATTTTAGTTTCCTTGTCTTGGACTGAAAGGTTTTTAAACTTTTGTTTATAAATATTGAAATCGCAACTCTCATAATGTTCTACTTCTAAATCATCTAACTTTACCGATTCATTTGTTTCTATTTCACTCTTCATACGATGAGGACCAAAGCAAGATACATCCGATGATACGCGACCCCCGCTTTTTCCATTTGCGTAACTCACACACCCCGAATCCTTCGTTCCACATTTAGCAAATTTCGACGCATTGAAACAATTGTCCTCTTTTCCAGGAATTTTATCGAATTTGGCCTCAATATTTTGTATCCAAAAGGTGCGAACATCTTCGGGTAAGTCTTGGACTTTCTTTAAATCTCCTTTTAAAATTTCATCAGAATCAATATGTATCAACCATTGAACATTATTACCATCCAATTTTGCTAATTCGAACGCTTGGTTTACCCATTTGTTTTGTCGTGTTTGGATTTCATCATACTCATTCACTCCTGTTGATTTTCCAACCTTTACTGTAACATCTGGTTGTGATTCTAAATACTCTTCTAAATCAGGGGTTTCTTCTAAACGAATATAAAAATGCTTAATACCCAAGGTGCGGTGTTTTTCTAACCACGTATCTATGTTTTTTGGGTCTTTGATCATTGATACAATTCCTACATCTGAAGAATATTTAGGCGTTGAGTCCAAGAAGTTTTCTTGGATTTCCTTAGATTTCCACATTAAATATTTAGTAACTACAATGTAAAATATAGTTAAAATCGCAAAAATAGCCAAAATAGTTGCAAATAATATCCACGGTTTGTAAAAACGACTACGGGAAATTTTCATTATCTAACATAAAGTGACAAATAATTTGTTCCTATATTATATATTAAAATGGCTGATCCGATTGTTAATAATACTCCGCCAAATGCGGATGCTGCTAATGATGAAAAAGAGAGCATTGCCACTACTATAGATACACGTGTTAAAGGTATGGACCTGAACGCCAATCTAGGCGGTTTAACTGAACACATGGTTGCTATTGCGTGTCAACACAAGATGAGCAAACTATCAACAAGTGCGTTAAACAATTTTAAAAAGGATTTGAAGTCATATACATCTGTAAAAATTGTTGGTGCAAAAGCAGAGGATGTTATAAACTTAAATACAAACAATGGTGGTCTAAGTGACGCTGTAAAATGTCATGTATTAGACTCCGGGGAGAATCGTAATCTAACCGAATCACCAGATAAACTGAATTCTGCGAAATTATTTGCTTTAATTAAAAAGGCGATTTCTAGTGATACTGATATAAGCACTGGAAAAGTTCGTTCGTCTAAACGTACTGATATTGTTGCGTTAGAATCCGAATTACAAACGCTTTCAAAACTAGATTTAAAATTTGCTGCTGGAACGAATGCTTGTACACAACTTGTATTTGGTTTTAAATTAGAAGACAGAGAAGACGGAGAAGACGGAGAAGACAGAGAAGTGAAGAGTGTAATTGGTCGCATTCAGTCTGTCGGTTCAGGAACAACCGGTGATGTCCAAACAGGTGACTTTAACATGATTCTAGAGGGTGATAAATATATAATTTCTGCCGGTAAGGACAGTGCTCCTATGATTACTACTTTATTGAAGAAAATTCTTGGATTGAAAAAAGAGATTATCGGGCCAGAACCCGAAAAACCTGCTACTACTGCTGCTACTGCTACTCCTACTGCTACTCCTACTCCTACTGCTACTCCTACTGATACTCCTACTGATACTCCTAATCTTGGTGGTGGTAAATCAAAACGCAGAAGACATAAAAAGAAGGGTACACGTAAACATAAACCTAAACGCACAATGAAGAAGCGTAAATCATCACGTAGACGTTCTAGCAAAAAATAAATACATATAATTCGAATAAGTAATATATGTATTACATGACATGAAAACAATCATTTTTCCAATATAAAGATTTCCAACTAGGAATCATTTCTCCAAATTGTTCCGTAATGTTTTTCTGTAACGGGTATTGTTCTATAAATTTAGAAATCCCTTTTTTATGAATTAAATATGCTTTATTGTCTATTTGTAACGATAGATCATACAATTCTGTATGATTACTAATGGATTTATTATTCATAACAAAAAACTTGGGAGGCATATACAATTGAATACATTCAGATCCCTTTTCTTCGGCATTTTTTATAATATCTTCATAATTTGCTAGGAATTTATCTATATTCAATAAAATAGAACCATCCAATACAAGATTCCAATCATGATTACTTTTCTCTAAAATTTTATTAAAAAGCAACATATGCGATAAATTTTCACCCAAAACACTTGGATTGTCTTGTAACAAGTTTACATAATTTGTATGAAAGTAATTTTTGTGAACAGAAAAATCTGAAAATATTTGATAATGTTCACAACTTTGGATCCCTGGAAAATACTGTAAATGAATTTTCTGATTAATAGTGTTAAAATTATCAATATGTTTAGAGTTATTTGATTGAACAATCATCCATAATGTGATCTCTTTCATTTTATATTGAAAACATAGAAAGTTTTTATATGTTTTTATTATAAATGAGTATTCAGGCAAATAATATACAATATTCCAGTGGAAATATTCAAACCTGTAGTTTAGTAATAGATTCAAAGGTATTCCAAATTCAATATCAAGATGGTAGTTATAACGTCTCCTCTAGTGGAGAAGCAACTGGTGAAAGTGGTGCTCAACCACAAGCATCTAGTAATGTTGGACAAAATATAGGTCAGGGAGCATCAACCGCCACAGCATCAACAACGGGAACAACCGGAAGAGGAACCACCGGAACAGGAACCACCGGAACAGGAACATCAACAACAACCGAAACCACAGAAACACAAAACGATAAAAAAGGTAAAAAAACAATAAATGCTACATTATTAAATAGAGAATTATTCAAAAGCAAATAAGTTTACAAAATGTTATGTTACTTATAACTGTTTGGTCCATGTTTCAATATTAGTTTGTTTTTCTTGAAATTGTTGAATAAACGTTAAAACTTCTTGTAACCATTTTATAGAAGTTTGATTATTATAATTCGAAACATCCACGTTTTCGTTTACATTCAATTGTAAAACAGGTGTGTCGGTATTTTCAAACCAATTTTTATGAAAATCATGACATGTTTGTAAATATTCTAAAGTAATTGTCGATTCCCCATTTCGAGAACGTTCTTTTACACGTTCAAAGCAAGTTTCTGGAAGTGCGTCAATATGAATAATTCCGTCTAATTTGAAATTTCCTTCATATTCTTGAAAATATTTATCGTAAATAGTGTACATCAATTGATCCATTAATCCATCACGATGTAACATCTTAGCAAATATATGTTTGTCTGCTTCTAAAGAACGTTCACAAATAATACCCTTACAATTTGGATTTTCTCTTACAATACGCTTTAATTCTTGATATCGGGTTGTAAATGCCATTATCTGAAAAGCAAACGCATATTTTTTTGGGTCTTCATAAAAGTTTGCCAATACTGTTTTTCCATTTTCATCTACAATTGTGTCCCAAATATGAACAGGTTCTTTCAAGAATATCCATCCAGCTTCTTTTTGTAAAACATTCTCTAAATGTTCAATCAAAGTTGATTTTCCGGCCCCAATATTTCCTTCAAGTGAAATTAAAATAGGATTTCCCATATTATAATAAATAACGATTTTTATTATAATTATATAACGGAGTTCTTCAATTCAATTTTATTTAATTTAATTACCTTCTATTTTTGCGAGTTCCTTTTGAACGACGACGGGTTCTCTTTGTCATTTTTTTCATACCACGCTTCATGGTTTTACGTGCAGTTTTAGCAACACCTACTGCGACATTACTCCCTTTATTGTATACTTTCTTTGCGTCAGTTAGTGCATCCTTAAATTTATAAGAAGCACTTTTTTTGCGACCATCCTTAAATGTTTTTTTAACAGTATCCAACCAAGTACTCATTTATATAATACTACGAGATAAAAATGAATAGACAAATATACATAAATATAAAAATTATAAAAATAGAAATGGTATTGTCAGATAAACAAAAATGGAAACATATCCCAAATATATCAAAACCTATAAAAATAAAAAGATCTATATCATTTGATACTAGTGTAAACGTCATACTTATCCCGGAAGCAAAAGAATATGAAGATCTGAAACACTTGTTATGGTACAATGACGAAGAAATGTATGAATTTTTAATTATAGAACGAGAATTTCAAAAACAAGAAAAAGAGCAACAACAAAACGAATTAAATAATATGCGCAATGAAGAAATATACACAATTATGTTAAGTTATTAAGCAAAGAATTTTGTAATTGTTTGCATTCCCGTTTGAGAATGTTGAATCTTTGTCAAGAACTTATCGAATAGCAAAGTTTTTACTTTTGCTGAACAATATTTTTCCTTCCTTTTCATAAACAATTCCATGTCACTTATTGTGTTTTCAAGATTGACCATGTCTTTTTTGAATGTTTTTATTGCCCCCGTTTTTTTCTGATAAGACCAAATATGTTCTAACGCTAGTCCAAACAATTGTTGTAATGGTTTCATCAATTGATTTGTAATATAATGACTATAATCAATGGTCAAATCATTTTGTACAATATATTCCGGTGTTTCGATCTTATTGCCCATTAATGCTTTTTTATCCTTGTTGACAACGAAGACAAATTTCATACGATCGCCTGGTTTGGGACGATTTCCTGGATCTCGTTTTCCTATTTTTTCAGCAAGAACCCAATGACCAATCTGCATGGGATTTTTATAATCACTACGAAGTGCCTTCGTAATGGCTAATTTTTCCATTGGAACAGTGCCTTCAATTAAATTGTTCAACGATTGATATAAATATTCAATCGCGTCTTGAATATTATCGCTTTTCATTAATATGTTCAAAATACCACCGTACGTATCTTTTAAATAATCACATGAATCGCGACGTTTTAACGATAAACCCATATATTTCATATCGCCTTTATGGGGGTCTTCTTCATACAACATACCCACATAGCGCTTCTTTGAAAGCAAGATAAATGGCATGAGCGTTTTTTCATATTCTAAGCATTGAGGTGCTTTCAAGAATTGTGTACATAAGTTGGCGGCTTCTTGTGCTAATTCAATAGTTATTTCGAGTGCTTTTTGACCCCGTATTTTCTCACCGGTTTCAGGGTCTTCCAAATTAAATGTGAAGAATACGGAATCTGTATCGCCATAAATATATTCAGCTCTACATTTCACCAAACCGTAATCTTTTGTTTTGCATACACGGTCGCCATATACCTCTTCAACCATACGTTTCGCATATATAATCATCATACGACCAGTGGCAGTAGTTGATGCCGCAACATCTTGTTCATAAAATGTGGATGTTCTAGCACCACATTGTCCATAAAGAGAGTTTGCTGTCACCTTGTAACCGAGTTGTCGCTTGTCCAAAATGTTCTGCATAAATGGATCGGGTTCTGTCTTAATTTTTTTACGTGTTGCTTTTCGCGCTTTCAACAATTCCTCCAAAATAGATGGCATAATAGATTTTTGATCATCTGGTAATTGTGCCCATCGACACATCTTTTTACCACTAATTACTTTTTCGGCGCGAGAAGTAGGCGTTTTGCGACTGTATTTGTATGTGTCAAATTCAATGTCAATATATTCATAACCGGGCAAATTGTCGTAAATATAATTACCCTTTTTGTCTTTTTCACCGGTTTCTTTGATCAAGATTCCTGATAAATCATATTCTTTTGACCATACCTTGGAATCATGACTATAATTTTGACTAATCATGGAAGAGGGATAAAGCGACGCATAATCTACACAAGCAACTGGATTATCCATATACATTGAGCATTTGGGTGGCAACACAATTGCTCCTTCGTATCCATCCCCATTTGATGTTTTTTCCAAATCGGGCATCAATGTATCCTTCTCTCTACATTTCTTTGCCACATAACTTGTCAATTTAATACCTTGACCTCGAAACACCAGGAATGAAATAGGAACACTACAAATACTCGACATCTCAACATATCCAGTTAATACGTCAATTTTCGACATCAAATGATGGACCAAGTTACAATCTTGAATACAATATTTCGCAACAATAGCGCGGTCAGAATCTGAACCATTTGCCAGACGGAAAATATCTTGTGGTGTTACATCGTCTTTTGCCATGCCCCATTTAATATTTTTCTTTGTCGATTCGTCTAATTGCGTTCCACCAATAACAATCACATTGAAGTTTTTGCCATTGTGCTCTTTATTTTCAATAATATCCAACACTTGGAATTTCTTCCCATTTTTATAATAATCGCTAGTGAAACTGCTCAATTCAATATGAAGATAATCGCCAACATGTAACCCCGCCAAATTATTGCTATATAAATCAGTAACTTCACCGTGAACATCATCTGAGCGATGATCCACATGCTTTACACTATCGCTAATATATTGACCGGCAACATCATCTAATTTATACGATGTTAAATTGAAATCGCGTCGAAAGTAAGTATACATATCAATTTGTAATCGACCAGTTGTTTTATAAAATCGCAAATCATATTCACCGGTTGCCAAAACAATTTTGGTATTTTCAATCGACATTTTGTTCTGAGAATCGACTTTAGCACACATTTCATTCTTCACTCTCGATAGTTTCAAGAATTCCGACGCACAATTGTTCTCTTGTGCTCTACGAAAGAGGAACTCGTAATCAAACCCAAATATATTATAACCTATGATGACATCGGGATCCTCCTTTTGAATTAATTTTTGCCAGTTTATCAAAACATCCTCTTCTGTTTTGACACATTCGATTTGTGCCCCTGGAACATCAGTACATCCGCCTAATACCAAACAATGATTCAAATAGGGTTCCTTTTCTCCATATTTCAAGAAGGTTGAACCTATAAATGTCACTTTATCACCTTCCAAATTGGGGAAAAGTCTCAAAGGATGTCCCATTGGGACACTGTCGTCATCGTCGGGTTGAATCATGATATTCACCACCTTGATCTTGTCTTCACGTTCATATTTAGAACTTAGCAAAATATCAATTAGTTTATACTTAATATCGGACTTTTTCAAAACGGTTTTCTTCGGTTTCATTTTATTCCAAATCGGAACAGAATCCATTTCTTGATTTTGTGCTCCATTGTCGCCACATGTTTCACTTACTGACTCCAGATGTTCTTTAATTGTTTCAAACGATTCTTCTATATCCAGTCCTTCTGCTGTTTTAAAGTGCATAATTTCGGTAATACATTTTTCCAATAATATTTTAGTAGACGACAACACTTGTTTTTTTGACATAGGAGATTTTGGATAAACTATATCCACATTTTCAAAACTGTCATATCCAAAAGCAGTTAAAATACACCTTTCCAATAATTTGTTCCCATTTTCACTGGTAATTTTTTGTGATGAATTTGCGCGACGCATAAAGACATCGACAATATTCATGGCCAATCTTTTATATGTTTTAATTGGCAGTGGAAAATCGCCGTGACTACTACTCGCCTCAATATCAAAACTACATATTTTGTAAGGAACAATGGTTTCTTTTTGAGGCATTGATTTAATATCATTACATTTACAAACATATTCATACTTACATGTGGTTGTTTTTACGGGTGGAGTAGAACAGAGTTTTGTGTTTACAAATATCCACCCCGAAGGACTCACATTATGAATATGAAAATATCGTAGCAAAGGCGGAATTGTGCTCTCGTATAATTCCAAATAGGTGTCGTTAAATACATAATCTTTCCTTTTTCTATAATTTCCAGTTAATTTCTTTTCGGCTTCATCCAAATATGTGTACCATAAATTACGAACTCTGTTCAATGTAGTGGTATTTTCTAAAGTCAATTTAGCAAATTGATGACTATTACCACCACTGAACCCATATAATTTATGACGATCTACTAATTCAATTGATCGAATACTTTTGCTATGATATTTACCGACCTTTTGTTGAATATCTCTCTTCAATTCCTGTACATCATTTTCATCCCAATCGTCGCCAACTTTAATATAAAAGAAGGGTTTGTAATCATTTAAATACACACAGCAAGTTTCTCCTTTTTCATTAATTCCGAACATTTGAATGATGAAATTTTCTTGCTCATTCCATTTTGCTTGATCGTCACTATCTTCACTCATAGAGTCGTCATTTTTAAACAACTCACCTTTCCTGTTAAATATGTGAAAATCGACCAGGCGAAACGATTTTCCAACACGTTTGATGATAGTTTTCTTCATATTATGTATGTTAATTTATTTTTATTTAGTTTTTAATGAATAATTTAGTTGTTTCAATTTTATATAAGTCCATTATATAATGAAGCAATTGTTTTTATTCGGATGGACGGTATTATTATTTATTATCTGTTGCCCAGGAGTCATATTAGAACCATATAAATGTAAAACTATCGCCTTACTATTACATGGTATAATATTTACTGTTTTATATATAATTATGTATAATCACATGTCTACTTTAATTGAAGGATTAGAAACAGAAACTACAGATAAATTTGATGAAGTAAAAGAGAAATTGTTTAAGGAGTTGAAAAAAATAGAGAAAGACAAATTATCTATTCAAGAACAAGGTGAAAAAACGCAAGAAATTTTCGACAATTTATTTAGTAATTGGTCAGAAGATGATATTCAGACGTTTCAAACAAAATATGAAAAATATTTTAGAGAAAACTTTGAAATTGGCGACGATGGAAACATGGAATATCTATTAAACAACGCAACTCCTGAGAAGATTAAATTTATCGATTCCCTTTCCCAAAAACATCAAGATGCTTTAGAAAAAATATATAATTCCATGGACCAGGATAAAATAGACAAATTATTAAACTTAGAAAACGATAAATTCAATAAAGTTTTGAGTGAAATTATCGAGAAACAATAATTACCATAAAACATATATAAAATCATATATGTTTTATTCTATAAATGAATAGTAGTTGTGTAAATTATTTGCCTGTACATGAAAATATACAAACAAAATTAGATGGGTTTCTGAAAAATAGAAAAATACCGCATTTATTGTTTCATGGTTCATGTGGTACAGGAAAGAAAACAATTGTATATGAATTTATTCACAAAATATATGACAATGATAAATACAAATTAAAGACGAATGTTATGTATGTAAATTGTGCGCACGGAAAAGGAATCAAATTTATACGAGAAGAGTTAAAATTTTTTGCCAAAACAAATGTACAATCAAATAAAGGCATTCAGTTCAAAACAATTGTATTATTTAATGCCGATAGTTTAACCATTGATGCTCAATCGGCAATGCGACGTTGTATTGAATCGTTCAGTCACAATACGCGTTTTTTTATTATCGTAGAGAATAAACATAAATTATTAAATCCAATTTTATCTCGATTTTGTGAGATATATGTTCCTGACAATATTCAAGAAAATGGAAAGTCGCTTAATTTACATCAACATCATTTACAATCTATATATGGTATAAAACCTGATTCTTTCGAATGGGTTTCGCAAATAATTAACAAATTAGACAAAACACCTTATCAATGGGTTCAAATTGTGAATACAATTTATGAAAATGGATATTCCTGTATAGAGACGATTAATTGGATAAAACAAACCCATTTATTATCTGAAGTTCAAAAATACGATGTAATTATGTATTTTCATAAAATTAAGGCAGAATATAGAAATGAAAAATTGCTTATGTTTACTATATTTTTCTATTTAGACACCTTCGTTTCAAAGTAGAAAAACAAATATAAATATTATGTAAAAATGGATGATTTTGTAATTTCCAATTTACAAGAATCGCGTAATGAATGGTGTAGTCGTTTAGTAAGTATTTTCACACCTTTGGTAGAAGAAGGATTGAAGTCTATCTTTGATGAATCGTGGAAAATTTGTGCCGATACTGACGAAATGGGAAAGTATTTAATGACTTTTCAGAATTTGATGTCCCGCATTCCAAAATGGAATGCTACTATTATTGAAGACGAGCGAAAACGAATTATTGAGCGTTCAGGATGTAATTATTTAGAAGATTTGATCACATGTGTCCATATCATTCAACTTAAAGTTCTTACTTGTATTCGTGTAGGAAATAAACAGAAAAAAATTGATATTGATATACCAAAATTAGACCCTTTTGTTCATAAAATCTATATTAATACTGCGCGTCGTGTATATAGTAACGTATACTTGTTTGAGAAAAATATTAGTCCTCTTCAAATCCAAAAGAACGCGCGCGAATTAGAAATGATAATTCAAGAAGCAATTTTAACTACGATTCGCGAAAGTATTCCTACCGAAGCCATTATTCGCGCTTATATGGATGAAAGCGTGGAGCAAGAAGAGGAAGTCTTTATTGAAAATATGAAAGAACCCGAACTTGTCAAACCTGGGTCAAATGAAGACGAAAATATGGAAAGTGAATCCAAAGATTTTGAAGAAGAAAAGGAAGTTATTCCGGTAACACCAACGATTAAGAATATAGATGACGAAAAGGTTGTTACTACACTTACATTTAACGATATAGATTCTGCGTTGACATCAAATAATGAAGAAGAAAAAATAGAAGCGCCGAAAACACTAGAACGATTAGAAGATATTAGTGTATCAAGAGCACTCGAACGAAGAATGGAAGAAGAATCCGATTCAGATGATGATGATCGTATTCAAATCCATACAGACACCATGGATTTGACAGGATTTGATGTGTTAGACGAACCTCGACAGAATATTGAAAGTGCTGATATATTTTTAGAGGCTGAAGAACTCCCTTAAATATTCCAGATCATGAAAAAATGAACTACTTCATGTGGGTCTAATTCATGTGGAGCAATTAAAAATCTCCTTGGTATATTCATAGAATCTATAATATTTTCTTTAATTGTAATTTTAGTATCATTATACGAATGAACAATATTATTTGAAATCCATTTACCATAAAGTGCTATAAATATAGAAATCCATAATAAAAATGAGTACATATTTATTATGTTGTAAAATCTTTAACCTTATTTAAAAAATCAATTCGTTGAAAAAAAAGGTAACAAAATCATCATACACATATATTTAGGAAGATGGACGATATGTTTATTGTTGCTATATTTATTACTGTTGCCTTTTGTTTGGCAAAATTCATAGAGGTAAAATATTTCCATGATGAAATGAAACCCTTGAAAGATGTTGTTCGCGATTGTGTCTTGGTATTGATGAGTTCGTTAGGCGGTTCTTTTTTATATTTTAATTTTCAAACGTACATTCGGGATTTTTTCAATGTAGTTACAGAAACAAAGGTATTAAATAATGCGACTACAGAAGTATTTACGGATACTCCCAGTTTTTAAACCATAATATAAATTTACCATTCCGAATCCCAGGAGTTGTCTGAATTAAAGTAATTTTTTAAGTACTCTTCCGAAATTACATCTTCTTGATTTTCATTATTTTTATTTTCTTCATTTTTTTTATCAAGACGATATGAACGACTTTTCGATCTTGATAGGACAGGTTTTGTATAGTTAATAGGTTTCGGTTTCGGTTTAGAATGCGCGATATTATACTTTTCTATATACAAGAATGTGTATGTGTTTCCAGAAAGCATGGTTATATTAGTAAATTAATTGTATATTTCCAATAATTATAAACGTCGAATCTTTTCAATTTTGTTTGATTGTATATCAAATAAAATTATTTATGAATATAACACGGTAAATCGTCTATAATTATATTTTTTTCCGACATTTCTTCTACTAAGAATTGATTAAAATAATCATATGTTAATTGTGCTTCTGGAGTATGTTGATGAACACTGCGAGCAATCATTTTATACAATTTAAAATTAGGATATCGTTCTTCACCATCACGTTTATATAATATATTTTTACCATTATCATCTAAACACCATCGTTTTATAGTTTGTTGTAGTTGATCTAACTCTTCATCCTTGTCGTCAATATCCATGACAAAATCGAACAGGGAAGATCCTAAACGGCATAAATCAAAACTATTGTTTGGTTCTAATCTTGGACGTTTTGAATTCATAAATGGTTCGCAATTATATTGCGTTGACGCATCCCCATCTTTGGCAAAACTATCACTACAGAATGTTTTTCCTTGGAATTTAAAAATTGCTCGTCCAAAATCAATGATTTTGAATACTTTACCATATGTTGGCACTTTATAATGCTTTTTATCATAAGTATAATATAAAAATTCTTCGTTTGTTTCGACATACATAATATTGTTTGTATGTAAATCATTGTGTGTAAAAGAAAACATTTTTTGATAAATCATTAAAATCATTACTATTTGAAATAAAATACTAGCACCTATTTTTTCATCTACCTTTTCATTCGCAAACAAATCATCTAATGTTCCATCGCATTTCTCCATACAGATCATTTGTACTGGGTAATTATGAATATACGCAAACAATTCCTCATCATCTTCATCTTCATCATCTTCATCATCTTCATCTTCTTCATCATCATCATCTGTTGAAGATACACTATTTGTCTCACTTCCCTCTTCTGAACTATAATTCAATTCACTATTAGAATCGGACGACATACTTGTCATGGAAGAATTTTTAGATGATTTGCTGTAAATTGTTTCAATATCATCATCATTGTCTTGGACATTTTGTTCATCTAATACAGACAGGTCATCAACTTCAATATCTAATGATTCATTGCCAATGTCCAATTTTTCTTTATTCTTACGTGAATTTCCAAGAAGAGGAAACAATTTGAATTGTGTATTCGTATTATCGTCTCCAATGTAAAATAATTTACCAATATTGTTATTAAAAAAAGAAGAATTTTGCATATATTCCAAATCATCGGCTATATCGACCCTAAATTTTTCTTGGATTCCTAAATAGGAACCATAGTAATCTATTCCATGGGGCATATTATGATGATTTAAAACAATACTTGTTAAAAAACAGAAAAATCCATCAATATAAGAAGCATTATGATGATTTAGTAATTTAGGATGACATTGATTTATATCACTTTCTAAAGAAGGGAGTGTTGTAATTCTAACATCGTCCACATCATATTTTCCAATCATATATCGATAAGGGTCCAAGAGAGGTGAAAATTTCATAAAAACTGCTTTTTCTACTGATATATTTTCATTTTCTTGGACATGTGTTAAATCCATGATATGAAATTTTTGGTTAAATGATATTGTCTCGAAATTGTTTTGATTCATTTCAAAAAATAATTTATGTAAAGGTTGATATTGTTGTAATTGTTTTATGCTATATGGATTATAATCATGAACTATATCATTATTTTCACTATATTGTTTTCCTAAAATAGATAAATCTAATGATGGATTTTTATTATAGTGAAGTTTGAATTTAGACATATAAGGTGTATTAATACAATTTTCAAGAAAAATAAACGTGAAAACGTCGTATTTATTTCACAAATTTAATGTCATAGTTTATTTATAACAGAAACAATGACATTAGAACTAAAAAAGTTTGACATGAGATGGATTACATTTAAACCCGATGAGAATAAAGGTCCAGTCATTGTTATGATAGGTCGAAGAGATACGGGTAAATCTTTCTTGGTTCGCGATTTATTATATCATCATCAAGATATTCCTATTGGAACGGTTATATCTGGAACAGAAGCTGGTAATGGTTTTTATGCTGCGCATGTGCCTAAATTGTTCATTCATGAAGAATATAACACTGTTTTGATTGAAAATGTATTGCGAAGACAAAAAGCAGTGTTAAAACAAATGAACAAAGATGTTGAATTGTATCGTAAATCAACTATTGATCCAAGAACATTTGTTATATTAGATGATTGTTTGTATGATCAATCGTGGACTCGCGATAAAATGATGCGATTGCTATTTATGAATGGTCGTCATTGGAAAGTAATGCTAATTATTACTATGCAATATCCTTTAGGCATACCCCCAAATTTGCGTACTAACATTGATTACGTATTTATTTTACGAGAACCATACATGACCAATCGAAAGCGCATTTGGGAAAATTATGCTTCTATGTTTCCAACATTGGAATCTTTCTCTTCTGTGATGGATCAAACAACTGAAAATTATGAATGTCTAGTGATCAATAACAACGCAAAATCCAATAAATTATATGATCAAATCTTCTGGTACAAAGCCGAAGGTCGTCCAGATTTCAAATTAGGGTCAAAAGAATTTTGGGATATTTCGAAAAATATGGGTTCTGATGATGAAGATGAAGCATATGATCCGTCTAAGGCAAAGAAACGCAATTCGGGTCAACAAGTCACCGTTAAAAAAACAACCAGTAAATGGTAAATAAATAATCATAATATACAAATTATGATTATACGAAAATTATACTATATTAATCCTCTTTTTGAGATTCATTTGAAAATTCATCACTAATACTGGCAGCAACCGCTTCTTTAGCATTTTCGACAACCGCTTCTTCATGTTTCTTGCGACCTTCTTCATCGGCAACATCGCGACTCTCAAAATCAACAGTTTCCTTTACACCAATAAGATCACCGTCTTCTGTAATGGTTTGAGTTAGTTTATTTCCGGATTTCTCTGCTTTAGCAATATTCTCCTCAATCGCCTTTTGCTTAGTCTCTTTGACACGCTTGTCGAATTCTTCTTTTGCCTTCTTCTCGTTGAGCATCTTTTCCTGGTGAAGTTTATTCAACTCCTCCTCCATGAACTCGACGCGACCAGTCTTGTAAGCATTAGGATCCCAAGGCAACCACACGCCAACAGGAGCAACGAAAATATCGTGATTTGGATCTTTCTCGCGCAACTTCTTACAAAATTGCTCAGCCTCTTCTTGAGAGGGGAAATTACCACGACTCTTTAGACCCCTTACAGAAGTCTGGAACGCATGATCACGCTGGAACTGCTCCGTAAGTTTATCCTCATTATTATCCAAAAAATTTTGGAAATCATCAGATACACCGTTTTTCTGAAGAGTATCTTGCTCTTCTTTACAAAATTCATTATAATCTTTGAACACTGTTTCCACATTCAAATTATATTTATAAGAAATAAAATTAATGAAATCGCCAAATTTGTTCATTGATTTAGTAAAATCCCATTGTTCTACGAATTTATTAAAAAGGAAGGTCTCACGTTTTTCCAAAATACTATCAGGTGACAAAAAAGAAATACATGTGAATTTTTGACCAGCAATTCCGGCATCTTCATCCAACACATCTACATACTTAGGATTAGGGTTTCCATTGGAAAGGGTTTTTCGTTCAAATGCTACTGACTCACTCATTTAGCAATTATATAATTAATATATGATTTAGTTGTTTAAGTTATTTTTCATATTATCTATAATTATGAAAACATTTTTTTCGGGGTCTATATTATATAATTCATGGACGGAATCTTTGACTTTAGCGAACTCATTAAACGCGCACTCAAATACCTAATCGAAGGTTTCATGGTTGCCATCGCAGCCTACGCCATTCCTAAGCAATCTCTTAAGATGGAAGAGGTGATGATCATTGCTCTCACAGCAGCAGCAACATTTGCTGTATTGGACGTATTCGTTCCTACCATGGCTTCCTCTGCACGTGGTGGTGCCGGATTCGGTATTGGTGCCAATCTGGTCGGATTTCCCGGGGGTCTATAAATAACATAGTTTTGTAACATAATTCGCTATTTTTATAGTGAATTATATAATTTGAATCATTGGAATTTTAATGTTTATATTCCATATTTTCCAATAATACAAGCGCACTGGTTACATGTAATACAATTAATTATTTTTTCTGTATTGAGTCTTATATCATGTAAATATAGATGGAACCAATTAGCGCTTATATATTTTTTTCATTATTATTATTTGGTCTCTTTATTTTGTCAAGGGAATCGAGAAAAAAAAATTTGTAAATCTTAATATCAAAACTTATTATAATGGAAATATTAAGTTTTGGACTTTTGATTATTATCATGTTGGTTTGGACATTGGCGTTTGTAAGTATTTCTACATTAAAACGAAATAATCGTTACATGTGATTTATTATTTTTTTTGTATTGAACATTATGTGGTGTAATTATAAATGGAACTCGTTCTTGCTGCCTCTATCTTTTTTGGTATTTTATTCTTTGGATTTTTTATTTTTATAGTAGAAACATCAAAACGTTTGTAATTATTAATATAAAAACTTACTATAATGATAATAGTAAGTTTTGGATTGTTTATAGTTATTATGCTTGGTTTAACTTTGGTATTTGTAAGTATTTCTAAATCAAAACGTAAAAAATGGTAATTGTATTGTTTTTTATCATACGAATGAATCATAAGTTATAATTGACTTGATAGTATTCATTACAAGGATAACAATACTTATGCTGTGCGTCGAAACGATACAAATTAACATCACAATTAGGACAGTAATATATGGCACATGTTGCGCAAGTTCGATTTGAATCGTATATTTGATATTTTCTACAACTAACACATAGTTTCAAATAATCCATTATATATTTCATCAAATATTCATCCATTATATATTATATACGTTTTTTTGCTTTTTTGATGGTATATAATAATAATATGGGATATTTCTATTATATTATTTTTTCACTTCTAATAATTTCATTTTCTTATGCATAATACTCAAACAATCGTCCAATAACACTTTTGAACTTTGTTTTTGTAACATTTTTTCAAACAGTTCATTCTCTTGTTTTTGATATTTTAAAAATGTGTCTTTATGTGCAAAAACATGCTTAAATCTTGGACTACCTTGTACAAAATGATTACATAATGGCATCTTATTTTGTCGAACACACTCCTTTTTTAAATTCTTCATGTCACTTACATAATTCAAAACATCAACTGTTGTATGTGAATGAACAGCATCTTGTGGTATAGTACATAAAATATACGTAGAACTATTAGCACTAAATGAATGACGCAACATTTTGGTTAATTCACATCGGCGATAAGGAATATGCGATTTTTTTTCAACTAAAGAACGTATACATTCTTTTAACGCAAATAGACTTTGATTAATATCACCATTTTCTCTAAATTGTTTGCGATCATTACAGATAGATTGTTTTGCTTTTTCACAACCTGCTAAATCTAATATACGTAAAAATCGATCTCCTAAATCAATAGTTATTTGTAAGTGAGAGCGTGATGAAGTAGAATTTTCACTCGAAACACCCACTTTTCTATTTTCGGAAATGATAGTTTGGATTTCTTGAATATCTGATTCTTGTTTCAAATCCTTTTGTTTCAAATTTTGTACAATAAATTGATTCTTAGAATCTTCACGTTGAAATACTTGTTTCTTTTCGTTCAAAATATCGTAACATTTGTTATTATAAATCTCAATAAACGAAATCTTCGCGTCTAATTTCATTTCCAACATATCGGACAATAAAGTATGTAAAAAACCTCGTTCTTTTGGTGAACCCAATATCGTGTGCGTTTTACCCGAACCGGTTTGTCCATACACGTAAAACGTAACATTTTTCTTGTATTTTAATACATTCATTAGCATATCAATACCGAGTTCATTATATATATCCATATTAATGCATTTGTCATCAAATACTTTATCAAATCCATATTTATGTGTCATATTATAAATTCCCGCATAACTTTTTTGCGGTTTTTGAACCATAATTTGATTTTCATATGTTTTTACACAACTATCGCTATTATTTCTTGTCAAATTTGGTTTGATTCTTGATAATATTTTAATTTTGGTCATATTGAATTAGTTTTACATAATATGATTTCAAAATATTATCATTCAGAAAAGTAATCATCAATTTCTTTATCTCTATAATGAGAGATATGTTTTTCATCAATGATCCACGCATAATATGTACATTGACTTATACGATAATGATATTCTTCAATATTTGTTGGTTTCCAGCGCAAAAACCGTTTGCCATTTTCATGTTCTACAAAATTACGTTTTTTTAACAATATATCATAAACAATATTCCACGTTTCAAATGGTATTGGATTATATAGTAATGAATTCATAGTTCCTAGTACATTTTGTTCAGTACATTGTCCAAGAATCAATGGATATAATCGGGTTATAATTAATTCAATAAATTCCGCATTCATTGCGTGTTATATTAACGTAATATAATTCTTTTTTCAAATAATGTGTAATATAACTACACATTAATTAACATTCAATATTCAATAAAATATACAATTTAAGAACACGCTTAATTGGAGTAAGCAACACCCGCCATGCCACTCATGACACGGAGCACATTGTAACTTGTGGCGTAAACACGGACCTTAGCAGTGGCAGTTCCACCAACAGTGGCACTGGAAAGAACAAGCTGAAGGGTGGCATTGTCAATACGGGAGAAGTTACAACTTCCGGAAGGTTGGTGCTCTTCAGGGCGAAGGGCGAAGGAGTACACGTTAATACCGGCATCAGGGGCGCGGGTATGGTGTTGGAAAGGTTGGACAACGTCGAAGTAAGAACCCTCACGCTCGGAGAAACGATCCTGACCGTTAAGTTGAAGCTTAGCAGTGACAACAGGGTTCTCACCCCAACAATGCATGTCAAGGGCAGTCTCAGAAAGAACGAATGTTCCGGCATCAGAGACGAATGAACCATCAATAACCTCACCAAGACCGGCATCACCAGAGGCAGCACCGAAGACATTAGGAGAAGCACCCCACTGAGTAGGATCACCAGTCACACCCTCAGATCCCATAGCACCGGGATCCTGGAAAAGACCACCGGAAGTGATGAAAGCATTAGCACCGGAAGTCTCAGCAGGACCACCGAAAGCGTGGACGGCATTAGGAAGAGCATCGACGGCATCGGTATAGTTGAAAGGTTGGGCACCAAGAGTCTTGTAAAGGGTCTGACCACCCTCAAGGGAGGAACAGTAATCGACATTGGCATCAGGTTGGACAACCCAGATGAGTTCCTTACAAGGGTGGTTGAAATTCAACTTGATCTTGTTGGAAGAGGAACCGACAGATTCGTCACCGGTGAACTGAAGTTGCTCGATGAGGTACTCGTGAGGATTCTGTGCCATCTTTCTACGCTCGTCAGTGTCAAGGAAGACATAGTCGATGTAAAGGGAAGCAGCAACAAGGGATTGTTGGTAAGCAGTGGAAGAAGAAAGAGTTCCGGAAGTACCTTCAAGGGTCTTGACGGCCCATAGACACTCACCAATAGGACGGAAATCAATGTTGATCTTGACCTCGTGGTATTGAAGGGCAATCAAAGGAAGAGCAAGTCCGGGATTGCGGCAAAACCAGAAAAGAAGGGGGATGTAAAGAGTGGTCTCAGGAAGGGCCTTGCGAGGGGCACAGACCTGGGAAGGTCCACCAGCAGCAGCACAGGGACCACTGATGTCAGCAAAAGAAGGATCGGTGATGTAGGTAAGTTGGGTGGTATTACCGATCATCTTGAAATATCCGCGTTGTTGTTCGGCAGACATGGTAAGTTGGTTCCAGATGTGCATCCAGTCACCATATTGACGGTCAATACGCTGACCACCAATCTCTACCTCAACCTGGGCAATAAGTTGCTCTCCGGGGAAATCTAACCAGCGAGCATAAACACCACCTTCGGAGTTCATGGACTGGTTGATCTCAGGAAGAGTGACCTGAAGGTAAGTGCGGTAGCAAAGATCACCGTTTCTGCTGATAGTACAGGTGACACGGCGACCGAAATCGGCTTGACCAGAGAAAGTCTGCTCAATAGATTCCATAGCAAAGTTGGTATGGCGTCTGTAAGACACCTTCCAGAAGGTAATTTCGGGGGTTCCAGTAAGGAATACGTCTTGGGCGCCATAGGCGACGAGTTGCATGAGTGCTCCAGCCATCTTTTCTTATATACTCTTCTAATAGAAAATAATTTCGGATTTTAATTAAATTAAATCAAATTAAATTAATTATTATAAACCTACAGTTTTACCAAAATAATAACTTTGTTACTAGATTTAAGTTGTTTTTCGTTAAAAACTTAATTATTCATTTAAAATATAAAAAATGGATAAAAAATGTTTTGCTAAATACTTTTGGACAATTGGTTAATTCAAAACCACACCATAGCAGTGTTAAAATACAATGACCAAAATAATAATTCAAAAATATGTAACGATAATGAGTTGATATACAACCATAATATTTTGTAAAAATTATTTTAAGGTCTCAATATCGAAGTTAGACACTAAAAATTGTTCTAAATATTCCTCTTTAAATACTTCTTTTTTATTTTCATGTTTTTTTACAAAAGTATAATTATCATCGTCTTTTTGTACTTTCCAACCCTTTTCTAAAGCATTCATTACAAACACCATAATTTTCAATTGTTTTGAATTTATATTTTCGGGTTGATAATTTACATGTATATCGTTATTCATGGTTATATTGTTACATTATACTTAATTATCTTTATTTTTCCCCATTTTATTAGATGTGCTAGTATATTTGGGATCGTCGTCACGTTCTCGTTTATTAGATTTACCATCAGTTTCTTCTTCTGCGTCCATTGAGTCATCAGTTTCTTCTTCTGTGTCCATTGATTTATCAGTTTCTTCTTCTGCGTTCATTGATTTATCAGTTTTTTCTTCTGTGTCCATTGATTTATCAGTTTTTTCTTCTGTGTCCATTGATTTATCACTTTCTTCTTCTAGTGAATTAATATATTCATAAATTTCTTTTAAGGTCACATTAGGTTTTTCGACAATGGATTTCAATTTTAATAATTCATCATCATCTTCTGTAATACCCAAAAGGTCCTCTTGTATTTTATAAGAAGCGTTTAATTGACTTGTAATTTGTTTTATTGCTGATATTATAGTTCCTATAACTTCTTTTATATTTTCGGTTTGATCTATAGTTTCCGTAACTTCTTCTAATATTTCTTTATCATATTCCTCTACGAAAAAAACATTTAATTGTTCCAGTAAATTTTTATTATTAATTATTGTTTCCAACACAGTAAATGGATGTGTATCATCAAAATCATCAAAATCGTCAGACTCATACTCTGTTGTCTCTGATTCTTTGATTTTTAATTCTTTGATTTTTGATAAAATAAATTGAATTGTATCATTTAATTCGCCACCCTCTTGTGGTACATTTATCGATGAATCTTTCATCAAAATAGAATAACCAATTATTGTTAGTGCTATTTCACATTGTTTTAAAATATGTGTTTTTCTAACATATGTATCTAATTCCATTTTGAATAATTTATCTCGTGAATTTGCTTCACGTACAACCTTATTTTGTTTCATAATTGTAATTATATTTCTTACAATAGCGGAAATAGTGTATTTAGGGTCACTTCCTAATTTGTTTCCGGGACCAGTAAATGGTGTATTTGAAGCGTTTGGTTGTGTTCCTCTTGTTAAAAGTGTCTCATTAATCATCCTTAATTCTTTTTGTAACTTTATTTTATTTATATCTGAAATATTTCCTTGGTATTTATTTAATTCACTACTAATAATCTTTGCTTGTTCTACCAATTTATTTTCCGGGAGGTTTTTTATTTTTTCTTCATATGTTTGGGTTTGTGTTTCAGTTAGTATATCCGAACCACCAACTACCTTTCGTTTTTTCTTTGTTTTACGCTTTTTCATCGTTTTTCTACGCCTTGTTCGTTTAATACGTCTTTTTCGATTTTTTATACCACCGTACTTCTTTCCAATACGTAATTCTTTTGCGTGAGAACGTAAATTTCCTTTAGAAATAAAACCTTTGCCTTCTTTTTGTTTGAGTTTTTCTACCGTTAATTCTTCTTTATATTCTTCTTTGTCTTCGTCTGTGTCTTTTTCTATCGTATGAATTGCTGGAATCGTATAATCAATAGTGTGTGATTCTATTGTATCAAAAGTAGTATAATCTACAGTAGTTAGGAAATTGTCATGAGTTAATAATTGAACATTATAAGATGAACGACTATCATTATCAAAGGTATTATTACTATTTAAACCTAGCGATACATATAAATAAGAGCTTAATCGTGGATTACATTTATCATATAATTTCTTTAAAATAATGGAAAAAATTGAAGTGAATGTTATATTTTTGGTAATAGTTTCATTTAATTTAAAATCTTTAAAAACATAATCGCTTATATTTTCAGAAATAGTTACAAAATCGGGTAAGCATAGAACAACGCCTATCATTGTTTGTGACGACATCTTTGTAAGTTTACTACGCCACAATCTTTCATTTTGAGTTCCACTATATGGATTACATGAGTTTAATCGGTCCTTCGTAGAACTCTTTAATTTCAACTTGGACATCACATTATATATATTTTTGTATAAATCCTCACTATCATTATCAGAAATGATGGTTGAAATGTTTTCAAGACCGATTTCAACATTTTCAATAATACCATAATTAGTTATGTTATTTTGTAAAGTATTGACAATATTACTAACTTTATTCAAGTTTTCCGTTTCACTTTGTATAATATCATCAATTTTAGAAGCATCAAACTCGAGTGGTTTATATGCAGTTTCCCAAACACTATAACTAGTATCTGCTGCTATTAATGTGGTAATAAATGAAAATAAATTTTCACCAATATTAGTAACATACATATTGATAAACGAACGAGTAACAAATAATATCATCAATAGTGATTGATACACAATATCACTTTTGGCAACATTTGCGAGTTCATACGCACTGTCATGAAATAAATAACTATAAATTTTTTGAATATAATCCTGAATAATGCCCAAATAAGATTTTATTTTATCAATTTTTTCTTTGATTGTGTCATTTAAAGATTTTTCCTTTTCTAATTTTCCAATTCCGACTGACAAATAAGTGTATGCGTCTTTTTTCCGTTGAATAGATAATTGTATAGATTTCAATTTTTCTGAGGGTGTATTAACAGCATCTCTCAATTGTTTACTTAAAAATATGAGGGCCCCAGATTGATTTACAAAAATCACTATTGGTGCTCCATAATATATTGCTGACGCAACAGCTACACGATCATATGATAAAAACGCATGAATACCGTTACTTTGTTCAGAAGTAATTTGTACACCTTGCGGCGTATCTGTTGGAGTAAATAATTTATAAGATAAATTAGATCGGCACGCTGTAACTGCTTGACCATGATCACCAAATTTTTTTGTCATAATTTTTAATTTACCACTTTCTTTAATCAATTCACTATAAGAATAACTTAGAAATACACGAGAATCAAATGTACCGCGGTCTTTCGAAGCACTTAAATTAATAATTATATCTTGTTTAGGTAGTTCAGTTATTTTTTGCGCCTTATTCGAGTTTTTTTTGGTGCTGATATATATTTTATTATTATCATTTACCATAAAATTTACGTTTGCGGATTCAATAAAATCCTCGGTTTCACCTTTTGTATATAAGTTATTTTCCCTAGAGGGTAATTTTAATGTTTTAGCATATAATGTACAATCAAATCGGGTAAATAGTAATTGATTACGAAGAATAGTGCTGTCTTTGTGTTCGTCATCGTCAGCGTCATCGTCATCGTCATTGTCATCGTCATTGTCATCGTCATCGTCATCGTCATCGTCATCGTCATCGTCATCGTCATTATCTTTAACAATCTTAGGATACAAAATTGCGGTTTCGTCATTATTAAACCCAACATCATTATAAGCATCAAATAATCCATAATAAGAGCGAGACGTTTTATCGGAAAACCCCTGTCTGACACCAGCACTTGAATAATAATGCGTCGAAGGACCAGGATCAAAAATGCCGGCCGCACTTTGAAGTGTAACAATTTTTGTTTCTTTTTTCCCTTCCGTTTGTTTCCACTTTTTTATATCATCTGCCCAATTTCCATACGCAACATCTCGTATAATAAAAATATCTTCGTTGATGCCGTGATCTTCAAAAAACCTTTGTATTTGTGAATTGTTTTTATCGTACACAATTGGAGGATCACAAACATTCTTTTCTTTTTCCGAATCACTACCCAATGGAATATGACCGACAACATAACGATTTGTTACAATATTTGCGTTGAATACTTGTTTGTTATCATCACCAATTACCCCATAATCCTTAATATATCCATCACAATTAGGTCTACACATCTTTATAAGTTTTGGTTGTAAATCTTTATTATTATCCCATGTATGTACGTTTAATAACATTCGAAATAAAAATATATCTTCGCTACTTGGTTGCCCGTCTTCATTTTTCAATAAACTATCAGTATCTAAAGAACCACTTCCTGCGACATCATTTAATTTATAGCAATTTAACCCATCAGGAATATGTTCTACAACAAATTTATCGATTTCTGTTTTGTCTAATTGTGGAATATTATGATGATCATGCCAAGCATCCATTTTTGCGATGCGACATAATTTTTGATATTTTCTTTCAAGACCTAGACTATCTACTTTATATAATTCACTATCTGGTGGACAATATGGATTTAAATCTAATACTATTTTTTTTTCAGATGACATTAATATATTATTATATAACAAAAAAATATCGAAAATCTAGGAAAAAATATCACTATATACTAATGAAAACTAGAAAAACAAAAAGAATATTTAGAAAGTTACGTTCAAAACGAGGAGGAGATAATTCAGTAACTAGAAAATTCAAGAGATTGAACGGTGCATTAAAATATGGATTACTTTATAATAGTCCATACATAAATAGAAAACCGAAGAGATTAGAATTAGCATTATCTCATTCAAGAAAAGTAAAAGATAACACAGAAAAGGATTTATCAAAATATATGAAACTTAGAAGCGGAAAACAAGTAAAAAAACCGATAGGTGGTAAAAATAAAACAAAAAGAATGAAAAACATAATTACATAACAAAACACATAAATAATATTCGTTTTTAATTATATTGAAAATGAACAAAAAGACGACAACAATGAAACAAATGACTTCATTGGACGAAAAACATCAAGAAATGTTGAATAAATTTCACAATAATGAATACAAAACAGTTCCTAAATTAAAGAATGAAATAGTAATGCTAGAAAAAGAAAAATCAAATTATCAACGTAATCAAATCGATAAAATATTGGACATCGATGACCAAATTAAGGAGTTCAAACAAGAAATCAAAATGTTAAAGAGAGAAAAGAAACAATATTTACTAGATAATTCGAAATATATTTTTGATTATTTTGAGTCCAAGAAACAAATATCAAATGGAGATCAAAACCAAAATGTCAAGGTATTAAACTCCTTTTTTAAGGTCAAAAGTACTAATTCAGACCGAGAAAATCCAAATAATTATAGTCAATCCAAAAAATTATACCAAGAATATTGGCGTAATGTCAATAATGAATTTACCAATCCACAAGATTATATTATGTCTTGCGATTTATGTAACATATGTGAGAGAGGAGAAATGGTCCCACAAGATGAAGAAGGAATTATGATTTGTAACAATGTTCAATGTGGACAATTTATCACATACATTGTTGATAGTTCGAAACCCAATAACAAAGATCCACCAAATGAAGTATCTTATACAGCATATATTCGACTGAATCATTTCAAGGAAATTTTGTCGCAATTCCAAGCAAAGGAAACTACGCAAATTCCCGAAGAAGTCATTGACAAAATTCGGGCGCGCATTAAGAAAGAACGTATCACAGACATGAAACAAATCAATTATGACAAAATGCGCGAAATATTACGCAAATTAGGATTAAATAAATATTTTGAACATATTCAATATATTAATTCTATATTTGGTGTAAAACCGCCCATTATGAATGAAGAATTACATGAGACGTTGTGTGTATTATTTATTGAAATTCAAAAACCTTGGGCTGTCCATTGTCCAGCAAATCGAACCAATTTTTTCAATTATACATATACATTATATCAATTGTGCATGTTATTAGACCAAACGCAATATTTGCCGTTCATACCTATGATGAAAGATCGCGAGAAACAGTTGGAACAAGATATGATTTGGAAAAAAGTTTGTGAAGATTTGGATTGGGAATTTTTCCCAACTGTTTAACTATAATTATTTTATATAATTATTTTATATAATGAAATTTTCTAGAATCTCAATTTTAATAATAATTTTTGTAATATTTTGCTGTATCGCCTATTTCATACAAGTTACAAATAATATATGCGAACCGATGACGACTCATCCGAAAATATTGTTCACATGTACAAGTTTTGTATCAAAACCAAATAAACTAGATTCGTTAAAACAGACATTAGATAGTTTTATTCGTTATACACCAACTGAAACTATTGATAGAATGATTGTAATAAATGAATATGACGAAAATACAGAAGATTCCATCGAAGAACTAAAAAATATGTATCCTGAAATTGAATTTATAAACAAATCTGAAAAAGATAAAGGTCAAGCGAGATCAATTAATTTAATTATTGACATTTTACGGGAAGGAAATTATGATTATTGGTTACATTGGGAAGACAGTTGGATTTTAAATACCCCCTTTTTAGATGATTCAATTGAAATTATGGAAGATGATAATATAGATCAATTACAATTGATTGATCGATGGCATGATACTCACAATGAACGAAAAGAAGTAAAAATAACAAAAAATGGGAAAAAATATACTGAAATTCTAAAAATAAATGATTCTATAGATGAACAATTGAAACCTTTTGGGAATTGTAGTGATTTTAAATTGAATTGGGCAGAACATAGGGATCATTGGCCTCTATTTTCATTGAGTCCAGGTATAGACAAAGTGGACAAAATTTTAGAAACGGGTTATTTTGATACATCAACCGAATTATGGCCTATCACATTTGAATTTAAATGGTCGATAAAATGGTTATGTAGTGGAGGTAGAAAAGCAGTTATTAATAATAGTGTTTGTCAACGCGTGGATGATCATATGTCAACATATGAGTAACATTCTTTATTTAAAAACGACAATACCAAATACAATACATTTTTTTCTACATGAAGAATAAGATGTATTATATTTTTTTTCATATTTCCGGAATAGCATTATTAGAAGTATGTTTTTTCTTCTATTATATTGGACCTATGGAAACCAAACATTTTCGAAATGTAGTAAAAAAATTAGTAGATGAACCATTATTTATGATAGAAAATAGTATTCCCGAACAAGAAACGATACAATATGAACAATTTGTACCAAATAACTATGATTTACAAATAAATAATAGTTCAATTCCGATTTCTTATAAATCGATTCGTGAAAGTATTCAATTATATACAAATCAAACTATCGAACAAAATATGGAAGAACTGAAAGAAAATAAAGATTCGGCAATAAAACGGCGAGAGAAAAAAAATGAGGAATTATTTGTGGAAACAATTGAATATTGGATGGCATTTACATTCTTGACAGTTTTATTATATATGTTACATTCAAAATATATAGAACTTATCCGTTTAAATGAGGTGTATAATTCTATTGTCACCGTTCGTTCGCATGATTATGATATTGAAATGCCCGAATACACACGGTATAGAAAAAATTCAGAAATTCAAGAAACTTTAGAAGAACAAAGTCCCAATAAATGTTATGAAACTACCAAGAAAATTGGTCATTATTTCTTATTTGCGGTTTGTATTATCAGTTTTCAATATGGTTTTTTCGAAACCATTGTTTTATCGTATGATCCATTATCCATTGATGAAGTGAAATATTTAATATATAGCAAATTAATCCCTAGTGCGTAACAATATATAATAATATAAATGATTATTATATATGGATCCGAATGAAATATTAAACGAAATTAATATTACATTTGTTCGTCATGGAACTACGGAATACAACGAACAGAATCGAGTTCAAGGTAGTTCTGATATTCCATTGTCCAAGAAAGGATATGAGGACATTGAAAAAGTTGTTTTAACTCATTGTAATTATGATCTATATTTTCATAGTCCTTTAATGCGTTCCAAAGATACTTTATACAGTATTTTGGAAAAATATGGTACTATACCAGACAAAAAACATATTGTTGAATCCTCTTGTGTCACCGAACGCGGATATGGAATTTTCGAAGGATTAACACCATCGGAAATTGAAGAACAATATCCTTCTTATTATCACGAATGGATAATCAATGAAAATGTGAAAGGAGATAATATTGAACCAATTGAAGAGGTAATATATCGTATCGAAAAGTTTATTGCGAAATGTATAGGATACAATAATAAAAGGATATTAGTGGTCACACATTCGGGTTTTTTATATGCTCTCTATAAATACATTACTGATTCTCCCTTACATTTAAAACCTACGGATTTTTTAGTTTCTTTCCCAAATTGCTGTGTGGTAGACCTACAAATATTGGTCCATTCTCATCATAGTGAATTAAATTTCAAAATAAAAGGCAATATCATACAAAAAATTATAAAGTACTCATAACTTGCTGAAATGTTTGCGCATTTAATTGTGTCAATGGTGGTAATGGTTCATCATGTGCGTTGTCAATTAATTTGAAATGTTCTCCGATTTGTATGTTGCTAGTAACATTATTTTTAAAATTACTATCAACAACTTGTGTAAAATTTTTCATCAGTAAATTTGAACTCATTTGTTTTTTCATATTTCTACGTAAAATAGTATTCATAATAATAAAACTCATCTTGGAAAGTGCGTTTGTATTTTGATGACGATGTTCACGTTTTAATAAATCTACCTGTCCCATTTTCTTTAATCCGAATTTCTCCAAAATATCTATCAACATATTTACTTCTACGCCATAACCTGTCATATATTCCACGTTTTCCAAAACCTCTCTATAACCACCATATTCGCCTCCAAGAGGTTGGATAAAACCCGATAATTCTGGATACAATAAATTTAACATAGGACGTGCGCATAATTCAGTAACCCGTCCTCCTTCATTTGATTTTTGTACTGTATCACTAATGACCAAAGGTCTTTCATAAAAACCTTTAACAAATTTAATGGGTGTTGTTAATAGTGGACCAATAAGTCCATAAATCATACGTACATCGAAATTTTTTAAATCACTGTCGCAATATAAAACAATTGTCCCTTTTGAACAATATAATCCTTTCCATAACTGATTTCCCTTTCCTTTTTTACATTGATAATCGGGTAAAATATCGCATTCTTTTACTACATTTAATAATTCATATTTAGTTTCCAAGTTATAGACAATGTCTAAAGTATTATCGGTGGAACCACCATCGATTAATACAAGTTCGTCAATTAATTGGAATTTATTATTCAAATCGCGAAAAATGGTTTCAATAATTGCTCCTACACTGTCTTCTTCGTTAAGTGTAGGCATAACTAGAGAAATGGTTCGCCCATTTTTATTGTTATAAAGCATTTCTAAATCTTTATAATCGAAACAATGGAAAGTGTTTTGTTGTAACCATGACTCTACTTTTTGTATTTCAACTGATTCCATTTGTATAGTATAAAAATATATTTCGAATAATATTCAAACTAATATTCGATAAAATAAATAATATCCTATGTTATACATGATTACTTTTGGAGGAATTGTCATATTATCCGTATATACTGCCATTGTTGGCATTATTGTATCCTATAATTCACAAACTGTAGAACTGTTACATGACTCTTTGATGATTGCTTAATAATTTCAACAAGAAAATTGATTCGTTTTGTTGGAAGTAAGTAACTTCCATAAAAAATATGGCAGGAGTAAAACGATTACACAAAGAATATAGAGACCTTTTAAAGGATCCCATGGTCAATTGCATAGCAAAACCACTGGAAGAAAATATCCTTGAATGGCGGTTCATTTTCAAAGGGGAGTCAGATACTCCCTATAAAGATGGTGTATATATGGGGAAGATCAGTTTGCCAAAAGAATATCCATGGAAACCTCCAAAAATTCAAATGATCACCCCAAATGGACGGTTTCGTACAAACGGTACGCTATGTTTGAGTTTTACGCATTATCATCCGGAGTCATGGAATCCTGCACTATGTATTCGGACTATGCTCCTAGGAGTCATATCGTTCTTCTATGACAATGATAATACCACAGGGGCTACGCGATCGACTATCAATGAAAAACGGGTGTTTGCTGAAAACTCGGTCGAATTTAATAAGACCCTAGACGAATATAGATTGTTGTTTGAAAATAACGAATTTGAACCAAAAAAGGTGGTCATCATCAAGAAGAAAAAAGTTGCCATGTCAGTCTAATTTTATACGTAATTTTATAAGTAGTATTTTTTTATTTAGTGTAAAAAGCTATATAAATAATAGTAGTAAAGTCTTATTATAAGCAATGTCACTTCGTACACATCAATCAAATCAATTACATACACAAAATGATTTACTCATGAAATGTTTGTTAGATTTTTATGAAGACAAAACCAAGTTGGATCAAATGATGAAAATTATTAATGGTGAATCGAATATTTCACTTCGTATTGTAGATTGGTTTGTTACAAATTATGCGAAAAAAGACTATACAATTTATGATCTTCCAATAATAAGAAATTCGAAAACTGTTCAAACACGTTTTAAGGTATACAATGATTATAAATTGAAACTAAAGGCATATTCTAAAAAGCGATTTGACCCGTTTTGTAGATGGGAGCGTATTACCATTCCGTATAATGAAAACAATTGTATGGAAACCACCATTGGACAATTGAATTTTTTTAAATGGGCAATTGAAAACAAAATTATCGATTATATTAAAGAACATTACGACGCAATTGAGAAAGATATGAATGATCGCAATTCAATTTCCAAGAAAAAGAAAGACGATAATTTGGAAACAGCATCTATTACCTTAAATAGTGGTGATAATAGTAAAACGCGCAAAAAACGTGAGGAACTATCTGTGTCGGCATGTAAATGTATTAAGAAGGAAAATGTGAAAATTATTGTGTCATTTAATTAAATTACATGGATGTATCTGATTATATAAAATAATAATTTTTGGAAATAATGTAATGGTTTCATAATGTATAATGAAATCATTTGGCGAATATTTTTCTTCCCTTTTAAATATGAATATGTTTTGTAAAGACGAATCGAAGTCCTCAAAAGATTCATTGGACAAAACAGAACACGAAAAAGAAGAAGTCCAAGAAAAAGAAGAAGAGAATAAAGAAGAAACGGAAAAAGAGAAAAAAAAGGGGGAAGAAACATTCGAATTTATCGAGATTTCTGAAAATACGTTTGCTGAAGTAGTAGAAGATATGTTTATTACGAAATTTTAATTTTTTTGTTTTTTTTTGTTTTTATGCGGTCTTGTTCCATGTTTCGTCGATTAAACCATACGACTTACACTTCTCAATATCCCACCACAGATCGTGCTTCAATATCTCTCCTAATTGCTTCTTAGGAATATTTGCGCAACTCTTATAAATCGATATGATCTTAGTCATGAGTTCCTTGTTATTCTCAAACTCGTCCTCCAGTTCTGCCATTTTTCCCCATGATCCAGCAGACAATTGATGAATCAGCATATATGCGTTTGGACGCATATAACGCTTCTTACCTACTACACTAATAAGTGTTCCTGCTGAGGCAGTAGCACCCTCAATGACAGTATGAACGGGAACTTTGCATGATTGAATCGCATCAATTGCGGTCATGGCATCAAATACCGATCCTCCAAAAGAATTGATGTGAAGATAAATTGGAATCTCATCAATACACAATTTATGTGCGTTGATAATATTATCCAATTCACACTTGCGTAGAAATTCAATCATTTCAAAGACGGAATCTCTATCGACTTCTGCGTGGAAATAAATATGATTTCCCTCGCGTGTAATTTTACGACCACCTTCGTCATCGTCGTCATCGTCGCAATCGTCATTTTTAATGATAAGATTGGCAGTCTTACACTGTCCGCGGGTAGTAACGTTTTTAGGAGCAAATCTGAACATGTTTTCTATTATATAGATTGATACAAAACATAACTTTGTATCAATTAGAATCAATTTTATAGTTTATTCACACCTTTTTTAATCTTTATTTTGGAATAGGAAAAGGACGTTGGTTGGGTTCTAAATTAAAGTTCGTAGGCATAATTAAAGGAACTTGACGATCAATCATAGAAAGTTCAGGAATATTGCGAACTTCAGCATTTAATGGACATTCTGGTTTTACTAGATTCGTGGATCCAATACCAAACAACCATGATTCAATATCATTCGGGTTTTTTGCCAATTCAGTATCAGGTAATTGACCCGGATTTAATCCAAGTCCCGATTTATAAGTAGAACTTGCAAAAGCATATTCTTTATTTGTGCTATATTGTATTTGTTGTTCAAAAGCGCGTTGTTCGACTTGATAATTTCCAGGTGTATTTTTATTCGACGATGATGCCATTATAATATAGTAAGACAATAAAGATTTTTGAATGGAATTACTAAATAACAACACTTACGCTATTTTGTGTATTAAACGTTTATATGATTCGTTTTCCTCGTTGAACTGACTAGATTGAAGAAAGAAATCTTGTAAACACATATGAAATAAATGGAAATAATCATAAGAACATAAGACTGCCATTCCTATTTCTTTTTCTACTGAAAACATTTTCTCTGCTCCATGTTGATATAATTTTTGAAATAAGACATTATCCCGTGTTTTCTCGTAAACAATATCCATTGCCTTGCTCATAGATTCTTCGTCATAATTATTTTCGTCGTTTGTAATATCATCTATTTCCGTATGTGGTATTTTTTCATTCATTTCGAACATATTTCGCAAACATTGACGATAAGAAGCACTATCATCATAATTAGATTGTTTATTTGCGATATTATGTAAAGTCTGTTCCATAATATAGATATGATACACGACATATTTATATTATTTTCCTAAAGTTTGAATAAACGCGAGAATATCCCTTTTTCAATGTTTTTCGTTTTTTTGTTTTCTTGGACTTCCTTGTATTTGGTTTGGACCTTTTCAATGTTTTTCGTTTTCCACCAACATGTTTATATTGATAATTACTATGAAAATGATTCCCCCCAACATGTTTACAACTATGTAAGCGAGGGGGATTTCCACCCGTTTTCTTTGACATGTATATAATATAACAAAGAAATATTGTTAAATATAGTTTTTATACTTTAAACAAACGAGCAAGAAAGGTTTTCTTAGATGTCTTTCTCTTTCCAGATTTCCTTGACTTTTTTGATTTTCTTGCTTTCGTTGACTTTTTTGATTTTCTTGCTTTCTTGGTAGAACGCTTTCCTTTCTTACCTCCATATTTGGCACCGCAACCTGCTCCCCCCACGTGGTTCAAACCTGTGCTTTGTGCTAGTTCTTTTAAACCGGACATTATATAATAACACTATATAATGTTTCTTCTAGGAAATTATACATTACTATTAGGTCGACCTTTCGCCATCTCATTTTCACTATAGCGAGTATCCGCACCACCACGCACCCAACCGTTCATGGCACTTTCTTCTACAGTATTCTTAGTATTCGAAACGCGATCTTCCATATTGTTGTCAGTAGGATAAAGAGTATATCCCATAAAACTCTGAGACATTACGGTGGAAACACTTTTCTTCTCGCCCATAGATTCACCTTCTTTCATTTGAAGTTCCAAAGTAGGATCAACCGAACCTCTTCCTAAATAAGGAACGGTTAAAAATGGACGTTGCATCAAATTCAAACGTCCTAAAGCACGCTCCTTTTCACCATCAAGTAATAATTCAGATTCATTTTGAACTTTATCACCACTAATACCTACACCGGTTACTCCGGTAGGAACCACAGCAGGTTGTTGCGTGGCAAAATGAATTTGAGAATCAACCGGATTTTGGCTAAAATGATTGGTGGTATTGTAGGAAGAAAAGCGGTCATTCTGAAGCGTTTCTTGTGTTTTCGTGGTATTGTCGTTTTCAATGCGGGCCATATTATAAAAAGAAAAATTGCTTTCGCTGGACATTATAATATATATTTGCTATATATTTTGTCAGCAAATAATTTATTAATACAAATTATGTCGAGGATTGTTTCGAACACTTGCAAACATATTACCTTCTTTTGCTGAAATCATATCACCGTAACAAAATTCAGCAAAACCACCTTGATCGTTAGGTATGGTTGTGTTGGCAGTACTATAAAATTGTCGCATTGACTGTTCTAACTCTAAATTATCTGTGGTACTTTGAAATAGTTTTTTATCAATATTTGGTTGTCCTGGATTTAATAATTGAACTTGTTTTTTAGTTTCGTCTAAAATAGTTTCCCGGTCATTTTCTGTAAAAGAAGGAGGAGCTGGTTTTTTATCGGGATTATAATCATAATCGCTAAGTAATACATTGCTTAAAGGATTTGACGGTTCACTTTCTTGATATTGATTTTCATTTGTATGAATGTCAATTAAAGGTCCATGGCGACTATATGCCTTTTCATACGAGGGATCCCTTTCAAAGAAACCTTCATTTTGTTTAGTTGAATAATGGAGAAGGAATATACACAATAAACTAATTCCAGAAACTACTAAAACTCTTTGTTTTCCTGTAAAAATATAAGCAACAAAAGTCATAACAATGACTAAACGTGTCAATGCGTTTAGTTTTTGATTAAAAGTCATTGTATCAATTGGAAAAAATTCCAAAGCATAATTCGATTGTAACAATATATTCGGATTTTCTGTCCAAAAAGAAATTTTAACCTTTTTCTTTACAACTTCGATAGGTATTTTCTTAATTTCGATAGGTGGTTCTACTTCTTCCTTTGGTTCAATCCATTTTTCATGTTGAATAGAATGTTCTAAATCATTATCAAATATAGTTGGGTTCATATGTCTTTTATATATATTCTTTGTTATAAAAATATATATAATTATGCTAATCTCATTTTTTCACACACTTTTCATCAATTTGAAAAGTATCACATTTTTTTTTATCCGGAACAATTTGTAAAACACATTTGGATTTTTCTCCTAACAATGGTTCAGTACACCCTTTTTCAATGTCATTATTTTGATTTGTTTTTGAACAACGAGAACGAAAATGTTCATATCGTTCGCGTACATCAATATATGACAATCCCGATTTTTTCCCCAACATTTTATTAATGGTTTCGTGTAGTTGGTAAACATATTTAGAAAAGGTTTCGCGATTTTTCATATGGTACCATTTTAATGGATGTTTTTTAAAATTTTTGCATAAATTTATTCTACATTTTCCACACGGTAATACATTACGCAAATTTAAAATAAAACTGCGATAATTACGTTTATCATCACATGACGGTTGTACTGGATAGTTAAAACTTGTCGTGTGAATATAATGCCACGCACTTGGTCCCCATACACTTGTCAACATGCCGTCATTTGAATTATAATCCTTTTTTTTATAAACGCGCTTCGTTTTTTTCTTTTTAGAACTATTCGGTTTTGTCTTATACGTTTTAGACATAGTTATATTATAAAGATAAAAAAGAGAACGTCAAAATTTCTAAATAATGATTTTCATATAATTTTTATATGAAACTAATTTATATGGCTCCTGGAATTTTTTCAGTTTTATATAAAGACTTTGGTAAACCTCTTGAAAAACAACTAGTTACATTTTTCGTGTTTATTATATTTGCTGTTGCTGGGTATTACGGGTATTGTTGGTTTGGTAAATCTACTGTGGAAAATTTAAGTGATGAAAATATGGCAAATAACAATCGTCGCATAAGTGAAGCAAAACTAATGTTTTTCTCTGCCGATTGGTGCCCTCATTGTAAAAAAGCAAAACCGGAATGGGATAAATTTTCATCTGAATATGCGAACAAGGAAATAGGTAATTATAAAGTAATGCCTGAATCCGTTGATTGTACGGATGGTGAAAACCGTTTAATTCAAGAATATAGTATTGACGGATATCCTACTGTTATTATGATTAAAGATGGAAAACGAGTTAATTTTAGTGGGCGCATTACCGAGGAAAACATACAACAATTTGCTGATAGTGAATGTAAAAAATAAGTTAGATCGCATCTATTAATGTTTGGGCACATTGAACACCATTTTGAATAATAGTTTTGCGATTTTCAGGAGAGTCGATAAAATACATTAACGCTTCAAAATCCATTTTTCCCATTTCAATACATATTTCGTTACTCAAATCAACATCTTTATCAAAATGTTTCATGTTTCTTATAGCATTTCGTATTAGCAAAGTTATATATTCGGCTAAATTTATATCCTGATGCATTTTCATTTTGTTATTACCCTCGCATCCTACTACGACTGTTCGTTTTCGAATACCTAAAATTTCATTTTTATGTGTTCCGTCTTGTTCTAAACATTGGTGAACTGGATAATTTAGGAGAATACCACCATCAATATAATATTTTCCTTCGATAGAAATTGGTTTAAATACTACAGGTATGCTACACGAGGCGTAACACGCGTCTACTAATTTCACATGAGGATGTGTTTTATGCGAAAAACATGTTAATTCAAAAGCATCAATTTCAACGGCATAAATAAAAAAATCAACTTGTGTTTTTTCATAAAATTCTTTTAATGTTACATCGATTGAAAAATTTGCTCCCAAAAGTAGTGGTCTCCACGCATCTTTAAAGTTTTCTATTGTGAAAACACCACAATTATCGTAAATATTTAGAAAATGACTCCAATCAAATTTAAATACATGTTTCCATGGTCGATCAATTAAAAATGTATCGAGTGTTTCCCAATCATACTCAAGTAACAACATAAACAATACGCCTGTTCCTATTGATGTTCCGTGGCAACTTTTAATATTTTTTATATCCCATTTACCACATTGATTTAATTCGCGCAAGGCACCATATGCTGCTAAACCATATGTACCACCACCCGATACAACCAAATGTTTAATAATATAGTCTGTTTCGTCAGTTTCTTCTTTATCCATTTATTCATTATAAAATAACGTATTTATATATATTTTTTTTCATCAGTTTTTATAAGAGAATGTCCTGTTTTTTATTCACCGACGATGATGATAATGTAGGAAAAATCGATATTGATGAACTATATGAAAAACAACAGAGACGTGATATGAAACAAATTTCAATATTTAATAAAATTTTGAATCGCATACACAAGCGTATTAAAGTTACTGGACGAAGTAAAGTAAAGGATCAATTTATTTGGTTTACTATCCCCGAATATATATTTGGTGAACCGTGTTATGATAAAGCAGAATGTATTGCGTATGTAATCGCAAAATTAGAATCGAATAAGTTTCATATTCGCTATGTTCATCCAAATACGTTGTTTGTATCATGGTCAAATTGGGTTCCATCTTATGTTCGAAGTGAATATAAAAAAAAAACGGGTGTGGTTGTGAACGAATTAGGACGTATCGTAAGTCGTAAAGAAGACGTTTTATACGAAAATAGCGACGATCCCAATTCGAAAATATTAAATACTGGTCAAGAACTGAATGAAAAAGCAAAAAAGGTTTACTCATCCACCGAAGAATATAAACCAACCGGTACGTTAATTTATAATCCAGATTTCTTTGAGAAAATTGAAAAAAAAGTGTTATAAGTAAAATACTTAAATACTACACGTTCCATTATGTATAATGGAATCTGTACAAGAGTCTGTCGAAAAAGTCCCTGAATGCGAAACCGAAAATGTTGATAAGCAACAAGCAACACAAGAAGTCAATGTATTGGATGTTCCAGTAGCAAATGAGAACGTTGCTCTGAATATTCTAGTAACTTTTGTTAATTTGGCACAAAAGCGCGGTGCTTTTAATCTGAAGGAATCCGCAAAGATTTGGGAATGTGTTGAAAAGTTTCAACGTTCAAGTGGAAATTAAACCATTTAATATTTAAAGTCTATAAATATAAATTAGCATACATGATACATAAAACAAGGCAAAATTAATTGAATACAACATTGCTGTTTTATTCATATTATAGGGGAAACTATAAAGCAGTAGAGTTTTGTATAACATAACAGAAAGTAAGAACCATGTTTTCCATTCATCTTGAATATTATTAACTGAACTATTTAAAAAGAAATAAGAATGAAAATCTTGTGCTTTCTCAAAACATAGGAACAGTGTCGAATACATTATTCCTAAAACACTTGTAGCATACACATATGGATAGAAATATTGGGCAATATCTTTATTTATTGCCCATAAAACAAGTAAAAAATTAACAAAAAATGACGGTGGATACATGATGGATAGATTATCGGAATAAAATATGAATTATATCATAAATCATATTTTAAATTTTCATATCTTCTTCAATTATGGAAATGACTTTTTGATAATGAGGTGCTTCATCATATTGTATTTGATAGACATAATCGAACATCTTTTTTTTCCATTTATTTTCATTATGAAAATCTTCTTTTGCACTTTTTCGCATTTGATTATTTGGATGTAAAATATGATAAGGACTATATTCAGTGTCTTCTTTCACATTGATATTTTCCCAAGGCAATTTTTCATATAAAAAATACAAATAAATATACAAAACCGAAATTAGATCATCACGTCTACACGGATCCATACCATAATGGATAAACAAACTGATGAATTTAGGAGTTCCCATAATAAAACTATCTTTCGTTTTTTCTTTCATATGTTCATTATTTTCATCTAAATATATAGTTGCTAAACCAAAATCGATTAAATAAACAGAATTATCTTTCATCATAAAATTTTGTGGTTTAATGTCTCGATGAATAACTCCATATTGGTGTATATGAATCAATATTTTTATCATTTGAATCGTAATTTGGTTAATTTCTTGGACATCAACAGTATTATTTCGTACATATTGATCTAATGTACAATCATAAAATGGCATGATTAAAGCAAGTTGGTTGTTATATGGACCATACCAATAAATAGGAGGAACATTGCGACATCCTTTTTCATATAAATAATGTAATATAGTGGTTTCTTGTTTCAATAATGAAATCGGGCAATCTTCTTGCTCAGTTTTAATAGCAACTTTTTCCTTCTTTTTAGTTAATCCTTCATAAATTGTTCCAAATTGTCCGTTCCCAATTTGTCTTATTATTTCATATTTGTTTTGAATCATAATTCAAATTATGAAATTATGTATATATAGTTTATACGAAAGCAATAATTTATGAACGACATTGTAAGTTTTATTATATATTTATTCATAATACTCATATTTGGTTATATTGTTGGACATTCTCTTTCAAACAAATGTTTTCCATTACGTGAAGGTGCACGTACATTACCTAGACCTGTAATTAATCCTCCTTATAAAATATACGAGAAAACTGTCAAAGATATTGTCTTCCTCCCTGGAGAAACAATGAATCAGTTTATAGATAAACAAGCCAACACTTATTTTGATAAAGATGGACTACCTTTAGAAAAGACTATTCAAAAATACGCAGCATATTGCGTAAATCAAGGAAATGTGAGCGATGAAAATAAACGCAAATTAACTGACATTGGGTATTATGTTTTGAATATTGTTATTCCTAATTTACCTAGTACGAAAAATAATGAACCAAAAGAATACTGGCCACCAATTGAATGGTCAAATCACAAAATATTCGATGTTTGGAAACAACCTACATCCACATATAAAGAATTTAGAGGGCAAAATTATTTAGATTCCTATGTTTCGAATTTTAATGCTTCCAATAATGGTGGCGGAGGAAATATTAATTCACTGTTTGGTAATTTAGATACTTCCAATTTCTTTGGAAGTAGTAAAAGCGATGACGGAGGAGGCGATGACGGAGGAGATGGTGACGATAAATGCGGTGATTCTGAACAAAGTAAATGTGGCATAGGTTGTCCCGATAGTTGTTTAAGCGGTGCGTTTGCTGCTGCTGCTAATGCACAAGGCGATGAAGATGACGATGGTTCAAGTTCAAGTAATGGAAATAATACGAATTTGAATGATTCGTATAAAGATGATAGTTCTAATAATACTGACGGCAACCAAAATAATGCGGGTAATACCACATTATTGCCAGGAGGCGCAAATGTTTTAATGATTGGTTCGGCAAAACTAGACGGATACGTTATTACAGATGAAAAGCAAACAAGTGACTCGTCCAAATTGAACGATGAAATTAACGAATTTATTTATAATTATTTTATTAGTTCTGGACCCAATGAAAATCGTCCAACACAATATGCGATTGATCAATTTGAAGCGTGGAAAAAAAAATCACCCATGGACCAAATACATATGAATAAATTGCGTGATATGGTCTATTATATATTACAAATTATTGTGCCAGGATTGCCAACAGACCAATTGTCGCGTTCCTATGTTGCTTGGCGCCCTATTGTTTGGATGAGTCGTTCTGAGAAACGCAATTAGGGTTTGATCGCACATATGTCGTTTTATATATTTTATCATCGTATTATAAGAACATGATGATAAACAAAACATTAAATGATTTTGTGGAAAAAGTGTCTCCTCAAGTGTATTTTATTCTCATCGGAATTTGGTATATAGTTTATTTCGTAACAATTGTTGGTTTAGCCTATATTGATCCAAAATATGTAAAAACATTAAATATGATTATTCAATTTTTTATTGCGTTTGTTTTATTTATTCGATTTAACCCATTTCAAAAACGTATAACATGTAATCGCAATGATCGTATATTCATTTTAGCAAGTTGTTTCTTTTTATTGGTGAATGATGAATTTACAGATTATATGCGAACATTTTTTCGAGATCGTATTGATCGATTAAAAACATTCTTCTAATTATTCAAATATAACCACATTTTTTAACAACCAAACAATCATTTTCTTGGACTATTTGAAATGGTTTTCCGCATCCGTAAATTAAATCTTCTTCTACTACCTGATTACATATTTCTTCAGAACTATGTGGTTTCATTTGCTTTCCAGAATCTTTGTATATTCCATGTCGAAAAATACCACAATTCATTTTTTCCATAATAAACGGATTTTGGCAATGTGGACATTGTAAGATGGGTTCCATTATATAAACGTTATAATAAAACATCTAAAAAGATTTCTACTTAACTTTCCATGAACCAATTAATACAAAATGAAAAAAATAATAGCGATTTACAAAACACATTAAACATTGATGAAATATTGGAAGCAGCACAGCATGTAGATCGCGAATATATTGAACACCATTCCTTGAAAACTATTTCCGAAGAAATATTTGACTGTTTACAAGAAATAAATATAGAACGCGATAATATTCACAAATATTGCCAAAGTCTTCTTCAATATAAATACATTGAATATGTTCATCATATTCACAAAGGAAAACATATTCGATGGATTCGAAACGGAAAATTAACAAATGGCGGTATAGTCGTAGACATTAAATTTTTAAATAATGGCACTCACATATTATGTAAAAATCATCATCGATTTATTCAATATAAATTTGATGATTGTAAAACATTCCAAAAATTAACGCAACAAGAATTGTTAATTTTACAAATAAAAGATAATTTATGATTTTTTTTTCATTGTTTTGTTTCTAACAGTAGAACGTTTTTTGCGAGTATATATTTTCACCATTTTATATTTATAGAACTTCTGTATACATTGTAACATTTTTTTGGATACTTTCATATCAATCAATATATCTTCGCCCATTTTTTTATTATCGTTTACTATGAAATCGTTTCTTTTATAATAAGACAGCAACTCTTCTCTGATATTTTCTGATTTTTCACATTTTTCTACAAGTGCGTCTATAAATGTTCCTATTATTTCATTACGACTTAAATCAATATAGTATGGTTTGGGTTGTACATAATATACATATCTATGTTTCATGAATACATGATCAGTATTGTCCAAGAAACACAATTCAGTGTTTTTAGGCAATTGAACACATCGTAAAAATTCATTATATGTTTTACTCCCTGTCGTTCGTTTATGTTCGACAATTTTTCCATTTATTTTAAATGCTCGTACTATATTGGTAAATAAACCGTCTACATTCCATTTTTGTTCAATATATTCGGATATATAAGTGGTCCATGTTATTGGAATACAACTATTGTTCGTATACATATACACCATGGTTTTGCCATTTTTCGTCTTTTTTTTATGTAAATATTGAAAAATGATTTCAATTCCATATCGAAATACTTGGGGAAATAAATCAAGTAGAAAAAATAAACATTGTTTATCGTTTTCGAACAAGGTACATGAAAAAGAAGAATGTAATTGTTGAATGAATTGAAATAAAATATAAATTTTCGAAAAATGTCCGATTGTTTCATCCAAATCAAATACGAATATTTTTGTATTATTTGTTTCATTTTTATTCAATTTCAACCCTTTCCCCTTGTAAATGTTAACATGTTCTTTCGACATTGCCTATAATAATTTGATATTAATATTTTTCCAATAATTATAAGCGATAATTCATATAAAACTACATATTGTATATGAATTATAATGGACCGCGTTCAACAACTCGAAAAAACTCAACATGAATGTTTGGAACTATTTCGTAAGAAAAACCAAGACTATGGCGATGCGTTTGCCAAATTTGGTGTCATTGGAATATTAATGCGTATTGAAGATAAAATACAACGATCTTTGTCTATTACAAAAAATGGTGTTCGATTAGTCAACGATGAATCCTTAAAGGATACATTGATGGATTTACATAATTATGCTGCCATGGGTGTTATGTTACTGGATGAAAAAACAAACAAACAAAATACAATCCAAACATTACATGGACATAATCGAAATTAAACATATGTTTAATGAGTGACAGGCATACTAGTTAATTTATATTTTGACCAATTAATTGATTTTCCATCATTAATTGGTTCTTTTTCTTCATCGTGCTCTTTATCTAAAGAATCGGCACGTTTTACTGCTGAATCTAAATACAAATCTTTTAGAATATTTCCAACACGAACCGAACCCTCTTGTTGATCCATTTGTCCGTCCTCAATCAATTTCAATACAATCAATAATTTGGACATAATGGTGATATTCACCTCGTCTTTCATTAATCTACGAAAAATATCCGTGTAATTATCATATAAAAATTGACATTCAACTTGAACAATATTGAAAAATTTCTCGGGGGAACGTGACCTAAGTTCGGAATGCTCTTCTTTCAAACGCTCTAGAACTTTAATATTCTCACGGATTTTAGAACTATGTTTCAAACGCTGAATCGTTTCAGTGTTGTCCACATAATCCATTTCGTTCATGAGGTTTTTCAGGTTTAGACGTTCATCGTTCGTTAAAGATGCCATTTTATAACTCACTATCAATCGTTGTTTTTATGTATTTTGTTAATTTTATAATATATAGTAAAATACTAATATATAATGGAATCGAAACAAATAGATGTTAATAAAACATTAAATGAACCACCGAATGAAAATTTAGAATCAATTATGAAAAAATATTTTATTCCTCCTCAAACAGTAAATTATATGAAATGGGGTCAATCTTTCATGATTATATTGTTATTTGGTCTAATGTTAGTCGGTATTTTATTTGCGTATATTTATGCGAATTTTACTGATTTTCAAACTCGCATTAGTGTTATTAGCAACGCATATATATTCGGAAAAGATCCGGAATTAGAGTTTAGACGATATATGAAGAACACACAAGGGCAGTTGATTTCCACAGTGATGAATGATATTCAAACGTCTAGTACCAATTTAGAAACGGTCAATGCGCGTCTTGATAGTACGGCATCTCGCTTAAGTAATAAAGTTCAAACAGAAGTTCCTGAGAAATATGCCGAAACCAATAGTTTAGGAATTTCCATACAGAAAAATATTTCCCAGTTGCGCGATACAATTTCTAAATTAGCCGGATCATTCGTATTAGGAAATTACATAAAAGATGGCGCCATTAACACTGTGAAATAGGTAAATAACGAATAAATAATATCACGCAGCAGTTTACATTTTATACATTCGCTATAAAACGTAAAAACGTTACTATATTATATAATGACTTTACAATCCTATATTCCTATCGATTACTTTACATATAATCGCCCCGAATATTTTGGAGCAGCCCTTATTTTATTAATGTTTTCCATATTTTACATCATATTATATTTAGCATTTAAATTTGAATTTTATAATCGCCAAGAATATTGCGATCCAATGTTTTATTATGGTCGTCCATGTAACAATGAATATTCGAATATTCTTTTATTTAACGATAATTTCTTGGAATTCAAAAAGAAATATTACGATTTAGTCTCAAAATATGACGAAAAAACACATAGTTATAAAGGAGTACGAGAAAATACAGAAGAAAACAAGGAAAATGTAAAAGAGGGCGAAGAAATTATTGAAGATAATTTAGAAAGTAATGAACAATTCGGAAAAACAACCATAGATGAAATTAAAAAAATCACATCTATATCAAATTTAATTACGACCAAATATTTAGGAAATATCCAAGAAATATTGTCAGATGTTAAAAATTCCCCGCAATATGTTTTGGATAATCTACAATTACTTTCGTTAGAATTGGGAAAATTGAAAAATGACATCAAAAAAACAATTGTTACACCAGCGTTTAAAAAATATACTGCTCCCCTAGATAAATTATACCGTTCTTTAACGATTATTGACGAAACCACATTACCATATGTGAAACATCCGCAAAACGAAAACTCTTAATATTGAAACCGATTTTCTCATCAACTATATATATTGATATGAAACCCAGTAAATTCTCAACCACATTATTAGTTGTTATGATTGGTTTAGCAATTATTGTCATTTTATCCACATGTTTATCTTGTAGAAGTGTGGTTGCGTACAATGCCGATTCCAATTACACTCGTTTAGATCAGGAGGGATTTACTTCTCTTAACTATGGCACATATCCTAACGGTGGTGCTATTGATATTAAAGATCGTAATTTAATTGAAAGTAACGCAAGTACTCCTAGCGCACAACGCGTTAAAAATATGACCGGTTTGTTTGGTCCTCAGGATATGAACCAAAAATTGGATAGTTTCTTAGATTCAAAGGGAGATTTAACTGAACAATGTATGTTAAATTCAAATGGTATGAGCAATTCTCAAGGTTATTTATGCTTAGATCAACAACAGATTAGTTTATTAAAAACACGCGGTGGAAATCAGACCCCTTGCTAAATTCATTGATTTACATGTTGTCAAATGTTGTTTCGCATTTGATACAATAATAAATTGTTTTTGATCTATCGGGATCAATATCAATCAAATCTTCGGCAATCTGATGTTGGCAATATATTTTAACATATTGTTGAACCTTTTCAACTATATTCATAAAAAAAGAACATTCTTTTTGTTGTTTTATATCCAATTCTTGTTCTAGTAAATTACGAATAGCGATCATTGTTTCCATATGAGCATCTTCCATTTATATAAATATATTCAATAGACTTTATATAAATTTTTAAACATACATTGCCAATATACTCTGATTCGGCGCTTCAAATTCAATCAATTTTTCAATATGTTTCATTGTTACAATGAGCGGGAATGTAATTTCCAAATCCAACTCTTTTCCGAAGATATTCTTTTCGGGTTTCATCAAACGGAACAAATTGAGTTTGGTATGAATGATTTCTAGACATCGTTTTAGGTTACGAACTCCCTTTTCGCCTTTCATAATCGAGTCATTGCCAATAATCTCCTCTAATGTTTCGTCTGGAATAGTAATGTCATCATCTTTGAATGCGACTTGTTGACGAATCTTAGGAAGCAAGAAATCTCTGGAAATAACCATCTTTTCCTTATTCTCATATCCATTTGTCATAATACGATACATACGATCTCGCAAAATAGGGTTTACCGCAGACTCATCGTTATAACTGAATATGAATAGACACTTGCTCAAATCGAAATGAATTTCTGAGAAATATTTGTCATGAAATTCACTATTTTGTGATGTATCTGTCAAATGAGTCAAAATACCAATGATTTCTTCACCACGAGGTGTGTCGCTCACTTTATCTAACTCATCAAAGTAAATCACCGGATTCATACACTTGCTGTCCATCAAGATCTGAGCAATGCGTCCCCACAAACTTCCTTCATATGTATATCCATGACCCTCCAGAAAACTAGAATCACCTGTACCACCGAGCGCAATGAACGAAAATTCACGACCTAGAATCTTACTAATACCTTCTTTTACTAAAGAAGTCTTACCTGTACCGGGAGGTCCTTTAATCGCAATTGCAGTACCAAGCGCATCCGGATTTGTAATCCATTGTCCAATCATTTGCATAATCTGCATTTTCGCACTATCGAGTCCGTATACACATTCATCCAATTGTTTTTTCGCATTTTCCATGAAATCGCTACATTTCTCAATACCATCATCAATGGAAACATCCAGATTTTTATAAACGCCAAATGGGATTCGCATAAACCCGTCAACCCATGTTTTCAATTTAAAATATTCAGGATCACCAACTTCCATAGAACGCAACATATTAACCTTTTGCATGACAGTTGCTTTGAATTTGGGTGGGATATTACTGTCCAACAAAGTCAGGCGATATGGTTTCTTAATGCTAATATGATCATTAATTTCCTGGAGTTCTTTGATTACTCGTAATTGTTCCTTGTTTGACAATTCCTTCTTAAAATAATCAATTTCACCCGTTTTTTCTTCATCTTCACCATTGATCATTTTGTAATATTTTTTCGCATTTTTCATTCGTGTCTTTTTTACCAACTTACGGATGGAATTGCGACAATCTTCAACCGCATTCAATAAAATCTTATTTTTAGGTTGCTTTTCTAGTTTTTTTGACAAATGCTTGCGCAATTCAACTAGGTCGTTATAGTCAGTCTCAACATCAACCATTTCGGACTTATCACTTTTATCACTCTTATTACGTTTCTTTTTCTTATTTTTCTCCTTACTGCGCTTATTTTGAACAGCAATTGGAACGGGAATAGTTTCATAATTTTCGCGCATAAATGTCTTTTCGTCATCACTATTACAATCCTCGTTGGGATCATATTCAATTGCCTTTTGATCTTTTAACTCTTCTGGATTCTGACCACCTCCACCGAGCGCAGAGAATATTAGATTTGCTGAAAGTTTTTGAATTTCGTCTTCGTCAAATTCTTCAGACTCCTCTTCATTATCATAATAATCTTCATCATCTTCTGAATCATCTTCTGAATCATCACTATCCAAATCTTCTTCGGATTCTTCACTCGATGAATATTCTTTAACTTTATTCTTCTTCTTCTTCATATTCTTCTTCTTATCATTTTTCACCTTCTTATCCTTTTTCACCTTCTTATCCTTTTCATCCTTTTTCACCTTCTTATTAATATAACTTGACGGGAATAACGTCGCAATTGTTTTACGCAATTCACGGGGATCAATATTCGAACCATCATCATCATCATATTCACTGTCTTCGTCAGATTCTGATTCTTCTTCGTCGGAAGACTCTTTTTTAGCCGACTTTTTGGTTCGCTTCTTAGGTTTATATTCAGAATCATCTTCAGAATCATCTTCAGAATCATCTTCAGAATCATTACTATCGCAATAGTCCAACCAAACATTCTCCTCATCTTCTTCGCTTTCCGAATCAGAATCTTTGGTTTTTCTCATTTTATGAGAACGAGTATTGTGTTTATCACTGGATTTTCTGGGCATGCTTAGAAATTATCTATTGTTGTAATAATTTGTTTATTACCTTTTTACTATCAATTTTATATTAATACAAAATTGATTTTCAATTAAAGTAAATGAAACAATATAAAATATACTCTATTATATTATAGTAAACATGTCACAATATTCAACCAAGAATAATGAATCGTCTTCACGAATTATTGGTATTCAGTTTAGTATGTTGTCCCCTGAGGAAATTCGTAAGAATTCTGTAGTGGAAATTACATCAGGTGATACATATAACAATAATAAACCAGTAGTTGGCGGACTATTTGACCCCCGAATGGGTGTTTTGGAACCCGGACTCATTTGTCCAACTGATGGTCTTACCTATATTGATACACCTGGTTATTTCGGACACATGGAATTGGCGCGCCCAGTGTTTTCCATTCAACATATAAAAGACGTACTGAAAATTCTACGTTCCATTTGTTTTAAATGTAGTAAACTCCTTATTAATAAAAATCAACATAACCATATATTAACTCGTTCTAATGGAGCGCGATGGGATTATGTTACATCAATTACTTCTAAACCCATTAAACGCTGTGGTGAACATACGGATGATGGGTGTGGATGTAGACAACCCGACAAAATAAAGTTGGAAGGTATGGCAACTATTTGTGCTTCCTGGGATAATATTGATACAAATGAAGAAGGTGGCGATCAAAAAGTTGTTATGAAATTAACACCCGAGATTGTGTTGAAAATTTTCAAACGTATTTCAGATGATGATATTTCCTTTATGGGATTCAGTCCTATTTGGTCGCGTCCTAGTTGGATGATTATTGAAGCGCTCCCTGTTCCACCTCCAGCAGTACGCCCATCGGTCAAACATGACGCACAACAGCGCAGTGAAGATGATTTGACACATATTTATCGTAACATCATTAAGACAAATGGAATTTTACGAGAGAAATTGTCAAATCCCGATACACATCCAAATGTAACAGAAGGTTGGTATACCATTCTTCAACACTCTGTTGCTATGATTGCGAACAATAAAATTAAGGGTGTTGCTCCCATGGCACAGCGTTCAGGACGCCCTCTTCAGTGTATTTCGGGACGTTTGAATTCTAAATATGGTCGCATTCGAGGTAATCTTATGGGAAAACGTGTGGATTTTAGTGCGCGTTCTGTCATTACTGGTGATCCGAATTTATCTGTAAAACAATTGGGAGTTCCTCTCAAAATTGCCATGAATATTACCAAACCCGTCTTAGTGAATGATAGAAATCGCGATTATCTTACCAAATTGGTTCAAAATGGTCCTGAAAATTATCCTGGTGCCAAAATTTTGGAGAAGGCAAATGGTCAAAATATTTCATTACGTAATGTTGATTTGGAAACCATCGAGTTGAAAAATGGTGATGTTGTTCATCGTCATATGATGGATGGAGATGCTGTATTGTTTAATAGACAACCTTCTCTTCATAGAATGTCGATGATGTGCCATATTGTGAAAGTGATGATGGTGGGTGACACATTTCGCATGAATGTTGGTGACACAAAACCATATAATGCTGATTTTGATGGTGATGAAATGAATATGCATATGCCACAAAACGTGTTGGCCGAAACCGAACTTCGCGAACTCGCAGCAATTCCTTATCAAACTATTAGTCCGGCAAGTAATTCCCCTATTATCGGTATTTATCAAGATTCACTATTGGGATCTTATCGTTTAACACGTGAGAACATTAATTTCACGCCTCGACAGGCGATGAATTTACTCATGATGTGTAATGATGTAAAACCAGATGAATTTAAAGACAAAAAAATGGTGAGTTCATTTGAGGTTCTTAGTCAGATTATGCCTCCAATGACTATGGTTTACAAAAATGACAAGACATATAAAGAAGGCGTTGACGATTATGCCACCTCAAATAACGTATTGGAATTACGCAATGGTAAATTGATACGTGGTCAACTAGACAAATCTGTTATTGGTTCCACAACAAAAGGTCTTCTTCATCGTGTAAATAATGATTTTGGCAATATGGCATGTGTCAATTTCAATGACAATTTACAAAATATTGTGACCGAATATTTGAAAACAAGCGCATATAGTGTGGGTATTAGTGATTTGGTTGCGAATAAAGCAACTCAAACCCAAATTCTCACCGCAATTGCCAAGCAAAAGGCAGAAGTATATGAGTTGATCGATCGTCTACATTTGGGAGCATTTGAAAATAATACAGCAAACTCAAATAGTGCTGAATTTGAAACTTCTGTCAACAATATTCTAAATAAAGCAACAGAGGAAGCTGGCAAGATCGGTCGCGAAAGTTTGGATCCGAACAATAGGTTCTTGATTATTGTCAATTCTGGTTCCAAGGGATCTCCTATTAACATTTCTCAGATGATTTCTTGCTTAGGACAAACTAATGTCGACGGTAAGCGTATCCCATATGGATACGAAGGACGTACTTTACCCCATTTTCATAAATTCGACGATAGTCCGGGTGCTCGCGGGTTCATTGAGAATTCTTACATTTCAGGATTGACCGCACCCGAATTGTTCTTTCATGCTATGGGTGGGCGTGTTGGTTTGATTGATACTGCTGTTAAAACATCTCAAACTGGTTATATTCAGAGACGATTGATCAAAGGATTGGAAGATCTAAAAGTGGAATATGATATGACCGTTCGTAACAATAAAGGCAAAATTATTCAATTCACATACGGCGATGATGGGTTCGATACAACACGTATTGAAAACCAGGTGATCCCCCTTGTTGGTATGAGCGTGGAAGATGTGTATATGCACTATGATATTATCGGTGTGAATGATCAACAAAGTGAATTATTGTCTGTCTACACTCGTGGTGCTATTTCACGAATTCGCAAACAACGTCAACAGACTATAGAGAAATGTAAAGATTATATTGGTAAAATGTTGGAATATAGAGAGTCTATTGTAGAGCATGTTTTCAAATATAAGAATGAAAATTCGATCTCTATGCCGGTTGCTTTCCAAAACATTATTACAAATATTCAAGGACAACTCGGATTAAATTCCAATTCTATTGTAGATATTACCCCATTGGAAGCGTTCGAACTCATTGAAGAAAACTTCAAGAAGATGAATCAATTGTCATATGCCCCCTTGACAAAGTTGTTTGAAGTAATGTATTATTATTATCTTTCACCAAAGGACTTGATTGTTAAGAAGCGATTCCATCGCAAAGGTCTAAATATTCTTTTGGAAACGATCGGTTTGAAACACCGTGAAGCACTTGTCCATCCCGGTGAAATGGTGGGTGTAATTGCGGGTCAATCTATTGGTGAACCTACTACACAGTTGACTTTGAATACTTTCCACTTGTCGGGTGTATCAAGTAAATCAAATGTAACCCGTGGTGTACCACGCATTGAAGAGATATTGAGATTAACAAAGAATCCCAAGCATCCTTCTCTTACCGTTCATTTGAAACCAAACGACGAATCCGATCAAGATAAAGCAACTACATATGCTACTATGATGGAGCATACCAAATTAGTAGATATTACAAAATCTGTTCAGATCCATTTTGAACCAAATAAGCATACTTCTACCATTGAAGACGATCAACTTCTTATGGATCAGTATTATGAATTTGAGAAAATGGTGAATGATTGTATGGATCCAGTCGATGTATCGAGCACAAATGAACTACTTCAATCCAAATGGTTGGTTCGTTTGGAACTCGATCAAGAAACCATGTTAGACAAGAATATTACATGCGATGACGTTCATTTTGCTATTTCGAATAGTAGTTATGGAAATGACATTCAATGTGTATTCTCCGATTACAATAGCGATAAACTCGTTTTCCGTATTCGTCTAAATAGCACAATTTTGAGTAAAAATAAGAAGAAGGGTGTTGCCGAAACACTTGATCAATCTGATGATATTTATTTGTTGAATAATTTTCAAGAAGCCCTATTAAATAACATTGTTTTGCGTGGTATAAGCAATATCAAAAATGTGATTGCTCGCAAGATTCAAAATTCGGTAAAAAAGGTAGAGTCAATGCCCGTTATTAAGAAGGGCATATATGATGTCATTAGTGATAAAGACATGCCCGTGAAGAAAGACGATGGAAAATATGTTAAGAATGATATTTGGGTGCTTGATACAACCGGAACGAATTTACTACAAGCATTGGCACTCGATTATGTGGATCCTACTCGCACTATGAGTAATGATATTCGCGAAGTATTCAAAGTTTTAGGCATTGAAGCTGCTCGCCAAATGATCTACTCGGAAATGATGGAGGTCATGGAATTCAGTGGTGTGTATATCAATTACCATCATTTGGGATTACTATGTGATCGTATGACGTGTAATCATAATCTTGTTCCTATTTTCCGTTCCGGATTATTGAGCGATGATGTAGGACCTATTGCCAAAGCAACGTTTGAGGTTCATACAGAAGTATTATTGAACGCTTCTAGACATGGAGAGTTCGATCATATGCGTGGTGTTTCAGCAAATGTTATGTGTGGTCAATTTGGAAATTATGGAACAGGAGCATTCCAAGTTGTACTTGACATGAAGGAAATGGAGAAACTTGACGCGTTCGATGTCAACGTAACTAGTGTTCAAGAGTCAATTGAAAAGGGTTTCGAAAAACGCGGAACTACGGGTGACTGTAGTAAATCGGATATTGCCATTCAAAACAATATTGCCAATATTGCCAAAGACAAAACTGGAAATGTATGCGATGATGGATATAATGTTGGATTTTAAATGATTGAATCATAATTAATTGTTGTTAATAATTAATGAATATTCCTGAATAATGAGAATAAAATATTCTTATTATTTTTTATTAAGTGCGTCTAATTTTAAATGATCCGATTCTATCGTTCCATTGATATGTTTTATAATAACTCCCTCCGCCATCCCACCAAGATCTGTTATATTTAATCCTAAATGTTTCATTAGTCAAGCAATTTATTGTTTTAGGTCCTTGCCATCTTTGTGAGGAAGCACCATAATTATAACCATTATAAACAGTGAGTTCCACACCTCCTGGTATTTGAATAGATGAAATGCCTCCAGGAGCTCTCGAATAATCTCCTTCACGATAAAATTTACTCCAACCAGTAAAAGGACAACCTTCAGTCATTCTAACGCAACCGTCTTTGTTCGTTATTTTTGATTCTGATGAAGAAATTGTCGCGTTTTGATTTGGAATATCATTTGTTAAATTTTCTTTCCTTGATTCCAATGAACGAATTGTATTTCCTTGTGACGTAATATCATTCGTTAACGTAGTTTTTCTAGATTCTAAGGAAGTTATAGTACTTGCTTGTTCCGAAATATTTCCCGTCAAATTAGTAATATTTTCTTCTTTTCCAGTATTTAAAGTATTACAAGTTGATATTTTTGTATTTAGATCTGTAATTACTGTTTGTACTTTTGAAATTTGATTATTAACATTTCCTACAGTTTTTTCCGTTTGATTATATAATGATAATTGTTGCTTTAATTTATCAATTTCAGTTTGGTATTTTTTAATTTGAATATTGATTTGATCAATTTCAGTTGTAGTCCCTTCAAATCCTTTTAATTCTTCTTGTAATTTTTCAAATTCCTTTTTTTGTGAGTCTAATTGGTTATTTAACTTGTCAACTGACTCTTTTGATCCGGCATATGAATCCAATTGAACTTTTATAATTTCTAATTCCTTCTGATTTTTCCCCAATGCGTTCCAGCAGTTTGCCTCCTCTGCTCCAGTTTCCTGAAATAATTGATTCGTGATGTCTATTTTTTTCGGTTCATTTGTCCCTCCTTGCATTTTTATTAAATCTACTAAACTATCTACTCCTTTTACATCTACGTTATATTGTTCGTAATTTTCAGTATTGGTATTTACAAAATCGAATGTTATATATAACACCAAAGTGAAAATAAGAGAATATAATATGTAATGAGGGGATTTATCTTTTATAAACAATCCTGGATTACATAAAACTGCCAAGGCAAAAATATATAAGTAAGATGTGAGATTCATGTTTTAATATATATTAAAACATGAAAAAAAAAGTTGATATATTATTAACAATATGATCTGTTATTAATTTGTTGTTGTAATGACGATATAGTGGAAGCATTGCTGTCATATGTTCTTTGTAATGGTTCAATATCATTATTTAATGAATTAACAGTACTTTTATTATTATTATATGTACTTTGTAATGGATTGACTTCTTCACGTAATGTATTAATTCGTTCTTGATTGGTATTATAATTTCCTTGTATCGTTATTGTTTGCGATGTTAATGTTGGTGTTTTTGCTTTACACGTTCCTAAGTCCGTGGTTAGTTGCTCTTCTTTTGATTTCATAGTTGACAATTGTTTGTTTAAATTTTCTAATGATTCGTCGGTACCATCGAATGCCAACATTTGTCTCTGTAGTCCTTCTAATTGGTCTTTATACGTATTAAATTGTTTGGTTAAATTATCTAACGAGTTTTTATCACCATTATACGCCTCCAATTGACGCTGTATTGTTAATATTTTATCTTTATAATCAATAACAGTTGCATTCAATTTGTCTAATGTTTGTGTTGTTCCATCATAACTATCCATTTGAACTCGTAATGTTTCAAGGTCTGTTTGAGTTTCACCTAAAGCAGTCCAGCATTTTGCACTTGTGTCTTCCGCACCTGTAATCTCATTTTGAATATCAATGTTGGTTTGTTGTTGTTGCTTATGTGTATCCATTAAATCTACTAAATTTCCAATGCCGTTCATTGATAATGTAGCTTGTTCAAATGGTTCTATTGTACCATTTACTAAACCAAAAGTAAAATACAATGCTATTGTAAAACAAATTCCATGAAATATATAGGTGGTTATATTCATTTTACTCTTCATGAAAAATCCAGGACTACATAAAATATATAGGGCAAACACATATATGTATGTAATAATTTTCATAATTGATATATATTTAAATATGAAAAAATTTTATATGGAATCTTTCTTTATCAATTGTAAATTTAATTGACTATTCTTCAATTGTAAATCTTTAATAATACCATTTAATTTTATTACTGAACCTTCATTTCCTTCTAATGAGTTGACCTGTGTCTGTAATTGTTTGATTCTTTCTTTGTTTTCTTTATGTGTTTCTTGTAGTTTATCAACAACTCCGTCCTCTCCTTTATAGGCATCAAGTGTATTTTTTAAATATTTATTATCATCTCCCAGTTTATTTATTTTCTTAAGTGAATTTTGTAACAATTTATCTGCGTTTGTTTCTCCTGAAATTTCACGTTTTGGTTTTCGAACTTCATTATTAATAATCACTGTATTTGATTCACGTTCTTCGCGATTTTCACCAAATAGATCTGCTAAATGACCCATTCCATTTACGTTAATTTCACGCTCGTAAAATCCTTCTTTCAATACTCCATCATATGTAAAATAAAATATTATGATAAATAATGTTGAATGTAATAGACTACCAAATTGTTTATCATAGGAAATAAATACATTTGGTGCTAATATAACAAATAACGCAAATACATAAATTAATAATATTATTTTCATTATATATTTATTTATGAAAATAATTAATTACAACCAATATCTTCAATATATCCATTGTTATTCGCACTATCCCAATTTCCAACCGCAATTGGTTGTAAATTATCATTCCGAATAGCAACTACCCAATAAAAAAACCTCTGGGTCCAATTCGCATTTGCTGTCCATATATTCCCAGTGTTCCACATATCATAGTTTTTTTGTAATTTTCCAGATAAATCGGATTGTTTTATTGTTCCCAAAAAATTATATATATCCTGTTCCGTTGTGCCGTTCCCACCAGGATTTGTATTCGTAGGATTTATCCAATAAATAGTAACAGGAACATTTGAACATACACCATAACATCTACTCCCATCCGATCTATTTAATTTTGATATATATATTTTTCCATCACATGGTTGTTGATTCAAATAATCCATTCTACTTTGTAATGTATTAAATTGACTTGCCAATGTTCTTTCCTTAGTTAATGTTTGATTAAATGTTTCTTGTTTTCCTTTTAATTTTGAGTCTAATATACTTATTTCGGTTTCTTGAGATTGTATTTTTGTTATAGCGATTTCATCACTTGCGTTACAATCTGTCAATTCAGATTGTAAATTAGAAATATCATTATCTAGTGCTGCTTTTTTAGCAATTTCTTGTTGTAAATCTAATTCCACTTGTTTATACGTTTTTATTTCAGTTTGAATTTCACTCATCCGTTTGTCCATTTGATTAATTTGTAGTTTTAATCCATCTACTTCAGCATTTTCTTCCTTATATTCAGATAATGTATTATCTAATTGTATTTCATCTTTACGTAATGGATATATTTTAGAGTAAGTATTCATCAATGTATTTCCGTCATCATAATTTATTTCCTTTTGTTCAATCCGATTATTGTAATCAACATTCGTTACATTTTTTTGTTTTGTAGAATTAATTAAGTCTACCACATTATTTACACCGGTCGATGCTATTGAAATATTACTTTGTTGCGAATTATTTGGGAGATTGTCTATATTTTGTATATTTTCTTTCAAATGCGTTTTATTAAAATATAATAGTGCAATTAAAATAAGTAAACTTATAATTATCATATGAGTATTATGAAAAGATTTTATAAATGTAAACAATTTCATTATTATATATACATAATGATGAAAAAAGATTATATCTAAATATATTCTTGAATCCACGAAACACTATTTTTCAAATATTGTAGTGCGCAAGTTGAAATTTTATTTCGCATTTCATCGGTTTTACTCGGTATTTTGGAATTATAAGAATTTATAGTTGTATTTAGTTCAGCAGTTTTTGTAACACTTGAAGAAATATCTTCTTGTAAGTTACTATTTTTGGTATTATTGTCACTAATAATAATTTCACTATTTGCGAATTCTGTTTTACATTTATTTACTTGGTTCTGTAAATCTTTCTTTTCCACTTCCAAACTATTTATATTATTATTTAAATCTTTGAATTCTTTCTCCATATCATTGAATTTAATCAACTTTTCCTCTAATTGGGTCAATTTACCTGTAGTTTCATAAAACAGTTTTTTTAACTCGGCAAGTTCTTCGGTTGTTCCACTATATGCTTTTATCATTGTCTTTAATTTTTGTATATTTGTTTTCAATTCAGCAACACGTTCAAACGCCTCAATCATCATTTGTCCAAGAATATTACTTTTCTCAGAACGTCTAGTATTATTGCTAAAACTTACGTTTAATTCGTGATCATTTATATCAGATTGTTCTGTTTTTAATGCTTTCATATTTTCTTTACCTGATAATAATACTAAATTATGTGTGAAATAAATAATCAAAGCAAAGCATAATGAATGAATGAGTAAGTGAGTTTTAAATAATATGGATGGACTTAGCAAAACAAATATTGCGAATATATATATAAATAAGAGTATTGACATAGTTCGTATATATACCACTACAGATTTAAACCAATCAGTTAAACATTTTGAATATTTACATAATAGTACAGTAGTTCCGTGAGGGGCAGTTCGGTGATGGGCAGTTCGGTGATGGGCATGGTTCCCATGAATAACAACGATTTATTTGATTATTTTTTTGATTTATTTGATTATTTAAACTATTTATTGTATTATTTTTTCCACGTATTGTACTATTTAAACTATTGATTGTATTATTTTTTCCATTTATTGTATTAGTTTGTCCATTTATAGTTCCGCTTAAACTATTGATTGTATTATTTTTTCCATTTATTGTATTAGTTTGTCCACGTATTGTATTATTGTTTCCATTGATTGTATTATTTTTTCCATTTATTGTACCATTTAAATCAACAATATTTACGTTTTTCGAATCAATCGTTTCAGTTTGTGTTTGAATAGTACCATCTTTTTGTTGAATACTTTGATCCAATACTTCAAGTTGATCATCTTTTCCATCTATTGTCGTTTTTTGATTATTAATTATTTCGTTTGCTAGATCCAGTTGCTTCATCAATTCTGCTTTCTTTTCTTCTAATTGCGATACAGTGTTTTTTAAAGAAGCAATAAGTTCTCTTGTTCCAGCATATGACGCTAATTTTGCGGTTAAATTTTCAATTTGTTGTTTATACTCCGCAATTTCTTGTATTTTTTGCTCACATAATTCAATTATTCCACTATTATCACTTGCTGGACTGACAACATATTCATTATTTACACGAACATTAATTATTTTTTCGTGAACCTCTTCATTTAAAGAATTCACTAAATCATTTAACCCATTAACATCTACTTCATCTCCTTGAGTCATATATTCCTGATTTCGTTCGACAAAATCAAATGTAATATACCAAACAATCGAAAATAAAATGGCATTAATTAAACCATGATTATTCCTTTTGTTTAATATTACTCCAGGTGTAAATAATACATATAACGAAAAAACGTAAATGAATAGAACTATACTCATATTTTATTTATATAAAATATGACATCATTTTATCATTGAAAAAATCAACGTTAATCAAATATAATCTGCGTTTTTACTATATTACTTTGATTGTCTACCAAATATAATACATCATTGTAACCTACAATATCTATTAAATTTCCACTTAACTTGCGGTTTAATTCTTTGATTATTCCTCCATATAATGGTACATAGTATACCTTTCCGTCAGTTTTATGAAGAGCAAAAATAATATTATGTACAACTACTAATTTGGTGAGTTCCGTATTATTTGCCAGCATTTCATATGGTCCTAAACCATTTGTATTTAAATCAATTCCTTCTTTATAAATATGTAAGTTTTTATCGATTCCAACAATATATGTCCCATCGTAATTCAAAGAAACCATGGTAAACGTTATTGTAGGACGACTCCTACTATTTTTTTTTATAGTCATGTATTTTCCATTGTGTGTTAGTTCGCAGAAATCGCTATTTATATTAGAATATAATGTTTTATTCTTTTCACAAAATACTATGTGCTGAAAGGATGTAACGGGGGAACCATCTGTTTGTGCTGAATATAATTTCCATTCGCTTCCTCGCGTTGCTATATTTGTTAATGAACGATAATAAATAGCACCATATTTGGTAGTTTTGTCTGTGGTTACTTCAATTAATGGACCCACACAAAATAATACGTCCTGCTTATTCATTGATCCAATTACCATATTACCTCCGATTCCACCCGTTGTACCATAGGTGGTTATAGTCGGATTCTGAACTAATACCCACTGCGTTCCATTCGATATATATAATTCTCCTTTATCCGAACACGCAAAATACGTATTTTTATATATTAATAATTGTTTTATATTTATATTTGCGCGCTTCAATACCATTTCAAATTCAGGAGTTTTTTTTTCGTAATATAATTTATTTATACCAGGCAATAATAAACTTTGTTTCCATTGCGCATAAAACGCACTATCGGTACGTGTAATTTGTAGTTGTTTATAGATATTGTTGTATAAATACTCATTATTCAAATTTGTTGTAAACGTATCATTTAAATTGACTTGAGAATTTAATGGAGAACTGTATACATGTTCTACAAAACTAGGGACACTATTTAATTGACGAGTTGAACCTATTTTTATTACATCCAAATACACTATTTCCCATTGCGAAGATAAATCGGCATCTTTTGATCCTATAATATTGTTTTTATTAATTCCCAAATAAAATTTATTTGGATAATGTTTTGCGTTGTAAAAGGCACATGATGTAGATGTTACTTTTATCGGCATCCATGTTTCGATGTCTTCATCGGGCGTTTGTGAAAAATTACTAACACCGATCATTTCATTGTTTTCATTCATTGATACATATTTATTATGTCCGCAATTATATAACGAAATTGTATAATTTCCGATTGTCTTATTTACAGGTTGCTTTTGATATAAAAATACAGTTCCTCTACATTCCAAACTATTATTTAAATTTTTATTTGGAGAATCTAATACATCCATTTCACCATTCGAGTTCATTTTTAAAAAACCCTTGTGTTTTCTATTCCATAACGCAACCACGGGAGTATAACTTACAGAACTATCGAATATAACCGCATCCATTAATGGAGCACTTTGAAACCATGTCCAAGAATCATCACTATGAAACATTATTTCTTCCTTATTATCATATACCGAAACATTGAGTCCACAAGGACTGTTTTCAAATCCTGTATTGTAGCAATGAAATTGTAATTTATTCGCACCTTGTTCTAAAGTTAGTTTATGCGCAATTCCTACATTATTTGTAGTTGGCAATTGTGTTGCTTTTGTTGTTTTACGTGTATTACTATTTTCAATTATCAAATAACAATGTTGTCCACATGCCATATACAAAGTAATCTCAACTGGTTGAAACGCATAATATACATATTGAAATGTGGCACAACTATTCGAACTTGTTCCCAGGTTCGCATTTTTTGTGAACCAAATCCATTTGGAGGTTTGGTCTTTCCAAGTATCATTTAATGACCATGGTTTCATGTTATAATTTCCTAATACAATTGCACCATTTCCAGTTCCTCCGCCATTGTTTGTACATTTTCCCCATGATTCATCTTCCGCAACATAATCCGCACAAATTGGATCTGATTTTGAACAAGTGCGATTTAATGATACTGTCTCACCGGGTTGTCCGCAGCAAGGGGTCTGTTCAGAATAATTTGCCATACACCCGTCAGCCTTAAATTTGAAATTAGGTTCTGTTTGCGGTTCCATCATTTTTTTATAGGCAGCTTCGTAATCATTGGTTGTTTGTTGTATTACTTCTTCACTCGGTTTTGGTGATAAAATGGAAGTGTCCACATTATCAATCGGTCCTATAGGTCCGAATGGTGCGGGGGCTTGTACCGTATCTTCTAAGATAATTCCTTCACCATAATCGTTATTAATTTGTATTTGAGGTTCTTCGTTATAACCAAACAACGATCCTAATGCACCCACTAATTTACTAGAATCTTCTATTTGGAAATCAACTTTCGTTTCCATTGATTCTTTTTCATTATTTACTAAATCATATGATGCGTACAAAATTGTGCTAAATACAAATCCATATAATATTACGTGACTTAATGTCACTTTATTTGTTATTTTATATAAAAAATTAGGTATGCACAATAAAAATAGGCAAAATATATACAGTAATGTTTTATATTTCATTTATTATAATATTTTGTTATAATAAATTGTGAATATTATTGCTTTTTTCTCTTTTTTCTCTTTTTTCTTGTTTTACCACCTTTCACTTTTCCATTCGCAAAATCAATCAAATATTGTCTTCGTTCTTCTTCGTATTTTCGATTTTCTAAATCAACAAGTATTTTTTGTCTAACGCGTTTTGCTGCCAATTTCTCTTTTCTCGTTTTTGGTTCGTGAATGTTCGTTTTATTTTTCTTATGAAATTCTAATTTCTCTTGAGGACTTAGATTGTGTATTTGTGTTACAGGATCATCCGGAAACGATACATTCTTCCTTTTCTTTTTTGTTTTTGGCGATTCTGTTTTTGGCGATTCTTTTTTTGGTTTACTTGTACCAATACCTCCTCCTTTCTTCATAGTTATAATATAACTATATTATAATGTTATTTACGATTGCTTTACAAAAATCTCTTTGTTTGGTCCAATAATATATTTCACATGGTCATTATAATCTAAATGAACTTTTGCAATTGTCCAGTCATTCATTTCATCCCCTACTACGCGAAATTCATTAGTATTGCTGATTCTTTGTAATATATACGTGACACCATTGTCATTTTTCCAAACATAAGTATCATTATCTTTCGACTTTTGAATAGTTGCGTAATGATTTAAATTATCATTTCCGATTTCTACTTTTTTATCAACTATATATTTTCCTCCAATATCTCCATCCCATTGGGTTCCATCTTCACATAAATCACATGTTCTTGGACAATTTTCTTTCATCCAAGTACCTAGGCACGGTTTTCCATTTAATGGACAGTCATCTGTTCCACATTTTGTTTCTTTCGTACTTCCTTTTCCACCGGGACAGCATTGTTTCCACGCTGGACAATTCGTGTTATTGTTCAAACATAGTTCTTTGTCTTTCGTTCCTTTATATTGTATATTTGGTAGTGTATCATCATTCGAAACGCATTGACCCCAATTTTTATCCGCAACATAACCGCTACAAATAGGTTTATATTTGGGACACTGGTTTTCGGTTGGAACATCTGCTGCGGGTTGTCCACAACATGTTGATCCAGTTCCATAATTTGCCGCACAATATACATTTGTTAAACGCTCTTTTTCTTCATGACCATGTTCCATTACTTTTTCCAAATCATTTTCAAGTTTATATTTACTAAATAAGGGAGGAACATCTGTGAATATATTTTCGGTCGTTTTCGGAGGTTCTGTATAAATAATACGTGACTGTGGATCTAATGAAGACATTCCATTATCTAATTGAACATCTCCTAAATTCACATTAGTTGCTTCTATGTCATATTTAGTTCCTTGTACGTCATATGCGTTAAATATTGCTCCTTCAAATTCTTTATATTGAATGAAATCAAATGTGAAATAAAGCATCAAAGAAAAACATATACTATAAAGAAAATATTGTTTGTGCGCTTTTATCATTATATTTGGACTAAATAACACAAATAAAGCAAAAATATATAATATAGTCAATAGTTTCATTATATTATAAGAGGACAAAATATTCATTATTTATATGGATCTCTATGGTTGGTCACATTTTCTTACCACAACACTATCCATTCCTGGAACTACATCTGTTCCAGGCGTTGTTGTTGTATTGTCTACTTCCTTTATTACTATTTTTTCCATGAATTTTTTATCAGTTTCTATATTCGGTTTAGGATGAGGATCGTTTTCCACGCATTTCCCCCATTGCTGTCCGTTTATATAATCTACACAATGAGGTTTTAATGCTCCACATACATTTTCATCGGGTATATAAGCGTGCGGTTGCCTACAACAGGAAGTATTTGTCCCATGATCTGCCGCACACAATATTTCATCTTGTTTTTTTCCCAAAGTAGGGACTAAATCATAATATTGATTGCTATGTTTGTGAGAATCTAACAATTGAACCCGTTTTTTCATATTTTCATAATCGTAATTGCGAAAATTAATATAATCATATGGAGGAGATTTGGTCAATTTATCTAATGATCGATCATTTTTATCATCTATAATCACTTGATTGTTAAGGGTTTTCGTTTTATCTAAACTTTCGTTTTCAATGGGCACCAAACTTCCTAAAGATGAATTTTGCGTTTCGATATCATATTTCACATTGCTCGGTTTTGATTCATACGTTCCAATTGTTGCTCCTTCTTTTTCGGTCATTCCAATTTGTGAATAGGTTACATAAAATATTACGGAAAACAATAATCCATGGACTAATGTTTGGACCATATGATTTTTAAAAGAGGATTGGAATATAAAATTTGGTGAAAAAATTACAAATAAAACAAAAATATATATTATAAGTAACAAATCCATTATAATATGTATGTATAAATTATTGAGTTTATAATTTGGGATCAATAAGGACCATAAATTTATTGAAACCCGCTAGTTCTGATTCAGAACCATAAGTAACCATTAATTGTTGACCATTAACATTCGTAATTGAATTGCTGTCATATGTATTACTATAATTGTTTTCTGCTGGGAAAAATACAGCAGTTGGACCCGTATTTTGGTAATGAGGCATAATGTTGGTTTTATAATTATTTGCTATGTTTTGAATACATGTTCCAATATTATAACCATCAAATTCTGTAGCACCTGCTGATGGAACAGACTCAATTGGAAGTAATAAGTATCCCGCGTTGTCTATTTTTATCTTTTCTTGTGCTAAGGTGTTGTCTTTACTATGAGCGTTCCATAATACATATTTTCCAAAACGACCAATAATGCTATATTCATCACCATCGTGTAGTTCGCTTACTTCTCTACACGTGAATACTTGTGGGTCCACATCAATTTCAGGAATAGGATCAGGGGGAACAACTTTTGGTTTTTCAGGTGGAGGTGATACTAATTTCGGTTTTGCTGGTATAACTGGTCTTTCTTTTTGACATGTGCCCCATGTTTCGTTGGCAATATATCCATTACAATACGGCGTTTCTGATTTACATGTGTTTTCATAAGGAACTATTGCCGGCAATTGTCCACAACACGCCACATTATTTCCATAATCGGCACCACATTGTAAAGGTAAAGTGGGAAAACTGGGCGGAGGTTTTATTGGCGCTTCTTCTATTGGAGGAGGAATGAGCACCCAATCATTACTTTCCTTTTCATGTAAACTTTTAACTAAATCATTGTTCCCCTGTGGTTCATTAAACATAATCATTGACTCTATTATAGGTTGAACATAACCATGGATAATAAAAAATACCGAGGTAAATAAAAACGCATTCATTAGAGCACTAAACAATGGTTGTTTGTGAGAAATATGTAAGGAAAAATAGGGGTTCTTATTAAATAACAAAAATAGTAAAAATATATATATTATAAATTGAGGATCCATTATAATATGTATTTATATAAAATTTAATCGGTTACGTATGCTGGACAAGGAGTTACTATAATATTATTATTTACATCTTTCCGTATTTCCACATTATCATTGCCTTGTCCTGGTATTATAATATTGTTGTTAAGAATTTCATCCATATTAGTTCCACCTAAATTCGGTTTTGGATGTGGATTATTAGCAACACATTTGCCCCATTGAACATTGTGTTTATAATCTGTACAATACGGTTTTAATGGTCCACATACATTTTCGTCCGGAACATAATTATCCGGTTGTCGACAACATGTTCTATTTTCTCCATAATTTGCCGCGCACATTATTTCAGGATTCGTACTCTTAAAATTGGGAACTAAATCAAAATATTTATTACTATGTTGATGGGTTTCTAATAATGCAATTTTTTTTTTCATTGAATCATAATCGTAATTACGAAATTTACTATAATCGTAAGGAGGCATTTTAGTTAGTTCGTCCGATTGACTACTTATTGGAGAAGAGGATATTACCTCATTTTTATAAGAAACCGTTTTCGGAGCAATTTGTTTAGAAGGCGGAGTTAAATTGGCTAAAGATTGATCCGATATTTCAATATCATAAGTTCTATCATGAACATTTGTTTCGTATGTTCCAATTGTTGCTCCCTCTTTTTCTTTCAATTCGATTTTTACATATGTTAAATAAAAAATGATGGAAAATATGATGGCATGAACAAAGGATTGTATTATATGTGTTTGAAAATGAGATTTAAACAAAAAATTGGGTGAAAATATCACAAATAACACACAAATATATATTATAAGTAAAAAATCCATTATAATATGTATTGATAAAAATCTTTCTTGTTTATGGCAATTTTGAAACCGGCATTTTACCGTTAGAACAGACGCCCCATTTTTCAAAAGCAACATATCCATTACAATAGGGACTTACTTCAGGACATACATAATCTTCCGGTATATTTGCTGGCGGTTGTCCACAACATGATGTGGTTGTATCAAAATCCGCACCGCAATATAACCCCTTTTGCTTTGTTCGTTCATATTTTCGGTCTTTTACAATAGGACTTAATACCCATCCAATATTTTCCTTTCCACCTTGGTTTGCTTGTGCTATATTAACAGGAGTTTCATTTTGCTGCGTAACTAATTCAGATTTCATTGCTTGTAATTGACTATCGTCTTCTGTTAAACTAGGATCACTTAAATCGACCTTATTATTTATTTTATAATTCGTTTCCCTTATTTTTGGAGTGGGTTTCGAATTAATGAAAGAGGATGCCAACTTGGCTAAAGGGTTTCCCCCGTCTTTCGATTCTATATCTAAAGTAAGGGGTTCTTTTTGGTTCATCAAAAAATTATATCCTTGACCAACCAATATACTAAACACTAGTCCAAGAACAATCAATTGTATCATTTCATCTTTAAAATACGGTAATGTTATAACAAAATTGGGAATAAATAATAAAAATAGTAAAAATACATATATTATAAACAAGTTCATTATAATATATAACATCAAATTTTCGACAGTGTATTTACCTGACGCGATTAATTACTTTTGTTTGCGTCTTAGACAAATATTCTTGAATAGTAACCATATTTGGTTTATATTTGTCTTCACCGCGTTCTGCTTGTACAAATATATCTTCTTGTAATTCACTAAATGAATAACTATTCTGAATCACATGATACCCAGGTGGTATATTTGATTCTACCGGCGGAGTTCGCACGTAAAAAAACTTTTCTCCTTTGCGTCCTCGTCCACCTAAACGCAACCATGTTAATGTTGGACTCAATGATTTCATGGTAGTGGAAGAAAATAGTATTACAGGCATTTGCGCAGTTGTACAAAACACCCACCAATCTAGATCAGTTATATAATAATCATCGCTCATAATGATACTTTCAAAACTGGATTGTTTTGTTAATATTGATTTCATAAGTTGATGCTTTCCTTGCATTTTTAATATGGAAATTACCTTTTCTTCGGATATACCTACTTTATTGAAAATATCACTATAACCTTTCCACAAGGTGGTTTTGATGTTTTTCACCGAAATGGTGGTGAAATAAATTTCTTGAAAAATATAAATCATCGGAATATAAGAACAATTGACCGATTTATTAAAAAATACCTCTTTTGCTGTATTTGGAAATACGCGTTTCCATGAACCAACTTTTGTATTTCCCACTACACTGGGTTTTGTACGTTCAATACAATCGATAATGAAATCTTGGAGTTTTTTTTCGATTTTTTTGTCAACCTTATTTTCTAATAAACCGTCTTGTTCCAACAAAGAGATCTTATTTGAGTAAGTTTGTGTTGATTTTACATGATCATCCGGTTGAGCATTGTCATATGTAATGTTTTGCTTAAAATCTCCCGAACCGTACGGAATCAACCCGCGAAAATATTCACGATTCAATTTATTTTCCAATAAAAATAGTTCTTCATCCTCAATATGATAATCTACATTTGTAATATTCATATATGTCTTTGGATATAGCATAAACAATCGTGTTCGATTATATCGAATTAATTCGTCTGCCATACGTCCATAATAAATAGGTTCGTTGTCCAGATTACTCAGTAAATGTTTTTTGGGAAATAATGACATACATTTTCCTTGATCTGTGGTTAAGCAATATATAGGTTTAGAATCGTCTTTACAATTGTTTTCGTTACACATGAATATTTTTTCTACATTTCGTAATTCATTTTCACCCATATCTTTAAAATCAATGTGATTTCCGACCAATTTTTTTAAGGATTCTTGGACTTTCTTCCATTTATATCTGTATGATAAATATGCGTCTTCCATAATATCCAAGATAGTTTTCCGCAATTGACGATTTTCATAATTATTTAATTGAATACGAACCAAACTTCGGAATATAGAATAAAACTGACTTTCTAAGTCTACCTTCTTTATTACATTTGTTCGCATATTTGGTTCTGTATCAGTAGTTAATGTTTTTTCAGCACTCTCATATTTTGTTTTACTATAAGAATATCCTCTATGATTTATTTCTTTGAGTCCATCATTATCAATTGATTGTGTGGGAGGATTAATTTGTACAAATTGGTTTGTTTCTGTAATAATGCCAATAATTAAACCATCTTCAATGACTTTTATTTCTGGACTAGATGGGACTTTTCCATTTGTGTCGTTCGAAATAACATGTAATCGGTTACGCGTTTGTCGATAATCTAACCAAATACTGGAATCATCCATATAGACACTTTTATAATCTTTTAGAATAGAGGATGGAAAACACGGGACGTATAATAATGATTGTCCCTCTTCTTTTAATATTCGTATTCCGATCACTTTATTACGGTAATTCAATACCTGTTCTTGGACTTGGTAATGATGAAGTTTCAATATACGAATTAATTCTAATACGTCCAATCCACGTTTGAAATTATATTTACGTGGTATAGAAGACAACGGTCCACAATATTTTTTTCGACTCAATTCAATCAATTTCAACATTTCCCGAATTTCATGAATGGCAGTATATTGTAAAAATGCCTTTTTATATACAATATCATTCTTCTTCGCCTCTCCGGATTTTAATTTGTACACTATTTGTGCGTTTTTATCAAATACCTTGTTTACCGATAAATAATCCCCCTTTTCAAATGAATAAACCATGTTGTTTGTCTTGGACACCACAATTGATTCATTATGTTCATACAAATGAACTGGCTCATAAAATGAACCCTGTTTTACAATGAGCGCGGTCTCTTTACGTTCATCATATTCAATTGACGAATACGCGTTAGATGGACATATAAATTGAACACGTTCTGTAATATCATCGTCACTAATTTGTAATATAATCAAATTCATTCCATCTTGTAGTAAATTCTTATTACGATGACAAAAGAAATCCCATAAATAGGTATGATCAATTGACGACGAATCACTTTTTAGAAATTTGGAGAAATTCATGAAAGATGCGATTGTCTCTTCCAAATAACGCGTTTGTATATCATCTTTTAAATCAATCGTTTTATAAAAATTCATTTCTTCATAATCTTCTATATTAATGGAAAAATCAGACATGGTTTGAGGTCTAAAAATAGACACTAAATTTCCGTTATGATATTGAACAAACATGTCCAAATCAATTGCCTTAACTATTAATGAACGCATTTCTTCAATAGAAGGAACATAATCCAGATTTTGTTTATAACTATAAAAATATGCCAAACACCCTAAAAAGGATTGATTCTCTGATTTTTCAATACCATACCTCAGCAAACACTTTTCTCCACCGCGAATTAACGCACTGTTTTTGATTTCAACCGATAAACTAGAATCACTTTTCAAAAATAATTGTAAAGATAATGGTAAAAAACCCCATCTATTTTGTGGCAATGGATAAGACACCGCGCTAATAATATAAGACGTTGTTTTTGGTAAAACCATTTCTGTTTCACTTTTCTTAGACGCTTTCTTTTTTCCTTCTGGTTTATTCTCCTTTTCATCCTCTTTTTTATCCTCTTTTTCTTTAGATGGATCATATTCGCATACATCTCGGCGTTTTACTTGATCCGTTGAATCCCATGCCTTTCCGAAACAACAAGGAATACATAAACCATCTGGATGCTTATCCTTCTTTAAAAATCCAGGAACATGTTGAACATATTTTCCATCTTTCATATGATTCTTTGGATTGTTAAATTCATATACGTATGCTCCTTTGGGAACACGATCCGCACCACGTGGAATGACTGAACCACATTTTCCAGCACGCACGTCTTCTTCGCTAATACTTGAATTGGTTTTCAAACACCAATATCTTGGACATATATACCAATGTTTTTTGTCATCAGATGAACCATGATTTAACGCGTGTCCATATGAACCAGGATTCGTTTCGTCAATACGTTTCTTCTCTTCATTTGTTAATATAACAGGTTGGCGTCTATCGCCAGAAGGGCATGCTTTCGAATATAAAGGAAATTTACTGGATTCCTCTGTAACATATAAGGTCGGATCTAAATCCCTCATACGACGGAAAAAAGGACTTGGATTTTTAATGGGCATTCCATCAATATTTGCTCTATATTTTTCCTCTTCCTCTTCTTCGGGACTATTTTCACCACCATAATATTCATCTTCTTCTTCATTGTCTTCCGCATTTTCATCTACGGCATAATCTTCTTCATCAAAATCTTGATAATAATCCGCATCATCTAATTCTATTCCCTGTTGTCCATCATGTTCTTCTTCTTCTTCTTCTTCTTCTTTGACTTCTTCGGTTGGTTTATATAATTCTGTTAAATTCCCGGTTGGAACAACAACTGTATCTACATCATCTTGTATTTTCAGATCCGATGATTTGATTTTCATTTTCTTTAGTTTTGCGGATTGTAACAAAATACTTTTAGGTTTTTGACTCATTCGTAAAATAACATCAATGTACAATGATAATTCTGAAATATATTTGGTAGAATTAATATCTTTAATCGAAACAACTAATTCATTTTTCAAAGGTTTCATTTTCATTGTTGTTTCAAACCCTGGATTCTCAATAATTTGTTTTTTCAATAACTGAAATTGTGAACGAAATTCACCAAACGTTATTATAGATTCTTCTTCGGTCATATCAAAATTATCCATTAGACCTTGAATAACATCGTCTGAATTACCACTACGGTCATAAATTTCACGTATAATTGCTGCTTTTGCGTCCATTTCTTTGTAATTTCGCACACGTTTGAAACGCATTTTTGCACCTTTCGATATATCTGTTGAAATCACATCAAAAATGGGCGTAATAGAATCCATTTGCTTTTGTAAATTCATCTTCACTTCAATTGGTAAAATATATTCATGGGAAAGTCGAACATTTTTTACATTATCATGTTTCATATGTTCAAAATTCTTTAAACTATATCCAAGTGGCTGTAATACATTATTCAATTCTGTAATGATTGGTTGAATCATTGTTTTCAATGTTTCATTCAGCAATTCCAAATCATACAATTCTTTTAATGATCCATTGATTCGAATGTTCCCGTCGGGTTGAATATTCACGATTATATTTATTTTATCTTGAACATATAACGATATTTGTCGCCCTTTTCCAATTTCGCGCACTAAACGCATAATTACAGATTCTTCCAAAACAGGTATTTTTTTACCATCTACCGAAATATTATTGGAATAAATACGATACATATTTTCTTTTCTAGACCCAGGATTATATTTTATAAAAGGGATTTCTTTGGTCGAATGTAAATTACGAAATACATAGTCTAATGGAAAATTCATATTGTGAATGGTTTGTAATTCAAACGAAAATTCTCTAATTCCGCGTTCGTTATATTTCATAGACTGTTTGTCTTTGATACTCCAAAATGCCTCACGATATATTTGAGATACTTCAAAACTTCTCTTCATTTGTTTTGTATTCTTTTTTTCACTATCGTTTGCCAATTCTAGTTTTTGTTGGTCTAATAAACTCTTGGATACTACACCTAATTTATACAAAAAGGGAAAGTATAATTCACATAAATATTCGCTTTTCATATTATTTTTTTCTCCATAATCAAAGACGTTTTTTGCTAAACACACCATTATATTATTTTTAGGACTATAGTCTAAAAGTAACGACTTTTCAAAAGAGAGTAGCGGGTTTTTTTCTGAAAGTTCATATCGGATGGGTTCGGTCCATAATTGATTTTTGTAAGGATTACTTGGAAACAAAAAATCGTAATATTCGCGAAATTCCATACCAATCGGTACGAACATTTCTCTTGGACCCGATTCGCATAAATTCATCCATTGTTCATAAGTAAATACATCATTATTTAATCCTCCTTTTTCGGGAGTACCATCATCTAAATCGTATGGATTTGTTGAAATATTTGTAGCATATTGAAAGAACCGTTCTTTTGTTAATTTTTTCTTATCATTATCAATAATTTCTTGATATAATTGAATCATGTCTAAATATTTTTCTTGATGTCCAAACATGTACATTTCTTCAATAGAAACTTGATGAGAATGTTTGTTTTTCTTCGATAGTTCCAAAAATTCATTCATCAATTTAAATTTAATTGAACGAATAGTATCATCTTTGTGAATTAATTGATCTGAAAAAATAAGTTGAACTTCCTTTTCCTGATAATATTGAATTTCTATTTTGCTAAAGATGTCTGTCATATATTCCGAAGAGCGAAGACCTGCGCAAAATATAAATATCTGACTTACTTCGCCATTTTCATCCAATATGTGCGCTTTATAAATATTTTCGTTTGGAATAAATAGTTTTTCATCCTTTTGTTCTATCTCTTCCATTTATATATAATGAAATGATGTTTTTATACAATATGAATCGTATAAAAATTTATACTCGTTGTCCAAGAAAATTATTTATTTCTTCTTGATTTTCTAGATTTTCTCCCCTTTCTTCCCTTTTTACTTTTTCTTGATTTCTTGGACTTTCTGGTTCTTTTTGATTTTCTTTTTCCGCCTTCTATTGCTAATTGTTCGTCAACGTTTAGTTCATCACCGTTTGTTATTTGTAATGGTGTTTCTTTATTTAATAATAAACGACCTAGATTAGTTGTGGCACCGGTTATCAATGTTATTCCCGCACTACTTAAAGTCCATGACATGTTTAACATTGTAGTTACTTTTGCAGTATTCATTTTAGCAACTTCAGTAATTGCATCAACTGTTTGACCTGCTATACAAGTAGATGATTCGGACGATCCAAAAAAACTGTATAATAATGAAGTTGCTGTATTACCGGAGAGTGCACCACATCCGTTCAGAATTTTGAAACGCATTACATTAGTCGCCTCTCGTGTTACAGCACCTAAAACTGCTATAGGCATATACTCGACCGTTCCTTTAAAATTTGTAATTAACTCTTTTAACGTTATATTCAATTCATATTCAACATTAAATGCTTGTATATTCTCTGATACTAGATGCAATATAACAATACCCAATATTAATGACATCAAACTACCAATAAAATTAGCATAAAAAAATAATTTTTTGTTTCCTTGTGGAACTTCTTCTATGTCATCATTATTATATGGAACCATTTTACCATCGCCATCCCCCCCTAACTTAAACCCTTCTTTAAAACTTAAATCTGTCTTCGCAATAGATTTAATCATCTCCATTTTATTTTTTTTGCTTAACATTGAAAGAAATCTATCGAAAACCTTTTTTTCAGGTATATTTAAAACCTCCCATGCACTTAGTATATCTTCATTGCTCATACCTGGAGGAATACGAGATCCTTTGACCTTTGCTAATTTTGGAAGGATGGTCTTTAATAATTTTGTTCCTTTTTCAATATTGGTAACAATGCTTTCGATTAACTCTACATTGCTTGGTGATAGTTGTAGTTTTTGACTCATTTTATCAAATAATATATATATTACTGCTAAATTATTTGTCATAGTAAGGATTGTCTTTAATATCCATCCCGCAATATTGAACCGGTTTCTGTTTATAATCAGTTGGACTATGAACGCCACATTCTTTTGCGTTTTCCAATAAAAATTTGAAATTATCCCAAAATTCCTGCTTATGACCAACTGACTTCGTAGCAATATGCGACAATTCATGAATTGCTACAAACATCAACGTGTGTTCATCAATCATATTGGTTTCTCCTTGACGCTCTTTATTCAAACAGAACGCTAATTTCTCTCCTTTATTTTCACTATACGCGGTATATTCGCTCGTTGGCAAAGTTTCCATGATTTTTTTGGGATTGTAACCTTTTACCAAGCGTTTTACACAATCTTTGGATCCATATTTTTCATTGGAATAATCTACTATTTTTTTACATTTATCGTTTACTGTTGCCAACATATCGGCCGCATCTTGGAGTTTGTCTCGTTCGCGTACACAATATTTATTTCCGTCTACAGTAGACACAATACATTTCAATTGAAACTCATCGGAAGATAAATAAATATATGCACAAAGTCCTAATATACCAAATACAATGACATAAATGTATAAATCCAAGGAATCCATATATATTAATTAACCATAAACAAATATTCTCAACAAGAATATTTATTTTACCCTAAAGTATCTACTATTTAAGCACTTGAGCAACCAAGTTCAAGAGGGACACGAGCTAAGTCGGGTTCAAATGTACTGTTGTTCCATGGACCAATGTTCTTTTTCTGAATGGTGGGATCAGAACGCAACTGAAGGTTGGCATTCTTCAAAGTTTGACCAATAGTATCAATGCCAATTAGACTTCCTGCCTGAAGAAGATCAGGAAGATCCTGTTTTCCGGAACTGATAGGGTTCAATTTGGCAAATTCACTGTTCTTATCCACAGGAAGTAAATCCTGAGGAGAAGCAGTATCGACAGACTTATATTCAGAATTGGTACTAACAATAGATTCAGATTGGTCATAAGACGCAGGTTTGGAACTTTCATAGAAAACATCATTACCAGTAGACTTGCTAGGTTTAACGGGACCTGCTGTGGTCATGCTGTCTAACACCATCCCCTTACTTTTAGAATAGTTTGTCATAGAGTAAACAACAATGGCAACAACAATGGCAACAAAGATCCATTTGGAATTATCGGATTTTACAAAATTTGTCAAAGTCTTGAACATTTACTTTATATAAACATTGGATAAAATTTTTATTGGATTGTGTAAAGTTTCCACTAAAGTATTTGAAAAACATTACTAAATAATTAGGATTCTTCATAATATTCTTGATCATTCATTTTCTCCATTTTATTATTGAAAAATTCTTCATCACTTTCATCATCAATATCATCTAAATCATATTTATGTTTTATTTCTTTTGCGTCTAAAAATGCCTGAAGCGCAATATTTTTTGCGATTAGCGCGCGTTTTCTTGCTTCTTTGTAGCGTTCATAATAAATATCGTTATGAGGTTTCAATATAACAGATTTTTGGTCCAATTTCTCTAAATCAACTGTGAATTCTAAATTATCTAATTCATTTGTCGAATTCGTGTCTACTTCTAAAGGAATCTCTTCAATTGATTGTTTCACATCCGTTTCTTCTAAAGATTCGGTTTTGTCTTCGTGTAATTGAATAGTTTCTTCATTGGGAATGTCATTTAATTCGGTTTCTTCTAAATGTTGTTCGGATATTTCTTCCATTGGTTCAATTTCATCGGGGACGGTTATTTGTTTGGTTACTGGATGGTGAACATTGATTAAACAATTCTCAAATAAATTAACTGGTTCCAAGGTCATCAATTGTTTAATTTCCATTTCAATTTGAAAACTACGAGCTGAACATTTAATACCCTGAATTTCTAACACGGTGATTATATTCGTATTTTCAATAATAGACTCTATGGTTACTTCCTCTTTGCGTTCATTATATACTTTCAAATGGATTTGTCCTAAACGACTTGGAATATTAGCGCGTACTAAATAAAATTTACCACCTTTGTAGATTTTCATAGGAGAAGCAAAATAGTTCTCTATATCGCTTAAATCCATATCACCTTCGAACCATTCGGATCGATTTTCGAAAATTAATTGACACGTGCGATTCTCTAAATCTTCCATCCACTTGATTAATTGAATATGTTCGTTTGTGAACATCAAATCGCAATATGGTTTTTTACTATTTTTGGAAATAGCACTTTTTGATTTACAATCAGGCGGTTGAATATATAACGGTTTACCTGCCATTGAATATTTAAGGAAATAATTTCCACCACTAGTTACAACAGGCGGATTCACTGTTAAATCGTCAAATGAAAATTTTTCATTAATATTGTAAATATTGTTGGTCATAATATATGATAATTGTTACACAATAATCAACGCATATTTACGCGTAAATTGTGTTCGTTATATTTTTATAACCTTATTATCATTATAGTATAAATGAAGTCATTGCGAGAAAGTATGGTCGATTTTATTCATAGTGAAGATTTGAAAAAAAATATATATAGTGTTATTCAACCTGTTTATAATAATTTATATAACGAACTTTACCCATATTTATGGTTCATTTGTATTTACATGGTTATTTTAACGTTTATTATTTTAGCCAATTTGGTTTTATTAGTTCGCGTTTTAAATCATTTAGGTAGTTTCTATATTTATTCGACTTTACAAGAAAAATAAACAAATTCATAATTTATCAGTATATATTACTAGATATATATGGGAGGATTCTCTTACAATAAAATTAAAAACTTAATTGATAATAGTTATAAAATTGCCATTGAAAGTGGAACATTTCGAGGTGAAGGTAGTATTAAATTATCAGAATATTTTGACAAAGTTTATACGATTGAAATAAATGAAATTTTATTTAATGAAACAAGAGAAAGGTTAAAAGATAATAAAAACATAATGTTTTTACATGGAGATAGTAAAGAAGTTATTTCAAATTTATCTCATGATATAACAGTTAAAAATGAAAAAATACTATTTTGGTTAGACGCACATTGGAGTGGTGATGATTCAGTCGATTGGAAAAACTCTAAGTGGGGTGGATATCATATAAATACCGGGTATGTCGGTGAAAAAATTAATGGATTAGTACCAGGGATTAATCAAGTACCACTAGAAGAAGAAATATATCAAATATATAATAATTTTAGACAAGAATGTGTTTTATATATTGATGATTTTGATAAGATAGATCCAAAAACACTAAAAGGGTATAAAAATAAATGTTTTGTAGGTGAAGATTATTCTCATTTAGACTTTAATAAAATATTTAATTATATAGAGAATCGAGTAATTTATAAAGAAGTGAATCATTCACAATGTATTATAAAATTAAAGGGAGTAGATAATTAAAAAAGATATAAATCATTTAGGTAGTTTCTATATTTATTCGACTTTACAAGAAAAATAAGAAAATTCATTTGTATTTTTATTACAAATGAATCAAATTTCTTTACACCTTTGAACATTTAAAACGCCGGTTGAAATATATAAAACATCATTATTTTAAAACATCATTATTTTAAAATGTTGGTAATTTTAAAATATTATATATACTATATATATAATGAACAATACAAATAATAAAAATTACTGGAATAAAATAACTGGAATAAAAAAACACCCTTTAACTTTTATTCATACACCTAAATGTGGTGGATCTTTTGTGACAAGTATTTTAAGTACACTAAATATTAAAAGTAAAGGCCACACTCTGGCAGACCCAAAAAATGATGGAATTACTTTTACAGTTATAAGAAATCCTATTGAAAGATTTGAAAGTTTAATAAATTATAGATTAACTGAATCTAAACCTAGATGTGACTTTCCAAAATCACTACACTATGCGTATAAAGATACATCTATAAGTCTAAATGAAATAGTAGGAAAAATGACTGATAGTGAAATTTTAGGTTTTACACCATATAGAAGTTTATGTTTTTGGTCTGAAAATATTGATATTTTTATCACAATTGACAAATTAGAAGAATTCTTATCATTTTTTGGATATAAAATCAATATAACAGAATTTCAACACATAAATGTTTCAAAGAAAACTAGAGGTAAATTTAATGAAGCCACTAAAAAAAGAATTTCTAATTTATATTCAGATGATATGGTTTTATATAGAAGAGTAATTTTAGATTAAGTCGGCGTTTTAAATCATTTAGGTAGTTTCTATATTTATTCGACTTTACCATAAAAATAAGCAAATTCATTTGTATTTTTATTACAAATGAATCAAATTTCTTTGAAAGAAGATTTTACAGAACAAGTTAAAAAATGGGTACTTTTAGATACGCAATTAAAAATGGTCCATGAAAAGGTGAAAACTATGCGGGAAGAAAAGAATACACTAGGAACCAAAATATGTTCGCATTTAGAAAAATCGGGAAATGCTCATCGAAAAATTATGATTCACGATGGGAATCTTAAAATGTATGAAAAAAAGGATTATTCACCTCTTACTTTCTCTTTCTTGGAGCAACATTTAGGGAAAATTATGACTGACCCACAACAAGTTGAGTTTGTCATCCAATATTTAAAAGAACAACGTGAGATTAAAACAACGAGTGATATAAAACGAAACTACAAGGAAATAAACAATTAACGTATATGTTATAGAGGATTTTCAACGTCTATAATATATGATTAGTGTCCAAGAACATCCAATTCATTGTATTGATGGTAAATGTATCTATATGTCTAAAAATACATCGGTAAATACTGAAAAATCGGATATATATCAAGATGTGTATGGAAAAAATGATTCACGCAGAAGACTAGAAAATTTGGGTATTCCTATTTTCGTTGTACAAACTGAAAACTATTCTAATCCTATTGTCCAAGAAATGCCGAGACATGTTAAAAATGAGGCGATTTCGGATGACCTATTCGACGAACTATTTTCAAAAGTAGAGAAAAAATCTAGTAAACAATCGAAATCGTCGACAAAAACCAAGAAAAAGCGTAAAGATACGAAAAAGAAACCTTAATAATTACCTTCACAATCTAAAATAACCACCACATCTGTTTCAATTTGAAACTTTTTCAAGGACGCCAGTGAAATACAACTAGAACCACCCAATTTTGTTCGTTTGTGAATTTCTTTTACATATGAACTGTTTACTGAAATTCCTTGGACACCTAATTGTGTTGCTAAGTATAGAGCATGTTCTTCGGGTTTATCTACAGCAATACCATCTGATAATCCTGGAGCACAAATGGAATTATTATATTCTATTTCTCCACTTTCTATAGAACGTACAAAAGCATCAAATTCACTGCTTTGAGCAACCACTAGTTTACAACGTGGAAAATATTGAAAATATGCTGCCAAACCGATTGGACCACCGGCACCAATAGCACACACCATGGTAATGGTTTTTTCTTCAGGTATTTGATCCAACACTTCTTGGGCCAATGACCCATATCCGGTCATAATATCTTTTCCACCATGACTCATGTATTTTCCATGATGTGTTCTTAAAAATTGTTCGCGCTTTTCCAGTGCTTCACCGTAATTGTTAGAACTACAGTCAAATAAACAATGATGATCTTTACCATAGTTCATAATTTCTTTTTGCATTTTTTCAAATTTACTAGGTTGAATATGAACATTACCAAATACACATGGAAATATCTGTTTCCATTTTTTTTGATGTGGGTGTAATTTACTGTAATGTTCTTTCATCACTTTTATACCATGTATTAAAGCAATACCATGATTACCGGTTGATTGTGTTACTAAATAATAGGGTTCTGTTTCATTAATTGTTTGTTTTTCGAGTTCTTTAAAAGCATTCATAATACAATACAAAACCCCTCTCCATTTGAAAGAACCAGTTGTTTGTTGAGATTCCCTTTTCAAATAAATATTATCTTTAAAATGATCCATTGGGGTTGATTTTACAAATGGTGCTAATTCTGAAATTGCTTGCTGAAATTCATCTAAAGTAATGTTTTCCATGTAATATGATGAAATATAATATTATTCAGAAAATAATCTATTTTTTGTGATACGATACAATATCATAACATAACGGTTTATATATAGTTAATGCTCTTTTTCTCTTTTCAGAATGAATATATTTTTGTATGTCCCGTTGTAACATATTCCGTTGATTTAACCATAAAATTAACGTTTGTAAATTCCGCCCTTTTATTTTCCCCATGATTGTTTGGAAATAATATAGATTCAGTATTTATATTATTTTATCAAATTCTTAGTGACGCGACCATTTCTTATTATTGAAACTATTTAATTTTGCTTGATTTCGCAATTTTTCCATTTCTTCTTCTTCGGGATTTGTAGTGTCACATTGTTCATAATAATTAGATGGTTCCCAACCATTAGGTTTTGGAGGTTTCTTTCCATAACAATTCGCACCAAATTTAATATAAGGATTATCAATAAATCCTCCATTAATACCCGGGCGACCACAAGCGTGCTTTGTATTTGGATTGTTTTGGAGTTTATCCCATGTATTCTTTTGTGTAGGAAAATATGCCATCTGTCCTTCAGACCAACCATAATTACACCATTCCCCGCCTTTTTGATAAGAACTTTCGATTTGATCATATGTTGCCAGAGAGGCGTCAAATGCTGTGCAAACTTGTTGTGCTTCTTCATATGTATAGACATTGTTTGAAACGTTAAATACTTGGTCAATTGGTTCGCATGTTGCGGGTGAGGGAGCAGTTGTAAGTACTGTATCTGTACTTGATGTTGTAGTTCCCGGAGAACTTGATGTTCCATAAATATCTTGTTCAATATCTTCAAATATACCAGGTGAGTCGGAACTAAATGGAGGTACATTTTTGAAATAATTAACTAGACCATTATTAAATAATAACGTGATAATAGGGATTTGAAGAACATATTTAAAGAAAAATATGACAGCAAATGTTGCGTAAAGAATCCATATTTTGTGTTCTACAAAATGAACTAAAACCGGTTTTACATCTTTGTCCATAGGAACGCTCAAAAGATAGACCATTAAAAAGAATATAATTGTAAACCAAATTATACCAAATAAAGACCACGGATCGTTTAACCAGGTTTCACTCCATTGTAATGAGTATCCTAATATATTGTCTTTATCGCTCTGGTCCAAATAATAATAACCTTGGAAAAAATAAATACCTAACATCATTGCTAAAACAATATCTATAGTGCGACTATAAGAAGAAACGCCACTTGTTTCATTTGATGTTCCTCGATTCGAAAAAATGGCCTTCCCGAAACGGTATACTAAATACATGGCAAAAATCCAAAATAAAATGCTATATGTTGTTGCGTTAAAGACATCATTTAAAAATTCCATAAATTCATTATCACTTTTACCCTGAAACGGAACAGCCGCGGGAGGAGGACTACTCGTGGTTCCATTTGTTGTACTAGTCGTTGTGGTTGAAACACTCCCTGCTGGACATTGTCCGTTCGATGGACTAGAAGATGTTTGGGACGTAGATGGAGTTGTAGTTGTAGATGGTGTTGTAGTTGTAGTTGTAGTTGTAGATGGAGTTGTAGTTGTAGTTGTAGATGGACTTATCGTATAACTTGCCGAAGGAGCACTTTGGGGTAATGGTGCATCGCCAAATAAATTTGATAAAAAATTTCCCATGATAAATTATATTTGTATATAGGAATTAGATATATTTATATGCACACATATCGATAAATATATCCCTAAATATTATTATTGTTTTCTATAGAATAAACAATACGCTTTCGGTGTCACTAATTTACTCTCACTTAAATGACGACTTACATTTGTGTCGTTATAGTGGACCCATTCATTACTAACACTTTTTACATAAGAAGTATAATGACCCCCCATTGGACCTCCACTATGATTACATATTGCATACAAATCATATTTGTATTGTTTTGAATTATAACCAGTTACATATTTTGATAAATCCAAATTATTTAATGGAAAATCGACTACATCCTGTCTTTTTTTACTACCATCAAATGAAAATCTCTTTAATGTAATAATAAGCACTTTTGGAAGTGACCAAAATGTAATACGCTTTTTAACAGACTCCTTTTGTTTGGTTTTTTCATTATACCACGCATTTTCACCTTCTAAATATTCATATTGTGTAAAAGAATCAAAACAATCATACAAAGAAGGATTATGTTTTGGCAATTCTAAATCTAATATAAAATAACTTTCGGGTCTTAAGGAATGTATTATTTTATTATCATCGGAAGTCAATTCTGAAACATAAATACCATAAAACATTTCCATAAATTCAGAATATTCTTTGGAATAAACATCCTTTAACATTGAATAACACGAAACTGCTAATTTATCTAAATTTCCTTTCGCATTTCCACTAATATTCATTTTTACTGGTCTGGAAATAGAATTATGCATACATTCTACCATAAACAATAAAAATTCGGGTAAATCATTTTGTGCCCATCCAGTAAATAATTCACGATTCTTCACACCTGCTAATTGTTGAATATGATGTACAAATCGCTTAGGGGAAACAACTCCGTTTTGTGACCACATTGTTTTATGTAAATCAGTCCATTCTTGTATAATAATATTTTCAGGCAAAGTTTCATTAATATGATGTTTGTATTTTTCGGAAGACAGGAGGTCGGTCAATTCATGTGTGTGACTAAGTGCTTGTACACAAGAATTTAAAAAACAAGTATTCCCTAAATTGGTCAACCCTGTAAAACCCTTATTTGGATCAATATTATTCATTATTAATATTTGGTATTAAAGATATATAGATAAATATCTTTATATTAATTATTTATGGAAGACAATATAGATGATATATTAAACAACTTGTCTGAGAGTTTTTTTTCACAATATTCTAATATACCAACCAATAATACTACACCAACCAATAATACTACACCAACCAATAATACTACACCAACCAATAATACTAGTCAATCACAAAATGTTAATAGTACACCTTCTATGCGACATGTAAATCGTCAATTAGATACAATTTATGAAACGATGATAAATTATAATACAAACATGTTACAATATCAAGGAAATATAAGAGATATGTTGCGCCTTATTAATATGAATAATACGAACTATCAAATGCGCATAAATGAAACTCAACCACAACAAGCACGTAATAATTTTAGACACTATACAAACGCAACGAATCCATCTCAAAATAGAAACAATTCTTTTTTGTTTTCACAATGGACTCAACCTATATTTAATCAACCTGGTCAGCAGATTTTAACATCTGCACAAATTCAACAATATACAAACACTTTTACATACAGTAATCAATCACAAGAAACTCTTCGCGAAACACGTTGTCCAATTAGTTTAGAGAATTTTCAAAATGGTGATACATTGTGTCAAATTATTGGTTGTGGTCACGCATTTATGCGCGCGAATTTACTTAATTGGTTCCGACGTAGTCATCAATGTCCAATATGTAGATATAATGTTACAAGTAATATAAATCAGCAACAACAAAATACTCAAAATACTGATCCAAATAATGGACAACAGACAAATACCCAATCAAATCCAAACCAAATTTTAGAACAAGAACTGTATAATTTAATGCAAGGATTTTTAGACACAACAATTTCCGGATTAGGTTCAACTTATGATATTAGCATAAATACAATTCCTTTAACTGGTTCTTATACATTTAGTGATGCATCACAACCTACTGAAAATAATACTACAACCATTGATGTATCAAATAACGATTCAGATCCTATAGAAGGAGATTTATCAGTAGATTAATAACGTTATTTGTTAAATCAAACATATAAAAAGATGAAAACATTTTAGTATAACCAAAATGTTTTCTCGATGGTTTCAACAAGAAAAAATAATAAAATTAGGTTTTGAAGATGTTTTATATGGAATTCATCATAATAATGAATGTATTTTAATGAATACCATGCCACATGATTTACAAAACTGTTTAATTCAAAACACATTATTAATCAATATCGAAGAACAAACTATAAATAAATTAATGGATCAAAATAAATTTCAAACCAAAATCATTTTATACGGGAAAAACTCAACAGATAATTTATGCGACAAAAAATACAAACAATTATGTGAACTTGGATTTAGCGAAGTTTATATTTACGCAGGAGGAATGTTTGAATGGTTATTATTACAAGATATTTACTCGAATAATGAATTTCCTACTACAACCAAAATAAATGACATATTATTATACAAATCAAGTCCATTATTACATATTCCGCGATTAGGAAACACATAAATAAGAAAAATAAAACAACTTAAATCGTTTCATTTATATCATTCAAGAATATAAATGAATATTACGAACCTGCTATATAATAAATATTATATAATAAGAACAGGTGATTTTGCGACAAACGCAAATAAAAAAATTATTTATATAACATTAGGTTTAGGACTATGTTTTCACGATTATAATGTCAATCACACCATGGAATATTATTATGTAATGTTCGGATCAAGTTTTATTTGGACATTGATAGAATTATTTTTAAATCAACAACAAATACGTATTATTAAACCAATGAAGTTAAATATAAACGGTATAACATATCCCTTAAATAAATATATTGGCATAACATTACAAGGAATACAAGAAGGCGGTGTAGTGACAATTATAGGATTATATTTTGGAGATCGTTTTTACTCCGTATATTATCAAACATTGTATCATTTATTAATTGCGTATATGGTTACAAATATGGTGTCAAAAACCCCTAATAAAAAAGTATTATCCAAACGCCAAATCAATACTCCATTGTCATTAATATTAATGTCTTCAGCAACGTTGTGGAATGGCGTGATATTATATAATCATCCGCACCATATAACGCGCGCATTTAATATGTTCATGTCTATGATTTATATCACTAGCATTTGGACATATGTATCTTATTGTAAAGAATTCAGACAAGTTGAGGTATGTATAAAGGAAAATAACAAAATAAAAGAACAGAATTGCGTAGATGCATTTTTCATACTAGGATACGACGTACTATTTGAAATAGGAATTGCCTATATTACGTTTTATAATTTATTTATCACTTGATTATTTGTGTAACATCTTTCTCCAATTTTCTATTCGCTGTCTACTTTGTAACTCTAACCTCTGATAATTCAGTTTAGAATATTGTGTAAAATATAACCCATCGTCGTTATGTTTAAACATACGTTTTTCAAACAATTTGTCGGCTTCATGAAATGATTCTTCCATATTACCATTTAGTTGATACATATTGTATAACATACAACGATCAAAGTCATATGCACATAATAAATCGGCTTCACGAACAATGTTATACGCACTTTGATATTTTCCCAAATTGGGAAATCCATAAGTTTTTACGTGCGAATAAGACATTGTTGAAATGATATTTTTAACAACATACTTATCCTCATTTCTTAATATCGGTACATGTTGATCACTTAATCCTTCAATGAATTTAGTAATGTTGCGTAATCCTTCTTCTTTGTTCATATATTTTTGATCGCACATGTCATGAAGAGCAGCCGAAATATAAATTATATTTTCATATTCCATTATTTCAGGATTTTCTTTTACCTCTGCTTCAAATATTTGGTTGGAATAATACAAGCAATTCATGGCATGTCCAACCGAATGAGACTCATCAATATTATATTTAGACACAGTTTTTAATACATAATGAAATAGAGATGAAAATAATTTCATATATATACTAATTATATTTAAATATATACGAATAATTGTATTTATATATTATATAATGAATTTAATATTTGTATTGTATGTCATATGTTTATTTGTCATATTCACACCTGGCATATTTTTCTCCATTATGAAAAAAAATAACGCAAAAAATATCATATTACACGGAATATTATTTTCGCTTATGGTGTATATATCATATGCTTTAATGGAAAGGAAAATAATTGAAGGTAATACTACATATACTGTCAATTTTAGCGATTTAAATAATTTATTTGATACACGTGCCAATTATGATGTTCAAACTGAAGCAGGCATGTCAGCACCATCAGACCAAAGTGAGGAAGTAAAAGTTGCTCAAAAAACACAAGACACTGTCAATCGCGTAAAAAAAGAAATTAGTGGTGAGACTCAAACGCTTGCCAACAATGTGAAACAACAATTAAATGATATGAAAAAAGAATTAACTGACTACAAATTCGACGCAAAGAAATCAAAATTCATATGTACAATGGAATTACCCAATTTTGATTTTTCCAAACCGGCAATCGAACCAAATTCGTATAATTATTATACATCCAAAACACTTGTACCTGGTTGGTCTTTAAATCGTGCTGCATTGTTAAATAATTCTGTTCCATGGGGATTTAAAACGCCATATCCAGAAGGTTCGCAAGCAATCGCCTTACAGAATACTGCCAGTATTTCTACAATCGTCCAATTATACGAAGGAAATTACTATTTAAAATTCTACGTAAGTGGGCGCGATTGTTGTGATAAATCGGGTATTTCGAATGAATTAGATTTAATGATAAATGACAAAATATTTGATACGCTTACACCTGAAGTGGGTGAATGGACAGATTATAAGTCAAAACCATTTAATATTGATGTTCCCGGACAATATATTATTACTGTACAAGGAAAAAACAATGAAGAAATCAATGGTGTAATTGATAAAACGAGTGCTATTAAAAACATTGTTATAAATCGCGATTGAATGTAACATAAAATTGAATTTATATTACTATATATTATTGTAGTAACATAAAAACAAATCTAGTAATCAAATATGGACCTTACTCAAAGAAAATTATCAAGAACGGAATGGAATAACATTGAAATTCCATTACCTCTTGATGAAAAGAATATTTTACAACTTATTATTGATGGTTATCATGACGTTCATATGAAACGTAACAATAGCTTATCGCTTTTGGGACTCATGAAAATTGATCCTACTATTTCAGGTATTCATTATTATTTATATAATGAGAATTTTGATGTAATTGTGAAAAAGTATATGAAAAAATATGAATCACTATGTGGCAACTTTAATGTAAATGTTGCTCCTAAAGAAAAAAAGGTAAAACTAAAAAAGGGCGACCTTATGCGTATTAATTTAATCAATCAAAAACAAGAGTCAACAAATCAAACCGCATTTGAACATGAACTATTGAAATACTGCGAACAAATTCTAAAATATTTGGACAGTCGTTCAGACAAGTATGCTTTTCACTTGTACACGTTGATTCAGGTAAAAAAGGCGTCTATTAACTATGTGAATAGTTACGTATTGCAATTTGTGGATTATATTATTCAACAAAGTAATGAAAAACTACACATGAAAGACGTATTATCACAAGCATATGAGTTTATTGAACAAAACCCGGCATTACTTCAATATGCTGATTTTCAATTATTTGATCACCAAAAGAATATTTATAACGTATTTCATAATAATCTTCCAAAAGATGTATCTAAAGACGATAAAATTCAGAAAATGTCATCCATGCCGGCAAAACTAGTTTTATATACTGCTCCTACCGGTACAGGTAAAACACTGACACCTCTTGGATTATCTGAGGGACATCGTATTATATTTATTTGTGCGGCAAGACACGTTGGTTTAGCATTGGCAAAATCCGCAGTATGTATGAACAAGAAAATCGGAATTGCGTTTGGTTGTGAAACCGCGGATGATATTCGTCTTCATTATTTTGCCGCGTCAGAATATTCAATTAATAGAAGATCGGGTGGTATTGGAAAAGTAGATAATAGCGTTGGAAATAAGGTACAGATTATGATTTGCGATATTAAATCTTATTTAGTTGCGATGCATTACATGATGTCATTCACAGAAAAAAGTGACCGTGAAGCTGAAATCGAGGATACTATTTGCGATATTGAAGAATCGATCGAAGAACATAAAGATCTGTTTAAACACGCAAAACAGCAGAATAATGAAATACAAATGGAAAATTGTAAAATGAAAGTAGGTGAACTACAAGAAAAGAAGGATCATTTCAAAGGACTGGAAAAAACATCTCGAGATTATGATTTGATTACATATTGGGATGAACCAACGATTTCAATGGACTATGATGATCACCCACTTCATGAATTGATTGAAAAAGTATGGAGTGAAAACAAAATATCGAAGGTAGTTTTGTCGTGTGCTACATTGCCGCATCAAGAAGAAATTGAAGACACATTGGTTTCATTTCGCCAAAGATTTGATAATGCGCAAATTGAAACGATTTCTAGTTTTGATTGCCGAAAATCCATTGCTCTGTTGAATCAAGATTGTAAGTCAGTAGTTCCACATTTGCTTTATGAAGATTATGACAAACTTCAGACAAGCGTGACGCATTGTAATAGAAACAAGACCATGTTACGGTATTTTGATTTAATCGAAGTCATACGTTTTATTGAAATGTGTCATAAAGAACATGCGATTCCGGACGAATTTAAAATGGAAGAGTATTTTCAACACGATATTTCAGAAGTTACAATGAACAACTTGAAATTGTATTATTTACATGTGCTAAAACACGTGGATCCAGAAAAATGGGATTCTATTTTCCAACAATTATCTGATAATCAAAAAAGCAAATTGTATCCAGATAAATCATCAAAGAAATTTCGTAGTGTAGAACAACCAAAAGTAGATCCTAGTGCGGGTGGAAAATTACATGCGCCAACCACTATTACTGGACTACACATTACAACCAGTGACGCACAAACATTGACAGATGGTCCAACCATTTATCTTGCCAATAATATTGAAAATATTGCGAACTATTATATTAAACAAACGAATTTGCCGGAACGCGTATTTCAATCTATTAGTCAAAAAATTGCGAGTAATAGTCAAATTCAGGAGCATCTTACAAATGCCGAAATGAAACTAGAAGAGATTCAATTGAAAAAGGAAAAAATGATGAATAAAGGCGATGACGACAAGAAGAAGGGTAAAGGGAAAGGAACTAGTAAAATTGCCAATCGAGATACAGAATTAAATCCTGAAATTGCCAAATTACACAATACTATTAGCAATCTACAGTCGAGAATTAACGTTATTAATCTTGAAGAAATATATATTCCCAATTCTAAGGAACATCAATCGTTATGGCAATCGTCGTTTAAAAAGGACGCGTTTAAACCGAATATTTCGGATGACGATGTTTGTCAGATCATGGCAACGGATGTTCCCGATCAAATGAAAATGTTATTACTACTCGGTATTGGTATGTTCACTGACGAAAATACAGCTAATCATAAATATATGGAAATTATGAAAAAACTCGCATACGAACAGAACTTGTATATCATATTGGCGTCATCTGACTACATTTATGGCACGAACTATCAGTTTTGTCATGGATATATTGGAAAAGATCTCACCAAAATGACGCAGCAAAAAACGATTCAAGCAATGGGACGTATTGGACGCAACCAAACCCAACAGCAATACACAATACGATTCCGTGATAATAACGTATTGTATCAATTGTTTCAAAAACCCAGTGAAAATAAAGAAGCGCTCATTATGAACAAATTGTTTTCATAAATAATTGTAATCAAACAGTTCAAAATCTCTTTTGTAATATTCATTAATCATTTTTATTGACACGGAATTTAACGCATTATCATATTTCGTTTTTCCATGCGGGAATTTACAATTCGAAACTTGAAAATTATGATTAAAATCAATATAACCCAATCGTTGCATATCTTGTGTCAATGATTCTGTTCGCAAAATAATTAGATTCTTAATTAAATCGCCCGACTCGTCTATTAAAAACAAATATTGAGGTAATTTATGATTATCAAATAAATCCATACTTTGAAAATATTTCTTTAGTTTATTACACACTATTTCCGGATTTCGAATAGTATTATTGTCAATAATTCCACGAAATAACAGTTCTGATATAACACGATCATATGGATTTCTAATAACTGTAATAATTTCAAAATCATTTCGTTCATATGGACTTGACGATAATATATGATGAAACGAGTTGTCGAGTAAAATTTGTTTATGCTTACATAATTCAATCCATGTCATATGCTGAAATGAATGTTTTAATTCTTTACACAATCTTATTTTCTTGAATGCTTTATACTCAGGTAAACTATCTTTTATCATTTGTAATTGGTCACCGTCGTTACTAGAATCGTCATTTCCTATACTATTTTTGCGAAATTTAAGTGATTGAAATTCCGAGTTTTCTAAATGTATTGTTTTTTCGTTCATTATTTGCTTCCATTTTTTTTTTAGTTGTTCGAACTCTTTATTAATCGACGCTTCATAATATCGATGATATATAATATCTAGATTCAAGTCAATATTGTTGCGTTTTGCGAGATACTTTTCAATACTTGTACCACCTGTTTTTGGAATATGAATAAGAAATATTTTATCTTTTTTGAAAATTGGCATGATTATATATAAAAACTATATAATCATTATAAAATATTTTATCGCGTAATACTTAATGAATATGGATTATTTTTTAAGGATGATAATAATTCGTTTCCATTACGATTATTGGGAATTTCAGAGGGTAAATCAAGTTTCCCTTGTAAATGACCCATAGTATCTAAACTTGGTGGTCCCTGACGTTGACCAGGTAAAGGGGCTCTACCGTTAGATAATTGATTCGTCATATCCTTTGTTTGGTAATTTACTTCATTATTCATCATAGACATGTTTCCTGGAACCATGCGTCCTTTAATAGTGGATGATTTGATATCATTATTGTGCTGCCTATATTCGGCATCATAAGGGCGCGCTTCCTTTGTTCCCGAACCAGCAGACGCATTTCCAGCATAATAATAATCAGACTGATTCATACGATTATTGTCAATCGGTTGAACACTTGCCACACTATAACCACCTTTATTTAACGTAGAATTACCGGCATTCATATGGAATTTGGCATTTTCAGTTGTCTCACGAATTGTGGTCGATGGACGATCAGCAGGATTAAAAATATAGGATTGTGTAACACGTGTAGAGGCGTTTTGATAAGGACGTAATGTACCAATCGTATTTTCCTTGCGAGAAGGACGTAAAACATCTAGTAATGGAGATATAACAGAACCAATTGCCCCACTAAAAGCGCCGAAATAATCGGTTTGATGATTCGCACTACGATTATTATTGTATTTCATTTGTGATTTAATACCATAATCACCATCGGTTGCTCCACCATGACCAACGGCATTGACAGTCGAAAGAGGAACACTTCCTAAATCAATGTGTTTGGAAGGCATATATTCACCGTCCACAAAGACTCCTTCGTTGTTTGATCCGGCAGCACCCGTATAAGAGGTTGTTGTTTCGGGTCTATTTGTATAACGGTCTTCTTGGATCGGACGTAAAGTAACGCCCTTTTCTAAACCAGTGGTTGTCATTACTCTGTCATGTCCCATTTCAAAAGATCGTTCGGGACGATTTTTTTCTAATTTGCCAATAGAACCCAGTTCTTTAATCGAACTTACCGCAGGACCTTCATGACCAAACAAACCAACACCGGATGATTTTGCGTTTGTTTTTACACGCATTTCATCCACTGTTTTTGGCATCCATGAATCTCGATTTGCCATTCCGGAGTTAAATCCACCAGACCCTTCTGTCCCATAACCCTTATCTATACCTGGACCCACTTTTTCTTGTTCAAAAGGAAGAACATTGGATATTTTGGTTGAAGCATTTACACGTGATTGAATAAAATCCGTTTGATTGGGTGCTCCATATGCCCATTGATAATTATCACTAGGTGCAAATAATGGCGATTGTTCCTTTTTTTCAATTTGTTGAGTTCCTTTTCCTAAATAATTATCCATGACAGAATCGGATTGATCATTATCTACGCTACGAGCAGTGTTATTTCTGCCAAAAAATGGAACCATGTTATTATGTCTAAAATAATCATTGTCAACTTTGGAACCAGTCATTGATGTAAATTCTTGACCCTGATTTTGTAAGTGCATTTTTTCAATTTCGCTTACAGATGTAACGTTTTTATTTTCTAGAGAATTTGTAGAACCATCTAAATGAGTTCTTGGAGTAGGTTTGAAATATTTATCAGTATAAGAAGTACTATCATGTAATTTATTATCCACCGTTAGTTTTTCCGTTCGAGAGTATTCAGGTGTTTGAATAGGATATTCATTTGGAAAGTTTTTATTTGGAACATCTACATTGGGAAGTTTTTGACCACCTATAAATCCTTCTTCATATTCTCCTTCATCTTCGTCTTTTTTCTGCTTTGACACAATATATAAACCGCCTAATGCTATTAACGGTATTGCTAATTCCATTGTATGTAAGATAATATATACAATAGACATAATAAATTATCGAATATTTCAATTAATTCTTTGATAAATAATAATCAACCGAAAAGGGATCCTTTGTTCCACATGGCAATTGGGGAACAACCTTCGGTTTATAAAAATCCTTTTCTAAAATGCGCGTTTGGATATTATCATGAAACGTCTTTTCCAAATGTGCCTGAGGATCTACAATAGGTTGTTCCCATACTGGATGTTCTAAATCTCGGTACATCCATGCCGGATGACTCGCACGACTTTCTTCAGTAAAAGGTTTTTCTGTATTATATGTAATTTGCTCGCTTGGAACCTCCTGTATTTTATAATCTTGTTCACGTATATCATCACGACCAAGAGGGCGGGTTAGTCCCAATAAATCACTTTCTAAATTAATGGTATTTGTCCGTATATTTGCTCCAAATTTTTGTAAATTTAAATGAGCATCTTGTTGAAAGGGCATAGACGATCCTTGACCAGGAACATCCAATTGATATCTTCCTGAAAATGTTTGTTGCTCCAATTGCTTTTTTATTCTTATTTCGTCATCATGAAATCGAGTAAACGACATTTATATATTGTGGATACATTAAAAATATACAATAAACCGTTCTAAACACTCATTATAGTGCGTTTAAATAAGATTCCTTACATCGACCATAACTTTTTCGATGCCATTGACTAATACCGTGCTCCAAAATGCCTTCTAAATGCTGTTTAGTTCCATATCCTTGGTTTTTTTCAATTCCATAACGTTGACTTAATTGAGGATATTGTTCACATAATTCTTTAATATACTCGTCTCGCGCAACTTTTGCCAATATGGATGCAGCAGCAATGTGCGTATATTTATTATCACCACCTTCGACTGTTTGATGGGGTACACTGCGAAATTCTTCAGTTTCTTCGTTATAATAGGAATACGGTTTAAAATGGTTTCCATCAATCAACAAGAATACGTTTTCTTTGTTGATTTGTGACGATTGTTCTAATATATCTTTTACTACATTATGCATACCTTTATGAACAGATTCTCGAATATTAATATTATCAATAACATCACAATCTATATATTGAACTGACCATGCTATAGCATTTTCTTTAATATAATCAGACATTTCTTTTATTTTTTTCTTAGAATGAAACCTTTTTGAATCCTTCATAAGATCATGGCGAAAATCATTACCTTTAGGTAAAATTGTGCCCGCTACATACAAACGTCCAAATAGAGGTCCACGTCCTGCTTCATCCATACCCAATTCATATTTATAATCTGTTGTAAATTGTTGATTCAACATAGTTTCATTATAACACACATATTTGATTTATATCAATTTTGTAGTTACTAAACATAAAAATACTATTTAACTTTTGACTAATATTTTCGAACTATAGAATATATTAAATTTATGAAAGGAATAAGATTAACCCCTTTTTTACTATTTGTGATATTATTAGTTGTTTTAGTCATCGCAATGATTTTTGGTTATCGTTCGAATGATGTTTTAGAAAATATGCAATCAGACCAAGGTATGTGGAGTGTTACACAAAACGCATCAGTTGCTACATATGATTCTGGGACAGCATTGAATACTATCATAGCATCTAGTAGTAGTGATATTCCCGGTTATTATTTTGATCCTAAGACTGCCAATATTATTATTACCAACAATGTAGAAAATCCATCCTTTACTTTGATCACTAGAGATTCGGGGGGAACGCCTACAATCGTTACAAGTGAGTATACTTCGAAAAACACTAGTCCTGGCACGGATCCGGGATCGAATACTATTACATCCATGGCAACTCCATGGACTTACAATTCAAGTAATACATCTTTAGTATACTGTCCTTATCAAACAAACACCTTTGTTGCGTTAATTGACAACGGAACTGGAAATATATTAACTGTCTTTAAAAATGTTGAAGGTAGTTCTTATATTTTAGGTACTACTGATTTACAAGGCGGTGCGCAAGTTGGTATTGATACAAACGCAGATTTAAGTCTTTATTCGCGTCTAGGTGTTCCAACAAAAGATACAATTACAATGAGTGGTGCCAATATTAATGTTCAAAAAATTCAAGATAGTGTTTATTTTTCCAGCGAAAAGGGCGTTATTGTAGGAAAAAGTGGAGATTTTAATGATCAAAGTGTATCAAATGATTATAAAAAAGGCGTGTCTAAACAAAATAATGGGACAACTAGTGATCCTTCTACTATATTAGTATTGTCACTCATGATTGACACTACCCATGTATTAGTTGCAATTATAGTGAAAGTGGATGATAAATATCAAGTAGCGTCTTCTAATATTATTTCTCAATCACTTACCGAAACCAGTAATAGTGGGTCAGATGACTCTTTTTCTATAACATTAAATACTAGTGGTGATAATGGTACAACCACAAAAGGATCAGGAAATGGATCAAGTGGAACTGATGGATCAAGTGGAAATAATGGATCAAGTGGAAATAATGGATCAAGTGGAAATAATGGATCAAGTGGAAATGATAGTTGTTCCAAAGAAGAAACAAATAGTTTGTCAAAGGCAAACGAAGATGTGAAACCTAAATGCTCATCTAAGTCTTCTAAATCAAAGGAAAATGATCCGGAGTATATTCGCAAAACACAGGTAGTACCACCGGTTTGTCCCGCATGTCCTACAACCAATTGCCCTATTTCAGTAAATGAACAGGGTGAAATTGTAGATTGTACAGGAAAGAAGTTAGATTTAGGAGATGTTGGCGGACTTCAGGGTGCAAGTGGTTATAGTTCGTCGCCAGCAACTTACGGAGGAGCAATTGGCGAAACCGCAACTGCATTAGGTGATACTGCTCAAACCGGTTTACAGCAGGTTGGTGAGACTGCTCAAACTGGATTGAAAGAAGTGGGTGATACATTACAAACCGGATTACAAGTTGCTGCTCCCGCTTTAGAAAACACTGTAAATACTGCTGGTGATGTTTTAGAGAAGGGTTTAGACACTGCCGGAGGAGCGTTAGATAGTGCGATCGGCGGTGCTGAAAACATTGTCGGGCAGGTTGGTTCTGGATTAGGATCACTCGGAAAAGGTGCTGCCGATGTTGTAACAGGTGTGAGTTCTGATGTAACTGGATTAGCAAAAGACGTTGTAGGAGAAACCGGTGATTTAATTAGCGGCGCAGGTAGTGGTATAAAAGATCTTGCTGAAGGTCGTCAAGATTTGAAGTCCCAAGAAATGAAACAAAATACACTACAACAAGGACAGCAACAAGGACAGCAACAAGGACAAGGACAAGGACAAGGGCAAATGAGTTATGGTAATGATCAGCAAGGACAAGGGCAAATGGGTTATGGTAATGATCAGCAAGGACAAGGGGGGTATAATTATGGACAACCACAACAGTGTAATTACTGTCCTCAACCTGGACAAGGATATAGTTATCCTCGAGCATGTTCATCAAATTTTATGCCAATTACCAACGATTTTTCGCAATTTACATAAATACATATTATAAAAAATAATAATAATTCGTTCAATTATTAGTATTAAAAAAATTACTTAAAATAGTAAGTGTTGATTAATAGAATGGATAATCAAATAGAAACAATTCAACAAACCAAAAGTAATTATATTGATTATTCACATATATTACAACGCGATTCAATAAAACAAGAAATTACGTCTATTTTACACGCATTTGATACAAAATATAGCAATTTACAATATAAGAAGGGAATTTATATATACGGGTCCCCGGGAAGCGGAAAAAGTGAATTTGCGGTTAAATTATTAAAAGAGATTGGGTATGATGTAATAAAATACGACGCGGGAGATGTACGTAACAAATCGTTAATTGATAATATTACAAGTAATAATATTTCAAACAAAAACGTATTGGATATGATGCGTGGGAAAACTAAAAAAATAGCAATTGTTATGGATGAAATAGATGGTATGAATAATGGAGATAAAGGTGGAATTAATGCTCTTATTAAACTTATTCGTCAAAAAAAGACTCAAAAGCAAAAATTAGAAAATATGACATTAAATCCTATTATTTGTATTGGAAATTATTACATGGATAAAAAAATACGCGAATTAATGAAAGTATGTAATTGTTTCGAATTAAAAACACCAACAAATGAACAAATCGGACAATTATTGTATAAAATGATTCCAATGAATCATTTAACTCGTTATAAAGACGAGATGATTCATTATATTCAAGGAGATATACGTAAATTAAATTTTATCGAACAATTATATAAAAATAAATCGCATTTACTGGATCATCAGATTATACAAAATATTTTTCATACGAAAACATATAATGAAGATTCGAAACGATTGACATCTACACTGTTAAATACATATATTCCATTTCATGAACATAATATTCGTATGAATGACAATGACCGTACAATTATTGCTTTATTATGGCATGAAAATATAGTAGATTTAATAGACCATATTGATCAACCTTATCAATTTTCATTTTATATGAAATTACTTCATAATATTTGTTTTGCCGATCATATTGATCGCATTACATTTCAAAATCAAATTTGGATATTTAATGAAATCAGTTCGTTAATTAAAACATTTCATACTAATAAATTATACCACGATGCTCCGTTTGAAAAAAAAACTATACATCATGAAGATATACGTTTTACTAAGGTTTTAACCAAATATTCTACCGAATACAACAACCAATTATTTTTAACAAATTTATCTTTAGAATTAAATATGGATACAAAAGATCTTGTTGCCTTTTTCCAAGAATTACGCATAAAAATGGAAAAACAATGTGATGGAGATGTTTTAAATGACAATGAAAATATAAAATATATTGAACAATTATTTGAAGGATATGAAATATCGAAATTAGATATTAAGCGTATGTATCGATTTTTAGACAAAAATGTGAAAAAGGACGCAATTTTAGAAGAAGAATAATTTATGTGAGGTATTTTATTGGAAGAATATAAAAAAATATATACAACATATAGAAATGGGATTCAATAAAGTATTTGCCGAATATGTATGGATAGGTGGAAATAATGAACTACGATCTAAAGTTCGCGTTTTAGATAATGAAATTAATTATGTCAATGAACTTCCTATTTGGAATTTCGACGGAAGCTCAACAGACCAAGCCGAAGGAACTGACTCTGAAGTATTATTAGTTCCACGTGCGATTTTTAATGATCCAATTCGTGGGCGCCCACACATAATTGTTTTATGCGAAACAACTAGACCTGATGGTACTTTTTTGAAAAATAGTCATCGTCATTGGGCCAACGAACTGTTTGAACAAGCAAAATACGAAGAACCATGGTTCGGATTAGAACAAGAGTATTTTATGATTGATATGAAAACTGGTAAACCTCTGGGTTTAGAAAATGCGAAAGAACAAGGTCAATATTATTGTAGTGTTGGAGCAGCCAACGCATTTGGACGTGAACTTGCCGAAGACCATATGCGCGCTTGTGTGGATGCTGGTATTAAAATTAGTGGTATTAATGCCGAAGTTGCTCCTGGACAATGGGAATTTCAAATTGGTCCTTGTACCGGCATTGAAGAAGGTGACCATATGTGGATGGCACGATTTTTGTTAGACCGTATTGCCGAAAATTATGGAATCACAATTGATTACGAACCAAAACCTTTAGCTGGTGATTGGAATGGGTCTGGTTGTCACGCAAACTACAGTACCAAAAATATGCGCGAAGGAACTAACGGGACAACTGGTTTAGAATATATCGACGAAGCAATTAAAAAACTTTCACATAAACATATGGAGCACATGGAAAAATATGGAACTGGTAATGAAGAACGTATGACAGGAAAACATGAAACTGCTTCTTATGATATTTTTTCTCATGGGACTGCTAATCGTGGTGCTTCTATTCGCCGCGGAAATCAAACAGTGAAAGATGGAAAAGGTTATTTTGAAGATCGCCGTCCTAGTTCCAATTGTGATCCATATCTAGTTACAGGAATGTTATTCAAAACAACTATTGTAGACGAGTAATGGTAATAAACTTGGTAAAAAATTTTACATAACTATATATATATTATGAGCAATGATAATATATACACAAAGACTGGGTGTTCTATGTTTTCATCTATGGTTGCTACAAGTGTAGTTCATCCATTAGATATAATGAAAGTATCCAAACAATTAAATTATCCTATGTCTTATACGATTTCACATTTATATAAAGGATATTCGATTGGATTATTACGACAAGCAACATATTCTAGTCCGAATATGGTTATATATGGTGGATTATTAAACAAATATAAGGAAATATATGGATCGGAAGCAGAATACAAATATAAATTTATATTTGGTGCTATTTCAGGTGGATTAGGCGGTCTTGGAGGAAATCCATCCGAAGTATTATTTGTAAAAAAATTACAGGATAAAACCAACCAAACTATTTTTTCCTCGTCTAAAGAAATTATTCAGCAATATGGTTATGGTCATTTTTTAAATGGATACAAAGCAGCAATTCTAAGATCAGCCGTATATAATAGTATGCGTATGTCTCTTTATTCGGAAAGTAAAAACTATTTTCAAAATGTATTCCCAGATTTATCCGGAACAAGTTCTTTACATTTTCTTTCAGGGTCATTTAGTACAATAATCGCAATTGTTGTTAGTAATCCAATAGATGTAATGAAAGCGCGTTTACAAAAAGATGGAACAATCGGAGCAAACCAAATGATAAAACAAACATTTCAACATGAAGGCATTTCTGGATTTTATAAAGGACTACTTCCTAGTATTATGAAAAGTTTTCCTCATTCTATTATCTCTTTTATGGTTCTTGAAAAAATAACCAAATTAATCACCGGCAAAGAAGCATTATAGAGAGTTGACCATTCAAAATTGAATATTTTGTCTGTCCGACAATCAGAGAAGTATAAAATTGAAATAATTATAATAATATTTTGTATATCATACTATTATAATAAACTATGCTTTCGTTATTGAAACAACTCACCCTATTTAAACGTATATTTTCAAATGGAGATATACAAAGACCTCTAGGTCGTTGGTCGTTAGTTGACGATAGTCGAAAGGCTTATCGTAGATCTGAATTAGCAAACGAAGACCATTGTGGTACATGTGCAACATATGCTATGCGTCAAAGTGATAAAAATATCCAAAAAATTCATGTTCCTCTCGAAAAAAATCAAAAGAAATAGTATGTATTATATGTATAATGGTATTTTATAGAAAAAATCCTTTGGTTCTATTTATATATTTTTTTATTATTGCTTTCATTATCTATTTATTGTATTTATGGAAACACCAACAATACAAGGGTCGGGGTTATTGTAATATAAATAACGAATATATTTATCCTGAACAATATTCTAATTTTATCGATTATGATGATTGCCAGAATATTATAAAAACTGCTACACCCCTATTTAGTGAAAGTCAACTAGTAAGCGGAGGAACCGAAAATATAAGGAAAAGTCAAACAGCATGGTTACCTAAAGATGATCCTGTAGTTGAAAAAATTATTCGCAAAACATGTGCTATTACAAATATTCCATTCGAGCATGCCGAAAAATTACAAGTAGTTAAATACCAACCAGGTGGATTTTATAACGCACATTATGATGCTTCTTGTGACGATAAAAAAGAATGTGTCGAATTTGAGAAAAATGGGGGTCAACGGATCGTTACACTTATCATTTATTTAAATGATGACTATGAAGGAGGAGAGACCGAATTTCCGAATTTAAATAAAAAATATAAACTTAACAATGGAGGTGCGCTACTGTTTTATTCTTTGGAAAAAAATGGAAATCTATGTCATCCTTTATCATTACATTCCGGAACACCAGTAAAAAGTGGCGAAAAATATATTGCAAATGTTTGGTTGCGTGAGAAACCTTATCAAGTGCTATAAGAAAAATTTTGTCCATTCATTGCGTCGTTCATTTGTTTTTGTAATGCCGCACTTTCTAATTCTTTTACTTTGTTTACTAAGAATTTAATTTGGTTCTGTTGTTGTGTCAGCATTTGGACAATTTCTTGCGGTGTCAATGGACGTTTCCCTTGACCAGGAACTTCTATCATAATCGACGCACTCTTATTTGTGGATTGTTGTTGCATCATTTTCTCGCGTTTATCACGAATTTCATTCAATTGTTGTATAACATCCGGTTTGTTTTCAGGCGTTCCGGGTAAATAATTTTCTAACAATTCATCTATTTCTTTCATGAAAAAATTGTATATGGGTTCTTCATTTTCTTGTCTAATAAAATCACGCACTTGTTTACTCGATTCTTTGAAATATTTCGGATCCGAATTTTGTAACATGTTTTTTTTATCAAAACTGTTATGATGATGGGAAAATACTAAAATGGTTTTCATCGGATCCAATTGAACAAATGGAATTGTATAATCTTTCAAAAAAGAACGCTCTTCCGCAAGAGCAGCATTATCATCATATTTTGTATGTTCTAATAATATTTTTTTAAACGCAAATGTTCCAGCAGTTGCGTGAGTATCTCCAAATGGTCCGCTTTGATACATCTTATCGATGTGCTTAAAATAAACATATAATTCACTTGATCCGGCACACAGAGCAGTCGGATTTGCCAATAATGTTTCGACACAATGTTCTACTCGTTGAGGTGGGTAATAATCGTCGTCGTCCATGTATACGACAATGGATCCATTTACATATTTATGCATAAAATTTCTCTTTTCACCCAATTTCATTTTCTTTTTAACTTTGAAATAACGAATTTGCGGAAGATTGGATTGTTTAATTAAATCTTCTATTTTATCTGTTCCATCATCCACTATAATCCATTCCATTTTATCCCTTGGATATGTTTGATGACGAAAACATTCAAACATTGATTCTATGAAAGGGCGTCTATTGTAAGTTGGGGTACATATAGAAACGAATGGTTGTTCTTCACTCATATTTTGTATTTTTTGTACAATTAGGTTTATGTCGTTTTTATTAATCTATATATTACAATATTGTTTTTTAAATTATTTAAACCTAATTCGAGTAGTATTAATATTATGAAATGTCATCGCTATTTACCCAAACATTATCAATTTTTTGATGTGTCTCTGCGCGATGGTCTTCAAACATGGAAACGTATTCCTACAACACAAGAGAAAAAAAACATATTACACAATATTGTGAAAAGCACTTCCAGTCAAAAAATAGAAGTGGGATCAATTGTATCAAAAAAGGTGTTAGCACAGTTTGAAGATAGTGTAGAATTATATCACTATTGTAAAAAAACTTATCCAACTATTTCTCCGTTTGTTTTAATTCCTAGTCTAAAAATGCAACAAATCGCACTAGACCATAAAATACATAACATGAGTTTCATTAGTTCTGTGTCCGAAAGTTTTCAAAAGAAAAATACCAAAATGGATTTATTCCAAACGAAAAAACAACTGGCGTTCATGTTTGAAAATTGTCCGGGAACTTCGAAACTATATGTTTCTTGTATTAATGAATGTCCCATTTCGGGCATTATGGAAAATAAAGACATTGTAAAAGAACTTATGGAATATCTTGTTATGCCAGTAGACGAGGTCTGTATATCAGATACATGTGGCACATTAACAAAAGAACGGTTTGATCCTGTATTGAAACAGTTGATCCCATTCATGAGAAGAGAACAAATACCAATGTCAAAATTGTCTCTTCATTTACATAAACATGTTGTTCCCGGGGAAACACAAAAATTAATTTTTTATTGTCGAGAAAATATGATTTATAATTTCGATGTTTCATGTGTAGAAGGAGGGGGGTGTTCTGTAACCATGGATGAAAATCAGATCAATGGCAATGTTTCTTATGATGATTTTAATTTTTGATTTGAATTGATCTCCAATAACCATTTTTTAATATTCTCATTATTATTTTCACTAGCATTACAATATGCTTCATTAATAATAGTAATACGTTCGCTAATATAATCGGATAATTGATTGAATATAAATTTAACAAGATCTAAATTACCAGTATAACAACTTAATACGAACATATCACATATGACGCATCTATTTTTAAAACTTGTTAAGAATGGTTCTTCCGCAAATAACCACTCCACCACTTTCAAATGTCCGTTTTCACACGCCATCAAGAAGGCATCATTAGACGTAATTTCGTCTGCTTTATACTCATATTTTATCATATCTACGTCTATTTCAGAGTCTAACTCGATTAACCATTCCTTTAATGTTTCTTTGTTATTCTTATGAGTTTTCCAATATACATAACTCATTTCAATATTGCTTGTATCTAATGAGTTTCCAAATGTTGCGATTAATTCATCTAGATTACCATCACAACATAGTTGGTAAAATGTAAGTATTGATTCTTCATCCATATTTGTAATAATTATGAACATTGTCTATTTAAATAGACCAATTCAATTTTATAATATATTAATTATTTGAAATAATATATTATATGAATGGTTTTCTTATTCATTCTTCTGTCTTGGTTTCTTCCGTCTTGGTTTCTTCTGGTTTGGGTTTTTCTTCTGTATTAGGTTTTTCTTCTTCTTTTTCTGTCGCGTCTTCTGTCTTGGATTCTTCTTCTGTCTTGGATTCTTCTTCCGTCTTGGATTCTTCTTCTGTCGCGTCTTCTTCTTTTTCGGTCGCGTCTTCTTCTTTTTCGGTCGCGTCTTCTGCTGATTTGGATTCTTGTTTTTCTATTTTTCGTTTCAACGCCTTTGTTTTCGTTTTCGATATAACTGGAGCACTAGTATCTCCCCGCGCACTTGCCATACGTGATCGAGCAGTTTGATTTAACATAGAACTATCTGTTTTCATGGATGTTTCCATGTTATTTAATAATTTCCATTTATTATACAAAAACATACTCAATAAGATAATCAGTAAAATATTAATCAGTATTAACCAAGCAAATAAATTTTTAAACACAGAACTTAGGTTCGTTGCTTGAAAAACACTTGTTCCCACTTTTCCTTCAGTCGCACTTGTCCATTCTTTTCTATATATACCAATTCCACCAAGAAGTGTTAGAAGAATAATTACTTCAAACATATTTGTGGAAAAGAAATTCACACCTTTTCCTAATATATCAATAATCCATTGAAACGTTTCTTTGAACCACATTAATGACATAAAGGGTGAGTTAGGTTTACATGGTTCTGGAGTTAAATCTGGAGATATTGAGTCTAATGAATCGGAAATACCTGCGTATATTTCAAACATACCAAACCCTTCATAAAATAATACTCCACAAAATGTATATGTAACCAAATAACCGGTAAGCAATACCATGCTCATAGGTATATTTACAGCAAAGATCCACATATAATAACCAATAAATGCTAATATAAACAAAACAATGGAAAAGAACAATGTCCATACTCCTCCCTGCATAGCGTCAACTATTAATTTTGTCATTTCCAAATTTCCATCATCCATACCGCCAAAAAACCACGATGATGAAAAATACATAATTACAATAATATTAAATAAGGATAATATTGACATAGTTGTGGTTCCATTCATCGCAGAGAAAAAATCTTGTAACAACACTGTTTGAAAATTATATTCCACCAATACATAAAATATTAAAAACATAAGAATCATAATCACACTTGTATAAAGTCCAAATCGTTCATGCGTTTTTATAATGGATAAAGATAAAAGACCTTTGTTGAATAATTCAAGTGGTTTTAACGCAGGTCCGAAGAATCCATAAAAATATTTACTTACCTTTCGTAATTCTCCAAATTCTAATTTATAACGAACATCGTCATCCTCTTCTAAAAAGAAAATGATATAATACCAGTTATATACAAAATACCAAACCAATAACAGTGTAACAAATTTCTGGGTTTGGTCTTGAAAAATATCTATTTCTTTTTGAGTGGCAGTATTTTGTGTTAATGCGTTTGCCATTCGATCAACACATTGTGTTACATATTTGTTTGCTTTTAACATAAAAAGTTTTATTTTTATTCGTATTATTTGTAGTTTTTTACCAATTATGATAAGAAAATTAGCAAATATTTTTACGACTGAAGTTACAGATTCACTTGCCGCGTCAATTGTTTTCTGTAATCCACCTGTGTTTTCTTTTACAGAACTACTAACATTCGCAGCAGCATCTTTTGCTCCACTTGTCTTACTTGAAGATGCACTAGCCATACTCGACGCCATGCCACTAGGATCTTGTAACATTGATAAACTATCCACGGAACTACCTAGTTGGTTTGTTAATGAATCAATTGAATTATCAATACCATCTTTATTATAAGCACTTCCTGCGCGAGTTGATAGTCGATCTAATTCCTTTTTTACACCGCTTTCCTGATCCTTTGTTTTTTCTTGGTCCAACATTTCAGGTGTTTTTTTCTTATCTACTTTTCTTTTCACATCTTCTAAATATTCATTTACATGAAATCCTTCTACTACATTCGACATTTGTGGTCGATCATATAAATCTTCAAATTCAGGAATATTTTTTGGATTTTCGCGTTTCTTAATAATTTTTTTCATTTTTTTTTTCATTGCCGAAACCATTATATCGTCATTTGATACAACTTCTTCCTTATTTTTATGATCCCATGATTTTTTCCACGATGACATATTCTATTGTATATTTGGTATATAATAGAATATGATAAATAACCCAATTATTCGAACACACTCTTAACGTGCATATGTCAATCCGCAACTTCCACTTACAAATGATAATATATTAAGACGCTCTTCAAATACATGTAAGTTATAATTATATACATAAAGCGCCCATGACGGTTTAGACGATACAGTTAGGGGAACACCACTATCGTCACAGTCTATACTTACTGTTGCTCCATCAACATCAATCGGCGGACTATATGTATTAAACTCGAACTCAATGTCTTTAAATCGCCCAGTATTTACTGCTCCAGAGGGTTGATATTCAAATGGACTTGTATTTAAACAAAAGTTATAGCAATATAACCCTTCTTCAGCAAAACCTCGGGTGCGAGTATATTTTTCAACATAATCGTAAATTCCACGAGGCATAGAAATTTCGCGATAATCTGGTCCAAATAATAGTCCAAATGTTTCTAAAATAGGACGATTGTTTTCCGAACTATAATCGCCTGTAATATACAAATTACTTGTATTATCTAATTGTATATTCGATGGAATATGGTTTTTGTAAGGCCAATTTGTATAATTCGACCATTCATTTCGCATAAAAGCGTCGTTTCTTTGAAAATACCACATCCAATCGGCAACCATACCCGTTGTAGATTGTAATTTTACACGATTCGAACCAACTACATTCAAAAAATCATATTCGTGTATTTCTTTTACTAAATAGATTTGATCTTGCGCGGCAAATTTTTTCTGCTCTTCTTCTGACAAAAAACAGTATGTGGACATCAGATGAACATCGGCATTCCATGTATTCAATTTATTCGAATAATTTCCACTTGTTAGATCAGTTGAAGGTGGGGTTTGTAAAAAACGATACATTTGGAATTGATCAGCACCCGGATTAATTTGAATATATGGGAACCCATCAGCACTATTAAATACATCTCTTACTTGAAAAAGATGATACATGGGTCTTAATGTCACATTGATCGTTAATTCCTGATATTGAAGTGCGATTAAAGGAAATGCGCATCGATTATCTAAAGTAAACCATGTATTTAATGGAATATATAACTGTCTTCCACGAATAGACGGTTCGGCACCACTTGCGTTAGTAGTATGTTTTGCTGATGGATATGTGTTTGTTTTATAAGGTGATGTAAATGTGCGATGTGGATTGTTTCCGGGATCGTTTAGTTCAGGTACATTTCCGGTCATGGCGTCAAACAATTCCTTTTTCTCTTTTGTAAAATCACGACTTACCATTGCTCGCAAATATTGTCCCGAATATTTTTGAATAAGTTGTGAACCACCAATAATTTCAATTTCTTCAATCAATTGAGCACCTAAATTTTCAATCCATTTAAAATCATAGGGTGAATATTGATTATTTGTGTAATAAGGACTAGTTGTATCTGAATTTGCTTCCCATATCGGACTCCAAATATCAGGCAAATTCAAAACCAAATAAGTGTCCATTAATAAATCACCATAACGTTTCATTTTAAACGTGAATTTAGAAGATTCAGTTAATCGTAATTCACGTTGTCCATCAAAGTCCAAACGAAATTTTTGAAGTCCAAAATTCGTATATTTAGAATAAGTCACTTTGAAAAATGTTTTCGATGGGTTTCCTGTTAAAAACAAATTAGCATTCCCTACAGAAATTATATTTAATAGACCCCCGGGCATTTTAATATATAGTAAATGTCTATATTTTTTAATTACTTTATCTACGTTTTATATAATAGAATGTCAAACCTTCTACAAAATATGATTGATTATACTTTAATTATAGGAGCATTAATATTAGTCGTGTATTTCATGTATTCCATGATTACAAAAAATAAAGACAATGATCCTACGTCTAAACCCCTCCCGTATGAAGATACTCCCAATTCCACACAGCGTGCGCAATTAAGTAAAATAGAAGGGACCACAAATACATCTGCTATTAAAAATGCCAGTTTTAGTGCTTCAGATGATAATGCGTTACGTAATTTTGTGATTAAGTCATCGTCCAATAGTGCTTACACAAATGGATTTATGAATTTGAATATGATAAAATACGTATTATCAAAGGGTTGTCGGTTCTTGGACTTCGAGATATATATGAAAGACAATATTCCTATTGTTGCATATAGTACTAACAAACAATCTTTAGAAACATTTACGTCTGAAGCACCAGCCGTTTCGTTTTCGGGCGTTTGCTCTACTATTTTATCAAATGCTTTTTCCGAAATATCTCCTAATTCAGAAGACCCTCTGTTTTTACATTTACGCATCAAGACATATGATTCAACTGCTTACTCTAAGATTGCTCAAATTATAAAGGGGGGTCTTGGACCCAAATTATATACCGAAAGCGACGGAAGTGCCGTTCCTGTAAATTTAGATAGTCAAGTGACTGATTTTCTTGGCAAAATCGTAGTCATAGTTGACCAACATTCTTCCCCTGGATTTCAAAATTATGCCACATGTGCTCCTGATAATACCGACTGCTATAGTTTAACAAATGTCATTAATTTAGTCAGTAATTCTCAAACGGTTAGAACATACAGTCAAAGTGATCTCACATACCAACCGATTAATCCGCCAGATCCGGGAGTATACTTATTTAGAATTGTTTTTCCAAACACATCTTTTTGGGGGGCAAGTAAAAATTCAGATACTGATTATTTAATACGACAGTATGGTGTTCAAGTAGTTGCCCAAGCATTTTACGTAAACGATTCGAATTTACGCGTGTATGAAGAGATCTTTGCCAAAAAGAAGAGCGCATTTTTGCGGATCGAAAATGTAGTAAACGTATACGAATAATTTTATATAATACTTTTTTATGGTTATTATATAAATGGGAAAAAATAAAACAAAAAAAAAGACATTTATGAAAAATACATCCAAGACAAAATTCATTCCGACTGAATGTGCAAATAATATGTCTTTTGATGATTGCGAATTAGCAATATTGCGTCAAGCAGTAGACAGCAATGAAAAAATTTCGGGTCAAAAACTCGCGTCCAGTGATGAAATCAAGAAAATGATTGAAATTGTGGAAAACTTCTTGAAAACGAAGAAACTTTTGTGTTACGGTGGAACGGCAATTAATAATATTTTGCCCAAACACGCACAATTTTATAATAAAGACTATGAAATACCCGATTATGATTTTTATTCTGACAACGCGTTAGACCATGCCAAAGAACTAGCTGATATTTATTATAAGGAAGGGTATGAACAAGTAGAAGCCAAATCGGGTGTTCATGATGGTACATATAAAGTTTTTGTCAATTTTATTCCGATGGCCGATATTACGAGTCTTCATAAAGAATTATTTGATTCATTATCCAAAGAATGTATTTCAGTGGGGGGAATTAAATATGTGCCACCGAACTTTTTACGCATGGGTATGTATTTAGAATTATCTCGTCCAGCAGGCGACATTAGTCGTTGGGAAAAAGTTTTGAAACGCCTGAATTTATTAAATAAACATCATCCTATGAAAATCCAATATGACTGTGAAAAGGTGGATTTTTTACGAAAAATGGATGAAACCAAAAATGATTCTGAAAAAATCTATTTTATTATGCGCGATACGTTTATTGATTTAGGAGTAGTTTTCTTTGGTGGTTATGCCGCAAGTCTATACTCTCGACACATGTCCAAGAAAGATAAACAATTTATAGATAAAATACCCGATTTTGATGTACTTGCTGAAAATCCTAAGGAATGTTCGACCATTATTGTGGAACGTCTAGAAGACGCAGGATATAAAAACGTAAAGGTTATTGAACATGATCCTATTGGCGAAATCATTCCCGAACATATTGAAATTAGATACAAGAACGAAATTTTGGGATTTATTTATAAACCTATTGCTTGTCACAATTATAATGTTTTGAAAGTCCAAGAAAAGGAAATAAATGTTGGCACAATTGATACAATTATGAGTTTTTATTTGGCGTTTACTTATGCAAAAACAGACTATTATTACGTGGATCGTATTCTATGTATGTCCAAGTATTTATTTGAATTGGAACAGCGTAATCGTTTGTCACAGCGCGGATTGTTGAAACGGTTCGGACCAAAATGTATTGGGAAACAAGAAACTATGGAAAATATTCGTGCAAAGAAAACAACAAGGTTCCTTGAACTTCAAAAGAAAAGAGGATCTAAAGAATATGAAAAATATTTCCTCAAATATAGTCCAGGGGAGTTGAAAAAAGAAAAACCAGATAAATCCGTAAAAGAAGAGTCCAAGAAAGAAATAAAAGAAAAATCCGTAAAAGAAGAGTCCAAGAAAGAAATAAAAGGCAAATCTTCAAACAAAACAGCAAAAAAACGACGTCTTAGTTTTCGCAATTTATTAAGAGGATTTTAAATATTTTATCAAACAGGCACTTCTTTATCTTTAGATTTCCTTACAATTTCGGATACACCCAAAGTCCCTATTCGTTGACAATGAGGGCATTTACAATATCCATTCCCTCCTCTATACGTTTCTTCGCAATATGCGTGTAAATGAATATTACAACGCATACATTGAACTAATTCAATATGATCGACTTCATCCCAGCAAATTAGACAGTTTTGGTTTTCATTAACAATGTTATTGGAATGTATATTACCCATTTTATTCGTGTTATTATTGCTATTCATAACATGAACATAGTTTGTTCAATTTTATATGAACAATATATAAAATTGATTTTGTTATATTATTATATAGATATATAACATAACCCAAGATAAAATGGAATTATTATACGGGTGGTACTCTAAAACGCAATACAAAAATAAATGTCGGGATTGTGATTCACCAAAGAAAAAGGGCGACAGAATATTCTATATAAATGATAAAGATGATGAAGTAGAAGTCACGGAAATAAAACGTGATAACGGACCTAGTCTATTTAAAGATGCTGTATTTATAGGTATTGTGAAGAAATTCTCTCATTGTGTAAGACCCAATGACATATCATAAATAGTATATTCGCGGATATTGTATTTTTTATTATTTTCATACATGTAAAAGTATATAAAATTGATTTTTATTATTATGTAATTCAAAATCGTAATAAAAGACAACTTAAAATGGAATCATTACTTCGCAGTGCTATTGAATCATCCCATGATGCGAAAATTACTAACAGTGATAAACGGACGTTTAAACTGGCACACCGTGTAAATTGTAACGGGGAAGTAGTAAAAAACACCTATATTAAAGATCAACTTGAAACTATTATGAAAAAAATGAATATTCAAGATTACAATATTGAGAAGGTTGATACTTCATACGAATTTGGGTATGAATTAACGATTGATGAAAAAAATTATATTAAAATGTATAAAAGCATTTCTTCATCGTAATGTTATTTTATCATCCCAACAGCAAATAGCTGTTTGAATTTTATTATCAATTTCAAAATGTAATGCGTAATATACATTTTCTTCATCGTCGCCCTGTGAAAATTTCACTTTTTTTACTAATTTTCCCTGTTGTTTGTTTTTCAATAAACATATCTGATTAATTTCTAAATCTTCGGCATTTATCATCATATAAACTATGATGATAAAAATACTTATTCGATACATTTAAAATTGTTTAATGTTTATCTCGATTCGCATTTTAAATGATTCTATTTTAATATCATTCCTATACCAATTCCAAAAAAAAATAAGGCCCAAGTTTCATGATTATCAATATCCGATATTTGTACAAATTTGTCCAAAGTACTGAAATCCTTATTATTTTTGTGTTTTTTGTAGTGATGTAAAATAATTAAAATACCAATATAAAAAGGAATATTTCTCTTATAATTTTTCATATAACCTATGATGATAAAAATACTTATTCAATACATTATAAACGGTCAAAGTTCTATATTTTCATTTTCTGACATAGGTTGCTTTTCATTTTCGCCCAATTGACAACACTCGCACTCAAAAAGTATAAAACATGCGCATGTTATAATAATTACAACTCCGACTATCAAAAATATTTCTCCTGCCATTACAACTATAATAGTCTAATTATTTTAAGTTGATTTACAAATTACTTAATTTGTTTGAAATAGTGTTCATTGAATAAAACAAACTTCCAAACGAAATACTTTTAAAAATGAGTCCCATCATATTAAAATTTCCATCTTCATTGTATATTTTCAAAAAAGTCAAATGTTTTCGCATAAATGTAGAGACAATCGGCATCGAAAATAAGAAATACAATACCGCAACTAAAATAGGTACTTGAAAATCGTTAATAGCTTCATGTGCGGTTTCCTGCCTATATTTTTTCTGTTTATGTAATTTCAATTCTTCTTCATTCGCATTTTCATAATCTCGAATATAATCAGAAGTTAATTTCACACTTGGTATGTGGTTTGGTTTAATTTCACTGTCTTGTTGGTATCCAAGAGTATCCATGGGTATATCACGTGACGGCAAACCTTGTTGGGGCATATTTTCAACATTATAATTTTCTTCCGGTACAGCATTTTGAGTGCGTTGTGGCGAAGATTCGGGCAAGGGTAGTCCCTCAGGTGTTACTTGAGGTGTTCCATATGGATTTGGATGTAAATTTATGGGTTGGTAATTTATTTGATCCTCGCCCATTTGTGACTGTTGTTGCTGTGTATATTGCGCTTGTCCTGAAACCTGTCCATAAAATTCGTTTGAAATTTGCTGTGTAGAAACGGGTAAATTTTGGTTTGGTTCTTGGACATGAGATACTTGAGGTACTTGAGGTATTTGTACTGATGGACGTAAATTCTGTATTCCGGATGATTGAGGTAATTCAGCAATACTTGTAGTGGATTTTTCCATAAAAAAACTATATAATAGTACACATTTAATGTTACTATTATAATCGCATTATTCGATATCAACGATCTTTTTATTTTTATCACATGGCATTGAGTTCGGACTATATTTGAAACATTTTTCACCGTGTTTGTAAATTTTTCCGTCAATATCTCCTAAAATAGGTCCCTTGAATGTTAAACAATTCTTATCTTTACATGTTTTACGAAAAATAGTTGCTAATCCAAACCCTAACATGATAGAAATAATAATTTTACCGGAAGATGTATTTAGTAATCGTTTAAAGTTCATATATATAAACCCACTATTTTATGATCAATCAAAAAAATTATCCTTGAATTGGTATTTTTTCAATATTCATAGGATTTCTTGGACATGAGACTTCTTCCTGTTCAAAAGCAAAACATTGGTCTGCTTTGTCTCTGTATAACATGAGTTCCACATTTTCAGGTGTGGGATAAATATAAATGGTACGAGTTGTATCTGTAGTCAGATATACAACGAATATACCAATTGCTAAACTAATCATAAAAATACGGATACTAATATATTTCGTTAATTTTACCATTCTATAAATAAGTAGCATACTATTTATTTATGGAAATTAATGTTTTTTCGAAGAACGCTTTCTTTTGTTCTTGGACTTTCTTCTTTTATGTTTGGCAGTTTTCTTATTTTTTCGTTTGGTTCTTCTTTTCCCTCCCTTACTTTTCAACCATGAATCTTCTAATAAATCCTTGGCACTTAATGTCAAATAGGAATCTCTTAGTATCACTTTATTATTTTCAATGGAAACAGTCTCAAAAATACGTCTCAAGAAAGCAACACATTCTGGGGAAAATCCGGTTGTGAAATCGGGCAGTGTAGTTTCTAATATTTCTTCATATGCTTTTTCGGTAGGTACTAAAACATCGGCATTATAATCATAATAATTTCTTGGAACTACATTTGGATTATGCGGAAACTTGGAAAACAAATAATCCCTTTCTGTAGTCATTTCGTATGTTATAAAAATAAGTTTCATTAGTGTTATTCCTAAACTCCATAAATCATCCATTGCGTTTGGACTATTTAATTTATGTGTTTTTTCTAAACGAACTCTATGAAGTTTTGCTGGTGATATATATCCAGGTGTTCCAAAATACTTAGACGATAATAGATCTTTTTCAGGACCTTGAGATTGTAATGCTGCTCCAAAATCAATTAATTTTATATCACTTACATTTTCTACATCATTGTACATGATGTTTTCAGGTTTTAAATCCAAGTGATAAATTTTGTGTTCATGTAAACAATGGAGTGCTTCCAATGTTTGTTTGGTGATATTTTTCAATTGTTGTTCGGTAATTGATTTTTGAGCACCATCCAATTCACTCATTTTATCAAACAAATCCATTTTACATTTTTCTAAAATTGCGTATACACTTCTATTGTAACTTTGTTCATCGTCATAAATACCAAAATCATATACTTTGGCAATATAGGGACAATCATAGCCTCCGTCCTTATTGGATTTGGAAACGCGCGTTTGATAAACGAGACCGTTTTGTTCTTGTTTGACCGTTTTATAGTCAGTGCGGTCTTTCCTTAATAAACGTAATACAATAGGGTTATTTTCATCATAAGTAATATCATAGACTTTATTAAATTGACCTTCTCCTAATAGTTCAACACTTGATGTGTTAATTTTTTCAACGTCTATGCCAACTTCGTTTAATGGTTTACACAAAAGTGTATTACATTTATCTGTAACACAACTTGGCATGGGATCAAATTGAAAGGATTTTATTTCATTATTACAGTTTGATTCTAAGGTAAGATGTTTTATTTTAAATTTTGATGTAGTTGAATCCTGTTTTTCAGATTCTGGATTTTCTAAAACAACCATCTTATATATTGACTAAATATAAAATGATATTATTACTTATGCTGATTCTTGGACCTGTTCCTTTTGCGATTGTTTCTTCGCCTTTTTCTTGGCACGTTTTTTCTGACTCGCACTTAATACATTTGGATCTTTTTCATTAGGTTCATTCATTAATTCTTCCATTAATTTCGGGTTTGCAGCCATATATTCATTGTATTCGCGCTCTTTACGTATACGAAGCGCTTTTTCTTCCAATTGTTTCACAACTTCATCTTGTTTCTTTGCTAAGGCGCGCGCCTTCAAACGCTCTTTCAATGTTGCGTGCTTTTGTGCCTGACTCATTTTATTCGCATCAACTCGAGTATCCTTTGGCATATTCATCTTTCCCATCATTGATTTAAACATATCGCCCATACCTCCCAATCCACCCATACCTCCCAATCCACCCATACCTTCCAATCCACCCATGCCTCCCAATCCGGCTAATCCCCCTAATCCTTCCATGCCGCCAAATGCACCTCCCATGTCCTTCATTTTACTCATCATCTCATTTGCTTCATTCATTAGATCTTCCTTGGAAATTTCACCAGATTCCATTTTACTCGTTAATTTGTTTTTAACAGAATTAATAATATTACCCATTTGGTCAGGGTTTTGCATAAGTTTAGATAAGACGTCTTTTGTCGAAGTTACGCCTTCCATATCTTTACCTAACGATTCTGCTAAATCATTTCCCATATCATCAGCTAATTCTTTTGCCAATTGTCCAATTTTACCATTAAATAATGACTGTAAATGGTCATTTAATTCATCCATCTTAGGAATATTGGGCATTTTGGGTTCACTTGGTTCATTACCATCTTGTCCTTCCGTTTGTTTTTCCTTGAGGTTTTCCTCGAAAAAATTAGTAATATTTCCTAAAACACCTTCCAATTGGTTTTGTAAATCGTCTACATTCAAATCATCGAACATTTTCATAGCATCTCCGAAATTTAATTTATCTTGAAGTGATTTCACCACAATAAGCAACACTATCTGTAAATATTTCCAAATCGATTCGCGAATTTTATCACTAACGCCTTCACCATTATATAGCATCTTAAAATCTACACCAGGTAGAAATTCCACATTGATAGATCCACTTTCCTCAAATATATGGGTCTTTTGATTCAAAATATCAAAAAAACGCTCAGGATACACTTTCAGACAATGATCAAATAATTGTTGAAACTCATCCTCATTTGTATTTGAGTCACTCCACTTTTTCCATAAATGGGAATATTCCGGAAAAGTTGGACTCAAATCATTGGTAAAATCAACAATCGAAGTACGAAATTCATCACTAAACTTGGGGCTCTGATTCTCTTCAACCATAATAATTTATGATAATATTTAGATTAACGAATTTAAACCCTTTTTATCAATTATAAGTTTTTTAGATTAATAACTATATAAATATGGATATTAATAATATGTAAATGTGGTTACAATATGGATTATTATTTGCGTTGTTTGTGGGGTCATTTTCTATAAGTAATTATAACGATCATACAAATGATCCGATTCGATTTCATCATAATTTTTGCGAATCAAGATTACAAAACAATGACCCACCTGAAATATATAATGCGTTTACTTCATTAGTAATAAGTACGGTTCCATTTATTGTCGGATTCCCAAATTACCAACCCTTTACAAATGTTGCGTATTATCTCATATTGAATGGATTCGGAAGTTTCTATTATCATTATTATTTAACATGGTTAGGAAAACAAGCGGACGAAATACCCATGATATTGGCTAATTATTTTGCCTTATATGGACTTATTCAATTGTATTATCATAAAGGGAAACGAAAAAAATACCACGTTTGGAATTTACTTTATATGTACGGATTTTTCACAATAAATAGTGTCATTCGATTTGATCAATATTTTGCGATTCTATTTGCTATTTACCTGGGACCTACGATTTATTATATTCGAGAAATTGCTCTTCGACATAAATTACCTTATATACGTTATTTGGCAGTGTCATCTTTCGGGGCATCTTGTTGGATTATTTCGGAAGCATATTGTAACGAATATACTGTATTTGGTCATGTTATGTGGCATATTTTTTTTCCTTTGGGGTTTTATCAAATTTTAATGTCATATGATGATCTTTATTATAAATTACGAACCTATAATTTGACACATAGTACTGGATAAATATCATATACATTTGACCCGTTTGAGAAGTAGCGCCCGTTTTCCACTTGATATATGTGTTGTATGGAAATCATCGAAATTTCGCTTTATTATTTCTCCGTCGTGATTTATGTATATGAGAGTTCTTATATTAAAGTCCTTCATTTTCATAAAGCAATCTATACATGGTGCGGAGCACGCCAATTCACCATTTATAGTGACTCTTGCTATATATAAAGATATTTTCTTTGTTATATTTTGCTTTAAACATTTGCGAAGTACATCCATTTCAGCATGGCAAGAACAACTTTTTTCAATCATACCATCTTTAGAATATGTTCGGTAATTATTATAACCACGCGCAACTGCTTTTCCGGACACTACCGCAACACATCCAAGTCTTGCACGCAAATGTGATTTTTCGGCTTCGGAAACAGCCAAAGATATGTACTTTGCGTCGGTATTTGTATGTTTTATCATATTGATATATTTTCTATGCCAGTGCCAGTGCCAATGCCAGTCCTTGATATTTTTCTTTATATAAATATCAATATTTATATTATAAAATCAATTTTATTGATGTAGATCGTCTATACGACCATGGGTGAACAAAATAAAATTGTAATAATAACATCGTCCACAAAGATTCTGTTTTACATTTTTACAATAATTTAACTGTTTGCTATAAGAATATTTATTACATCGTTCACATTCATGTATGTCATATTTGTAACAATCTTTACATAATATGGAATCACAATCATCTTTATGAAACCACGACAATGGTAGTATTTTGGAACATAAATCACAACTGCGCATTGTGTTACAATCATGACATAGTAATTTATTTACATCAAACCAGTCTGTTTTTAAATTACTAATATGAAATTTATATCTACACTTTGAACAACTGTATATAAAAATATGTGAATTATCCATATAGTATACTTACTTAAATATATGTAAAAAATTATGTAACGAACTACGATTGTCCCCTAATTCTAAATTCAATTCGGTAATATCCATATTGACCATTTTATTGCTATTCATAATATTACGCAAGACCTTTTTTATGGGTTTCAATAATATTCCATTTTCTACAGGTGTTCCGGTTGCCGACATAATAGACGGATCCATACAATCAACGTCAAAAGATAAATGGAATGTTTCATTGTCAATAAAATCTTGTATAGTTTGTATGACTTTTGTCGGATTCTTATTCACCTCTTCACTGGTAATTTGTTCAATATTACATGTATTCAATATATTTTTCTCATAATGGTCAATGTCGCGCAATCCAACATAAAGCAAATTTTGAAAAGGCAATGTGTTTTTTATAAAAGAAAACCCTTCATATTCGTCCAATCCTGTTAAAAAACCTAAAGGCATTCCATGAACATTTTGTGTCTCTGAACTATAACTTGTATTTATATCCGGATGCGCATCAAACCAAATAACTTTTGAATCTGGATATTTGTTCAAAGTATAGGCCACTGTTGCTAAAGACATGGAATGATCTCCGCCAATATTAGTACGTTGTCCAAATATTTTTTGATTTTTTTGATATAGACGATGTAAATTCGATTCTAAACTACCATTACAATTTACGGTAGTTGTATTCTTTAATTTCATAAATTCTTTCAATAAAACAGGACTATGTTCAACACCATGTTTGAGTTGCCCTAACATATTAGGAAACAAAATATGTTTCATTGTTATAAAAACAAAAATACAGTTTAAGTTGTTTTGTTTTATTTTTTTCCGTAAAATGATTGGGTATGCTTCTTTTTCTTGTGTTTTACGTATTAACGTTTTTTAAAATACATTACAGTATTAATATTCCGATGAAAAGTTGGACATAATTTTTTTAACCATTCAATTTCTCGTTGTGTTAGATGCGTAATTGGCATTGTTGTTTGTGGTTTTGATATTTTTTTTGATTGTTTTTTTGATTGTAGTTTTGCTTTATATTTCAATAATGCTTGTGATGACTCCATTTTGCTAATATAAGACGTTTAATTGTATGATATAATAGAGATATTCGTAAAAAAACGTTCAATTTTATGACAAATATGGTGGTATAAACGACCCCCTACCCTACCAATCCCTACCTCTCCCTCATATCGTCTGCCCTATCTTGCCACACGTCTCTTATATCTTCTCCAGTTTCCGTGATATAATATGAAGCTGGATGTGGATCTACGGGTTCTTTACTACCATAACTACAATAACCACGACAAAACGGACACACGACTTGCTCGAAAGCATTGTTCTTTCTTATTATTTTATCCAAACATTCTTTACAGGTTTGGTGTTTATTTTCGCAACCTGTTTCTACTATTTCCTTTTTATATTCATAACAAATATAACAATGTTGTAAACCCAAATCTTCTTCACATACAGGACACTCTGTTATATCATCACTACAATCAGAACATAATTTATGTTTTGATTTACAACCGGATATGGCGACCATATCCATTTTTTCACAATGAGAACATTTTCTATAATGTTTGTAAATATTCTTTACTTGTTTTTTGATTTCATTTATTATAGTATACATAGACTCGATAGAAACTTTATACTCGCACGCAATCGCTTTCAAATCTTCATATTCTTCCTCTGCTTTACGAAATATTGGAATTAATGCTTTTCGTTTTTCTATATTTTCAAGAGTAGGATTATGTCGGTAGAAGAATGTTAATCGTTGATCTTGTCTATCTACATCGTCTCGTATTTTTTGTAATTCTAATAATTTGGGTTGTATAACTGTTATATGTTTTTTTGTTATATAATTCTCATATCTACAAAATTTGTTTTTAAGATTTCGCAATTTCGTTTTATTGAAAATGGTTTCAATATTTGCATCATAATACAATTTTTGAATACGATTATCTTGGTCGTCAGGGAAGGTGTACAATCGTCGTTCTTGTTCCATATTATTATTTATTAATGTTGATATAATTAATTTATCAAGAAAAAATATTCAATTTTATAACAATTATTTTTCACAGAATACTCGACCCAAACTTAGAGACATACTGTTTTAATTATGACTATTCCTCTTCTTCTTTTTATTCGTGTTTTGTTCGCTGCACATTCCGCTGTTGATTATTGGAAACCGTTTCCAATATACGAATGTGTTTTTGGGTATATTTCCCGTAAAGTTGTTTTGTGCGCAGCGCCTTCGCTCGTTTGGTTCGACGGGGGAGCAATAATTTGTCTTCCCACATGTTGTAATCGTAAATATTGAATATGATGTATTCTTGTTTCACCATTTCTATCTCTAATCAATTTTATATTTTATCAATTATATATAATCTATGGAGAAGAATAGTCATCATTCCCATCCCCTTTATCCACCCCCTATTCATTCTCTCTCTCTCCCTCTCTCCCATCTTCTTCTAGAAACATCACGCGTACGCGCTCTTTCGCTTCCGCTCTCTCTCTCCTATCTTTGATCATAGACCCAGAAGCAGAAGCAGTTTTTGAAGGGGAAATACTGTTTACTCCAATGACACCATCGATAGTGATATCACCACTATCACCATCCTCAGTTGCTTCATCTTCATCTTCCTCTTCCTCCCATTCATCGCATTTATAATCTTGTTGTCTTAAATCGTCTTCATTGTCTTGAAAACACGTAGTACATAAAACAATTTCTTCAGATGAGTTATATTGTTCGCCTTTATAGATAATGTGAATATTATCCTTGTTACAATCAATTTGTAAAACACATTCTTCACAAAGAACAAATCTATCATCTTCCTCTTCCTCTTCCTCTTCCTCTTCCTCTTCCTCTTCCTCTTCCTCTTCCTCTTCCTCTTCCTCTTCCTCTTCCTCTTCCTCTTCCTCTTCCTCTTCCTCTTCCTCTTCCTCTTCATCTTCACTGTATATTCCTCTGTTTTTCATATCATTAATATAATCGCTGTACATTCCTCCATTTTTCATATCATTAATATAATCGTGTAACATAATCATGATATCATTGTTATCAATATAATTTTGAATATTATCTGTATAATACATAATATCTGAGTCGCGAACCAGTGCTTGCAACTCCGTATAATTTAAATTTATCCGTATACGTTTTGTATAATTAGATAGATGAATAAACAAATATGAAGCACCCATAAATAGTGTTGAAGTCATCATAAGTAGCAATCCAATCAATTCGAAACTGAAATTAAACGTATTCACACATGTTTGCGTGCAAATATACGTAATTTCTTGATAATTATAACTGTTAGTAGCCATTATTTTACTTTTACAGATTGATTTATAAAAAATCTATAAATCAATTTTATTTGATAAGTAAAAAATGAAATCAATTTCACCATACGACTTGGAAACTGAAAAATTGCTTCATTAAAACCGGTATTTTTAATGTACAAAGGTGTAAACAAGACAATACAGTTAAGTTGTGTTGTTTTTATTTTTTTCGTCGATTTATAGATCAAAATCCATCATATAACGAAGTACTAAAGTGAATACTATCGCATGTAATAAAATTCCTCCCATAGTAGGACATCCATTGGACGAAGCAATTTTTCCAAAAAGTTTACTAAATAATTGATTGGTTAATTTGTAGGTTAGAGGATTTACAACCAAAAGAAAAACAAAAGTTGTGTAAAGCGTGTAACGCCATTTATCGCCATTTTTGGATACTTGGGAAGATTTACTACAAGAACATTTTCCCGAAGAACAATTTTTGCATTTTGAACAACTCATACTATATATATTGTATAGAAAAAATTCAATATTCAAATTATTGATGACATCTCCTTAAATATTCAATCATTTAACATCGCCAGTGTTTTCCACAATCCAAACACGTTACAAATATCGTTGATGGTTCATCCGCACTTCGCGTCTGCATCTCATAATACGTACAACGACTGGATTTGCATTTACGACACGTATACATATTTGTGGACGCTTGATTTTTATCCTCGTATTTGGAAGCATCGCGGATCATTTTTTTCTCAATCATTTTTTGCCATTTTTCGGGTTTGTATTCATGATGGGTCATAAACGCCAACTTCTTCGGATCAATTTCACCATTTTGAACCTGATTCATCAATTCTTCGTTTTTCAAATTCATATAAATAGAACGAAGACGATCCATATACAAGGATACAAACTGTGGGTTTTCCCATTTCTTTACTATTTTTTTTCTCGTACCTTCTTGAATTGCGTAATTATATACCCCCTTTTCCAAATTTATTGCATCATTTTCCTCCAAATTTAAAATTGGATGAAACTTTTTGCGAATATTTTCGCGAAACGCAGTTGAATTTGTTATTTTATTCATAATAAACTTGATTTTATAATGAATAAACATATTTATTGTTTAAATCAATTTTGTATATTACACATATTCTTCTTCACTTAATTCACTTTCACAATTTAAAAATTCATCTTCCAACGCATTTTGAATCGAAATAAATACATTGTTCTCAGATTTTTTTGCTCGACGTTTCGGTTGAACACGTTTCACAGGACTAGGTTCATCTTCATCATTTGTATCTTCATCTTCATCTTCATCTTCATCTTCAACATCATCAACATCAACATCATCATCAACATCATCATCAACATCATCAACATCATCAACATCATCTTCATCTTCAGCATCAGCATCTTCGTCATCTGCTACTACAAAACCGTCCTTTGCGTAACCCTCTTTTGTCTGAGGTAAATCGGCATCTTCGTCGTCTTCGTCCTTTTCCTCTTCACTGTCTTCATTTCCAATATCTTCAAATCCACCAAATAAATTCTCATATATTTCTTTCCATGTCTTGACAGATAAGTCGACCTCCTTATTTTTTTCTTTCATAATTAATAGACATGAACCAAAAAAGAGGGTATTATCAACTGGCGGAGGCATGTCATACTTATTTTCTTGTCCTGCGCGACCTTCTGTTTTTCCATACAAATATACTTCTATGTTTTCTTGTTTCCAACATGTTTGTGCTTTGAAATCTTTTGAACTTTTGAAACCTGCTTTTTTACATAAATATTCATTGTCATATTGCTTGATATTTAGTTCTTTTAATGACCCGGTTTTCTCAATGACGACTACTTGTACCATACTTATTGTTTTATTTAGGAGTTGTGTTTATATATCTTTTCTATAATAGTTATAATAATTTTGTTACAATAATATATAATGCCAGAAAAAAAGAAGTCTATTTATACTCCAAAAAAAGGACGAAATATTTCACAGAAAAGGTTATATAAATTACCACCCAAAGGTCATGGTCAAAAGGGTGGTGGAATTATGAGCGCTATTGGATCATTTTTTAAAGGTGGTGAAATACCTGGTTCTCCTGAAGTAGACGGAGATGGAAATGTTGTAGATATTGAGAATAATACAAATGATGAATCTCAGATGTCAACTCTTACACCAGATGAAACGCCCGACGAAACACCAGAAGAATCAGATGAAAAAGAATCGGATGAAACACCTGATAAAACACCTGATGAAACACCTGATGAAACACCTGATGAAACACCTGATGAAACACCTGATGAAACACCTGATGAAACACCTGATGAAAAAAAACCCGATGGTTTATTACAAGGTATTGGAAAAACGGTAGGTCAATCAATAAGTGACACTACAGGTGAAATCAAAGATTATATGAGCCAATCTTCAACTTCAGTAGATGATTCTGACAATGAATCATTAATGGAATCTTCTTCTGTAAATATTCAAGTTCCATGTGACGAACTTTTAGCCGAAAATAAACTGTTACATGAAAAGGTGGATCAACTCCAAGAAGAAATTAAGGAATTACTTAAAAAAGAGGTAAACAGATTGGAATCTGGTCAATTATCAGATAGTGAAGATGGATCATTTTCACCAAGTCCCATACAGCAAAATTCATTAAGCGAAAATAATATGGAAATGGATAGTCCAGGAGAATTTAGTCAACCCGATCCTAATGTTGTAACAATGGAACAATCCCCCGAGTCAAGTTCTGAAATGAATATATCACCAGAATCTCAAGACCAATCAATGGAAACTGGCAGTCCAGGAGAATTTAGTCAATCCGGTCCTAATGTTGTAACGACGGAACAATCACCCGAGTCAAGTTCAGAAATGGATATATCGCAAGACCAAACATCAATGGAAACAGGCAGTCCAGAGGAATTTGGTCAATCCGACCCTAATGTTGTAACGATGGACAATTCACCCGGGTCAAGTTCGGGAATGGATATATCACCGGATCAATCGCAAATGGATGAAAATCTAGGTGGCACAAAAAGACGTAGAAAGAAAAATCGCAAAACAAAACGTAAAAGAAACAAACATGTTAGTTTTAAATAATAAGTTTATATAAGAAAATAGTATTCTGTTTTTCTTATATAATGTCCTATTTATTCACCATAATTATATGTTTTTTGATTATATATTTAGTAGATCAATTAATTAAGTATTTACGCGATAGTTATACGACGAAGAAAACGAAAGATATTGTTGGTCATCAAATAAAAAAATACCAACATTTGATGGACGATTTTCATAATCAACATCAAACTATAGTCCAAGAACAAAAACCGGAAGATACATCTATAAAATTAACGAATTCGGATTTAATTGCTATGAACGAAGAACTCAATTCTATGATCACGGAAGATATGATGTAAACCAATAACAGGTTAAAATATATTTAAAATAGATTTAAAGATTGGTCAATACATTATATACACAATGAACTTTACCTCGCTTACTTTTCAACAAACCAATGATATTATTTCTCGACTCCCTCCATTTGAACTTTCCTATGAAACTATTTCACATAAGAAAGTTTCCAACCAATATGACGTTACTTTTGCCATTCCTTATGGCAAAAAGGTAATGTTATGGTATACATTTTTTAAAAACAAAGATGTCTGTTTATTGCTTGAAATTGGGAAAAATAAAAAGATTACTTCCGTTAAAATGATTCATGAAAATATTCCCCAGCAATTCGCATACGGAACACTTTTATATGGGTGTTTGTGTGAAATTCCCAATGTGCGCGAATTTTTTGTTATTGAAGAATTGTTGTATTATCAAGGCATTCCTACGCATAAACAACCATTTCAAGAAAAATATGGATTTTTAATGGATTTACTACAAAACAATGAGCAGTGGTTTCACAAAAATGAAAGGTTTCCTATAATTATGCCCGTATTTTGGAACTTGTGTGAGGAAAACAATACCATTCCTGAACATTACAAAACCATTATTCCTTATAATATTCATCATTTACAACATCGCTCAAATGATCGCATTGTTCCTTATGTGAATTTTCCTTGGTCAAAAAATATATTGCCGAATTTTTCGAAACAAGATCCGGAAATTCCTCCTAGTTTACTCTTCATTCCGCCACAAGTTCCCCGTTTTAATTATTCGAAACCTCAATACAAAGAACAAACAATCTTTGAAATCAAAGCAGATCTACAAAACGATATTTATCATTTATATGCGTTTGGAAAAGGTTCTGACCGTGTTTATTGTGGTATTGCGTATATTCAAAATTATAAAACCAGTAAAATGATGAACTCTGTATTTCGAAATATTAAAGAAAATCGTAATTTAGACGCACTTGAAGAAAGTGATGATGAAGAAGATTTCGAAGATAGTCGTATTAATAAATATGTAGATTTGGATAAAACGTATGCGTTTGAATGTACATATTTACACAAATTCAGACGTTGGTGTCCCATTCGACAAATAAATGGACGCGGTCAAATTATCCATATCCGACAATTATAATCTTACTCCTTTATATATGACAGACTTTCAATCTACACAAAAAATCTTACCACCTTATACAAATCCGGATCTAAATCCTAATCAATCCGCACTTGCCAGTGGTACAAATAATCCAACATTATTCCCTAGTGTATATGGAGGGAAAAAACGGACAATTCGTCGTAAGAAATGGAGCACAAAACGTAAACGTACTATAAATTGTAGAAGACCTCGCGGTTTTTCTCAAAAACAACATTGTAAATACGGACGTAAAAAACGCAAAACCAAAAATCATCGCGCTAAACGATAAACAAATGTTTAGTAAAAACAAAATTGAATACATATAAATACTACATATGTATTCAATATAATCATGACTGATATTAATAAATTTACCAAAAAGGAGTTGTTGGAAAAGTGTAAGGAACACAATATTCAAAAATGTTCTTCTAAAAACAAACCACAATTAATCGAATTGTTATCCAATTTCATTGTTGCAGAACCCGAAACACCTGCGATTGTTCCACCAATGCCAGAAAACGCAAAATTTAAATTCATTGATTTGTTTTGTGGTATTGGTGGATTTCATCAAGCACTCAATAGATTGGGCGGACATTGCGTATTTGCGAGTGATATTGATCAACATTGTAGAAATACTTATGAGAAAAATTATGGATTAAAACCACATGGTGATATTACCAAGGTGGATCCGAAATCAATACCGGATTTTGATATTTTAACAGGAGGATTTCCATGCCAAAGTTTCTCCAATTCGGGCAAGAAAGGTGGATTTGGTGATAAACGTGGACAATTATACGAAAATATTTTGGAAATTGCTGCTGAAAAGAAACCGTCCTATATGTTTCTAGAAAATGTCAAGCATATTAAAAAAATCGACAATGGTGAAGTATTCAAACATATTATCGGATGTATTCAAAATACGGGGTATCATGTAGAAACATTTGAATTAAGTCCTCACCAATTAGGCGTTCCGCAACAACGAGAAAGGGTTATTTTCGTATGTATTCGTAATGATTTATACGACGAAACCAAAGAATTGGATATGACCCCACCAGAATGTCCAATTGATGTTAATAAAATTATCGAAACAGACAAGGAAAAAACCAATAAATATAAGATCAGTGCTGAACATGAAGAGATTTTGACTATTTGGGATGAAATGGTCAAAGAATTTGAAGTTGGACAATCCATGAGTCCTACTATTTTATGTAATGAATTCAATAGTAATTATAGTGTAGAAGAATTTGCGAAATTGCCACAATGGAAACAAGATTATATTACCAAAAATAAACCTCTTTATCAAAAATACAAATCGTCATGGGATAAATGGTACGAAAAATACAAAACCAAATTATCCAAACGTGAAATATATGCCAAGTTGGAATGGCAAGCAGGACCAAAACAAGAAAATGATTCGATTTTCAATCATTTTATCCAATTGCGACAATCAGGTATTCGCGTGAAAAAGAGCAAATATTTTCCCACATTGGTCGCTATTGTCCAAACACCGATTTATGCCAAAGAGAGACGACATATTACACCACGCGAATGTGCGCGTCTTCAATCCTTTCCAGATAGTTTTCAGTTACACGAAAGCGATCAAATCGCATACAAACAATTTGGTAATGCGGTCAATGTTGATGTGGTACATTTTGTGATGTCAAGAACATTAAACTGTTACAAAACATTTTGATAATATTATACAATCTATTATTTTCTTGATTTTCTTGTTCTTTTATGTCCCCTTGACTTCCCTCCAGAACTTATTTTTTCACCACTTTCGGGTGATGGGGTGCGTTCATGATCTTTATGCACTTGAAATTGAGGTGACGAAGATATAATGGGATTCTTAAAACGTATTTCAATTCGAAAATGCATTCCATTTACTACTATTTTATAAAACATTTTTGCAGCACCTCTTCGTTTAACTTGTAAATCACCTTTTTTTATATTTGCTTGTGTAGGTTTCTCATAATAAAATCGAACATGATCCTTAAAATCTCCGATATTAGTTGGAACATTCAATTTCATATATTCCTTTCCATTAAATTGATACAAATTATATTGTAAATCAACCGGAAACATATTATCAACTATTTCTCTTGAAATACGTTGACTATTTTCATCAATGTAATGTTTTAATGCACTCCAATAAGCATTTTGACCTTCTAAACTATCGTAAAATAATGAATTAATTTTGTTATGTATAAACTTTTTTCCTGTTGCCGGATCGAGTTCATCTCGTACTTGTTTATAATTGGTTTTAGTTATATCATTTTCACTTAATATTTTCAGTCGCGCTTGTTTTAAATTTTCTTGGATAGTTTTTCCAACATTTTCATCAAATAAGTCACCCAACATTTTTTCGGTAGAATAATTTGTCATAGTACATTTGTCGTCTTGCTTAAGACTAAATCCTACTATAGTACCATCATTTGTTTCAATATACACATCGGACTTTGCTTTTTTTGTGTCAACTCCCTCGTTTAATTTCTTTAATCTTTGGGTTGTCAATGTTTTCCCCTCTAAATATACACATTTTACTGCGTCAAATCCACCTGGAACGTAATGACCAAAATTTTTACGCATATTTGTAATATGATTATTTACACGAGTAATTGTTGCATCTTTTTTTTTTCCATCTTTCATATAGTTACCAAAACATACTTCATTACAACCAATAAGTTGATTATTTACATCTTCAAACTTTACCTTCTTTATATCGTCTTTAGTCTTAATTTTATGGTCCGTATCTAACGCACATAACGCAAACACTAATTCAAAAAAATTGTAATCGGTATTGCGTCTTGTACTAGGAGAACATGATTCTGGTTCAATATACCCTTCTATTTCATCCAACATTTGATCCGCTTCTTCTTCTGCAACTGCCTCTACTATAGATTCGAATGTCGTTTTAGTAGGGACTTTTTTTCTAGTGACTTGTTTAACCGATGGTGTTTTGGTTTTACGAGGTGTTATTTCGATCGATTTATATATATCTTCCTTACTAATATTACTATTTTTGATTCTTTGTATTAAATCTGCTTTTTTTCCAGAAACATTATTTTTGCTTTCTCTAAGTACGGATTTTAACTCATCTACCTTATACTTTACTAAATTTGGAGATTCTAATAATTCAGGCGATACCTTTTTATTTTCGGAGGATGACGACATTTTACTCATTTATATAATATAGATAAATGAATATTCATAAACCATTATATAAGTATCGCTAAACATATACTCATCATTTTTCGATTCTTACGGGTGGTGTAATATTGGGATCATAGTGTGTTTGGAATTGCGGTGCTCCAGACCATGCGTTTCCTTTGAAACGAATTTCTATACGATATTTTTTATCGTTCACAACTAATTTATAAAACATCTTTGCTGCCTTACGACGTCTGTTTTTATCATCATAATAATATTGCGAGTGTTCATAAAATTCGGTTTTATCACCACTTGACACATCCAATTTTTCAAGTGTAGATCCGTCAAACTCATATAGTTTGTATGGCAAATTTGTAGGGAACAAATTTTTTATCAGTTCATCTTTAATAGCGTCGCTATTATTATCTAAATGCTCCTTTAATGCGTTCCAGTACAAATTTGTACGCTCCAAACTATCATAAAATATTTCATTTGCTTTATCGCGATTCTCCTTCAAATTTTTGTTGTTAATACCAATTGATTTTAACACTTCTTTCCGTTTATCACCAATTTCTTTCTTGAAATTTTTCTTTAATATTTTATCACTAATAAGTTCACCTAACATTTTTTCAACAGAGAAATTGGTTTTTGTACATGATTTGTCTTGTTTAATACTGAAACCAATGATTTCTTTATCAGTTTCTATATAGACATCTGATTTGGCTTGTTTTGTGTCAAAACCTCTGTTCAAATCCTTTAATTTTTGGGTAGTAAGCGTTTTTCCTTCTAAATATACATGTTTTACTTCATCATTTACTACATCTGAAAATGCGGATTTGAAATTACGAATATATTGATCTACTACTTTTGGTTTTCGTGACTCCACATCCTTCTTGTATTTTTCAAAATCGGGTTCAGAACATCCCATTAACTTACCATTGTATTTTTCAAAACTAGCATCCATTATATCACTTTTATTTTCAATAGAGGAATCGCAAGCGCACAAAGCAAATATGAGTTCAAATCCATTATTTTCTACATCCTTGCGACATTTCTTAGGACTCTCTTGTTTCGTATCTTCAACACTTATTTCTGCTTTCTCGGCAAATGTTTCCGCAACTTCATCTGCTTCACTTTTGGTAGTCATTTTACTTACATCACTAGCAATAGTTGGTGATGTCATAATTGGACTTGTAGACGTAGATTTAACAGGCGAACCTCCTAGTTTTTGTTTCGTTTTTCGTATATGTTGACTTATTCTATTTTTTTTTGTAGGCATTGAAAAAAATATACATTATTATGAGATTTCAATTTTGTAACTAAAGTTACGAATCCTCATTTAAATCCAAATCCGAAATCGAAATTAAGCATTTCTTTTTCAATACCGGATTACCACCCGTACATTCATCATCGTCTTTTTTATTCCACTTCTTTGGATCAAACAGTTTGGTCCATGTTTTATCATTTTCCCAATCCAAAGTCATGGTTTTATATCGAATAGAATCAATTCCAATAATTCGATAATTACATTTTCGGTAAAATGTTTTACGCTGTTTCCATTGTTTCTGAAATACATCATGATGATCCACAATATCCACTACGATTGGATTGTCGTGTCGCGTACGCAAAATACGTCCTACTGATTGTGTAATATCCGTTTTTGGGGTTGCCATCACCAAAATTGACAATGATTTAATATCCAGTGCTTCAGCTGCCATAGCATATGTTGCCAATACAATTTGTTTTCCTTCCGTTTCTTGTAAATCGCATTGTTTCATACCTCCCACATAATATCCCACACTCGCAAATCCTTTATGTGAAATCGATTCATAAAAGTATTTTAATAATGAACGTGTGTGTGCTAGAACCATGATTTGTGCTTCTTCGCCTTTTTCACGACTTTCGTCTATCAAATCCTGAATTGCTTTGACGATAAAATCACTTCGTGGACCAAAATTACCCAATTTTGAGATCATTGTGCTGTATTTTGTTTGTCCTTTAAAATCATATTCTGTTTCATTAAATTCCGGATCCGAACTAATATATTCCATCGAACGCACACAAACAGGGTCTTCATCTTTGCGTTGCTCGGTGTAAATTTTTGGTCCAATGAACATATATAACACAGTTGTTAATTTATCTTTACGATCTACCGTTGCTGATATACCTAACATATTTGGACTGGCAACGCGTAATAATGTTTTGGAAAATTGCTCACTTCCTATACGATGAACCTCGTCTATAATGGTCAAACCAAAACAATCAAACGCATTCTCCGGAAGTGCGCGATCATACAATGTTTGTAACATACCAATAACAATATCTTTTCCTTCTACATCGAAAACCGGTCCTTGGATTTTCCCGACTTTAGCACCAGGCAAGAATTCGTCAATGCGGTCAATCCATTGATTCATTAAGAATTCTTTATGAACAATAATTAACGTTTTCTTTTGTATGTCGGATATGATTTTGAGTGCCATTACCGTTTTGCCTCGTCCACATGGAACCTCGAGTATACCACCATTGCCGTTTTGTTCAGAACCACAGCATATAGGGTTGTCTACATGTTTCATGTAAACATCAATAATTTTGTCTTGGTAGTCGCGCAATGATTTAGGGAATTCCAATGAAATATTATCTCCTTTTGTTATTTCCGATCTATTGGGAAGTCCATAACGTTCAATTCCGAAGAATCTGGGTATATATATTTTTTTATCATTTTCTCGATATACTGGAAAAGATCCTTCGTCTGTAGGCGCACCATATGTAACACCTGGAGTGATGGGCTTTACGTTTAAATCTTCGTATAATGATTCTAAATCTTTCGGTTCCAATAGACTTTTCGGAATTGTATATCCTTTTTTTCCCAAATATGCTCCGTTGCGTACCATTTCTTTATAAGATTCCGAAGGTTCATATTTTGTCTTTATATTCGCCTTGTTTTTTTTGAACATCATTTTTCTTTTCCATTGTGACGACATTTCGTTAATTGTATATATTACTTTGTGTTTATACATTTTTCAATTTTGTTTTTATGCGTTTCATTATTTTACTTATATAATATATAAATATGAATATGCCACCGCCACCACAAGATGTTCAAAACGAGCGAGACATAATAGATACACGCATTCAAGGTTCTCACAATGTATATGACGCAAGAGAATATGTTCGTGAAAGAAGTCCTACAGGAAGTCCTACAGGAAGTCCTACAGGAAGTCCTACAGGAAGTCCTACAGGAAGTCCTGGGATTACTGTGAGTCCTGCTGGAAAAAAACGTCGTGCTCGTGATACGAGTTTTGACCCTTCTATTGTCGGTGGCAAGAGACGCACCCGCAAACAAAAACGCAGTGGTAAGAAATCGAAGACAAACAAAAAACGCAGTGGTAAGAAATCCAAGACAAGTAAAAAACGCAGTGGTAAGAAATCCAAGACAAGTAAAAAACGTGGTTCTAGAAAACGCGCATAAATTTTATAAAATCATAAATCCACTGATTTTATAAATATTTTCAACGTATAAACATTTAGTAACAACAATTTTTTTAAGAAAATATCCACGTATTCTATATAATGAAAATCAATTCCATGTTGAAAAAGGTAAAACCTGTCGAAATTCTAGTCTTTATTGTATTTGCCTTATATCTAGTTTTCCCTGTAACTACACCTAGTACACTTTCTCCTTATATTGAGTCCCCTCTTGGACTCTTGGTATTATTTTGTGCTATGATTGCCATGTTTGTTCATAGTAGTCCAGTTTTAGGCGTTCTTTTTGTATTTGTTGCTTATACTTTATTAAGACGTAGTGCCACTGTTCGCAATAAGAGTCATTATGTTCAAAATACAAAGGAAACTGGAGCAAAGAATAGAGATGTTCAGAAGCAAGTTGAGAAAGCAACCCCTCCTACAGAAACTCCTCGCACTGTTGACATTCAGATCAAGGATGAACCAACTTTAGAAGAAGAGGTTGTCCAAGAACGCGCACCAATTGGACGCAGTGAACCGGTTAATTTCCTCCATAGTTCTTACAAACCAGTTTCTACTAATGTAAATGGAATCGCTAGTTTTTAGACATAAGGTAAAATAATAACTTTTCTATATGTTATTACTTTATAATGAAAAATTTGTTGGTAACTGGCGGTTGTGGATTCATTGGGTCGAATTTCATTAATTATGTTTTCAAGCAAGAAAAATACAACATCATTAACGTTGATGCTCTTTATTATTGCGCGAATAAAGAGAATATTTTGCCAGAAATCCGAAATTCGGACTATTATAAATTTATAAAAGGGAATCTTACAAACAAAGATTTCATGGAACACATTTTGGAAACATATCAAGTCCAAGAAGTCATTCATTTTGCGGCCCAATCCCATGTTGAAAATTCATTTGAAGATTCACTACAATATAGTCAAGACAATATTTTAGGCACACATATTTTGTTAGAATGTTGCCGAAAATATGGAAATATTGAAAAGTTTATCCACGTATCTACTGACGAAGTATATGGCGAATCTTTCTTGGACATGAATGAAGAGAAAAAGACGGAACAATCTATTTTGTGTCCAACGAATCCATATGCGGCAACCAAAGCAGGTGCCGAATTGATCGCACAATCTTATTTTCATTCCTTCAAAATGCCTATTATCATTACACGTGGAAATAATGTGTATGGACCGAATCAATATCCGGAAAAATTAATACCGAAATTCATTAAAATGTTAGAAAACAACCAAAATGTCACTATCCAAGGGGATGGAAGTTGCGTTCGTGCGTTTCTACATTCCTATGACGCCGCACGCGCATTTGAAACAATATTGGAAAAGGGAAAAATAGGGGAAATTTACAATATTGGGTGTGACGAACATATGGAATATAGTGTGTTTGAAATTGCCAAATTTTTGATTAAAAATATCAAAAATACTACCCAATATGGAAAATACATTACTTATATCCAAGACCGACCATTCAATGACCAGCGGTATTATATTAGTAATCAGAAATTGAAAGATTTAGGATGGGATGTATCAATCGATTTTGAGGATGGTTGTAAAGAATTACTACATCACAAAGAATCAAAAGAAGGAGAGTCCAAGAACCTTATTTTGGAATTAGAAGAGTCTTTGATTCACTAAGTATTTTGGTCATTTTTTCATATTATTATATGCTGTAACATATAATCATGTTTGTTTATTTTTTACTTTGTACGGATGGTTCAACTTATATTGGCGCTACTGTAGATTTAGATAGGCGACTGAGACAACATAACAAAAAAATTAAAGGTGGTGCTCATGCAACAGGCATCAAAGTTGCTGCCGGACATTCATGGTGTCGCGTTTGTCATATTTCAGGATTCCCCGACTGGAAAGCAGCATTACAATTTGAATGGCGATGGAAACAAATATCTCGCACATTGTCCAAGACATTAAAACCCGTTGAAAGACGACTTATGGCACTTCAACGGTTATTGTCTCTTGAAAGACCCACTACAAAAGCATTGACCTATAGTGAATGGGAAGATAAACCCCATCTTCATATGGAACAATGTTTAGATATGTTTTCTTTATATTTCCAAGAAAGCGAAGAAAACCCCTATATTTTGGTTTAATTTACGATTTTTGACCTTTTTGAATTTCATCAATAGGCCAGTCTTTAGAAAACGATTTCTTGGACTCAATAATTAAATAAGAAACTACCAAAATGACACACATGATTATACCATATAATAAGTAATTGGCATAATTAGGATATACATTTGGATCACCCACAACACCAATATATAAGCAATACCCGGCTATAAGTCCAAGAATCACAACAATAGATTGATTTACACGTATCATTGTTCCTCGCTGTTCTATAGGATTGACAACTTCACTAAATGAAAAAACAAACTGTAATATGAATACATAACCTAATGGAATAATATTAAAACATACCACGGCCATAAAAATAAACACAATAAACATCATCATTGTTTTTAAGGAATTTGTTGCTGCGCTGTCTTGGACTAACCCACTACTTACTGGTAGACTGTAAGCAGCAACTTCATCAGAATCGATCGGCACATAGTCACATTCCATCCATTCACCTGGAACAGGTGCTCCAAGAATATTATACTCATCCGGTTGTAAATTAAACAAATCCAGATTATTTTGTAAATTCATTGCGCTCATGGAAATAATTTCTAAAGCGCGTCCAAAAGTAATGACAGTTGCGTTGTTTCCTAAATTGCTGGTATATTCAATGTATTTCGTATCCGGAACAGTTTCACGGAAAATATCGTTATTTAAATTTACTGTCATTTGTGTAACATTATCGGCTGTTGCGCGAATAATACTATCAATCGCACCACGTTGAGGACCAGGATTCACAATATTCAATGGAAAACACATAAAAAGTGTTTTGTCGCCGTTTGCGTTAATATTGCGAATAATTAATTGGGCATTTGATTGAACTCCATTCAGTTCATTCATTTTTGTATCATTGGAATTGCTTATAATCCAAAGTTTGCTTGCTTTATATTCGGTTGTATTTCCACCATCCGTATACGTAATATTGGAAGAAGATGAAATAGCACAATCCGCAGTAATATATTGATTCACTTCATCTCTAAATATAGATGTAATGCCCAAAGGTAAATAATTAATTACTACAGATCGACTAGTATCAACTGTTTTACTTAAATCAAATCCTGACATCTTTTTATTTGTATAATAAGATGTCACAAATTAATCAATGAAAAATATCATTATTCTATAATCTGAATCAATGGTTCCATATAAATTTCTTTCGGGGGGTTTTGTTTTTCACCATCGTCGTCGATTATTTTTTCAATCATAACAACACTGTCCGTTTTTCCTTCTATCTCATCATCGCCAAACAGTCCAAGTTCGGGAAGGCGTAACATATTATTTAAACTGCCCATAACACCTTTAATCTTGATTTGTTCTTCTTGACCAACAGATGGGTCAAAATTATAAGAAGATATTATTGGAGATCCCTTTGATGATGTTTTTTGACTATCATTATTTCCCTCCCCTGAAGTTTCTGAACTATTACTTGTTTCTTGTGTATTAGAAGGACCACCTGATGTATCTGTGCTAGAACCATCTATTTGATTTTTATCAGATGATTCATTCGTTTCTTTCAAAGATTGATTAAATTTGTCGGTCGATTCTTTGTCTCTTTTTTCTTTGTCTCTTTTTTCTGCTTCTTTTTTATCCAATACAACAATTTTATCATTCGGTATGTTTAAAATGTGAGCAATCAGTTGTGGTATATTTTTGGTTTTTTTAATTTTATTTCTCTTCCTAAACCCAAACATACCACCTTTCTTAGGTATATTTTCAGATTCTCTTCCAGAAAAACTCATTTATATTACATGACGATTTTATTAATAAGGAATGTATTTATAAAGCATATTTTCATAAATGGTTGCGCGGAATGTATCTTTGTATCCTTCTACGTAAACAACATCTCCATTAAAAATTTCGTCACACCCTAAATCAGATGTACAACTTCTACCTTTTACACTTATAGGCAATTTAGTATGAATATTTCCGGCATTATTTGTCATTGTATAATATTGGTATTTATCTCGACCATTTGAACTACGTCTTCCCATTAGGGGTAAAATTAAATCATCGCCGCTATTTTCACGTGTTAAAATACCAGTTTGACTATAATTCAATTCGGGACCGCGCGTTTGTATATTAATAGCAGCACCTCCTTCTTGTTTCAATGGAGGACTATGTAAATTTACTAAAGGATGAGTTCTACTAGACACAGGTGCTAAAGTATCAGGGGCAACATCTTGGACTGGCGGTGCCATTAAAATAACTGGTTGACTAAAACTGGTATTGTTATAACGAAGACCTGGTTTTACAATATTCATATAATACATGTAAATAACTGTAATAATTAAAACAAACAATAAAAACATGGTCATATTTTCCATACAAAATAAACCTGGAATACATTTTTTTGTCGAAACGCGTGGCATTGTATATATTAGTTATATACAATACTTATTTGTCAATTTTCTTATTTTTTATCATCTTCCTTCTTACTATCATCTACACCATCAAAAGCAGTCTTAAAAGGAACCGATGCTTTTTTGGGCGGCGGTGGTGATGACCCCCAAAATCCAGGTTCCCAATCATATCCAGGTAAATGACGTTTATTAAACCATGCTCCCCATCTTTCACTTGGCATTAGAGTTGTGAATATATGATTAATTCCTGATAATATTTGATCACCCGAGCAATTCAATAATTCACCCCACTCGGCAAACGTTTTGTATATAGTAACAGTATGCCCATTCTTCATGGTCCATTTACCTTCACATCTGTAACATTTACGTATTACCGATTCCGGCCATTTTATTAAATGAAATCCAGAAAGAGCAAAAAATAATGCGTCCAATGGCAACATGAATATATTCCATATCATCGTGACTAATGGTGTTAAATCAATACCGAAAATGGCGTTTATCAATATAAGAGGGAGTTCAATGAAAACACCATATAAAATACCAAATACCATATCGACAATATAATAGCGTGTACAACTTCCGTTCAAGAAATTCTTGAACTTATACCAAGTACAAGATGCCATTACATCCAATACAGTACCGGTGTTTTGAAAACCTGTAGCAAATTCTAAACCAGCACAATCCATATGTGCTCCAAAACCTTTCATCCATGATTTTCCACCAACAACAAGCATAATTATAAGAGAAATTGCCATTGCTAGTCCTAACGCAAAAAATATAGCTTGCATAATAGTAGAAAACATTGTTATACCAATCGCAAATGCTTGCAATATAGATGCGGCAATTTGTAATCCAGTTAATAGAATATTCGCAATTGCCGAAAATATACTTTGAATCATTCCAACAATACTTAATCCTATATTTAAACCTCCCGCAAGACTCTGTATTGCGTTCATTGCCGGATCGATCACATCCATAAAACCTTCTTTATCGTTATTAAATGGAAAATCGTTATTAAATGGAAAATCGTTATTAAATGTAAAACCTTCTTTCATATGTTAAATAAAATATATATATTACTATTCCATAATATATATATTTCTCGTAATTAATGTAATTAGTGATTTGCTGTCTTTAAAATATCCTTAAATTCGTTGACTAATGGAGAAATGTTCATTAATTGATCGATTAATTTCATTTGAATTGAAAAAATGCTTTCAACTTCTTTCCGTTGTTCTTCATTTACAATACGATTGGAATGTTTCATTGCTAAAGTAAGTTTATCTCTGGCCAGTTCTAATTGGGATGTATTAATGGACTTGTCCAGTTGTGACAGCATACTAGAAGAAGAGACACCTTTTACTAATTTGTCTAGTGTTTGATCTCGCTTCTCCGGATCTTTGTTCAATTCGGTTTCAGATAAATCCATATTTGTGATCTCATCTTGCACCTTTTTATTAATCTCACCCATGTCAATATTCTTTAATTGGGCTTCTACATCCTCTTCTGTCGGGTCGTCAACGTCATCTGTAGAAGGGGAAGTTACATGATCTGTTAATGTGTCAATATCAATACCAGCAAAACCTTCTTTACCCGATAATTCCGTTCCAAATCGGATCAAATTAGTAACGGCAATTGCTGTAAATAATATGACAATCATGTTTTTACTAAAAAAAGACGTTAAGAATCCAATAATAATCATAACCCCCGCATACATTTCATCGCCAATCATGGTATAATTATATAAGTTTACAATCACTAAAAGTACCAAAAAATATAATACTGATTTACTTTCAATTAATCCTTGGGATGTTTTGGACATCCAATTTCCTATTTTGTTAAATACCATTTATATAAATACTCCATATAAAACAATTATAGTCTTATAATAAATTAATCGTCCTTATTATCATTCGTTGTCACTTCTTCTACATCAGATTCCTCTACATCAGATTCCTCTACAACAGATTCTTCCACAACAGATTCTTCCACAACAGATTCCTCTACAACAGATTCCTCTACATGATCTTGGATATAATGGGATGGAATACTTTCTCCTTCATAAATGTCTAATACTTCCTTTACTACATCTTCTCGCTGTATGTCGGTTTTTTCAAATTCAAAACTTCCTATACTTGACGACCTTGTTCCACGAAATTTGTCCAAAAAATCGTCTAAACCATTCATATTTTCTATTTTATCACATTGATCTAAATCACCGGTAATAACAATTCGACTATTTTCTCCTAAACGTGTTAATAACATTTTCATTTGAGATATTGTTGAATTTTGCATTTCATCCGCAACAATCCAAGCATTTTTAAAAGTTCTTCCACGCATATATCCAAGAGGTGCGATCTCAATTGTTTTATCTTCTAATAATTCAGTCACTTCTTTTGGATGAATAAATTGGTATAAAATATCATAAATAGGTCGTACCCAGGGTGCCATTTTCTCTTCTAATGTACCCGGTAAATAACCCAGGTCTTCATCTACCGAAACGGAAGGGCGAGTGAAAATCAATTTCTCACATCTACCCATTAAAAAATGTCGCACACCATATTCAGTAGCAAACATGGTTTTACCTGTTCCGGCAGGTCCAGTAGCAATAATAATTTTCTTTGTTTTGGACCGTAAAGTAGAAGCATAGATCTCTTGACCTCTTGTTTTGGGACGGGCAAACTTTTGTTCAAAAAGATCTTTTTCATTCTGCGATAAATGCTGCATATTTTCGTACATGTTTCTCTGTTCTTGTAGAGTTGATTGAACTTCACTATTGTACTCTTTTAGCAGTTCTTTCTCGTTGACTTTTCTCCCTCGCTTACCACGTTTTTTTTGACCTCCTAAAGAATGATGTGATGGATCACTCATTATTATAATAATAGGATTATATTTTTTACATAAATATTACGTTATTCGAGTTTAAACAAAAAAAATCATTTATGTTATATAATATATCAGTCATGTCATGTCATATTCATAATCTAAACATCCAAGAATATTCTTTAGACGAAGTTCTTGGACTTTTTGATCTTCATAGTTACGATATTAGTATAGATGATCTAAAGCGTGCCAAGAAAAAGGTTTTGATGTTACATCCCGATAAATCGAAATTGGATGCCAAGTACTTTCTCTTTTATAAGAAAGGATTTGATGTAATCATTCAGTTTTATGATAATCAGCATCGTCAAGACAAAGAAATCGATAAAACGTCTTTAGCATACGATCCAAATATGACTCAGCAAAACAAAAGTACATCCGATAAAATTAGCAAAACTGTCACTACAATGGAAGACGGGTCATTTAATGAGAAGTTCAATGAACTCTTTGAAAATAATAATATGGGAAATCATCAAGATCCTAGTAAAAATGAATGGTTCAAAAATGAAGAATCTGATTTTGATTTACCACAAGGCAAAGTCTCAAAACAAACCATGGATGATAAATTTCAACATATAAAACAACAAACTAGCAATCTAGTGAAATATAATGGGGTTCAAACATTAAATCAGGGAGGATCGGGGACAAATATGTTATATGGTGACGATGATGGCGGTTATGTTGCTAGTGATCCATTTGGAAAATTGAAATTCGATGATTTACGTAAAGTTCATCGTGATCAAAGTGTATTGGCCGTAAGTGAGCACGATATACACAATATGAAAACATTTAATAATGTAGAAGAATTCAACCGAGAACGTAGTCAATATTCATATGATCCCATTGAAAAACAACACGCCGATAAATTACTCCAAGAGCAAGAACGTGCAATGCGTCATCAAATGATGGAAAAAGAATATAAATCGAAATTGGAACTGGAAAAAAACATCGAGAAGAACCAATCCGTTTTGTCGTCTTTTTTATTGCTCCAAAACAAACCTCCTTAACGCGTTCGATGTTTTACATTGTAACTTTGTATAGTATTACAATCTTCGCATATACCTAATACTCCATACGGTTGAACAAACAATATATTATGATTTTCGCGAATACAACATCTGTCTTTCCAGGTATTCAAATATATATGTTTATGTTCTTCTGGAACGTAATTATACATCGTTTTCATTTTATCTACATCGAGAATATTCACAGGATTGATTTTACTTGTATTGGAACAACAACTATTTCGTCTTGTATTATATTGTGTACGCAATTGTGTTGTTCTACATAACGGACATCCATTATTCCAATTCTGAATACATTTTGTATGAAACCTATGTGAACAATTCCATTTTTGTACACATTCCGAATTATTTTCAGTTAAAGGATCATAACATATGGGGCATACATCCACTTCATCTTCTTCGATAATATCCCTTTTTGGTATAACGTGATTACTCATTTTCGATCCCATGTTTATATTTATTTTTTTGTATAATCAATATTCAATTGAAATAATCAATTTTATAATATGTTCGATTAAAAATAACAAAGTGTTTATTTTGTTATTTTGTTTAAGAAAATTACTTTAATTTACGAAGAGCTCTGGCGGTCTTGAGACTAATACCACGAAGACGTTCAGATTCAGTGCGTCTCTTACTTGTCTTTCTCTTTTTCACAGTTTTGCGATTCTTGTTGTGCTTCTTGCGGCAAAAAGTCCGCTTAGGTCCCTTTGCTACTTTACATCCGGTAAGTTTTTTACAACGGTTGGGTTTAGAGGTGCGTTTTCCTTTACAAAGACTAGTTGCCATAATATACAATATAATTATATTATATTTTTAAGGATAGGGTAAAGTTGATATATCATCATTTACATCGGAACTCATTTCACGCATCAATTGAGTTCGACCAGGAGAAGTATACGCACTTGTACGTGTGCGAGTTAATAGTGGTGGTCCTATAACAGCATCATCTAAATCAATTGTTTGACTGCCACTATCAAACGCTAGTTGACGACCCTGCGTATTTTCGCGAGCACACAAATACGTGAATGGATCCATTATATTGTTGTTCATTTCTTTCACTAATGTTAAATCGTTTACTAAACCTTGTAACATTTCGTCATTTTCTATATGATGTTGTTCCATGAATTTTTGTAGATTATTCTTCAAATCATCGGCACAATCTATTTGATTATTGTCAAATTCATGGAGTGGCGGTGGAAGTCCGAATGTAAAACAATCACGGCGAAATACTAATCTTTCATTTTTGTTGTCTAAATTACTTCGTATATCATAAAGGAATTTCTGAACACAAAGACGATAATATTGTTTTAGCAAGGAAATATTATTATCAATTTCAGGTGTTTCTTTTGAACTATTCATAGTATATGTTTCTCGTGTAACAACATTCGTTCCATTCAATACTATAGATACATTTTCCATATTTTCAGCCAAGATATGATATTCCTTTTTTGCCTCAGATGACAAATTTCCAATTTCTAATGAACTTTCAAAACATCCTTTTTTAAAATCATAAATAGTTCCATTATTCACAGTGATGACACATTTATCTAAAACTCTATTTGTTTCATTAAACAAAATTTCACCATATACATTTCCAGTAAATTCAATATCATCAATAAACCAATCACAACAAGTAGTATATTTTTTCCCCAATGAACTCATAAGGCGAGAGTTATGATCTTTCCCTAACGCAATAAAATGATTAATGTATTTTGGACTTGCGAAATTGACTAATTCTGCCACATTTGTAATTCCACAAGTAGGTTCTCCATCGGTAATCAAAATGCCTACTTTATTATAACATTCAATGGATTCATGTTTAATATCCAGGTTTTCATTCATAGTATTTAATGCTAATCCAATATCCGTGCTATTCATTGGATGAATACCGTGAATTTTGGAAATAATATCATTCACGTTTTCTTTGGAAACACATATGCGCTCCACATAATGATGAATATGGTTGTCAAATCCATTGATTTCAATATACACATTTTCTCTTTTATGAGCAAAATGAAGCACCATATTTTGAAGAGTATGTCGAAGCAATTGAATTTTGCTGCGACCTTTACTTACAATATCCGACATAGACCCCGAAACATCAATCATAAAGGAAAATAACATACTAGTAGAAGAAGGAGAAGATGCTTTGGTTTCCAATGATAATACGCCATATTTCTGTGTGTGAAAATTCCCGTATTCCTCGGGAAGAGACGATAAACTGTAATTTAATTTCAACTGTTTCAACATATTTAGTATTTACTATATTATTATTTAAGTAAATTTTCAAAAGAATCAATTTTATAAAGTAACTAATGCCATTCATCAACTAAGATAGTGCAACATTTTGACCCAATGATGAAATATATTTAGAACTCCGGTCTAAACCCTTCAATTTTGACATAACATGTTTCATCTTTTCCGTACTTTCTTCTTCTATATGTTTTCTTTGAATTTGTTGTTTTAATTCCAAAATATCCTCCTTTAATAAAATTATTTCGTCCTTCACAAATTTTGTTAAATCTTGAACTTGTTTTTCCAATTCTAAAAATTGTTCCTTCGAAACATATTGTTTTTCGACATCTTGAGCCCATGATACTTGTTTAGGTGTTTTTTCGTTTTCATCCAAAGATTGAATTTCCAATGAAATCGGTTTGTCATTTTCGATTGGTTTTATCGATTCTGATTTAGGCACTTTTGATTGAAGCGGTTGTATATCATATTCTCGCTCCTTCATTTGCTTTTGTAACAAACTATCTATATTATCCAAAGGAGTATCGTCTTGTTTTTTCTCACTGAAATCTATTTCTTCAACAGTGGGTCGTTGTAACATGGAACCATATTCTTGTTGGCGATTTTCAAATTGGTTATTTATTTTGGTTTGCTTTTGTTCGATTAAATAATCGCGCGATTCCATCGAATTTGATTCTAAAGAATCGTTTTGAAAAGGAGTAGAAGAAATTCCGTCGTATGAATGAGAAGAAAAGTCTTTTTTTGTCTTCAATTCATGAATCATATATTGAATGGTTTCCTTATTTAGTGACCTGAGTTCTGGAACATTTAGTTTGGGATTGGACTTATCATAAAATTGTTGAATGATACTTTGAAACCATTTCTGTTTCTCTTCTTTTTTCTGAAAATGGGACATTTTCGATATAGTATTCCATATTAATGTTTGATTTTCAGGTAGAATATACAAACTCATATACTAAATGAAAATAATAATATTTATATTATTATTCGCAATATATATGTAAAAATTAATCTTTCATCGGACATTTTAAATTGGGATCAATAAGTGCCTTGTCTTCTGGTTTTCTTCCACATACATCTTTTCGGATCATCTCTTCTGTAAATTGTCCACGTCCAATAAGATTGGTCTTATCATAACCGAATTTCTGACGTACTTCATTCACAAAATCCATGTCTTTATGTGCTAATATAAGACGTTCTTCTAACCAATGCTCGTAGTTTTTACCACGTATGTTTTGGACACCTGATAAAAAACTAAAAATTCCTCCACCCTTTTTCTCATTACTCTTCTTTGGTGGTTTCCGGCATTTAATCGGAGTATCAGCACCAGGTTCTAACGCCACATCACTGTCTTTAAAAACGAATTCGTATACTTTCTCCTTTTCTTTTGCGTCAGGGGGACCTTTTAATGTAACTGCTAATTCCTCTTCAAAATCTTTGGCAACCTCGGATATAAAATTGACTAAATATTCGCCATGCGAGTCGACTTCGGATGCTTGAGGTCCTTTTTCGACACGGATCATACTAAATATATCAGGGTTCGTGTGTTGTCGAGCAAAAACAACACGCACCTTTTCCGTGCGTTTTTTACCACCATGATGACGCTTTTTAGTATTGGTCTTTCTTTTCTTATATGTTCGTTTTGAATTATTTTTTTTCATCTTATAATAACATGAGAAAAAGAGTTTACTAATTATTTTTCATTGAAATACACCTTACGATACGATGTCATTAATTCGTCTGTTAATCCTGGTTTGGTAAAAATGTGAACAATATCTTTTGTTTCGAGTTGTTTTTTCCCTCCTTTCATAATGGTTTGGAAATGATCATCTAAATTATGCGTTACAAATGTCACAATAAAGAAAAGTGAAAACATGCCGCATTCAGTATTTGTTTTTTGATGACTATAATCGTTTTGAATATATTTGAATAAAATCGGTTCATCTAACTGTTTTCCTTGTTTGATAATTTCTTTCTTCAATTTATTGATTTGTCGAGGGACCGAATTCACCGCACTATCATAATAGAAAATCAAACTTTGGTCCATATCAATAAACATCGAAACCCAGTGAGAACCTGGTTCATCGTGTTTGTCTAAATTAAATATAACACCTAGTTTTGTTTTTCCGCGATTTTTCAAGTCCTGTAAAGACAAACGACACAAATCGTTCCATACGCATTTATCATCTCCATACGGTTTTGCGTCATAATCAATTGCGGATGGACCTAGTAATTTGAATTCAGGATGTGAAACCTCATATTGTTTTAAAACGGATTGAATGTCGTAATTAGACAACCACGCATTTGGTTGTGTTTTCCACGAATTCGGTTTATCGGGCGAAAAGAGTAAATTATCCAATTCTTGTTTTTGTTTTGAATCTTTGATTTCGTTTAACCAACAATCTTCTTTTTCACAATGATCCATTTTTGAACGTAATATTGACCAAATTTTCCTGGGATGAGACGTTCTTATTTTTTTGTCATGATTTTTATTATACGCATCGCGAATTGACAACAATGCGTCCTTGGTATAACAAGTATTTCTATCTACTTGCTTGCCTTTATTGCGCGGATGACAATTCATTTTCACCGTTTTATTATATATTTTCTTGTTTTTTTTACTATATTTTGGTTTACCCATTATAGTATAATAGGTTATTTTTTTCTCATTAAATATTTATCCATTGTTCCAGTAGAATAAGAAGGGGGTTTATCGTCTGATTCTTCACTTTCTGCTTGAAAAGGGAAAAGATCATCTCCATAAGAATCATCTTGGTCATATTCTTTTTGTATTTCATCGGATCGTTTTTTAACTTCTAAATATCGTATCAAAGTGCGGGAATAATTGTTAAACGCTTCGTTTACATCGGACCCATAATTGTGTTGTTTACATTTACATAATTCAGTCGTGACTTCTTGAATATCTTGCTTAAATGTTTTACAATCTTCAATAAATTGTTGTTCTTCTTTATATCGCGAATCATCCGTTTTGTGTAAATATTTGCTATAAGATGTTTGATTACTGAGTAATTTCATGGTGATTTCGTCGATGAATTTGTCATTTGGTGATTCACTAATAGGTATATCATTTTCCATTATATATATGTAAAATGATATTTTTGTTGTTGTAAATAGCGATTATTTTTTGTCTAACTCATCTGCTTTTTGTAGATGTGTTGTGTATTTTTGTTCAAAAGTGTTTTTAATTTTGTTCATGGTTTCCTTGTTTGTGCCTTCCAATTTTCCTGATATACAATCAATCTTGTCCATAATATTTTTATAAATGTCTGCTTTGGCACGATCACATCCTTCTTTTCGACCGCTCATGAAAGTATTACAACTAACACCAGTTTTTTCAACAATTTTAGAATTAACCTGCGATTCCAGCATGCCAATTTTCGTACGATCAAAGTATTCGGGATTTGGTTCATCTAAGGTATTTTCTTTAATAGCATTTTCTATATCTTTTAATAAATCCATTGTATCTTTATAATGAGGTACCTCTGTGTTATTCTGTAATGCTTGATATTTTTCCGTTACTGTAGTATCACATGTACCATCCCCACCACGTCTTTTTCTATATTTGCGCGTTTTTTTCACACGTTTTTTATGATTTTTTGATTTTTTCCCATGTTTCTTGGACAATTGTTTTTTGCTTTTATATCTACGAGTAGCCATTATATAGAATATGTAGATTATATTATGAATGAACGCATTTATATCTTTTTGGGGGGATTGGTTAAATGTCTAAATACCCTTTTAGTTTTTCAAAAATCAACTATCTCTTCTTACGCGTTTCGTTCTTGGACTCTGCCTTCTTTTTGCGCGTGTCTTCTTTTTGTTTGCGTTTTTCTTCTTTTGCCCGTTCCTTTTCTTGGCGTTTATATTCCTGATCTTGTTGTTTCAAGCGCTTTTTTTCTTCCTTTACACGTTCTTTTTCTTCTGCCTTTTCTTCTTTTTCGCGCTCTTTGGTTTCTTTCTCTTGGACAAGTTGATGTTTTACATCGCGAAAGTCTTTTTTCGTTTTATCTATATATTTGGAAACGAGATCATTCATTAAACCCTCTTTAAATTCTTCGCGTAGATCGCCTTGTTTACGTAGTGTTTTACGTAATTTATTTTCCGTTTTCTTTTTCTCCTTTTCTTCTTTTAACTTTTCTTTTACTTCATTTTTCATCTCTTTTTTCAGTGTTGTCATTTTCTTGGACAAATCTTTTTTTATTATTTTCTGTTCGAACAATAAATCTTTAGACTCTACACCAACCTGTTTTTTGCGTAGTTTCATTGTTTTCTTGTGATTTGATTGTTCTATTTTGATGGCATGTTTCACAACAAACGTTTCTAGTTTACTGAGTTCTCCGTTTCGCAACATAGTTTTGAGTTCTCTTAATTTCTTTTTATGGTTTGAGACCATAACATTGAGTTGGTCGTCTAGATCCGAAATACGAGTTTTAAACGCATCTAATTTATGTTGTATTTCTTGGACTTGTGGGTGTTGTGAAAGAGTATTTTCAATCGGACCTTTCTTAGTAATTACTTTTCCACAATCATATTTCAAAACATAATACAAACTATCTTCAAATTCCTTGACTTTTGTTGGATCCGTTTTCTTCAAATTGCTCAATTTCTTCAAAATATCTTGTTTGAATTTCTTTTTCCCACCAATAACATCTTTTAATTGATTGATTTTGTTTTTCACTAATTTGGTATAATCTTTGGCTTCGGAAACTAATTCCTTGATATTTTGATTCGCCATTTTTAAACACCCTTTTTTTACCGTACCTTCATATTCATTACATAAATCGCGCAGCGCATAAAACCGAGTTGCTTCTAGATCTTTAAATTCTGCGTCGATTTCTTGGCTTTCTTTCTCCATTTGTTGATATAATTGTTCAATTTCTTTGGAAGTATCGTCGCGAACTACCCTTTTATCCATTTCTTGGACAATTTTGGCGTCTTTCATCATAGGAACATGAATATGTTTAATAATGGGTTGAGCAAATTGACGAGCATCTTTTTCACGATTTAAATAACTAATGTGTCCGGCAACATTGTCCAAATAATGTGTTTTGCCATCTTTGGTAAAACTGCCATCTTCATGTAAATATTGTTCAGAGAATACAGGAAATTCTTCGGGCATTTGTTCGTGACTTTCTTTACATAAATTCATTAATTTTACTAGTTCCATGGGATTTTCAGTAATAGGTGTAGCAGTCATGAGCAACAAACGAACCGAATCGGGACCTGATAATTGATAAGAATCCATAAGTGATTTATGGAGTGCTTTCATATCAGGACGTTCAATGGAAGATAAATCGCCACCGCCATATAATTTGTGTGCTTCATCAATAATAAGTAGTGTTTTGCGCAATGGATCAGTAGAACCATTAATATCAACCAACCGTTTATAATAATTGTTTTCTTTGGATACTAAATTGGAAAATTGTTTATACGAAATAGGACGTATTTTCCAAGCATCCGACAACAATTTCATGCGTTTATTGTGTTCTTCGGGAATTTGAATTCCATCGGCAATCATGGTGCGTATTTGTTCGTTACATACTTGATCAAACATATTTTTCCAAATATCATTTTTCAATGTAGTACGTGTCACCCATAGAACAGTATAACCTTGTGGTGCAAACGTGGATGTGGCAGCAGCAATTGCGGAACATGTTTTACCAGTGCCGGTGCTGTGCCATAGCAACATACCTTTAACTGGGCATTGAGGAGTAAAATAGGTTTTCACAAAGCGTTGAGTAGGAGTATATTGAATAATATTGCCACCACCGGTTTTGTCCACACACATATTTTCCATTTTCACGTTTTCCCATTTGACGTCGGACAATTCTTTGACGTAATTACGGAATTGAGTAAATCGTTCGGATTTGGAGGCACCATGAATAGAAGTAGGCAACGAAATACTCTTTAAACCTCCACCACTCATTACAGAAAATTCATGAACTGCTTTGTTTAATTCGTAATCCACCGAACCATAAATAGAGGTTTTTTCCATATGCTCCAAGAAAGACAATAATTTCATGTCTAAATTCAACGATTTCAAATACAATTCAAATGTGGTCTTGGAGTCCAAGAAATGCCGTTGTACAGAATCGGGAATAGAAATGTCATAAACAAACACATGTAATGGCCATCCGCGACTTGGATGAAAATCCAATCCCTTTTGACCACATGTACGTGTTCCGCGACCAATAACTTGCTTTTGATCGGCACTATTTACTGCAGGTTCAAAAATATGGACGTATTTGATGTCAAATAGATCAATCCCTTCTTTAAATCCGCTGTCCATAATAATAAAACGGACTTCTTCGCCATGAACATTGGAATCGCGGTTATTGAATTTGGCGAGCATTGTTTTTTTGGTTGATACATTAATGGGTTGATCATACACATTGACCGAAGAAAGTAAATAGAAATTATTATGTTTGGTTTTCTTTAATTTTGAATCACTATCCAAGACAATTTTATCGAATCGTTTTTTAGTAGCACCCCCGGTTTTAGGCGATTCTTCCTCGTCGCTTTCCTCGATGTTGTCCATGGATTTCAATTTGCGAGATTGTTTATAATTTGTCAATACTGACGATGGGCGTGGAGTATCTTCTCTCACTTTTTTTGCCGGACTAGGAGTTTTAGGTGATTTTGGATCATTTTTATTATGGGCGTCATATGCTAAATGGAATCCATTGGCAACAAATGCCGATGCCAACATGCGAGCACCTTGATTCGACGATTTCACATCGCAAAAAATGAAGTGTTTATAAAAATGTCCATCTTTTTCCTTGTCTTTTTTGTCCAAGTTACGAATATTGTTTAAGAGAGCAATGAGTTTGGGAGAATTTGTTTCGGAAACTTCTTTTAACAATTCGGGGTCAAATTTATCCGAATCAAATTTATATTGTGGGGTTGCTTTGGTCCAATTGCTTTTTTTACGAACACCATCAGATTCAAATGTTTGTATTTTTTCCATAATTACTAAAAAATTATATATATTATAGAAAGATATTTAGTCATCCTTTTTAGCATAGAAAATAATATCACGTAATACTATAATATATTATGGTTTCAATGAGCAATATTCTAGGTGGTCCTTTTACGGGATTCTCTCCTCAACAAACAGTATTGAATTACAAAGATGGTGCACAAACCTCTACGCGTTCTATTTTACGTAATGCGTGGAACACATCTTACGCAAAAGGAACATATAATGGACATAAACGTAAGATTGGTCCTTTTCGAGCAATAAACAATGCGGGTGATTTCTTATCTCGTCAAAATTACAAGTGTGGTGGTCCCACGGGTATGAGTAAAAGTTCCATTGGATGGTCAGGAAGCAAAATTTACTTGGGTTCACAAATTAACAACTGCGATAATACAGGTGTTCCTGCGTCGGCAACAAATGTGAAATATGTATATGATTCATCTGACTTTGTAACCTTTAGAAGACAACAGGCGATCAATAGTAATTACAATGATTTGAAAAATGGCGGCGATGACCATAACGGTTCATATGTACCATTAAAACACGTGCGTATTTAAATACGTGTGTATTTTAACTCTATACATATTTTAGTGATAATATTTGATATAATAATTATATTTTTAATTATTATAATGGTTTTTAATTCAACAACTCAAACCGAACTACAAACAGCACTTACAAGTTGGTATACAACCGCAAATCAGAGTGATGGAAGTGGTGGTTATACTGATAATTCTACTACAGCAAACAGTGTTACAGAAAGTCAATATAACGACAGTTCATCGCCTTATTATGGAAAATATTTTGGAAACCCCGATACATGGGATGTAACAGCAGTAACAAATATGACCAATTTATTTAGGAATATTGCGAATATAGGTACTTATACTGTTCATCCTGAAATTAATAGTTGGAATACATCGAATGTTACTACCATGTTCTATATGTTCTATGGTGCGACAAACTTTAATCAAGATATTGGAAATTGGGACACCAGTAGTGTGATATATATGTATGGTATGTTCGAGCGTGTGACAGCATTTAACCAAGATATTGGAAATTGGGACACCAGTAGTGTTAATGATATGACTAGTATGTTCTCTAATGCGACAGCATTTAATCAACCTATCGGAGATTGGGACACCAGTAGTGTTATTAATATGAGATATATGTTCTCTAGTGCGACAGCATTTAATCAAGATATAGGAAATTGGAACACCAGTAAAGTGACAAATATGTATGGTATGTTCCAAAGTGCGCCAGCATTCAACCAACCTATTAATACAAAAGAAGTTACGGTTAATGGTGTAACATATAATGCGTGGAATACCAGTAGTGTCACAAACATGAGTCGGATGTTCTTTGGGGCAAGAAACTTTAATCAACCTATCGGAGATTGGAATACATCAAATGTCTTGGATATGAATTATATGTTCTATAATCTGACCAACTTTAATCAACATATCGGAGAATGGGACACCAGTAGTGTTAATGATATGACTAGTATGTTCCAAAGTGCGCCAGCATTCAATCAACCTATCGGAGATTGGGACACCAGTAATGTTACTAGTATGAGTAATATGTTCCAAGATACGTCAGCATTCAATCAACCTATAGGAAATTGGAACACAAGTAGTGTGACATATATGACTTATATGTTCATTAATGCGACAGCATTCAATCAACCTATCGGAGATTGGGACACCAGTAGTGTCACAAATATGTATGGTATGTTCCAAAGTGCGACAAACTTTAACCAAGATATTAATACAAAAGAAGTTACTGTTAATGATGTAACATATAAGGCATGGAATACCAGTAGTGTCACAAATATGTCTAATATGTTCCGTTCTACGTCAGCATTTAATCAACCTATCGGAGATTGGAATACATCAAATGTTACTACCATGTTCTATATGTTCCTATATGCATCAGTATTCAACCAAGATATTGGAAATTGGGACACCACTAGTGTGACAAATATGTCTAATATGTTCCGTACTGCAACAGTATTTAATCAACCTATTAACAATTGGAATACCAGTAATGTGACAAATATGAGTTCTATGTTCCAAAGTGCGACAAACTTCAATCAACCTATTAACAATTGGAATACATCAAATGTCACAGATATGGTTAATATGTTCTATTTTGCAACAAACTTCAATCAACCATTGAAGGCAAAATATAATCCAGAGGATGATGTAGAACTATCTAATATTGAATTCACTTTAGAATTAGTCGATCTAAAGATTGGATATGGTTGGCAAGAACAAACCTCCCTTTCTGAAGACGTATTAACAGGTGTAACTCTTAAAGATGACAAAGGTGAAGTATTACTTGATACAGAAGGAAATCCTATTAGTGATATTAAATTAGAAAACGGACATAGAAATGGATCAACTGGACCATATGACAAAAAGACAATAACATTTCAGGTGACAGATCTATCTAAATCGGGTATATATATAACCACCGGAGATGCAGCGTACAACGATATAGGAATAATATTAAAAACAACAGACCCAAAAATTCCATTTGTAAAAGAAATTTCGGGAACTAACGCAGAAAATCTAGAGAATAAAAAACTATTGGATGTCGACATATACGTAAACACAATAAAGGCAAAAAATGATAATTGGAATACATTAAATGTTACAAATATGTCTTATATGTTCTATTATGCGACAGCATTCAATCAAAATATCAATTACTGGACTGTATTAGAGGGGACAAACCTAGGCAATATGTTAGGCGAATCAGGAATAACAAACGATAATAAATACGGATTATCAGTTCCTACACCAACATATGATGAATTTAATCAAATACCACCATACGAACCAGCAAATAAAGATGATTTACAAGCAGCTCTTTCTCTTTGGTATACAAAGGCAAATGATGGGTCGGAAAACGCACTAGAGAACGCAAACAGTTACAATGGTGATGAATATCAAGTAAACCCAAATACATGGGATGTAACAGCAGTAACAAATATGTCCTCGTTATTTAAGGATATTACGAATATAGATACTTATACTGTTCATCCTGAAATTAATAGTTGGGACACCAGTAAGGTGACAAGTATGGGTTATATGTTCTCTAAGGCGACCGCATTTAATCAACCTATCGGCGATTGGGACACAAGTAGTGTCACACATATGGTTGGTATGTTCGAATCTGCGAGAGTATTTAACCAAAATATTGGAGATTGGGACACCAGTAAAGTGACGGACATGCGTAGTATGTTCGAATATGCGAGAGTATTTAACCAAAATATTGGAGATTGGGACACCAGTAAAGTGACGGACATGCGTAGGATGTTCCTTGACGCGACCGCATTTAATCAAAATATCAGTTACTGGACTGTATTAGAGGATACAGAACTAAACATTATGTTCGATAAATCAGGAATAGCAGATGGTGATTACGGATTATCAGTTCCTACACCAACATATGATCAATTTAACCAAGAACGACCATACACACCAACAACTAAGGGCGATTTACAATCTGCTCTTAGCACTTGGTACACAAAGGCAAATGATGGATCAGAAAACGCACTAGATACAGCAAACAATTATACAGGAACAGGGACAGGATCTGATTATTTTGGAAACCCCGATACATGGGATGTAACAAGAATAACAGATATGTCCCAGTTATTTTATGGAATTTCAAATATAGGTACTTATACTGTTCATCCTGAAATTAATAGTTGGAATACATTAAATGTTATAAATATGAATAATATGTTCTCTGGGGCGACCGCATTTAATCAACCTATTGGAAATTGGGACACCACTAGTGTGACAAATATGTCTTATATGTTCAATAATGCGTCAGCATTCAATCAACCTATCGGAGATTGGGACACCAGTAGTGTTACTAATATGAGTAATATGTTCCAATATACGTCAGCATTCAATCAACCTATCGGAGATTGGGACACCAGTAAAGTGACAAATATGTCTTATATGTTCAGAAATGCGATAGCATTCAATCAACCTATCGGAGATTGGGACACCAGTAGTGTCGAAAATATGTCTTATATTTTCGGAAATGCAACAAACTTCAATCAAAATGTTAATCATTTAAATGTTAGTAATTTGCCTACATCTGGCTGGGGATGCACGCATCTATTCTATAATGCTACTTCGTTCAATAACGGCGAAGAACCTGGTAAATCAACAAGCCCCTTAACTTTTGTAGGTTACGAAACTAGTGGAATGAGGGGATTTGGTTATCAGTCTTTCTATAATGCTACATCGTTTAATCAACCGCTAGATTTTGTTTGTAGTAAAAATGATATATGGTACTATACATTTGCTGATGCTACATTATTTAATCAAAATGTTAATAATTTAATACAACCAAGTATAGATGTGAGAGGTCATCGTTATGCTGCGAACGTGTTTCAAAACGCATCCGAATTTAATAATGGTGGTGTAGATCTAAATATTCATATTAAAGAAGCCGATGATAGTTCTTCTTGGTATTTATCGAGTTCCGATTGGGATAATAGAATATTCAGTGGTTGTTCTAAATTAAATGTTCCAGTAACAGTGACCTACGATGTTCACAAATCAGCAAATGTCAGTGTAAGAAACATGTTTAATAATTGTACTATATTCAATAAACAACTAACACTAATATTTCCTAATAATAAAGTAACAACTATGAATGGCATGTTCCAAAATGCGATAGCATTTAATCAAGATATTGGAAAATGGGACACCAGTAGTGTTACTAATATAAGTAATATGTTCGTTAATGCGATAGCATTTAATCAAGATATTGGAAAATGGGACACCAGTAGTGTTACTAACATGAGTTACATGTTTGAAACTGCTACTAGTTTTAACCAAGATATCGGAAATTGGGATACATCGAACGTTATTAATATGGGGAGTATCTTCATGAACGCATCCAGTTTTAACCAAGATATTAGTAGTTGGAATGTTTCCAAGGTGGAAGATATGAAAGAAATGTTTTCTGGTTCTGTCACATTTCAAACCGCTTTTGGAAGTGCTACTAGAGTTTTTGATACTCCCGAACAAGGACAAACAACATATAAACTTCCATCAACCGCAGAATCATGGGGGGGTTTTGGTGTATCAAACAGAGAATTAAATCTTCCCTTGAAATTTACAAATAATGGAACCATCACTTTCAACGCATATACAAGTACAGACGCAAATATTAAATTCCGTTTGGAAAAAGACGTATATGTTTCAAGCACTGAAGATCCAAAACAAACAACCGATTTTTATGAAACATCGGAAATAACCATTATTCCTGGTCAAACAAATTACTCCATTACTATTCCAACCCAAGGAACAAATGAATTTAATAATGTAATGTTATATGTAGTAACACAAGATGTTCCTGTAACAATTAATGGTCTAAGCATTAACAATGATACACCAAGTAATGTAATGTCATTCGATCAAAACATCAACATATGGAAAGTAAATCAATATAAACAAGATGGAACAACATTAACGGCATTAAACTACATGTTTGATAATATGCCTATAAAAACTGGAAATATATATGGTTTTACAGTACCAACACCAACATTTGATGAATTTAACAAAGAGGTAGATACAACCGCACCTGTTATTACTAATAATTTGAGAACTGAAATAAATAAAAGTCAAACCAATCTAGGTTTGGTTTCGGCAAATGAAGGAGTTAGATGGTCTGTAAACAATAATGATATTAAAGTTGATACAGATGGAAACGTTTATTTGAAAGAACCCGCAAATTACGAAACAAAAGAATCGTATAGTTACATTATTATAGCAACTGATCAAAATGGAAATACAAATTCGATTAGTCAAACTGTATCAGTATACAAAGTATTTACCCCTGAAAGAAAAATCGAGTTACAAAATGCTATAAATACATGGTATAAATTAGCAAATGGGTCAAATAATGGAGGTTATAGTTCTCCATTAGAACATGCAAATAATTATATTGGTAATCCAAATACATGGAATGTAAGTTTAATAACAGATATGTCAGGTTTATTTAAAGGCAAGGTGGAAGATAATCATCCTGATATAGAATATTGGGACACATGTAAAGTAAAAACAATGGAATCTATGTTCGAAGGTAGTAATTTCAACGAAGATATTGGTAGTTGGAATGTTCGTAATGTACAAAATTTTAAAGCAATGTTTAAAAATAATGTAATATTTGATAATGCTGGATCGGATTCCATAGATAAATGGACAACATGGTGGACAAATAAAAATCCTAGTTGTTAAAATGATTACTGATGTCATTCGTAAAAGTTAGAATTCAATGTGAAATATTTGATGAAATATCTCATACAATAGTATAATGTCTAGTGATAAATTACAACCTTCTCCATTTAACAACGCAATATTAGAGACTGTAGGTGCCTCTCCAGCAAAAGATAGTACATCATCAAGTGGAAATAGTTTTTCCATATTAAGAAACTCATTTAGAAGAACATACACTTCGGTTCAACCAGAGAAGAAAGAAATATATGGAGACAAAGATGCTTCAGTAATAGTGCGTCAACGCGCAATAAACGAAACAAGTCGCACTTTAAACGCAGTTGGTTTACCCATGTCTTTTACGAATGGTAATGATACAAATTTAGTAAGAAGGTCCGTCCAAAGAACTCGTAATAATGGAGGAGTGCCGAATAAGGTGGCAAAACGAGGTCCATTCCAATAATTATTTCCTATTATAATGTATAATAAATGGAATTGTATTTAGCTGAATTTATAGGAACTTTATTTTTTGCCTACGTGGTAATTTCTACAGGAAATCCTCTAGCAATTGGTGCGTCTTTGGCATTAATATATTTACTCAGTTTCCGTTTTAACGTGGTTACGGTAAACCCGGCAATCACCATCAGTTTAGCCGCAGCAGGCAAAATAGCACCAAGTGAAATTATTCCATTATGTGTGTTCCAAGTTCTGGGTGCTTTAACTGCCTTAGAAATTTACAAACGCGTCAATATATAAATGCGTTAAAAAAATATTCAATAGTTATAACATTGAATATTTTACGAAAAACGAACCTTTTTGATTATTTTATCCAAAGAAAAAGATTTTGCTATCATTTTGTATATAATAAAAAAGAGAACAAGAAATAGAATAAAAATATAGAACATTGCGCCCATATCTAACCAAGAAACGGCAACTCCTTGTTTAGGACATTGTAAAAATGTATCCGAAAATCCTTCACAACTACAACAATCTTCTGTAGAACCACCATCATTTTCCAGATCTTGTACTGCTTTACATTGACCATATCCAAAGAGATTTCCATAACGAACTATTGTTTCAGCAACTTTATAGCGATATGTATTGTTTAATAAACCTTCCATGGTTTTGTAATCTTTACCATCAATCATAGTTCGAACATCAGGCGGTTTACTGAATAACGCAAATAACCCGATATTTTTACCTGGGGCCATAATACAAATTTGTTTAGGAGGTAAACTGGGTAAAGTATTTAAAGTGTCGGTATTATTTTGGTTTGTTTTTAATGTTTCGATAAAACCATCAAAAAATTTATCCGGTGAGATAGGTTTATTAAATTTTTTACGTTCATTATCACATAAATCACCGCGTTTTGCGTCACTGCTTTCTTGATCGGGTATTTTATGTCCGTTCCATATTTCTTCCACACATAAATAAGGAACGCGGCGATAATTTTCCTCATTTTTACCACATTGGTATGTAGTATTTAATAATGTTTTGAATAAATCGTAAATACTGGTTTTCGAATTTTCAGACAAATATTTCTTGGTTTCACGTTTAAGTGCTACTTTAGCACCGGCATTTTTCGCGGATTCAGAACGTTTCTTTTGTTCAGCTATATTTTTTTTGTTCATATCAGAAGCTTGTGATTTAGAATTTTTCGAATGGTTATTTGCACTTTCTTTACTTTTTTCAACAGCGTTTTGTGCAGAATCTTTTGCTTTTTGTGCTTCTGTGTTTACTGAATCTGCGGTTGCTTTTGCGTGTTCTTCCATGACTGCCTTCTGTTTTTTTGCACCGTCCATAAATTGATCTCCTGTCATATCCCCTCCTATTGTCATAGGAGGACCCATCCCTTCAATTGTCCTCGAAGTCATGCCCTCACGTATTGCCAATGGATCGATATTTCCACGGTCTTCTTCAATAACCCATCCTGTAATATCACGGTCTTTCTTATCGTCAGTATAAACGCTGACACTAGTACACAATGGCATTGGTTTTTGTTCGACATTGCTTAAATAACCAGTTCCGGAGTGTTTTTGAAAAGAGGTGGGTTCACCATCATCCATTGGAAACATAGTATCATTATCAATCGATTTCATAGATGCTAATAACGAGTAAATGATACCTTTATTCCCGTCCTTTGCCTTTGCCATCGCACTTGCGTGAACATTATCTACTAAAACAGAACGTTTGTGAACTTGACTATTATCATTCTTGTCTAAACATTGTGTTTGTGTATCCATAAAATATCGATTCCCAAGAAGTTCTGGTGAATTTACATATACATCAGATGGTCCCTTGACAAGAGCATCCGCATAATCTCCAATTAATTCAGAACTATTCGCTTCCATATCTCGTGGAGTTTTATATAATTCACCATAATTGACAAAATTAATGTCAAATGAGTTGTATACATTATAATCTTCTTTTGACATAAATATGTGTTATATATTGAATATATATCTTTTTTGTTAGAACAACCAAAATATTTAGGGATTATATATATAATGACAAACCATGAAAATACGTCAATGTCGTTACTCGAATTTTGGAACAAAGAACAAAAAAATAATGATTTAACGTTTTTAGAAAATATTCAAGAATCATTGGATATAAGTATTGTTTATATGAATCAATTTGACTGGGAAAAATACTATGTAACATATCCTGACATTCAGGGACAACATAATGAATTGAACGCATACAAACATTGGATTGAACTTGGGTTAAAGGAGAATCGTTGTGCTGGTAAAAAATTCTCACAAGAACCATTTGAGCGTTTTGATTATAAATCATATGCTAAGTTAAATCCTGATCTAAAAGATTTGAATGAAATAGAATTGTACAACCATTGGATGAAACATGGTATATTGGAGAATCGTCAAGTAACCAAAGTGGAAGATATCGAAAATATAAGCAACACGGTAGAAAAGATTTCAGTAAAAGAGAATGTCGATATTTTTAAAAAACCCGAAAAAAATGAAGAATGGTTGAAATTATTAAAAACGTTGCTAGAAGAATTAGTATGGAAAAATTATTTAACGAAATACAGTGATTTAGTAGAAAATGGAATTAGAACACAACATGAAACAGTTATTCACTGGTTGTGTTATGGTATACATGAAGGACGCAGCGGAAATAAACCTCGGTTGTTAAAGAAACCATTCATTGAATCTTCCACTAATTTAAAAAAAGTAGTGGAAAAAAAGGTACAAGAAGAAAATGAAAATATAGATGAAAACACCACAAAAATAACAAATGAGAAAATAAAAAATATGCCCATGTTTATTATTAATTTAAGTGAACGCATTGATAAAAAGATGGAAATGAAACATCAATTACAAAAAATAGATTCTCAAAAATATCACATATATCGAGGTTTTGACAAGAATGATCATGAAGTTAAAAGTGAGTTTGAGAGATATCATCGGCAATTTGTTCGTGGAAAGAATAACACAACTTTTTATAATAGTAAAACAAGGTGTAAAGTAATTACCGCGATTGGTGCGATTGGATTAATTAAATCAACAATAGAATTATTCAAAGAGATTGAAACAATGGGAATCGATTATGCGATTATTTGTGAAGATGACGTATGTTTTCATAAATCATTTCAATATATGTTAAAAGCAGTAAAATCGACCATGTTCAATTATGATTTATTGTATATTGGATATAACAATTACAGCGAAGATATTAATCATTTAATAAAGGATAATCACACTCATTTAACATTACCTATACCAAGTGATCGTTCATTTCAACCATTTTATGGCACATATGGATATATATGTAATTCCAAATTCAGAAAAAATATTATTGAAAAAGGAATCAAATGGTTTATTAATAACAACGCAACAATCGATTACGGTTTTAATATTATAACATGGGAAAAAGAAATTCAATCGGGGGTTGTAACAGGTGAGCAATTAGTATATCCCAGGATTGATGATACTGAAGCAATTAATGGAATACGTACAGATAAGGACATTTTTTATACAAAACGTAAAGTAGATATAATGAATTATTGGAAACCATTAAGAGAAGAGAAAAAATTTGTATTTATAGTACCAAGTTTTAATAATGAAATGTGGATAAACAAAAATGTATTATCGGTATTAGATCAGACCTATTCGAATTGGAGAATGATTTATGTGAATGATTGTTCAACTGATTCAACCGAAGATAAATTCCATGAATTGACTGAAAATTATAAAGAGAAGGTGACATATATTAAAAATGATGTAAAATATGGTCAAGCATTTAATCGTTATACTGCGTATAATATGTGTGAAGATGATGAATATTGTATTATGTTAGATGGCGATGATTGGTTGGTTGGCAAATATGTATTGTCTTACCTAAATATCTTCATTCAACATTATGATTTAGATATGACATATGGAACATGTGCGCAATATTTAAAAGGAAAAGTAGATAATGTAACATGGATTCCAGATGATTATTCACAAGAGACCATAGACAATAAATTATATAGAAAAGACATATGGCGTGCTATGCATTTGCGTGTAATGAAAGCAAAATATTTAAAACAGATAAGTCCACTTGATTTTATTATGAATGACAATGAATTTATTATATGTACGACGGATATGGTAGAAAGTTACCCATGTTTAGAAATGTGTAAAGGTCGTCATAAGAAAATCACAGAAACGTTGATGATTTACAATCGTGAAAATTCACTCTTGTACCCTACGTCATTTTACCACAAAGATTCCAAACAAAATATTAAGGACGTTATTTTTAATAAAGTGAAAGAAACTCCTCCTTATCAAGATATGATCCATAATAAAAAGGTAGTACTGGTTGATATTGAAAACGAACATTATAGAGAAATGTTACAGCATTACAAGGACCACTATATTAGAACAACCGATTTGTTCTTAGTTAGGAATAGTCTGCTACAATATTATGTCAATAAATTGAATAAATACGACGAAATCTGTTATATTTCGGAAAATGACATACAAATAGAGAAAAGTACGGACCAACGTGAAGAAATTGTAAACAAAAAGGTGGATGAAACGGTTGAAGAAATTATAAAAAATGATATTGTCTCTAATGTAGAAGTGAAAGAACCATCTTCGTCCATTATAATTAAAATATCAAAAAAACGAAGAAAGAAAAAAACCACAAACCCATTAGAGTCAACAATATAAACTAATGTTATTATTTCCCCGTCGAACCGAACCCACCGGTGTTTCGTGAGGTAGTTTCAAAAAAGGATGAATCCACTAGTTCAATCAAAATAGGGCGCAAATCGGGGGCACAAATTTGAAGCAAACGCGTATGTTTTTCTACTGGAAACGGTTCATTACCACTTGATATATTTCGAAACGCACCGATAATATTACCTCTGTATCCACTATCAATAATACCGGTTTGATTTGCCAACATTAATGGTGTTTTAGACATGCTAGACCTAGGATACAAATAATAACTACTAGGATTCCAGTCATGCGTTTCTTTATCGTAAATGCGCATTTCACATTGAATATTCATAGATACAAAGATAGAGTTTAATGTGGTGAACATAGTTTCTTCTGGAAAAAATAGATCAACTCCTGCGTTAGGATAATGATCATTACTAATATGTGTATTGTGTTTTTCGGAAAGACCTTTATACTTTTCTAACAATTCATCATTGTCTTTATTAACGGAAATATAGAGCACTGCACATTTTGTATTAGGAGTCATTATAAATAAATATAATATAAATCATTTATATTTATTTCATTTGTATTATATGAAGTGTATTATACATTAAAACCTCTGCGGTTTAACAATAACTAGATAAACTCATAATATCTGTTAGTGCCTTGTCCATTTTTAGTTTGCTTTTTATAGTATCATGTTGAATAAACATTTTGAAGAAGTTCCATTGTTTTTCTTGATCATGAATTTTATATTTATCCATATAAGAAAGAACTACTTGACTGCTATTTTCTTGAGATGTTTCTTTTCCGCCAATCTTATTTCGATAATGACTAATATAACCATCTTTGAAAAAAGTAAATCCTTTAATATACACTTCTTCTGCGTCACTAGACAGTACATCTAAAATAGCTACGAGTCCCGTATTAATACGAGTATCTGCTTGTTTGTCCCATTCCATATATTTATCCATATTTATCATACCAAAAGGAATAGTGGTTTGATTGTTTAAATGAAACATCACATACCAATCCAACCGTTTTGTGTTACGAAATATATGATCCCGTGTATTTTGCATATTATAACCGAACATAATTGGGTCAACTATTAATTTTAAATTATGTTCTTTCGCATAATTTATATCAATTACACCACCACATTCTTCGCTACAATTCATACAATTATACAATATATCCGTACGTTTCCCAATATAGGTATCTAATGAAGAATCGTGGTGCCATTGCTTATTAATACGAACAATAATATCATATTCGTCTTCTATTTCGCATCCATTTTTCTCATTATATATTGACGGAGATGGACCAATAATCGCAACTTTTTTTCCTGAAAAAATAGATTCATAATTTGTCATAGTTAAAGCATTCATTTCTTTTACAAATTGTTCTTTTTCTTCTAAATTAGTTCGAATAATATAAGGAAATCGTTTATGGATAGGAATAGTAGTAATTTTTTTCAAGTTTGGATATTTATCAATAGTTTTATTCATTATATAATAAAATTATGTATTAATTATAACAATGTATCAAAATCAATTTTTGTAAAATAGGGAATTTTAGATACAGATGACCCGTTGCGAATCGTTACATCTTCCGGACAATATGTATGGATATTTTCCCATGATCCCATTTGAAATGTATCAGTATTCGGTAAATTAAACTTGTCGCCCTTTTGTTGATACTCACTAAACCAATAATTAGGATTATGGTTTAAATCTTTGGTCAACATAATACGATTTTGTTTATTTTTATCATAATGTTTTACACCATCAACTTCTTCAACATAATCACAATCACAACCTAGTAGCACTATTTTTTTATATCCTAACATAATACCGATTTGAAGTGCGTTTGCACCCGATGATCCAGGATTATAATATTTATCGAATGATGTAGAAATTTGTTTATAGTCATTTACATTAATATGAATAAAATTAAACTGTTTGAATTTTGAATGATTGTATACTGCCTTTTTATACAATTTTTGTTTTTTTGGTCCATTGCCGATGAAAAAAAAATGTTGGATTGCGGTGTCTTCTAATACAAGGTTTTCAAATGCTTCTTTGTGACTCTCATTGACTACATAATCAAAACAACCAAAATAAGTAGGATAAAAGTTATATTTTTCATAAGCACGATATGCCGCATTTAATCCAAATGTATGGTTGTCGCGCAATACTTGTAATTTTTTTGGATCGTTCATTATTTGACCTAACGATGGACCATTTCCCATAATGAATAATGTTTTTGATGTGTCAATAGTCATAATATATTATTTGTATATTATATAAATTACAAATTATTCGTCGAAAAATCAAAAATGTGGGTTTTTAATCAGATTTAATATTATTTCGGATCTCGAAATTCCACTTCTTTTTCCACCACGAAGTGTGTCAGAATGCGATAAATGTAAACCAAATAAATGTTTACAAGAATTAGTGTTAAAAAACAAAATATTTATATTATTATATAATAATCTTAATAATAATTCTCTTTCTTCAAATCCATGCCCGACTATGTTATGATCATATCCGCCAATATTTATCAATTTTTGTGTATTAAAAATATAATAATGTCCATAACACGTATGTTCATTTCGTAAAACAGTCCCATTGTTTGTTTTATGTACAGTGTTCGTTTCTACACACGGAAATGCCAAGTGATATTTATCAAAATCGAAATGATTAAAATTTTCTATAAAATAATCAAAATAATTTGGGTCAAATATAAAATCTACATCTGAAATCAAAGATAATTTGTATGGGTTTTGTTGCAATCCATAATTAATAAGGAGTGAACGATTCCATGTTGTATTACTATTGATTAAATAATGTTTAATATCTATTTGTAAATTTAATTCTATAGTCAATTGTTCAATGTCAATATTATTATCTGATTTGTCTTCCACTATAATCAATTGAGCATATTTATTAAAATTTTTAATTTTGTTTAAATATTCTAAATAAATTCTTGTTCTAAATGGCTTGTTTTTTATTATTAAAATAATGGACATTATTTTATCCGTATGATAATTAGTCATTTCGTTATTTAAGTAATTTTCTGTATCGATCGAAACTAAATTGTTTTTTATAGTTGTAAAAAAATCATTTACCTGAATATTTTGATTTTTAATTCTCATTTTAAAGTATTTATTTACTTCAGTTTCCCATATTTGTAATACATCATATATATCATTATAATTGAAATAGAATGTTTTAATGTTTTTGCGTTTCAAAAAGTGGAAACACTTTTCAATTTCTTTATTATAACTTGTATTTATTCTTGAAATATGATTTTTATCAAAAAATGTAATATTTGAATCAAAAGAGCAATTAATAATATCAATATGATGAGGACAATATTTATATAAATTATGCCATGAAGTTGTAATATAATTATGTATATCAATATCAATATCAATATCAATACTACAACCTAATAATACTATTCGTGTATAACCAAGCATTATACCTACTTGAACTGCGTTAACTTCACTTGTTCCAATATTATAAAACTTTTCAAAATTTGTGGACAACATATTAAAGTTGTATATATCCATTTCTTTAAAAACAATGTTTTGGAAATTTTCACTGGTTTTTACATTTTCATCAAAAAAATTTTGTTTTTGTTCTTTATTACCAATTAGAAAAAACTTACGTATATTTTTATTTTCAAGAACTAATTTTTGTAATGAATCTTTATGTCTAATATTACATTGATAATTAAAACAACCATAATAAGTTGGATTAAAATCATATTTTTCCATAATTTTATAAAACCCATTTAATACAAAACTATCATTATCGCGAAGAATCTTACATGTAGTTTTATTTTTTAAATCTTTTTTCGATTGACTTCCTAATATGAATAGAGTTTTATAATTCATATAATTATATATTTGAATTATAAAATATATAATTATATTATTTTAAACCAAATAATTATAATTGTAGTTTTTCATTTAATTTATTCAAAATCCATTCTGAACCCTCATATGACAAGTGCATATTATCAACTGTATATTTTTGTACTTCTTCATCAGTCCATTCTAATAAATCTATCATATGTGTAAACTGGTTTTGCATTTGTTTTGCATATTTGTGAATAATATGAATATTTTTTGGTCTTCCTAGTTTATTTTTTAATAAATAGTTGCCTTCCCAATTTGGTACAATAGAATTTGAATTAATATATATTAATTTCGAATCAAATTTTTTTAAATAAGGTATAATAACATGTTGATTTATATCTAAAGAAATTAAACTTCGCGTATCTTCACCGTCATAATATACGTTATGAGAAGTATCTAAATGTTTTTGTAATAATTCAGATGGAATAAATTGTGTCATAAAATCTTGTTTATTGTTAATGATTCTTCCTTTTGTTCGTTTTACATCAATTAAACGTTCAAATATGATTTCTGAATTTTTTTCCGGTTGAAAACAGTTTTTGAAATTTGATAATGGACGAGGGGAAAATTCTACTACACCTGTAAATAATATTATTTTATCGTAGAAATCAACATCAATAATTTTTTTCTCTATAATTTCGATAAATTCCAGTGTAGATGTCCAAGAAAATGGGCAGCACATTTTGTCTACGACAAAACCCTTGTCTTGCAACATTAAAGTTACTTTTTCTGTAAATATGTGGTCATCTTTAAATGTTGCTTTATGTTCTCCGCGACTATCTGTGAAAATTAAAATTTTTTTCATTATATATATATAAATAATTAGAAATGGAATTTGTCAGATATGTTCTTTTATTAATGAATATTGAAATTTTTGTCATTATATATATATATAATTAGAAATGGAATCTGATGCATATGTTCTTTTAGTAATGAATATTGAAAATGTATCATTAGTTCAATCTTCCATTGAACGATTATTTAATCAGTCATATCCACATTGGAAACTGGTACTAATATATAGAAATGACTTACAAATTAAAAATATTCAAAATGAATATGAAGAACATAAAAATATAATATGGCAAAAAAATAGTGACCATCATATTGCGAATGCTTTCAATAATATGTTAGAATATTTCTTGGATGAAGAATATTTCAGTCATTTGATTTTCATAAATGACCATGATAAATATTATCCAAATTTTATAAAATATATTTTAGATGGAAAATGTGATTTTACTTATGGAAATTATCATAAACATAGAGACCATCTGATTGAATCAAAAGAATACAAAGACAAAGAAGATTTAATACAAAATTACCAAGGATTATGTAATACCATGTGGTCAAAAATGGCTATAAAAAAAATCGGTTTTTTAGATATATTAAAAGAAGAAGTAGCGTTATATGATTACTATATTCGAACATTTGATGTTTTGAAAAAAAATGAGATAAAATATATTAAAATATCATTAAATACATGTCTATGTGAAAAATATAATAAACTACGATCAACATTGTTTGATGAATATCATAATTTTTGTATGAAAATAATAGATGATCCATATTTTACGAAAAGACTAGAAAAATGGAATGTGTTTAATAAACGTGAATCCATGATGATCGAATTAATTGATATTGATGAAAATATTGAATATGAAGAATTAAACATGAATTCTGAATTAAATGATTATATAATTACGTTATTAGGTTATAACTCTGTTAAATCAGACGGAAAGCGTCATACAAATTGGTTTCCATGGAATCGCTTCAAAGATGTATATGAAACTATTGGATATAAATGCGAATGGACAAGTTTAAATAAACTTCAACGAAAAGATGAGAAACGTGTATTTATTACATGGAACGAACCGACAAGTTTAGAGTTGGTTCAAAGTGGTAAAGTTCATTCCAATGATATTATTTTTCAGAAATTAACTAGTTTAGGAAAAGGTATGGAGAAAGAAAATTGGACAAGTGAACCTAAAGAATGGTGTAAAACATGGAATTGGCCCATTTACAGAACATTCGAATATTTATATGATTGTGGAATCAATATTTACGGTTTCGGTTGTAAAACTCGTTATGATGAATTTCCTGAAAAAAAACGTATTTGCGAAAAATTAAAAGACCGAATTTTTTGGATTTCATGGGGAGGTACTCCTTTTAATTGGGAACAGATAAAAAACGCAAAACCAATAATGGATAATCTTACTAGCGATATTACTTTTGTAGGAAGTAAATGGGGTGCTATTGGACGCGGTAATATTGACGCATGGGAAAAATATATTGAACCATTACAAAAAACTGACTATAAATTCCAACAATATGGCGGAATTGGTAATAAAATGGTAAGTGATGATGAAATGGTAGAATTGTTACAATCATCCAAATTATGTCCAATTATTCACGCACCATCATGGCAGGCAGAATATGGTATACAAGATAGATTTTACACGGTATTTTTATCCGGACGTTTTGGTATATGCGATAATATGGGTATGATTGATTTATTTGGAATAGAACTAGAAGACATTTGTTCTGAAGATCCAAAAGTTTATTTTCAAAAATCAAAAAACTTTTTGAAGTTTCCACAAAAACAACTTCCTTTTATTAAATATATTCAACATAAAATAAAGACAAAATATAATTTTTATAAACAATGGGAATCTATTTTAAATAGTGATAAAATTCATAAAAATTGGAATTTTACAAATTCTTCAAAAGAAATGATTAAAAATCTTGGCAATATTCCCTATGTTTCTACCATGTATCATTATGAGACACTTATAAGTAAAAAATATAATTATATAAATGAACTATTATTGTTTGATGGAACTATAAAAGATTATTATTTATATAAAATAAAAAAACAATTAGACCTATCAAATATCCATGAATACAATGATTTAATATGCTCAACTGAATTTACAAACCATTTTCACAATGAAAAAAGTGTAAATGCCGATTTTTATAATTGTTGTGATTTTCTATTGAATACAAATTATAAATTAATGTTAAATAAAAATATTTCAAAGGGTCTAGTTAAATATTATTATCAATCTAATAATGTCAATGAAATCACTATGGATAAAAATTTAAAATTAGATCAAAAACTTTTTACTTATATTTTAATTGTTAAAAATCGTGCCGATCGTGCTATGGCATCTATCAAATCACTTGTAAACCCCGAAACATACAAATATTGTGATTTTATTATTATTGAAGATGTGAGTAACCATTGCTTGGATTTATCCAATTTTCAATATAAACATTTTATAAAACATTATCTTATTGATACTGAATTAATTTGGACTCGTTCAGGAACACTTAATTATGGAATAAAACGAGCAAATACTCCATATATAGTTGGTTGGGACGCAGATTTTATTTTTGATAATAGAATAACACGTGATATTGATAAGTTTATTAGAATATATAAACCACTGAATATCATTGGTATATCATCGTTAGAATCTTTTTTTTCTGACATCTCCAAAAATGAAGGTTTTCCGTGTGTTCCGTATGGGTATATGTGGATTTATAATGTTGGTGTATTAAACAATGTCAAAGGATTTAATACACAAATGATCGGGCATGGTTTTGAAGAAAGAGAACTGGAAGCAAGAATTAAACAAACATACAATATAGGTCCAATAAAAACATCACAAATACGGTTTGTTACTCATACTAGTCACAATTCTAAGTTAAGAGGTGATGGCGGAGGCAACAATAGAGAGATATATTTTAAAACATTGAATGCAAAACTCGAACTCGATTGTTTTAATGATAACTATACATTACTATCTTCTTATGTATATATGAATTATGATATTGTTCGTTGTGGAAACAATGTATACCAGTTATTTATAAATAACAAGAGCAAACTCTGTGTCTATGATTTACATAGAAATAAAATGATTATTAAAAATAATGAAATTGTTTATTCATCAGAACGTGATTTTTTCTGGGATTACACCATAATTAGTGAAAACCAAATTGTAATTTATCATAAACATATGTATTTAGATTTATCGAATAAAATCATACAACCTAATAATATCGAAAATAATATAACACTGTTGGGTAAAGAAGATGATATATTTAATTCTTTACACATTTCTAATTTTGATCATTTTTATTTAAATAGACTATACAATGATGGAATTCAAGTTATTGGACCTGCCGATCATATTAAAAATCTGAATAATCTAAGTAATTCTTTAGTTTGTATATGCAACACAAGTATTAATTTATTAGGAAAAAAGATAAAGAAGGTAGATATATATTTTCATTGTGTTTCTATGTGTGGAGATAGTGGAGGTACAATTAATGTAAATAAACTTATAAAATATGGTTGTCAACATATTGTCTTTGTATATCCAATGTTAAAAATAGATGAAAAAACAACATTTAATAACATTGGTTTATTAAAGGATTATATTAATTTAGGAAATATTAATTTTAAAACATTAAAAATGTGGATGATTAATAAAGATACATATTTACAACTCGAAAAGGAATTAGATAGTCGACCAAACACAGGTTTTTTAATGAATTATATGATGATTAATAAATTTTATTCAAGTTATAGATTATATATCAAAGGGTTTAGTTTTTTTAAAACAAATTACGCATTAGGTGTTCGCGATGTCATTGATGATATTCAATGTGAAAACAATAATCATATTTTAGCAAACAACAGAATGAAAAAATCTGGTTGGCATGATCAAGAAAAACAAATTTCTTATTTTCAAACATTTATAAAAAATAAACCAAATGTGATGGTTGATAAAGTATTACATGATGTTTTAGAAGGTAATAATATTCATTAAACATTTTTGTATTTATATAATATACATAAATGAAAATAATTGGGAACGGACCATCCGTGAATGAATTGGATCATAAGGATGTGTTTAACAATAATGAAGATAGCGCATCGTCCAACCGCGCTTATATAATTTATGAAAAATATGATTATTATCCAAATTATTATTTCTGTATCGATAAAGCCGTATTATTGAACTGTTTACCACATATTAAACAATTTTTTGATAGTCCTATAAAACAGTTTATATTATTACATTGTGATGAAACGGCTGAATTAGTATCACATGAAAAGGTGGTTTTAGTACATAAGAATAATGATAATGAAAAATATTTTGGTGATGTTTCTACTTACATGATTTATTATTTATATAAAAACTTGAATATAAAACAGTTCAATGTATATGGTTGTGATTGTAGTTATGTTGAGGATTGTGATCAATTAAATGTAAATGTTGAATATAACGAAAATGATCCAGCGCGAAGAATTGTATTAAAACCTAGACCTGGTTCAATCGATCCAAATCATTTTTTACCGAATTATTACGATGAACATACCGAATATTCTGTTCCGCGAACTAAAAATCATTTAACTATGTGGAAAAATATTAGTTCACTTCCAAATATTGTTGTACATTTCAAAACATTTTCAAATGGAAGCATTTTTTTTTCTATTGAAGAACACTTGTTTAATGCAAAAAAAAATGTGTATGACTATGTTTCCCATTGTTCTTTTTATTGTAATGAATTAGTAGAAAAAAAACAATTTATCAATATACATTACGAATCATCTCTTTCACCTAATTATCGTCACGTTGAAGATCATATTTTACATAATGCAAATAAAACAAGAAATGAATGTAATATAAGTCAATATAATAATGTTGTCGATGAAAAAATTTTAACATTTATCATATGTATTAAAAATAGAAATATTAGAACAAATATTTGTTTAGTCAATTTAGTACAGGTTTGTAAAGAGTTTGATAAACAAGTAGATATTATTTTAGTAGAAGAAAAAGGACATGATTTATTTATTGATAAATTTAATACATTTCAACATACAAGTTTGAAACACATTCAAGTTAGTGAATATGATAAAAATATATTTAATCGTAGTCATTTATTGAATATTGGGATAAAGTACGCAACTACCAAATATGTTGCTATGTATGATTGTGATTTTTTAACATATAATATATCATCACTAATGAAAACATTGTCTTATTATTTTCATCATAATAATCTCATATTTCGTTGCTCGTTATATGAAAGTGAGGCAATGAATAATAAAAAAAAAATGCAACCTTATAGTTATGTATGGATTTACAACAAACATATTATAAATCAAATTAATTACTTTAATGAAGATTTTGAAAATTGGGGTTTCGAAGAAACAGATATTGCGTCCCGTATATTAAAAAATGAAAATAAATTAATTCATATTTATAATGATTTTTTCCACTTATCACATGAAGAAAATACGCGCAATCGAAACAATAAAGGCAATAATTACAAATTGTTTCGTTCAAATATTATGACTCCAAAAAATCTTCGTTTAATAAAACATAACCCTTTTCACGGAGAACATATTTTATTCTTAAATTATAATGAATCTAATGAAATTTTTAATGACCATGATGCTATTATATACACTCCACAATCATTAACAGTTGTTTTAATTAATAAAGATTTATTTAAATGTAAAATAATTGGAAATATTACAGAAATACCTTTTACAGACGACGTGTATAATACATTTAAGACGATAAACGCATTCGGATTTGATACTTTACCACTATGGTTTAAAAATATGAACAATATAGGTATTATAACTCCTATGTTTAATCAAAATGAAGATATATATAACATTCATTTATCATCAATAAAAAAACAACGTGATCAAAATTATATTCATATAACAATTGATTCATTTTCAAAACCCAATTTATTATATAAATTCTTTGAAAACAACCATCCTCAATCGTTATTTGTACAAAAAAAAAGTAAAATAGTCGATGCTATACAAATTGGTTATAAATTGATATGTAATTCAGTACATTATTGGTCTTGGTTAAATTCAGACGATGAATTATATGATGAACATACATTACATATTGTAAAGGAATATATATGTAAGATGAATCATCCTGAATTACTATATGGAAAAGGAATCTATGTGAAAGAAAATGAAACGAAAAATGTGAATGTATGTAAAGAGCATGAAAAAAATCCGATTGATACTTTATTAACGCACGTAGGTATTTGTCAACCATCAGTGTATATGAAATCGAATGAAGAAAAAATAGAAAAGTGTTTATTTAATTTAGAAGAAAATATGGTTTTTGATTATGAATTATGGATAAAACTAGCGTTTCAACATGTTCAATTCAAATATATAGATCATAATTTATCGAAATACAATTTTACAGATATTAATATTACAGGAAACAATAGAACTGAACAATTATATCAAACATGTACTACGGTAAAGAAATATTATGGTTTTGTGCCACTAGATTGGATTAATAGATATAGTGGAAGTAAATTAAACAATGCTGATGGAATTTGGAATATGGGTAAACCTTCCAATTTAGATACATTTAGTAAGGAATTTAATAGTGACGCAGTAATATACGAAAAAGGAGATTTTATACAAAATGAATTTAATAAAATAAAATTATAATTTTTGCGATTATATTATTCATATGTCTATATATATATATGAATAAAGAGTATTTAATCCAAAATCTCAAACATTGGGATTGGGAATCCTATGGTAAAGAAAACAAAGATTTGCGTTATGATTCATCTAGTTTATTCAACCACGCATTACGCCATGGTATTAAAGAAGGACGAACTTTGAAATTTGATAAAAATAAGAACTTTTTAAAGCATAAAGATGTAGATTTAGTAGAATATTTTAATAAATTAGATAATTTTTTTATTATACAACCAATATTTGGTTTAAGTAATCGTTTGAGGACAATAGCGTCGGCATATAGTATATGTAAAGAACTGAATAGAAATTTAATTATTAATTGGATTCAAGACTGTCATTGCGATTGTAGAATAGAAGATTTAATCACAAATATTGATGATTTATGTGTTGCGGTTATTGATAATATAAATACAAACAAATTGATGAAATTGGGAGTATCATTTCAAAGGAATTATAATGATAATCCGATTATTGATCATACTAAAAAAAAAATTTATATTGAATCAAATTGTGCTTTGAATAATAAATTTTCAGGAAAGCATTCCAATTCATTTTTAAAATCATTAATGTTTAATACAGAAATAAATAATCTAATAAATTC